AGTAAATAGTTCTTTAGAAAAAGTTTTAAAAAATCATAAAGCTTTTAAAGAAAATTCTTCAGCTATAACTATTGCTCAAATGATACAATTTCAATATAATAGAAAATATAAAGAAGAAGTTAAAGAACTATCTAAAAAAGAAGGTTTTGATTATTGCACATGGATTAAATGTTATCCATCTGAAAATTATATTAAAAATATCAGACCAGAAAAAAAGATTGAAAAATTTTATGAGCAATTTTTTAAAGATGAAATATTTATGAAAGAAAATCATATAATATGCGATGCTTATAATAGAAAAGAAATATATTTATCTCATAATAATTATATTTATTTATGTGGGGTACATGATGAAGTTAAATCTTCTCCTTTTAAAAAATATAGAGCTAAATTAGATGAAAATTTTGAAGAAATATTTATGAAATTAAATAAACAATTAAAATCTATTAATAATCCTATTTGCAAATCTAATTGTAATATAATGTGTTATAACGTTGGTAAATATTCCCCGGATTATGTAAATAATTTAAAAAATAATACACAATACGAAATAAATTATTTCTCAAAAGAATTGACCAATATTGAAGAGCAAAAATTAAAATTAATATAAATATAAATATAAGGAAATTAAAAATGAAATTCAATAATAACCATGATTTAATTCTATTATTCGAAAAAAAATTATCTGAATTTACAGGTGCTCCTTTTGTTGTATTAGTGGATAGTGCAACAAATGGTATTTTTTTAACTTTGAAATTATTAAAATATTTAAAAGAAATTCCATCTGATACAATAATTAAAGTCCCTAAACATACTTACATAAGCGTACCGCAAAGTATATTACATGCAGGTTTTTCTATTGAATTTATTGATAAAGAATGGGTAAATTATTATGAACTCGAGCCTTTAAAAATAATTGATGCTGCTGTAGGATTTGATAAAAATATTTATAAACCTAATCATTATATGATTTTATCTTTTCAACAGAAAAAAACTTTAAACATTGGCAAAGGTGGGGCAATTTTATTAGATGATGAAGAAAAATATAAAATCTTAAAAAGAATGACATGGGATGGAAGAGATGCTAGTATGCCTATTTATAAAGATAAAAATATTTTACCTCCAGAACTATCTTACCATATGAATTTTACTCCAGATATGGCTACTGAAGGAATTTTATTATTAAATCAATTAACAGAGCAAAGAATAAAGACGTATAAAAAAAGTTACAAGGATTATTCAGATATTTCGTGTTTTTTTAAAAAATAATACTCATTTAATTCATCGATTACTAAAGTGATCTAAAAAAGATCACTAAAAAGAATTTAAAAAAGAATTTAAAAAAGAATTCTATAAATATAATAATTCCAGATAGTTATTTTACTATGGGTGAATTTTACGAGGCATTGTATTATCTTAAAAGATATAAAGGATCTAAAAAAGATCTTTTTAAGATCTATATAGATTTAAATTTTAAAACTAAGCAAAATAGTTTAAATTTTACAGAAAAAGAAATAGCATCTTTTTTAGATCTTTTTTTGGATAAAAAAAATTATTATATTATGAACTGTATTAAAAAATCGCATTAAAAAAGGAAGAAAATGAAATCGTTTTTATTACATGGATTAAATCAAGATATGTTAGAGTATCTAAAAGAGATTCATAATAGTCTTTTAACATTCGATGATGGTTTAGCTAGTGTTTATAAATACAGAAATGATCTAAAAAAGATCACTTCTGAAAATAATTTAAAAGTTATTCTTTTTATCAATCCAGGGATACTTTTACAAGCACCAGAAAATAATATATTAGATTTTATTAGATGTTCTGTAGCTCATGAAAAAATTCGAGAAAATTCCAGAGAAGGTTTCTTGTATTTCATGAATCTTAATCAATTAAAAGAAATGATCTCTCTTGGATACGAAGTGGGTTTTCATAGTTATGATCATTTTCTTTTTACTAAAAAACCAAAACGGTTAAAAGACCAAATAAAGATCTTTTCCGAAGATATAAATAAACAGATAAAATTTGCAGAAGAAAATAATATAGATTTCAAATATTTTGCTTGGCCTTATAATGAAGAGATTCCTATTTATAAAACTCTTTTAATCAAGGAATTCGGAGATATAAAATTCTATGGAAAAGAAAGATTATCATTGCCTTTCTTTAATCTTTATGAGAAATAAAGTAAGGGCAAAGAAAAGATAATAAAGATATAATTGCTAGCATATTAATGCACCAGAAAAAAATTTAAAGGATAAAAAATGAGGGAAGTATGGAAAATACAAGTTGCTCCAGATATCAAATATGCTGATTGCAACGAATGCGCTAAATATACTAAATACGAAAAATATGAAAAATTTTCTGATTTATTTAAATTATCTCCAGCGGAATCGTTTTTAGAACGTCAAAAATATTTATTTGATGATTCGGATGCTTTATCAGATCGAACAACTATTTCCGAAATTATAAATCTTAAAAATATAAAAGAATTAAGAGAGTTTATTCAAACCCCAAAACATACTAAAATTTTTAATACTTTAAAAAAAGAAAAGGTTGAATTCAAAGATATGACGAGCATGAAAATCATTCTTACTGAAGAAAATTTTGATGAAATAATAAATAAAGTTTATTTAAAATTATTTTTTCAGCAATTTATAGAAAAAATGAATGGCTTAATAATTATGCCCGAATACGATAAAAATATTCTTAGAGCGAATTTATTTTTCGCAGGAAATATAGATTTATCGTATCCATTGATGTATTTAGATAATCCAACTGAAAATTTAACGTTAGAAAATTTTAATTTTAAAAATTACGAGGATCCTAACTCTTTTAATCCAGTAGCTTTCGATATAAATTTTCGATTATCTAGAGAAATCAATTTAAGAAATAAACATGAATGTCTAAGAACTGTAAAATTTTTAATTACTTCAATTATTGCAAGTTCCGAAAGAAGCGTAAGTCTAAGAAGATCGTTAGAGTACGTAGATGTTCAATATTTTAAGGAATACCATCGAGTAATTGATGAGGTCGGAATAGAAAAACGCTATCAAGATTTATCTTATTTAATAGATTTATACAATAGATATTTTCATAGTCGAACAACGGAAAAAATCGATATTTATAATAAATTTGAAATTTCTAAAAAATTAAATAATCAAGAGAATCACCGCATCGTCGTTTTATCTTACGACTTCAGAATTTATATTGAAAATATAAAAATTATAAATACAGAAAAATTTTCTAATTTATTATTTGAAACGAGAAATCAAACTAGAAGAAAAATTACTTCTTATTTTAATTCGTGTCTAAAAAAAGCTTTAGAAAATAATTTACAAAATAAAATAATTAATTTACATTTAAGATTAAATGATAAAATTAATTCAAAATATAAAAGGATTGAATTATGGCCGATACAAATACGACGCGCAAAAAGCATTTTATCTTGCTTGGAGGAGGATTCGTAGGATCTTATTTAGCAACTGAGATCCTAAAAAGATCTTTAGAAGATCAAGATTATTCTTATAAAATTACAGTAATTGATAAAGATATGAATACAGGTACAGAAACCGCAACTGATTATAAATTATTAAAAATCAAAGAGAATATTGATAAATTATATCCAGAAATAGATACTCCAGAAAAGATCTTTGAAGGATCCGAAGAGAAAATGAATTTACTTCAAATGGATCTTTCTTCTTTCACTCAGTTTCCATCAACTGTTATTAATACTATTTTTAATGAAACTGATCCATTAGAAAATTATTCGGAAGATGATAGGATTATTATATTCAATCTTGCTGCAAATCTTGGCGTGCAAAATGTTATAGAAGATAAGAATTATCTTCAACGAGAACTTTTATTGCAAGATAGTTTATTCATGATCAATCAAGAATTGTATTATTCTTTAATTGATTTAGAAAAAGATCCAAAAAAGATCCTAACTATAAATTATTTTAGCACTAGTGAAGTTTATGGAGATAAAAAATATATGAGAGAAGATTCTTCTTGCGAAATACATTTAAATAATCCTAATTATTCATTCGAAAGACAACGATATGCATTAATAAAATTATTTACAGAAGCTTTGTATAAAGAATTTCATTTAAATACAGAGATAGATGTTAATATAATTAGACCATTTAATGTAATAGGTCCTTTTCAAAATGAAAATTTTGTAATACCTAAAATGTTTTCAAATTTAATAAATGATCCTCATAAGATCACGATATATGGAGACGGTCTTCAAAAAAGAACTTTCATATACGTAAAAGATTTCGTAGTAAGTCTTTTAGATTTTATAGATCGAAAAGCATCAGATGAAGAAAAAAGATATTCTTGCGAGTTTATTAATCTTGCAAATATTATGAATGTATTCGCTGTAAAAGATTTAGCGATAAAAATAATTAATACAGTGAATGAAAATAATTATCTTAAAAATTTTATTCCGGAAGATTCGGATTATTCTGAAGTTTATTTTGGAGATTTTATTGAATACTTAGAAGTCGATGGATACGTTGGCGAAAAAGAAAGAGTTCCAAATATTAATAAATTGTATAAAGAATATCGAGTAAAACCAAGAACTCCATTAACCAAAATTCTAAAGATTTATAAAGATATACATTATTCTAATATATAAATTTGCTCGTTCGTAGACGAGCAAATTTTTTTGTCGTTAGAAAAAATCTATGGAAAATTTTAGAACTCGTATATATCGCTCGTATCTAAAAAAGATGCTACTTAAAAAAAGGAGAATTTTATGGTAAAAATTAGAAGTCTAAGAGAATTGCAATTAAAAGATGTTAAAAAATATGGGGCGTGGTTAAAAGTGCAAGGAGCGTATGTTCAACAACCAGATCCAAGCGTTGTTGGCTTAGAAAAGGATATTGTTGTCGCAAGTTTCGACGCAAGTGCTCTATATCCAACAATTGAAATTCTTTTTAATATAGGATATGAAACTTTAAAACATAGAGTGTATGATACAGGAATTCATGATAACTTTATTAATTTAATTTATACAATTTCAAAAAATAAAGGTAAGCTTGATATAGTAAAACCACAAGCAACCAAAGCATTTGAAATTGCTTTAGATAATTTAATAAAAAATTATACTTCAAGAAAATCAGTAGGAAATAAAACAGAGTTTACTGATGTTAATAAATTAATGCTAATGAGATCTTTTGAAAAAATAATCGATTATTTGCTTGATCCTAACCCGAACAACACTGTTGAAAATTTATTTTCTCCTAAAACAGATCAAGAGTATTTTTTATTAAGATCAAATTTTTATTTATTAATGGAAAGTATTTATTGGCTTTCGGAAAGAAATAAAGGTTATTGCGAATTTGTAGTTGATTGGGGATACTTGCCTAATCAATTTCATCAAAAATATCAAGATAAAAAAATTTATATTTTCACTGATATACATAGCACTAAATTAAATTTTAAAATTTTATCTTTAGATGAAATCATCCCTTATTTTGAAAAATATGTAATTAATCCATATGGTGTTCTTTTTACTAAACATGAAGAGTACTTATCATTCAATGCTTCCGAAAACATTAAAGGTTTATCGAGAAGACGTCAAGTGAAAAACGCAATGCTTGCTTTAAGAGGTCTTTACGAAGCAAAAAATAGATTACCTGAAAATCATTTAAAATTATTTTTAAATAAAATCAAAGAATCTAAAAAAGATGCGAAAGATTCGTTTGGATTAAATGAGCAAGAATTATTTGATATTTTTATGATAGTAGATAAAAATCATGAGAGTTCTGCTAAAAAGAAAACGAGTTCTTTAAAAGATTTTGAATTCTTAAATACGTTTATCGATGATATATCGACGATGTCTGATGATCAAATTCTTGAAGATTTTTTTGATTGGATAAATTTAAGAGTTCAGCAGTTAGATAATGTGCAGCAAGGAATTAAGGTCTCGCTAAATTCAGGTTATGGAATTTTGGGGCTTATTTCGTATCAATACAGTTCACCGCTCGCAGGAAATTCAATCACAACTGGAGGAAAAATTGTTGGAATTAAGACATTCCAGCAAATCGCAGTTAATGCTATGCATGCTCATTATAAGCAAAATTGAGCAAATTCCTGAGCAAATTCCCGAGCATTAAATTTTTAAAAGGATCTATAAAAGATCTTTTTTAGATCATCTCCTTAACCAAAGAACAAAAATAGTTAAGGAGATTTTTATGTCAAAAATTTATATGATATCGGAAGAGGCTGCTCCTACCAAAATTGAAATACTTGAGGAAAATGCAGTTGCTCTTGAGGCTGCAGCGCCAGTTGGAGGTTTACCTCAAGGTAATCAAGCTTATCGAGTAAAATTCAGAGCACGATTACAAACTGCAAATGAAGCAAATAATAATAAAAGAATTTATGGAACAGATACTCTTCAAGAAGTTTTTAATCAATTATATCCAAAAATTAAAGAAGGAAAATTACTTGGAGAGCTTGATCATCCTCAAGTAATGACGTCTGATAAAAATGGTCAAATGAAAAGATCAAGTACTATTTTATTACAAAATTCTTGCGTGCATTTCTTAGATTTATCTTATGATGGACAACACATTGATGCAATTTGTCAAACAACGACTAATAGAGCTGGACTTGATGCTTACGCATTTATTAAAGATGGTGTAACGATTGGATTCTCTTTAAGAGCTTTTGGTGAAGTTGAAAAAGAAGGAGAATATCTTAAAGTTTCTGCTAAAGGTTTAAAAGCAATTACTTACGATCTAGTAGCGAATCCATCTCACGGAAATGCTTTAATTTTAGAAATGCTTAATGAAAGCACTGACGTTAGCACTCTTATAAAAGATATGAAAGATTATAAAGATACTTTAATAAAAGTATCTAAAGAAAAGAAAATGAATATCATTGAAGAAGCTGAAATAGTTACAGAAACTGGTTTAGTTTGTACTAATGGTATTTGTGAACTTAGACCTATCGAAGAAACGATTGATTATCTTGTAGAGCAAGCTCTAAGCAATCCATCATTTAAAAGAATTAAAATAAAATTAAAATAAAATTAAAATAAAATTAAAATAAATATTAACCCTCGCATAAGCGAGGGTTTTTTTGTCGTTAGAAAAAATTCTATAGAAAAAGATTATAAAACTTTTGAAAAACTCGTGATCCGCGGACGTTGCGCATCATTGGATACACAAAGATATATAGCAGTTCTAAAAATTTTAGAACTGCTTTTATATCGCTTGTATCTAAAAAAGATGCTACTTAGAAAAACAAGTTTTTCAAAAGTTTTTTTCTAAAAAATAAATTATATTATCACATTAACTAATATGATTAATATGACTAATATGACTAATACAACTAATACAACTAATACAACTAATACAACTAACATCGATCTAACGAAGATAAAAATTATTTTTTTGTATTTTTTTTACACTATTTTTTATATTAAAAAGGAGAATAAATGTTAAACAGTGAAGTTCTTTCAAGATCATTAAATATTAAAAACATTTCATCATTAATTGAAGAATCGTATGCAACGAATGTAGCTAAAGAATTATTAGAAAATTTTGGTCCTCATCCGATGCCGATGCCAATGCATCGACCGCCTCAGCCTATGCCTGGGTTATTATCTGGATCACATCCACCACATCCAATGAATTCGGAGCCTAATAATTCAGGTTCATCTTCATCCGGTTCATCTAATTTTGCGAAAAACGCAGTAGGAATTGGTGCTGCGTTAGCAGGAGGGATAGGTATAGGTCATTTTGCTTCTGACTTTTTTGATCATCATGATGCTGCAGATGCTCATCAAAATGCTACCGAAGCAGGTAAAGAAGCAAGTAAAGAAGCAGGTAAAACTACTGAAGTAAATAAAGCTAATGAAGCAAAAGAAGCACCTAAATCGACTGAAACTATTAAACAACCAGTAGCATCTGAACCACCAAAAGTGACAAAACCAGATCCAGACGCTTTTAAAAAAGAAGGATTAATTCGTACTAAGGCAGATCTAAATAATTTTGAAGATAAACATCGAGTAGATTTATCTTATATAAATGATCCAAGTAGTTTTAAAGATCAAATAATCGATAAACATAATGTTACTAATGATATTTTGAATAAATTATCTCCAGAAGAACGAGAAATGTATCTTGAAGATGGAAAATATGGAGATGCGAGAAACGTAGTAATCGTTAGAGATCCTGTTACTCACGAATATCATGCAGTCGCAATACATGCTAAAAATGCTTGGTATGATTTTTTTCATAATGAAGACGAATACGTTAATCAACGAAGAGATATTCTTGCAGATAAAGGTTATTATGATTTTAATGCTCAAGAAAAATTAGATCCAAATAAGATAAATGATTATTTAACTAATAATACTTGGTCTGCAAAAAATTTCGGAGAATTAGTTGATCGAGGTCAAGCGACAATCATTGATAAAAATGAACTTTTCAATAATCCTAATTATAAAGCTTTCTTTGATAGTCATCCAGAAATGAGAAAATTATTATTAAACAATGATCATACAGTGCCTTTCATTGATAAAAATGGTAATATACAAATTGCTCAAATTCAAAATAATGGACATGATAACTGGTATTCCTATAAAGATCATATTCGACCGCATGGTTATGGACGACAAATCAATGACGTTGACGCAATTCATAAACGAGATTGGGAGTGGGAAACTACTACGAAACAACTAAATGGACAAGCTCAGCCAAATGGATCAGCTCAGCATGTGGCTCAATCAGCTCAAGTTCAGGGGCAACCAGCTCAGCAACCAAATGGATCATCAAATTCATTCAATTTGAATCAATTTAACTCAACTTCATTTAATGCTCCTTCATCTAATGATTATCAATATACTGATTCGAATGGAAAAGTTGTAAACGATTATAATTATATGAATGCAATAAATAAATCATTTATTCAAGATGGAAAACTTACCCAAAATGAAATTGACGCAATGAATCAAAAATTCTCAATGAATCCTAAATTATTTAATCCAGAAAATCCAGAAGTTCAACGATGGGCTCATGATCATGGATTAAAATGGAATCCACTTAGCGGTTGGGAAAGAGATCCATTAGCATTAAATATGACAAATTATGGTTATGGATCTAATTTTTATTCTGGACCAGGGTTCAGTAAAATGCCTGGTACCAGAAACTAATTAAATTTTAAATAGACCTCATTAATTAAGGATCGCAAATGAAACAATATAAATCATTTAAACAGACAATTCCAAATCTTAATATTTTAATCGAAGAAATGGAAAAATTTCATAAAGGTTATTCTGAGGATCTTCCTCAGATCATTTATGAAGCAGTAATATCTTCGGGTATAAGAAATGCTGGAATATTAGCTGGTGGAGCAATTGCTGGTTTAGTGGCTAATGAAGAAATCAATGGATCAGCTCCTGAATCAACTGAGCCGACGGAACCGACTGAGCCAACTAAGCCAGTTGATCAACAACCAGCAGCAGCTGAACAAACCGAACATCAAAAATCAGAACCAGAACAGATGGCTCCGTTATCTAAAGAAGAATTCTTAAAAAATAAACTAACTCCAGAACAATATCAGCGTTATTTAAACGATGGTAATTATAAAGCAAGTATAGATTATATGTGGAAGATCACGCATAGTCCTGGACCACATAATACTATTAATTTCTCAGATGGAATTTCTCAAGATGAATTAAATCAATTAAATAGTATTTATAAAGAAGGTGGGCCGTATGCACAAGAGCAAGGTCCTGGTTTTCTAAGAGAAAATCCTGCTGTTCAAGATTATTTAAAAGCTAATGATCTTCAATTTCAAAATAATAAAATAATAAAAGGAGAATAAATAAATGGCCAATTATATAAATGAATCAATTTCCTCAATGTTTGATGGAGATTTCTGGAATAATCATAATTCATCTCCTGATGCAAATTATCTTAAAAAGATCTTTGGATCTAAAATAGATGCTGATCACGATGGAAAATTAACTCAATCTGATCTTCAAAAGATCAACGATAGTTATTTGAATTCTCACGGCAAACGTGTTTGGAGCGAAGATAATTCTTTAATCAAAAAAATGGCTAAGAATTATAATTTAAAATGGGATAATGCTCATCACAAATTTGAATTTAAAGATCAATCTTCGATAGATACCAATTCTGCTGCAACTGGAGGAGGTACTGGTGGTGTTAGTAGTGCTAGTGGTGCTGGTAATACTGGTGGTGCTGGTAATACACCTCCAACGGGGGTCGATCTAACACAAAAATCTCAAATCAAAATTCCTACGTCTTACGACGATATTATAACTGGAAAACCTTTAATTGGAAATTCTCCGTTGGGAAATAACACTTCCATAAGTAAAATTGTAGATGAATATAAAAATGATTTATCGGCTCAATCTCTTGGCCCTGGACATAATATAAATACTACTCCCGAAGTAAATAAGCAAAATATTTATAATGATTTTTTGACAAATAATACTGGTGGGGAAACATATGTTCAATCTGGTTTTAGGGTTGGAGATAAAACTTTCTCTGCAAGATATGCGGATTATAACATATCAACCGAACCGCTAACGAAAACGATCGATGGTAAAACGTATACTTGGAATGACAATTTGCATAAATGGACTTATGGAGACGGTGATAATGTATCTACAGCGGATGCTACTAATATTCATGGAAGAATTAATAATCCTGCGGAGTTGCAAGCAGTTAAACAATACATTTTAAATCATGCTTCAAACATGTCTCCTAAACAATATAACATGTTCATAGAAGGACTAAGAAATAGAGGTATTGAACTTGGAGCTTTAGATAAAGCTGAAGCATTCAATGATGTCCCAAATGATACCAATCCAAATAAAATAACTTACGATGAATTAAAAGACAGAATTGATCAAATTAAATTAAAAACTGGAGAAGAATTGTTTGGTCCTAGTCAAAATGGTGAACCAATAAATCTCGAAAAAACAATCAAGATTGAAAAAGATGGAAAAATGGTTCCTATAACAATAAAAGATTTAATTATGAATCGTAACGATCTTTTAACAACTGAGCATTTCACTCCTCAACAATTACAATACTTGCATGATAATATTCAGCAATATCGATTCGCTTACGATGCAGATGGTTCTGGTTCAGGAAATGCTTATAAAGTTGATAATGATCTTAATTGGGAAACATATAAAAAGGTTTATGGCGATCAACAAGAATTGAAAACGTTTACCAGCGGTGAAAACAATGCTCCGAATGAAATTAAGGTTAACGGAATTACCATCAATAAAAATGTAATTGATCCTGACCAATTAGCGTATGAATACGATCCAAAAAGTAATCAATATAAATTAAATTTTAAAGATGATTCGGGGACTGGAACCGCAGAAGGCCATTTTCATCAACTTCAACCTAATGAATCTTTTAAAAAAATATACACATCAGCACAAAAAAATTATAATTTTATAAATAATCCAACAGATGCAAATGCAGTGTATGGCGACTCTCCAGATACATTATATAAATCCAGCGATGGATATCATTTACATTATCAAGATTTAGATCGAGATACTAGTGGAAATCAAGGAGTGGATTTAGATCTTAAAGGTGAATTAAAATACAATCCTAAAACTGGATACATAGAATATACTCCTCAAAATGGGGGGACGACTCAATATTTTAAAGATAAAAATGAGTTAATGGAGCATTTCAAAAAAGATGCAGAATTTAAACGAGAGTATGCGACTTCTTTAAATAAAACTGCTTTAGATGATTCAGGAATTCTTAAGTGGGATCCAAGTACTCATAAACCATATGTGATCGGAGATGATGGTATTCATGGTGGCTTTAGATATTATCTTGACACTAAAGAAAAATATAACAAGTTTCTGGATAATTATGGCAAAATGATGTCTAATATTGACAACGGAATTAATTTTGGTCAACCAGCAACATCTACGAATTCAAATATTAGCACACTTAATCCAGTATTTAACGTAAATACGGGAAATGATACGGTAACCATAAATAATGGACCTACCGCACCATCAATAGATGTAAATTATAAAAATGCTGCCACTAAATATTTAGAAAATTATTATAAAAATCCATACGATCCATTTAAAGGAATGACTCCAGACGAAATCAAAGCGCTTGGATATTATTCTCAAGGTAATAATAACTGGGCTCCAATAGAAAACTCAGATTATCATAAAAATATGGAAAAATATTTAGGTATTAGAAAAAAGGCAATGTTAGACGCTTATAAAGCAGTCCCTAATCACAATTAATTCTATACACTTTCTAACATATAAATGAACACGAAAAATCTAATTTATATAACAATAGAAAAAAATAAAAATTTATTTTTTTAAATATTTTTACGTTTGAACACCTAACTGAATACGTAAAAATATTTTTAATAAACAATATTAAAATTAAAGATCTTCAAAAGATCTTTAATTGATCTATCAACTATAGATCAATTAAAAAAATTTTATTAAAAAATAAGGAGTTTTAATGCCAAGTGTTGACAATTTAATTCTTGAAAATTACGATGCGTTCGTTACAGAGAATGAAGAAAATTTATTTACTGATCCAACATCGACTGTAGACGTTGTTGCTGATGATAGTTATTATGACATGTTTAAATCAAGATTACTTCAAGGGTTAGATTTAGAAGAATCTGAACTTAGAAAAATCAATGAAGTACTTGATAGACAAAGAGCGATGATATTAGAGGAAGCTAACTCATTAATGAGTTCACCAGACGCAATTGCATATGCAGTAGCAAGTTTTCCAATGATCGTTAATATCTATGCAGATCCATTATTACAAAAAGTTGCTTCAGTTTTCCCAACTGACAAACCAACAATGTCTATCTCTAGATTAAGATGGGTAGCGAAAATTATCGATGAAAAAGGTAATATTCAAGAATACATGTTCCCAACTGCAACTAGAATGATTAGACCAGATTTCAAACAATTCAAAGTTCCAACTAGTGATAATTTATTTACTGAATTAGGTGTTGCTAAAGGTGACTTCAGAATTTCTAAAAGAAATTTCAAAGTTATCAGCGTAGATGTTAAAGTTGATGACGGTGATAACACTGAAATCGTTAATGTTCCTATTATTGCATTAGCAGATGCTAGAGGTAACTTTGCTTACGATAATTTAGTAGTTCCAGGTGTTGACGGTGGAATCTATAAAGTTCAAGGTTCTGTAGATTTCGAAAGTGGTGCAATTACTTGGGCATTAGTAGTAATTGAGCCAGGTGATAAAACTGTAACTGCTGAAAAATTAGAAATCAAATTCAGAATTTTCGGAAACGGAAATGGTAGAGGTGTAGTAAGAGCTTACCCAAGACAAGACATCATCGATGTTAACGCTGATATCGAAGATAGCTTTGAAGTAGAAAACATTGAAGAAGTTATCCAAGATTGGAAATCATTATTCAACGTAAACATTATCGCTGAATTAAAAGATTTCGTTAAACATCAAATGAAACTTAACAGAGACTTCGAAATCGCTGAAATTCTTGAAAGTAACATTCCTTACTTACAAACTATTAATCAATATAGAGAAGTAGATTTAAGTCAATTCGTTGGAGACGATTTCAAAGCTGCAAACGTTCTTGATGTATTCAAAAACATCATCCCAGCAATTAACGCTTTAGTTGAGCAAATGAGAAGAACAACTAACATGGAAGTAAGAACGTTAGTATGTGGAATCGATGTAGCAGCAATCTTAAAATCTATGCAAGAATTCGCTATCAAATTCGAAAAATTTGAAGGTAATACTGGTTTCAAAGGTTCTGGTGTAGCAGAATTCAATAAACTTGAAATCATCGAATCTTACGCTGTAAGTCCAGATTTAATTCACTTAATCGTTCACAGTCCTACATTAAGCCAAGCTACTTTAGTAATGATTACATATAAACCATTATATGTATTAATGAGTGTTGATAACTCAATCAAAAGAACTTATATCAAAAGTAGAAACTGGATAGGGCTTGTAAGAAGTGAAGGTCAAGGTACTATCAAACTTAAAAATTATGAAGCATTCTTAAGTATGGGAGCATAAGAACCCTTAAAATAGGGTCTCTTTCTCCTATCTTTTTTTGTCGTTAGAAAAAATTATTAAAGATCTTAAAGATCCCAAAGATCTTATTGAAATAAAAGTCGAGAGAGAGCTTGCTATATAGCAAGCTCTCTCTTTCACTGTCGCTCGAATAAATAAATAAAAATTATTCCAGAGATCTAAAAGTGATCTTTTTTAGATCTCTTCGGATAACGAAAAAACAGTCCGTATAATAATATAATTAAATACAATTAAATATAAAGGGAATGCATGAAAACAATCAATTATTTAAATTCCAAAACAGAAAGATATTTAGAAGAAAATCATTTATGGGATACCGTTAAAGCTCGAATGGCTGGGGCAGCTAGTGGAGCTACACTTGGTGCTCTTGCTGGAGCTGGTTATGATGGATTAATGAATGACTTTGATGTCGATTTTGGATCTTCTGAAGATCCTAATCCTTATATAGCTAGAGGAGCAGGAATAGGAGCAGCTCTCGGAGCTTTAGGAAGTTATCCTTATTCAATGTACAATTTAGTGAAAGATGAATTCAAAACAGATCCTTCAAAGATCAAAAAAGACGGAAAAGGAAATTCAACATTTGAAAAACCAAGCATGAAAATGTTAACAATGGGATATTTACCAGCAATATCTGGAGGAGCTTTTGCTGGTCTTGAACTGGAACATTTATTAGGAGATGGAGAAATTTCTCCAGTAGAAAATGTTGTAGCTGGAGGAACCGGTGCAGCTGTTGGACTTTCAATGGCTCATGGGGCTAGAGCTTTAGCTCAAAAAGATGCAATCCAAGAATACAAAGAAAAACTTGAAAAATTATCTCGACCAGTACTTCCAGGAGAAGAAACTCAAGAAAAAATCGAAGCAAAAATTAATCAATTTGTGCCAGCAATGGCAGTCTCAAAAACTCAAAAATAAAAGGCTTGAAGATGAATTTAAAATTACCAAAAGAATTAAGAAAAGAATACATCTATGTGTTTAGCGTGCAGGATAAAAAAATTAGAATTGTTAATCAAAAATACCAAGGCAAAGCAACCGCACAAAAACTATTTGGAACTCATTCAAAATTATATTTTTACGAATTTCCAGATTTAGTAACTCTTAATGCTTTTACGATTTATGATAGTGTTAAAAATAAAAAAAGTTTAACTGATTTAGTTAATTCAAGTAGAGAATATTGTCAGGATGTTCCTGCGTGGGTTTTAGAATATTCTGCGATTTGGGATTTAATTAAAGATGATATAGCAATATCATTTTTACCTGGAGCAAGAGTAAATCGTGCTTCAAAAGCTACGCCAGAAAAACTAAAAAAATTTTTAAATATTAAAGTAGGATCTAAAAAAGATATCTTAGATGGAAAGGTATCAACTGTCTTTATAAATCTTGATACGAACGTTAATAAAATTGTCGAAAAAATAAAAAAAGGAAAATTTTTAGATGTTCGATCTGCCTTCGTTAGATATAAAGAAGCTGGTGGGACTAGTTCTTATATAGGAACTGGATTTTATGGTACTGAAACGAGCAATAAAAATCAATATATTATTCTTCCAGAATATAAAAAAATTGCTAGACCTGATCCAATTTTAAAAGATCTTTTATCGTATTTCGAAAGAAGTACAGGATATCCAGTAAGTTTAAATAGCAATCCAGATTCTATCTCTTTTGAAAATTTAAAAAAATTATTATCAAAATACGATAATATTCTTTCAGTTTCATTTGGATCAAAAGGGGAAAATAAAATAAAATTCTTAAAAATTTCTAACGTTATTACAGACTACGTTAATTATGGAATGAACCTTATTGAAAAATTAATTAATGAATATCAAAATGGATACATTATTCATTATGGGGATATTTTTATTTTCGATAAAGAAGAAGTCGAAAAATCTATCGATAGATTAACTGATTTATTCATGTCAAAAGATTTCAAAGAATTCATCGAAAATATTAAAGTAGGAAATGATCTTAAAAAGAAAGATGATAAAATTATTTCTTCTTTGAAAAAAGATAAAGAATTTTTAGCGGAATTATTTCCTCATCAAGAAATAAGTGTAAGTTGGATTACTAATCTGTATCGAAAAAAGATCCCTGGCGCGCTTCTTGCAGATGATATGGGGTTAGGTAAAACATTAAGTACCATTGGTTTTTTAAGTACACTTCCAAAAGGTAAAGATATTACAATTATCGCGACAGCGACTCTCGTTGGTAACTGGGAAAATGAAATTGAAAAATTTAATCCAACTTTATTCAAAAATCATAAAATAAAAATTTTAAGTTATGAAAAAGCTTTACGAGAGAAAATAGGAAAGACTGATATTTTGATTCTCGACGAAGCGCAAAAGATCAAAAACCATAAAACAGAGCAGTTTAAAAATATTGCTAGTATTAAAAAAGAATTTACATTAATTTTAACTGGTACTCCTATTGAAAATGGTATTGAAGATATTATCAATATCCTAACAGTGATAGATCCAGTATTTCAAAAATTAAAAGTTCTTAAAAAGTTTCAAAAGCGAATGGATATTTTTGCGATCAAAATTAGATCTTTAATAGATCCTATCTATCTTCAGCGAAAAAAATCTGATATAAAAAATATAGATTTAGAATCGGAATTACGTCAAATTCCTGAATACATAGAAGCGACTAAAGAAGAAATTCAATTGGTAAAAGAAATTAAAGCAATTTATGCTGATAAATTAATTAAAGAAAATGCTAAGAATAATTATGAATTCTATGAACCATTGCAAATCCTTACTGGTTTAATGAGAATTCGACAAGCGGTTTCTTATCCAGCAGCATTACCTCAAGACTTAATTGATCTTTTAAGTCCTAAAATGAAGGTCTTTGTGAAATCAGGTATTTTGCCATCTAAGTATAAAAAATTAGAAAGCTTTTTACTTAAGAATAAAAAGAATAATGAAAGATCAGTAGTATTCGCTCAATTCACTGAAACAATAAAATTCTTAAAAGATGAATTAATTAAAAAAGGACTTAAAGTAATTACTTTAACAGGTTCTGATTCTAGCACAAAACGTAAAATGATCGTTGAAAGTTTTCAACAAGGTTTATTCGATGTAATTATTATCTCATTGAAAGCTGGGAATGCAGGAATTACGTTAACTGAAGCGAATCATGTATATATTTATGATCTATGGTTTAACCCTCAAGTGCTTGCTCAAGCAATTGCCAGAGTTCATAGAATTGGTCAAAATAAAGATGTTAATGCTCACTTTTTAATTCTTAAAAATACTTTCGATGAAAATATATATGATATTCTTTACAAGAAAAAAGATTTAATTAATAAATTTGAAACTGGAAAACTAAATTCCCCTGATAACATGAACGAAAATAAAATTGCGATTAAACTTGGAGAAGATTTCTTCTTAAATAAAGGTAGATTTAAAAAGTGATCTTTTTTAGATCACTTTTGTAAAAGATTTACAAAGGATAATTATTATGATTAAAGATCTAACTGAATTAACTTCAAAAACAGAACAATTAAAATATAAAATCATACATTCTCTTGATAGTTCTAGAATAGATATGGAACGATTGCTGACGGATGAAAATCTTTATATTTTAATTAGAAGATTAGTAGATGCAGGAATGTTTACTGCGTTTTGTACTTGTGAAAATTTTCCGGAAGTTACTTTTGATAAAGAAGAACTTACAACATCTATTGATGAGATGTTCAAATAATTTTTCTCGAGAGATCTTTTAAAGATCTTTCTTGATATATAAATCTGTGATTATAAAATCCATAAAATAAATTTTTAACCCTCATTAGCTCAATTGGATAGAGCGACGGACTTCGGATCCGTAGGTTGCGGGTTCAACTCCTGCATGGGGGTCCATTGGAAAGTTGGCCGAGTGGTCGAAGGCGCTCGCCTGGAACGCGAGTAGACTGTAACAGGTCTCAAGAGTTCGAATCTCTTACTTTCCGCCATGTGCCACCACATAACATATATTTATATAATCCTCCATAGCTCAGTTGGTAGAGCAACGGACTGTTAATCCGTGGGTCGCTGGTTCGAGCCCAGCTGGAGGAGCCATATGCTATCATAGCTCAGTCGGTAGAGCACTTCCTTGGTAGGGAAGAGGTCATCGGTTCAATTCCGATTGATAGCTCCACGGGTAATGGGGGTAATGTAATCCAGGGTCGTCTAATGGTAGGACAACTGGTTTTGGTCCAGTTTATCGGGGTTCGAGTCCCTGCCCTGGAACCAGAATGCATTCGTAGTTTAACGAGTAAAACGTTATCGATGAAAAGATAAAGTTATTGGTGCAAGTCCAATCGAATGCTTCCATAAATTCACCCATATAACACATTCATAACTCTTGTCTAATTCACTCAATTCTTTTTGCAAAATATTTTTCTGCCATTGCTATATAAATATCATTTTAATTCCTTTTGGGTTTATTTTTTTTTAAACAATTTCATAGTCCTTTAATAATTTTAAAAAATCCTATAAATCCTATAAATCCTATAAATCCTATAAATTTCTATTAATCCTATAAATTTCTAACTCTTCTTTCCATTGTAGTTATTTATTATATTTAGCAAGCCGGCACGAAATTCTCCTTGTGATTTATTTTGCTATTTTTAATCTTTCTCGAGGTTTCACTCTCTTTCCCTCGAGTTTGACTTTATTATAAAATTTATTTTAACTCTTTTATGAATCTATTTAAGATTTCTACGGAAATCTTAAATAGATTTTTTTTGTCGTTAGAAAAAATCATAAAAATAAAATCATAACTATATAAAAATTATATAAAAATTATATAAAAAATCATCAGAAAGGATATTAAAATGAATGAAACACAAAAACATGTACCAGATGAACTTCTAAGTTCTTTTGAACAACATGCGAAAGAAGTTAAAGAGACAAATTCAAACGAAATCTCTAACGAAGCAGGTGGAGTAAGCGGAGCGGGCGAAACAGGTGAAACGATGTCTAAATCTAAAATGGCTTTAGATTTCATTCTTGAAGAAACGGAAACAGAACCGATTGAAATTTATTTACCAGCAATGAAAAAGAATGTTATCGTAACGCCAATTTTATCAGACGAAGATCTTTTAATTAATACATTAAGAGTGAGTTTTGATTCTTTTATGAAAAGATTAAATGAAGTTCTTTTAAAACATATAATTATCGATGATAAACCAGGAATTGAATTCTTTGGATCTTATGATAATTTCGTAGAATCAATCTTACCAAATGATAGAACATTAATAATTTTTGCATTATTAAAAGTAAGTTTCGATGATTTCAGTGAAGAACAAGTGGCTTGTCAAAAATGTGGTAAAGAATTTATTTTTGAAAGTAAATCGAAAAATATGGAATTTAGATACCACGAACCATTAAAGAAAAATTTTGATTTTTATAATTATTCATTCTCTCAAAAATTCATTAATGGATTATTAGAAATTGAATTTGGATTTAATCCAGAGGCTATGAGATTAATTCTTTCAGAAAAAGAAAGAGAAGAAAATATTAAAAAGAATGTATCTCAAGAAGATTCAATCTTAAGTCAATTAAATAGCTTTATTTATTTTATCAAAAGTGTAAAAATTTATAAAAAAGGTTCTAAAAAACCTTACCAAGAATTTAGAATTCTTCATCCATTATCAGAAGACGAAAATAATAAAGAATTAAATGAATTAATTGAATTCATATACGGTCTTCCAATTAAAATAAAAGAGCAATTATTTAAAGAAATTGATTTTGAAAAACTTGAAAAGTTTGCTCCTTTATACTTTTTCCATATGGCATGTCCATTCTGTGGTCATGAAAATGAATTAATCTTCTCTCCTGAAACAGAATTTTTTCGTAAAGCCTTATCTTTCATTGGATGAGGAAAAGGTAGAGAAAGTATGGAAGTATCATTATGATCAATTCATTAAAGCTTCCATGTTTGAAAATCTACCTTTTTCCTACACGGAGATGCAAAAATTTCCAGTAAAGGTAAGGGACTATATTTATAATAAGATTCATGAAATTGCAGAAAAGAGATCAAAAATTCTAAGTCAAAAAAATTAAAAGGACTCAAATGAAAACTTTAGAAAATTCTACAACCGTTCCCCAAATTTCCCCTATTACAAAAGATGATCTTCAAAAGATCTCTTTTGATACAATTGATGCAGTTGAAGAAAAATTTAAAAATATCATTAGATCTCTTAATCCAAATATAAAATTTAAAACTATGCAAATTAAACCAGCATCTCCAAAAATTTTTAAATACGTTCCAGAAAATGATTTATTCGTTATTCAGGATAATGTAATTCATGATGACTGGAATTATATCTTAACGTTTGATTTTGTATTCTCGGAAATGTCTAAAAAATTTCCTGAGAATTTTAAAAATAAAGAAATTCAAATTCTTTATTTATTACCATTTCCAATATACAATCTTTTTTTACATTTTATGACGTTAACTCAAGAGTATCAAGTTACGATTTTTATTAGTAAAGATGATATTAATGAAATAAAAAATTCTGAAAATTATATAAAAATTACTGAAAATTTTCCAAACCTTTTTATTTTAAAAACTTTAGAAGATGCAGAAAAATTAAATTATATAAAAATCAAAAAAGATTAACATTTAAACCCTCGCATAAGCGAGGGTTTTTTTGTCGTCAGATTTAAACGAATCTAAAAAGGATCTGATATGTTAGACTTTTTTAAAAATTTAAGTTTTTCAAAAATCGCAATAATTCTTTCAAATGTTTTATTCATCGGGATGATGATTTTAATTTTTGAAATGTATTTTAAATTAAATGAAAAAGATTCAAAAATCAAAAGACTACATGATATGAATTTAAAATATCAAATCGCAATCAATAATTATCAAGTGAAACTTAAGAAATTAAACGATGAAATTCAAATTATGAAATTTGAAGAAAAAGAAAAAAATAAAAAAGAGATCTTTTTAAGATCAATAAAAAAAGATTCGAAAAAAGATTCGAACCTGACGAAATTAATTAAAGATGTATCTAAAAAAGATACAACTGACGTATCGACCACAAAACAATCAACGAACACAAATCAAGATCAAGAAATTGAATTAATATATACAATTTATTAAAAATTTATTAAAAATTTATTAAAAAAATAATTAAAGATTAAAAGGAGCTGTATTGGAAAAAACTGAAAAATTTGATATCATGACTTTTGGGGCAATTGTTTTAACGATCATTATGGTTTTCTTTATTCTTTTTGGTATTACTGGTTGTGGATCAAAAGATTCTAACGTAATCATTAAACAAGAATACGTTAAACCAGATTTGCCAAAACTTCAAAAGGTATCTTTAAAAGATCTTAACCTTAGCAATGAAGAAAAAAAACCTTTAACCTTACATTTGAAAATTATTAAAAAGGATAAATAATGGAATCAACGATGGAATCAACAGAATACGTAGAATACGTTCAAATGTCAAAAGAAGAATTTGAAGCTTTAATGAAAAAATTAAAATCATATGAAGAAGACAATGAAAAGTTAAAGAAAGCCGTAGATTTTCTAAACGAGCAAATCGACGATTATAATCAATTAAAGAAAAACTTTGAAAATTCAAAGAGATCGGAAAATGAAATTGATTTAAATAATCCACCAGAATTAAAGAATCATGGAGTTGTGATCTAAAAAAGATCACTTCTCCAGTTTTTTTGTCGTTAGAAAAAATTCATAGAAAAACTTTTGAAAAACTTGATTTTTAAAGTAGCATCTATTTTAGATCTTCCGCGATATATACGAGTTCTAAAATTTCTAAAGTGATTTTAGAACTGCTATATATCTTTAGATATCTAATGAAGCGCAACGTTTGCGAGACACGAGTTTTCAATTAAAATTATATCGAAAACTTTGATTTTTAAAGTAGCATCTTTTTTAGATACAAGCGATATATGGCAGTTCTAAAATTTTTAGAACTGCTATATATCTTTGTGTATCCAATGATGCGCAACGTCCGCGGATCACGAGTTTTTCGTTTTCAATTTCTATTTTTACGATTTTTTTTAAACGAAGCCAAAAAGGATCTTTTATGGATACATATGGTAATTTACAAAATCAGTATTCACCAGAATTATTTTTTACTTTAGATAAATCAAAAATAATTATTAAAATTGACGATATTAAACGTAATCAAAAGCTACAAAAATATATTCGTTTAGATAAATTATTAGAAACTGAAAAAATTTATTTAACCGATTTATCTTTTAAAGATCAAAATGAGGTTATAAAATTATTCTTAAAAGAATACAATTTTATCATAAAGATCGCAAACGACGAATATTTTAACTACACTAAATTATATCAATTCTGGAAACATAATACTTATTTTATCCAATACTTTTCTGGAATGAAGCCTGATTTAACGATTAAAGTAAATGATAAAGAAAACGAAGAAGAATATTTCCATATGGACAAAATTGATTCAATTATGTTAAATTATATTGGAGTATTATTTTTCTCCGCGTATTCAAAAATCGAGAACGAAAAAGTCTTCGTTCAAAAAACTTACGATTTCTTTACTGACTGTTATTTTGATGGATATAAATTTGGAGTTATTGAAGATTTTCAAGAGTTCTTCGTTAAACAATTTTTGACTTTTATTAATACAACTCATGGATCTTTTTTTGGATCATATAATTTTGGATCAAATTTAAAAAATGTTTTATATTCAAAAGAAGGAAAATTGGATCATTTAGCGAAAATGGATATCGAAGGTTTCGTGAATGATATATCCGTTTTATACAATACCTTTTTAAAATTAGATTATATTGAAATGTCATATTCCGAAGATACTTATACTTTAACTATCAATTTAGGAATAATATTAAACGATAAACAATTAGATTTCGTGTTTATCAAAAAGGATTAATCGATGTTAAATCAAATAAATTCAAATCTTTATATGTACGAAATATACGATGAATATTTAGAAAGATACAATCAGAATCTTATTAATTATTCATTATCAAATGGATTATCTATAAAATATTTTCATATCAAAGTTGATGAAAGTTATAACTTTGATTCTGAGATTAATATTCATACTTCATTTCGTAATTTTAAATACGATTTATATCATTTTATGCCAGTTTTTGATATGGAAACATTTACTTCGCAATCTTCATTCGATCCTTCATTGCAAGGAACCAGTTATTCTACTACGGTTTCAATGACAATCGTTTGTGTAGATAATCCAGTTCCAGGAGATGTTTTCCATTTTTACGATATTACTGGTCAATATAAAATTGACAAAACCGATATTTTCCGAATTAAGCATGTGCATTATGTAAGAAATTTTAATATAAATAATGATAAAAATAATTTAAAAATTTATAAAGTGGAAGCGGAAAGCGCTCCTTTTAAATTTAATACAATTGAAGAAATTGAAGAAAATAATATTTTAAGAACTTATTTTTGGGATAATGAATCTGGATCTTTTATCGATGATGATCGTTATGAATTTTTAATTTATCTAAGAGATGAAAAAGAAAAAAAATATAATTTATGGAAAGAAGGATCTTATAAAGATCCTATCGCGCTTTTAGCAATTAAAAAACTTTATGAATTAAATAATGGAAGTACCACTGCTTCATATGGATGGTATAAATTTAATACAATTATGAATTTTTATCAAAAAAATTTATTAGAAAGCTCGCGATCGATTGGTATTTGTGCTGGTCCTTATATGAAATTAGAAATAGGCGTTTTTATGTCTTTCTTTGATCTTTATTTTAAATCAAAGAATGAATCTCCGATTTTCAAAGATAGATCTTTTGAAGATCAGTTTTTAAAATACAATGATGAACTTTATAGTACTTATCAACAGTATTTGGATAATCTGATTAATCAAATAAAAGATGAAGAAAATAATCCTGATGGAGTATTATTTCAAGATTATGAAATATCTTCCGATGCAAAAGAAACAGATTCGTCAAAATCGTTAAGTGTTTTGAGAATTAAGAATTCTGAAGCTGATGAAGAAGACAGCGAAGATAATGAAGATAACGAAGACAGCGAAGATAATTTTGAATTTATTTTTAATGAAAACGAGGACGATCGTTATGAATCTTATTTCGATGCTTTATTAGGAATATATAAAATTTTATTTTCATACCGATTAATAAATCCTAATTTTTATGATAAATCTATAATCATACCTTATATCGAAAACGGAGAAACTTTAAATTCCATAAACAATGATGTATTATTTTATAATGTAGATGGAGAAGTTACTGGACCATTCTACGAAACAGAAGTGAATTATGATCCAGGTTATGTATTATCATATCAAGGTGGAGTAAAATATTTTAGCCCACATGACGGTGTTTTATCTTTTTAAAGGAGATTAAATGTATTTTTTAGAAAAGCAAGACGTCCAAAACTGGAAAGACATAATAATGGAAGCTCCAGCTTTGATGACTTTAAATGACAATATTAGAGAAAATCTTTCATTAACGTTCGACCAATTTTTAAATACTTTATATATTGAAAGACCGCAAGTTATAAAAAGTTTTTTCAATTACGAAGTAACAGATGAACATATCGACATAATATTGAATCAATATGGGATCGATAGTAAATACTATAAAAAATTAAATAAATCATTCAAAAAAATTTTAACATATTTCATAGAAACTGCTTATCAGAATAAAGGTTCTATCAGTACTTTAAAAATATTTTCTGATATTTTTAGAACAATCTTTGGATCTGTAAATTTTTACAGAATCATTGTTACTAAAAACGAGACAATCAAAGACGATGTTAGATCGTATTATTTAACTTATGAATTAGAACCCTTAATGATTTCCGATAAGAATCATATTTTGACATCTTTTGGAGATCAAGTTTCGTTAACCGGAAAACATTTAATGAGACTTGAGCAATACTCAGACGAGCATTCATTTCCTATTAAAACTAATTTAATTTATATTCAATTTTTAAGTACTCAGTCTAATATAGATAACTTTGACATTTTTAACGTTGGATTAAGAATGTATTCAGAAACAACTCTTCATAATAATATGATAAAATTGAAAAATTTTTATAATAAATATTTTGAATTTAATGGTTCTGATATTATAGCGATTCTTCAATTCGCCGATTTTACAAGATTGCGCGCGGAATCGCCAGGATTCGATTTTCAATACGATGAAATTATTAATAAATATAATTTAATTATTGATAAAAATCATATTTATACTTTAGAAGATTTTTTACATGAATACGAAGGAATTCGATATAGTGATCTTAAACAGATGACATCGTTTAAACGACGATGGAAATACTTCATTAGTAATTATACTACTCCAAAAAAAGCTTACACAAATTATAGAGAATTGAAAGATTATTTATTAAAAGAATGTCCAGAAATCGTAGAAATTATTTTATCTTTAGAAAGTGCTAAAACTGAAGATAATGATCCATACCAAGATTTTTATTTAGCGTTATATAACGCTATTGTCGCGAATATAAATATTAATGATAAATATTTAACTATGTTTTTGAACGCGATCTTTTTAAATCTTTTAACTGGAGAATCTTTTTTAGATTACTTCTTCATGCCTTTATATAATATTTTTAAAAAATATTTATTTCCGATAGAATTAGATTTTCTTAATAGAATTTCTAATAGTATTTTTATTAAATCTAAATTTGATGCGTTCGCCACTTCCAATGAAACCAGAACAATGCTTTATTCATCTGGTTATATGAGTAAATTATATCATTTTGCGGATGAAGTAAAATTATGGTATCTTAGAAGATTCCATTCTCACGAAAACGAAAAACTCGATGATAGAGAATACATAGAAGTAAAAACTCGTGCTGCTAGTACGTTGATCTTTCAAAGATACGTTCGGTTCTTTATCAAATCAAGATTTTTTGATTCTTATAATTCTTTATTAAGCGATAAAAATATCGTTATAGTTAGACCAAGGTTCTCATCGAAAAATCTTTATGATTCTATAAAGGATCCTTCAAAGATCACAACAACGTCATTCATAAGAAATTCTATGAATTTCGAAGATAAAAATAAAATATTAATTTTATCTAATTTTGAATCTTCGAATGTATCTAAAAAAGATGCTAACGATGATGCTACGTTTTTTATTAATTCTTTTTTTAAAGATAAAAATAATTATTCTGAAGAAATTTTTGAAAAATGGATCAGGTTTGATTATTTAAATAAATACGGGGACTTAGATATTTATTTAATTTTTAACATAGAACAATATAGAAAATTAAGTTCTTATGAACAAAATTTATCGTTCAAATTTTCAAATATTTCGGATAATTTATATATGACTCATTATAAATTATTCGAATAAAACATTTTTAAGGAGAAATGATGGCTGATATAAAAACTCTTTCAGTGATTGACAAAAAAATTCTTACTCCCGAAGATATGATTACGGTTAATTATAAAGGTGAAAGAAAATCTGTAAAAGCTTTTATAGGTTTGCCTAAAATTTATAATTTAAAAACTGGGGAATTAATTGCTGAAGAAGAGAATCTTGTTGTTCTTGATGGTAGAGAATTTATGGCTCAAAAAGTGTCTAGTTTAGCGAACCCGGAAAAAGATTTACGAGGTTATGAAATTAGATATTTTGGTGTAGGTAGTGGTGGAGCAGATGGAACTACTACTGATGATCCACAAGACGACGATACATCTTTAGCGGATCCTAAAAAGATCAGTACCACTGGAATTAGTACTTCTTCGAATGACTATAGATACATTGATGATGGTTATTTAAAAAGAATTTTAAGTACTGATAAAGATCCAAGTGGGGATATTCAAATTGTAAAAGAAACTCATGTAATTAATACTGATGATGGTGAAAGTACTGTTGAAAAATACACAACAATTAAATTCACTTTAATTCTTGAAGAAAATGAGCCAGCAAGTAAACCATTTACATTCAATGAGATGGGATTATTTGCAGTGAAGTATGATGACGATGGAAATCCAACCGACAACAAAATTATGGTAGCAAGATTTACTACTATGGACAAAAATCTTGGAGCAAATGATGGTCTAAGAGTTGAATGGTCTGTATTAGTATAATTATGCTTAATTAAATATAATTAAATTGCATTTATAATGCATTTATGATGTATTTATAATACATTTATAATGTAATTATTTAGATTCAAATATATTTAGAATTGCTTAATTTTATAAGTAATAAAAATTAAGGAGAAATAATGGCAACTTATGATATACCAGGAATTACTACCTCGGTAATTGACTATAGTCAAACAACCCCCGCTCTTCCAGGTGGAAGAACACCTTTAATTGCTGCTCCATTTAAATTCGGTTCGGAAGATTTGATGATTCTTGCGAATTATGAAGATTGTATTTATAAAACTGGAGGAGCGAATAGTATAAAATACGGTTTAGGAATGGAATATATATTAGGTGCTTTAACAGTAACTGGTTCTGTTCTAGTAAAAAGATTATTACCAAATGACGCTACATACGCAAATATCGGAATCGATAATAATTTTGATTCTATTTCATATTCTGAAGTAATTGATGGAAGTTATTTAAAAGAAGTAGGATACTTTAATCATTTAGCGAAAGCTAGAGGAGATGGTTATAATGAATTCTTCGTAAGATACGAAGCTGCTCCAGATCTTGAAAAAGTTTACGCTGATGGCGAAGGTGATCCTAAATATCGATATAATTTCTTACGAGCGACAATTTATCAAAATTCTCCATCAGGTATTAAAACAATTAAATCAAACATTCCATTATCTTTAATCGATACTGATCCAAAAGATAATGTTCCTGTTTATGATTATAGTACTGGAGAAACTTTATATATTAATGATAAATTCTCGAACTCTAACGATTTCGTTGATGCGTTCATTAATGAAGATATCTTAATTGAACTTAAAAAATATTTAACGATCGATGAAGTTAATAAAGAAAAAGGTACACCAGAAATTATTTTAAAAGATACAAACACTGGGACAAATTATAAATTAATGGCTGATAAAGATAAAAATCTTTATCTAACAAGTACAATTCAAGAAGGTATGGACAGAGTAATCCTTGAATACGATAACAATGGTAGTACGAATTATGTAAAAATTTATGTTCAAAATGGACAAATTTTTAAAGAAAGTACAACTGACGTTAGTTCAAGCGATGAAACATATACACATATTTATTTCCCAGGAGATTTATATTTCATAGATGCATATATTGATTCTGATAGTGGAGATCTTATTTTAGACGAATACAAAACAATCAGATCAAGTCTTTATCAAAAACTTTTAAGTAAAGTTTGGATACTTGAAAACGGTACAGATGGTAAAAATCTTCATATTAATGGAATTATCAATTTCAATGGACCTGGAGATGTTGATCATCAAAACGTTAAACAATTGTTAGTAGAATTCTTTAGTACTAATAAAGTTATTAAAGAAGTTATGTATCCAGAATTTGATTTTAATTATGTAGTTGATTGGACTGCGGACTTAGATGTAATGAATTCTATCATTAATCTAACTGATGATATTGGTAATGCATTAGGTATTTTATGTCTTCCATTATCTTATGATATGGAATCAGATAAAAAAGCTAGAACTGAAAGCTTATATCAAAGTACTTACAATAATGCACTTTATAGTGGACAATGGAATTTAAAACATTACGATGAATATCTTGGAAGAAGAATTACAATGCCATTGAGCTATTATATGATGATTCTTCATTTAAAAATTGATTCTCAAATAAGTATAACTGAGCCAGTTGCTGGAATGGTTAAAGCTCAACTTCCAGTAAGTAATGTAAAACTTTCATATAACATTGATTCTTATGGAATTCAAACTTTAAGAAATCTTCAAATAAATACTATCATAAAAGAAACTGATGGAATTTATTGTATTGATCAACTTACAATGTATAAAAAAGCAAGTAAGTTATCGAGAATTAACGTTGTTAAAGTTATTCATCAGATGAGAAGAGATCTTCCAAAGCTACTAAAACAATTTATTCAAACTAAAGAAACTAGCAATATACTTGGTAAAGTATCTAGTACAGTAAATAATTATATGAATAAATGGTTAGCTGGAGGAGATACAACAAATCCAAATGAAATCTTTAAATACGCTAATACAAATATTATTTATATTCCTGAAGAATATAAATTAGTAGTAAGTATTAGAGTTAACCCTATTGGAACAATTGAGAAAATCGATATTCCAATTATCGTAGAATAATATAATAAAATAATAAAATAATAAAATAATAAAATAATATAAAATTTTTATAAAATTTATTAAAAGGATCTTTTTTAGATCCTTTTCTAAAATCAAGGAGTTATTATGGCTTTGAATTACACTAACGATTTCACTAATGTTAGCACGGTAAATTCTTCAAACAGATACTTAGGAGGTTCGGATAAAACGGTTCACCCTTATGTAAAAGGATATTTTTACGTTTTCTTCGAATTCCCTCCAATCGTAGCTAAAAAAGTTGGAGAAGCGAATGCTAATGTTGGCGGTAAAATCTTATTATCTCTTTGCGAAGGATTTACGCCTCCAGGAGATAGACAATTAAAAACAGAAACAGTAACTGGAATGGGTGGTTTAGACGCTGATTTCGTTACTGGTCAAACTCTTGATAGAAGTTTCTCATTAATGTATAGAGAATTATGGGGAAATCCAATTTTCGTATATCATAGAGCATGGACAGGAATTATTGATCCTTATCTTGGATTAAATAATTCAGGTTTAAAATATATTCCAAAAAATTATAAAGGTAGAGTTCTTGTGGTTCAGACCAAACCGAATATAGTGAATTCTGCTGGTGGCGGTGATTCAGGTGGTGAAAGTAATGTTAAAGATAATATCATAAAAGTTAATTTATTTGATGGTGTTGTACCAATAACTGATTTAAGTTCTGTTTATGATTCAAATATCAACGACAATTCTATCGCAAGACCAACCATATCATATAGATTCGATGGTAAAGATTATGATGAAACTTATGAAGGAGTTCTTGATACTGCAGTAGCTGTATTAAGCTCACATATTACTATTTCAGCTAAATCAGCATCCATTAATCTTTAAAATGATCTTTAAAAGATCATTTTTATAATTTTTAATTAAAAGGAGAAATAATGAAAGTTACTTTTAAATCTTATAATGAATTAAAAGAATATTATACAGAAGATGGAAAAACTTTAGATAGTGGTTTTGATTGGTTTTTACAGCAAATTGGTGGAGAAACTGTTGCTGTTCAAACATATAAAATCAGTGGTGGTGGATCTAAAAAAGAAATGTTCACTATTGATACTGCAAGTGTAGGAACTGATGGTGGTTTCAATACAAACACAGTATTCGAACATTTCGAATTCCCTAAAGACATTCTTGATTCTGTAGATTATGAAGGTAAAACATATTATACTTGTATCCAATGTGGATTCACTGTTCAAGATACTCAAAGAACAATGTTCTATCCTTCAAAAACATATGCAGATTTAGGTGTAGAAAACTGCGTTTGTCCATTATGTTTTACTAAATCTTTTCATAAAGTAAATTAAAATAAATTAAAATAAATTAAAATAAATTAAAATAAATTTTAAATGGAGTTGTGATCTTTAAAAGATCACTTCTCCAGCTTTTTTTGTCGTTAGAAAAAATTCTATAGAAAAATTATAAAAAAACTTTTAAAAAACCGAGATCCTAAAACGTTAAGCATCAATAGATACACAAAGATATATAGCAGTTCTAAAACGGTTTTAGAACTGCTATATATCCTTAGTATCGAAAAAAGATGCTACTTAAAAAATCAAGTTTTTCAAAGTCAAAAATATAATCTATAAAAATTTTAAACGAAGCCAAAAAAAGGATTTATCAATGAATTCTATTTCATCGGCTTCAAACCATTTGGAAGGAAAATTTTTTAAAGGAATTGTTGCACCATATCCTTCTGATTCTCTTAAAAAAATTCCAGTGCTAGTCACTGGATTATTCAGCGAACCAGATAAAGTGGTTTATTGTACTGATTTGATTAATACTTTTTTCCGAGGTCGATCTCCTTATGGTAAACAAGAATACTTAAGTTATGGATCGTATTCTCCATTATTACCTGGAACTCAAGTGATCGTATTCTTTATTAATAATATCGATAATGGTTATATAATTGGAATTGATGGAGATATCAAAGCTCCAACCTCTGGATCAAATCAACATATAATTTTTAAATCTCCGAATGGTTCAACTATTCTTTTCAATGAATCCGTAAATAAATCTTCAAAAGATAATTTTATTATTAAAACTAGTCAAGGTTATAGCACTGTATATATTGATGAAGATAAAATATCATTATCTTTACTTCAGCAATCGATAGATGAAACAGATACAGTTGAACGAGTTAGTTATATTGATTTAAAGAAAGATGAAATTATTTTTAATGTAAATGGAGCTGCTTATAAATTTGGAAGAAATGGAATTTCATTTAATACTGGAGAAGAATCTGCGACAATTTTTGATATCGGTCCAAAAGGAATTACATTAATTGGAAAGGATTATGTAAATATTGCTACAGCAAATGATGGAGGTTCTATACATATAAAAGGTGGAGATACTTATGTTACTGGTATTAATGAATTACATTTAAAAGCAAATGATGCTCGTCTAAATGGAGTTCAAAAAACTCAGATCACTGGAACCACCGTCAACGTTCAATCTTTTTATAGTGTTCATTTAAAAAGTATGTACGTAGGAATTGAAGCAAAATTAAAATTTACTGAAAGATCTTTATTAAAAGATGTTAACGTTTTAGGTGCGTATAATGAAAACTGCGTAACTAAAAATATTAATTCAACTGTTCTTTCAATAACGACTGGAACTTATTCAAAAGCTGCTGGAACCATTTTGGAAGATGGTTTAACTTTATCAGGAATGGGATTAGGTGCAAGTGTGAGTTCAAGTATGTCTGCGAGTTTCATTGGGTTAATGTTATCAACCGAAGCAACATTGACTACTATTGGAACTGGATTATTATTAAACGATCCTTTTACTGGAGCAACGAATGCTTCATTATCGAGCACAATTGCTGGATCTGCGAATGAAGCAAGTGGTCCAGTTTTATCTCCTGGAACAGGAGATGATTCTCGAATCGATGACATCGCAAGTATTACTAATTATTTAAATAGAATTGAAAAAAATAAAGAAACTTATGTTCAATTTCCAAAACTCTAAAAGGAGAAAATAAATGGCAAATTTAACTTCAGAAAAACAAAGCGTAACTGAAGCTATAAATACAGTAAATTCTTTTCATGATTCTTATTATAAAGAATCTTATTATGGAGATTCGACTAAAGGAGGAGCTGCGTCTGTAGTAGTTTCTGGATCTATTCAGACGGTTACTGTATCAGACGAAGAATTCATGAATTCAAATATTACTCCTCTTTCTGTAATGATGAGTGGATCAACAGGCTCTGAAGGCATTAGTGATCAAAATGGGATATTTAATTGTAATTTTTCTTTTAATTTTTCGACGAATATAGATCTTAAATTACCTAACTTCAATGCTCCATCTCCGGATTATTCTTTAATGTATAGAGTTCAAGATTTTACTAATGAGATATCTTTAATAAATGATATATTAATTAATGGTATTCAAAGTCTTGGATGTTGTGATGTAGCTGAGGCATATAATAGATCAATCGTCCCGATATTTCGATGGTTAGCTGATCATGAGGATATAAAGAATTGTACTGCTAATCCTAATGATCCAGATAATGATAATTCTTGTGGTCCAAAGTTCGGTTCGCCAACCTTTCCAAAAATGATTCTTGAATTGAATGAAGTTTTGATCCAAGCGTATTTAATAGTAAGACCGTTAGTATGTCTTTTAAGACCATTACCAGGAAATCCGTGGTTCCCATTCGATATCGATCAATTGTATTTCGTAAGATACATTGTAGCATATTTTGATCTTTATTATGATATTTTTATTTCTGGAAAAATTTTAGATCCATTGATTAGACCGACTAAAAAAATTCGAGAGAATATTAATAAATGTATTAATGGTGGAGGTTGTGGCGAAAGCATTTTTGAAAAAGAAATTAATAATGTAGAAGATCCTACGGAGATACAATGTAAATTTTTTGTGAAGAAGATAGTCAATCAAAATAAAGAGATTAATAAGTTAAGAGATCAGCGTAGGGAAATTTTTGGTAAAGCAATAAGTATTGATCCAAATAATATCCCATTGGACATGGGTGGAAATACATCGGAATATACCCTTACATATTTAAATAAAATAATAAATAATTTATTAAAAATACCAAATCAAAAGAATGAAATTAAATCTGTTATAGTTCGCGACGCAAATTATTCTGAAAAAGAATTAACTACATTAATAAATGAATTAAAAAATAGTATAGATTTATTAGAAAATTTTCAAAAACCTTTTGATGATTATGGCGATAATGAAACATCAAATGAGCATCTGAAAAAAATGTTTTTATACGGAGCATATGAGGTTTTAAAGAATGATATAAACGGCTTAACATGTTCAAAAAATGAATATTCTGTCAGTGGAAAAGATTTAAATTGCTCAAGCGACAAAGGCTCTTCAAAATATTTTAAATGTTCATGTTCGATTGAAAACGTTGAAACGACAGCAGATGGGACTGAAGTAGGAGACGTTATCTACAAGAAAGTCTTCAAAGCTAATAAAAATAATGTCGGAATAACTATTACGTATGATGCTTTTGATCTAAAAAAGATCTTTTTTGCTCCAACCGAAGGATCTTTTTATTTTTCAGTTATTTCTCAATTAGAATCCGCTCGCGATGAATTAATTGATTTAATGATTGACGATATAGAAAAAGCTATAGAAATTTCAGAAAGAATACTTGAATTAGTAAAATTAAGAAATCAAAATTATAATATTCTTAAAAAAATTGTGAAACCAAATAGCTTGTCTGGTTTACCAGATACATCATTCGGTTTACCAAATGCGGATAAAGTTAATTTTGACACAGTGCCTTGCAAACCAGATAAAATCAAATACAACGTTATGACTACGACTAGCGTTGAAACAACCGAAAGAAAAACAGCAGAATTGATTTATCGATTTACTGATAATGAAAACATTTGCGACTGTCTTTGGGATTCGATGGCCGCTGTTTTTGATAAAGAAGGATTGGTTCCTATACCAGAAACCCTTGAAAAATTCGAGAGCGAAGATGATTTTTCAAAATTTTTAAATAAAACGCTAGTCAATGTAACGTATAAAGATTTTGTCACGAAAGCTTATAATAAATACAAGACGCAGCTTAAAAATATCGATAAGCCTATAAATTTATCAGCATTAGCAGCAACACCAAATTGTAGTCAAATTAAAAAATTTTTAATTGGAGTATTTAATTGGGATAAAAGCATTTTCCCGAAAACAATTGATGACAAAAAATGCAAAAAATTATATAATAAAAATATTAAAATAAATAAAAATACAATAAAAAGTATCTTCAATGGATATCGAAAATTTATTTCAGCTCAAGATATCAAAAAAGAAGTTTCCGAAGATGTAATTAAAAAATTATTTATTAATTATCTCGATAATTTATCTGGGCTTAAGACGGATAAGACGACTAAGGATAAGACGACTAAGGATATTGATTACGATGATATTGCGTTTATCTTATTTGTAGCTTATATGGATGCTATCGATAGCGGCGATGTGACTTTTATGTACACAATTGAAGAAAAAGAAGAACATCCAAATTCAGCATTATTGAAGTTAATTGATTCGCCAATGTTTGAAATTAATGATATGACCTATTCTCATTTCGATAGAAATATTATTCCTACGGTAAATGTAAAATTCTCCGAAAGAATTTCAGCTCAAGCATTCGCCGAAAAATACATGATAAAAGTTCAAGATACATTTAGTACAGCAAACAATATGGTCGCACAAGTTCAAAAAGAAGATTATTATAATTTTCAATATGCTAAAAATGAAGCAGAAAAATTAATTAAGTTGTTAAGTATTTACTCTAGTAATAAAAAGTACATTGAAGAAAATGTCATTGATAAAAAATCTTCATATATCGGTGAAAGTACTATAGTTCAATTGAGATACGCAAATTATCTTGTTTATTGTCGTCATGTTTATGATCAATTCTTTAATAAATATCATCCAATCGATTTAATTAATGATCCAAATGAATCTTTTATGGATGCTTTTTATCATCATGATTATGAAGAAGATTTGGAAAATATTTATTTACCATACACGATTGATAAAATTATTGACGAATACATAGATAAACGAAAAGCATTATTAACCACAACCGTTACCTCAAATTCATATAAATCGGCAGGAGGAACACCTTACGGAATTCCTTTCAAATTTGACTTAGTTTCTTCAAAAGATTCAAATTTAACTTACGCTCAATTATTTTATGTAAGAGATCTTATGCAGAACGAGATTAGTTCAATAATGGCTTGGAAAAGAATGCTTCCAAGTATTGAAACATTTTTAGTCTGGGAAAAACCAGATTTTTCACGAATATGCTCTTGTAACTTTTTCTGTGATTTTCTTCAAAAAATAATTGATTATATTTTATCTTTAGCAAATAAAATTGTTCAATTTATTTACGCTCTAATTACTGACTGGTTTTGGAAAACTTGGATCGGACAATTAATTAAATTTATTTTGATGAAAGTTCGATGTTATATGGAAATTCTTAATCTTAAAGATGATTTTAAAAATCTACGGAATATCAAAGAAAGCATTTATGAATCTTTAAAAAATAATATTAGATTATATGTGGATAATCCTAAATGTTTTGAGAAAAAATTAATAGAAAACCCAACGGATCCATCTATTAACCCGCCAACCAAAGATCCATATGATAACATTGAAGATTTAATAAATAATTATCTTAATAATCAAGAAGAAGAAAAAGAAGCATCTAAGAACAATGGTGTAGCGGAAGATCCTAAATCGGAAGAATCTTATGAAACTGAAAGTGGAGATCTTGTAATTAAGAATTCTAATCCAGATGTACCTCCAAAAATAAAAGCGAAAGTTTTACCTGGAACGAATCAAACTAGATTAGGAGCAAAATTAACAGTAATTGGCGATGTTAATAATTTAGGTACTATAAAATATACTGCTCATACTTTTTATCAATTAGAATTCAAATGTAATTGCGAAGATTCTTGTGTAGACTGCGACGACAAAATTCGTGAAGAAACTATTAAGAAAATTGAATCTATTATAAATTGATTTTAAAAGGAAAAAATATGAGCTTAGAAACTTTTGAAATACAGGAAACCGGCGTTGAAAATGTTTTTAAAGAACCGATTCAGAAAAAGATCGATCGATCTTTTTTAATTGAATCTTTTTTAGATACAACTGAAAAAATTGAAAATTTTAAAAAAAAATTTTCATTCAAATTTAAGATTATACCAGATGAATCTTTTTTAGATCTCTCTGAATCTAATTTAAATATTTTATTGCAGTTTACTTACAATGATCGCAAATTACCATCTTTACCAAATTTAAAAATTGAAATATATTCTTTCGAAGATTTTTATTCGAATGAATCTGTCGAACCAGAAATGAATTTTTTTATAAATGAAAAAGTTAAAAAAATTTCATTGACTTCAAAGAATTACGTTATATCTATTTTCGTGGAGACTCGAATAAATGAAGAAGTTTCTTACGAATTAATTCATCAGCAAGATCTTTTATTTAAAGATGGACTTAATTATATTAATTATAAAATCAAAGAAGGATCTTTTTTAGATCCTTTATTTAAAGACACATTCATGAAAGAAAATAATTTAACTCTCGTGGATTCATTTTTAGATCTTTTTAGAAAAAATTATATAAGAATTGCATACAACGAAGAAGTTCTAACTGAGGAGAATATTCGTCAATACGATATTATTTATTCTGATTCATCGAAAGCTAGCGAATCGATCCCCGTAAGATACTTATCTTTTTTAGATCTCTCTGGAAAAGCAATATATGATTTTTATTGCTTAAGAAGAGGAACGTTTTATTATAAAAATGAATTCAAAGATGATTTTGTTTTAGCAGAACCGATCTTTGAAAGATTCATTAAGTACTTATTAAATGAAATTTTACATCTGATTTCGATTAATATTAAAAAAGACATTTATCGTTTTTTTATAATTAATCCTTTTGATAAATTAAATACAGTTATTATAGATATTGAATAAGGAGCTCATATGGCAAAATTTGAAAATATAAATTCTGACTTTTTACAAGATATTACCGCTCCTGTCGATTCAAGCAAAACGCCATTTTCTAAGATTGTATCTTTTTTAGATCCTTGTATGACAATTGATAAAAATAAAATAATAATTTATTTTAATAAATTATTTTTAAAGTATAATTTTAACGCAATCGATAAAGAATCTTTTTTAGATCTTTTTAATAAATCCACTTCTGACCAAATGTATAATTATTTGACCTCTAATTTAATTTTTGAAATCGAGATTTTAGAAAATGAAAATAAAGTGTTATACAAAGAAGGATCTTTTTTAGATCTCTTTTCAGAGAACTCGTTTTTTAAAACTTATTTTTTATACGAAGATCAAAACAGATCTTTTTTAGATCTTTTTAATACCAAAATTCATTTTAGAATGTACGATAAAGATGATCAAGAAAATAAAATTTTTTCAATCGAAGAATCTTTCGGATCTATTTTAGATACAATTAAAAATAATTTTTATTTCAAAGAATCTTTTTTAGATACATATTCGATAGATATCAATAATGCCGAAAATATAAATGAAAGATTTAATATTATTTATTTATCTGATTTTTCTTTTTTAAAAAATTTTTCTACGTCGTATCCTTTATCGATACAATCTAAAGATAACTATGCATTTTATATAAATAAAAAAATTAATATACTTAAAGATTATTTTGGAGATAAATCAAATGTTTTTTTAGAAGAAAAGGTTTCAAATTTCATCACTAACTTTGATGCTATTTATTGTGCAGATTATTCTTTCCAAGATTTTATTGATCTAAAAATCGTAGGAATTAATCGATCGTTTTCTGACGAGTCTAGTATAAATGTTTTATATGATAATAATAAGAAAAAATATATTGATCCAAAAAAGATACTTTTGACTTACAATGAAAATTTAATGAACTTTAAAAAATACATAAATACTTTTACTAATCTAAAAGGATCTTTTAAAGATCCGAAAATTATAAAAGAAGAAATTTTTAAAGATAAAAAATATATAACCTCGTTTTATATTTTTATAATTAAAACAATTGGATCTTTTATTGATCCATCATCAGAATCTATTTTGGATTCAAAAAAAGAAAAAATTATTTATTTTTTATCAACTGACGTAATATAATAAATTTAATAAATATAATAATTTTAATAATATATAAAGGAGAACTTATGGCAGATACATTAACTTTAGAAGATATTGGCTTCGAATTTTCTCAACCAGAAAATTATGAAGAATATCAAAATTATTTTAAAGATCTAATCGTTCCTACTACTAAATTAATCGAAATTCCAGATAAAATTAATAATTCATTATTAAAAGCTTATGATTACTCTTCTGATCTTGTGGAGACTAACATAGAGAGTATAGTAGAATCAATTGGGACTTTTTATAATAATAAATTAGATGAAATTAAATCAAGTATTGAAGAAAATCTTGCTTTAGATCCTAATACGACTTATGATATAAAAACGACTAAATGTGAAAAAGCAGACGACTCCGCAAAATTCAATGGAAAAGATGAAACAACCTTTATTTCAAATCTTCAAACGAATTATATTGCGCCTGCGACTGTAGCAAATGCAGTAAAATTTGCAAATAAAACTGAAAATGAATGGAAAGATGTAATTGCTGCATCGACCGTTGCATCAGCAAATAATGCCGCAAAACTCGAAAATAGAGATTTCGCGACTTTAAAAAATGAAATATTAAATTCTGTTGATACCAGTTCTAATATAACTTTAGATGACGTTAAACATAAAGTCGAAGATGAATGGACTGCTCACAAATCTGCTGATGCTGATAAATTTGCAGGAGATTCTAAAGATGATTGGATTGATACAATTACCAAAACTAAAGTTGATAATGCTAGCGATGCTGATACTGTTGGGACAAAATCTTTTACAGATATCCAAGATGAAATTGATTCTAAAATAACTACGTTTAAATCTTCAGATGATTTTAAAAATACTGTAAAAACAATTAAAGTTGATAACGCTGCAAAAGCAGACAGTGCTACAAAAGCAGACGATTCTGATAAATTTGCAGGAGATTCTAAAGATGATTGGATTACTACTATAGTTGGAACTAAAGTTTCTAATGCGAGTAATGCGGATAATGCGGATAAATTTGGTAATGAAACAACTGATCAATGGAGTGCAAAGTTCACTACTTTAAAAAATGATATTGAAGATTTAGTGACTTTAGAAAATGGTTGGACTGCTTACAAAGCAAAAACTGCAGAAAAAGTAGAATACATTGGAGATACTGAAGTTGCAAAATTTGACGATCATATTAAAAAAATTGCTGGAAATGTAATTTCAGAATCTGAATTTACTGATATCGATGCATCAAAATTAGATGGTAAAACATACGACGAAATTAAAACAGATATTCGGGATAATGTTACAGTAAATAACGCTAAGAATGCTACGAGCGCGGGGTATGCTAAAGCTGCAGGAGCTTTAACTGATGATAATGATACCGAATACGATTTCAAATCTTTATTAACAACGTATTTTGGAATCGTTACAGATGAATTTTTTACATATCCTCATAATTATCCAGATTTAGCTGAATCTTTTGGCCCATTTGCTCTTGGAACTTTTTTACAAACTATCAACGTTCCAAATGATGAGGAGTGTATATTTGAATACGACGAAGATGAAGATGAAACTACTTTTAAGCAATTTGATTATATTAATCCAGATTCATTATTAAATGGAGCTAGTGCAAAATCTTACGAATACACTAATGGTAAAATTTCAAAAGTTAAGTACTCTGATTTTTCATCAAATAAAAATAATTTCGTAATTAAAGAATTTACATATTCTGGAGATAAAATAACTCAAGAAGATATTACATTTACTTTATTCTTTAATGCGGAAGAATCAGGAGATGTTGAAAAAACCGAAATCAAATTCCAGAAAAAATTTACATATTCTGGAAATACAATATCTTCATCAACAAGCACATTAGTATCAATTACAGATTACACGAAAGAATAAAATTAAGGATCTTTTATGGCTAATTTATGTCCAGGAATAGTGGTTTCTGAATTCATGTATGCGAATAATTTTACTTTATTAATAAGATTATGTCCAGAATATTCTCATTTAATTATGGATGAACCGATAACCATTGGAGAAAAGGAAGTAATTCCTGCTCCATCTCCTACTATCAATGATGAACCATTAGATTCTAGCGATGGAAATTCTGAAATAATTAATTCAGACGTAATTACGCATTTGACTGCTCAAATAACTTTAATTGAACAAACTATATCAGATTTAAAAAAATCTATTGAAGATAATCTTAATCCAGATATTGATCCCGAAGAAGATTGTGATCCAAATGATTATTCTGATCAAGATATTGATCAAGATACTGAAACAGCTAAATACACTGAATTCTTAAGCCCTGAACAGAATCCTTATTATATTACTACAGAAGATGTCGCATCTGGAAAAGATCCTATTGTAATTTTCTGTCCAGATAAAGATAATGAAGATGGAGAGAGTACGCCTAAATTCGTGAAAGAAGATTTACCAATCGATGGAAAAGATCTTTTAAAGATACAACTTAAGACTCCATTATGCGAAATTCCAGATTCTAAAGTAAAAAGTACTGTATCTGATTTAGAAGATATTACGAAGTACATCAACGATGATACATTATCTGATTTATCTGATTTAGATACTTTAATTACTAATACTCAATCTAAGAAATTAGATTTGGATCCTGATAATAGCGAAATTACTGCAGCCGATTATTATAATACATACAATGAAACGTTTGAAGAAAAAACTACAATTCTTCAACCGAAGGAAGTTAAACTTGGAATACCATTAGCTACTTTAAATAAAGAAGAAGAAATTCATCTTCAGATAATTGATTCTAAAGTAGAAGTTACTAATCTTTTTCAATTGACAAAAGGTTTAAAAATTGATAAAGAATTAGAACCGGGAGTGGTTTATACAATTATTTTTAGGACTAACGGATTTAGTCATTCATTGTATTTATACGATGAGAATAATAATGAATTTTATTCAGATTCTTTATCGACAATAAAAGATCTTACAGTAACCACGATAGCGATGGATGCTTTAGCTAGAAAACATTTTTGTGGAAAAATTTTAGACGTTCAAATTTTTGCAAATCAAATTGCTACTCCAGAAGAAGTAGTGAAAGAAAAAGCTTTATTTACAGTGCCAGATGGAGTACTTGCATTCTACGATTGGAATGAAATAAGAGTTCATAAAAATTTATCATTCTCTTTACCAAGTTTCGAATATCCTTTAAAAATGTTTCCAAATTATTATAATAATTTTATTCTCGAAGAAAATACTTTACCATATAAAAGTCTTAAACATGGATACATTACAAACTTCTTTTGTAATCAAATCCTTTCAGAGAATGAATTTACGATCGCGGCGTGGTTTAAAATTGAAGATGATAGCAATATATATAATGAAAGAGGCTTCCCAGATTATCGTGGAATTATCGATGATGATATTCATGGAACTACTTTAATGTATGATAGATACACTAATAAATTTAAATTACAAATACTATCTAAAGAAGGATCTTTTGAAGATCAATTTTTTGATTATTATCTGAGAGATAATTCTTGGTACTTTATCACTTTTAAATTAAAAAGAAAAGATACAGAGACTCCAGAAGATAAAATTATTTTTAGAATTCATGATGAAGAAAATAATATTGATGAAATTGAATTTAAAGTTCCCGAGAATTTTAAATTTATTTTAATGACAATGTTTGCTCAATTCGTCGGAAGAAATTATACGAATTTCTTTGATGTAAAAATTGGGAATGTTGCATTGTTTAAATCGGTAATTTCCGAAGGTCAAGAAGATGCAATATTCTATGATGGAATTAAAGTTTTAAAAAATAGAAAAATGTAATTTTTTAGAACTGCTATATATCCATTGTATCTAAAAAAGATGCTACTTTAAAAATCAAAGTTTTCAATATAATTTTTAATGAAAACTCGTGTCTCGCAAACGTTGCGCTTCAATGGATACACAAAGATATAAAAGCAGTTCTAAAAATTTTAGAACTGCTATATATCCATTGTATCTAAAAAAGATGATACTTTAAAAATCAAAGTTTTCAAAGGTTAAAAAATGATTACTGCAAGAATTGGTGATATCGCTGTCGGAGTTTGTCCTTGTCCGCCAACGGGAATGTGTCCCGCGACTGGCGTTGTTGTTACTGGAGATCCATTGCATCTTAATGGAGGATCTCCTACGACTCGAATTGGAGATATTGTAATGTTTCCTTGTGGTGGATTCACTATCGTAACAGGAATGTTTCAATCCTTTCAAGGCGGAATGCCATTGGCTTCTATTGGATCAAATTGTATTGGAGCAGGATCAGGAATGATTGTTACAGGAAATCCTCTAGTTATGAAATCTTAAACGAATCGGAAAAAAGGATTCAGATGGCCGAAGAAACAACAACCACAACAATCAAATTTGATTCTTCTGAATGCGTGGATACTTATAATGTTGGAGCAGGAGATTATTCCGATATATATGAAGCACGAGCGCATTTATATGATCAAAAGATTTTTGACGCAGTTGAAAAATTAAGATATGATCTTAAAACTAACTTAGATGAATACAAGAATAATGGAGGAGATATTACCGCTTCCCGATATACTGATAATTTAAATTTATATGATTATTTAAATGATGATAAATTTAAAACTTTCTTTAGAGATAATGCTAAATACACGGATGGTTATGGAAACTCTTATGATTATATTAAAGAATTAATGAAACTTTCATTGACTTATAATGAACATTTTATGGAAAACTTAATGATGGTAAAACAGATTAAACCTTTCGATTGTTGTTATTATGATACCTTTTTTTATTTGAAAGAACTCTTTCAAGATTTTTTTAATAAAGGTAGAAATCTTTGCCATTATGATAAAATTGTAAAAACATTCGTAGACAACTTCGGATCTTATTTAGATGCTTTTTATGATGATACTGATGACAAAAGTGGGTTAGAGTATTACACTCAAGTTCTTGATAATGCTTTAGATGAGAATACTGATATTTATAACGAGATTGATACTTTACAATCTAATATAGAAGACACTACTAAAGACTATAGTGATCTTTCTTATAAAATTAAAAAATATTTAGATAATTTAAAATTATTAATAAAATTAATTGCAGTTACTAATATTATTTTTACTTTATCAGATGAAGAACGAGCTCATGCGAATGATTATGCTGACACTATGAATAATATAATTAATCAAGATAGTTCTAAGACTGGTCATACATATTATGAATTAAGATCTTTCGAGATTACGCAATATCAAATAAAAATTGCAGTTAAGTATCGAGGTAACGTGGATTCAATGAGACGAAATTATAACAATATGTTAAAATTATCATTGATCGCCGGCGTTCGATATTTCGGATTTGATATAGATTGCTTAGATGTTTATAAAGATTTACAAGTGATTCTACCAACATTGAATGAAAATTCTTCTAATGAATCTTAAAAGGATCTTTTATGGCTACTTTAATTGATACACAAAATGGATACAATCCACAATACGAAAATAAATTCGTAAGACAAAATTATAATGATTCACCAAATGGTTGGGTAATTATGGATACTTGGAATAATCCATATTACCCTATCAATCATACGATAAAATATAGTTCTAAAGATTTCGATATTCCAAAATTTAAAAAATTATTTCATAGTGAATATGGTGGGCGACCGAATGATTTATTTCTTCCGTGGCATTATATTATAGACAATGTAAATGATTTTCCGTATGTTATTAATTCCAGACCATTCAATTATAAAACTTATCTCCCAGGGATTGAAAATAAATTATGTATTTTATTAATTGGAGATTCTGAAGCGGATCTTTATCAGGACTCTTTTTATAAAATAATTGCAGAATTAATAATTAATCCTTTTAAAATAATGACTGGAGCGTATTATATGAATAACACGAGGGATAAATTTACATTTTTAACAGGAAAAGGTTTTAAAAAAGACCGATTATTCAATTATATAATTTAAAGGATCTTTTATGGCTAAGAAAAATTCACCAGAATTAGAATATGAATTAAACATCGATTCTCAACGCGAGAGTATCAATAAAAAAATTCAAAATCTAGAAAATAAATTAATTTCATTAAATAATAAAGAATCAATTATTAATACTTTAATTATTAAAATTAATAACGAGTTAGAAAATATCGATCCTAAACATTTTAAAGCAGTTTCTCAAATGAGAACCACTTTGAATAAACAATTCGAAACGTTAGGATTGATTACCGATATGATAGCAAAATACGAAGACATGATTCAAAAATATAGAAAAATGTTAATTGATATTGAAAATCAAAAAATCAACAATATTATAAAATTCCAAAACATGATTAAAGGTGCGGAATCTGCAGAGAACGATGCTGCAAAAATTTTACTTCAAATAAATGAAAGATTAAATTCGATGAATGAAAATGGATCTAAAGAAGATCAAGCGAATCCTTTTTATGCTGAAGTAATCCAAGAATTAGAGGATAAAGGAGATTTATAATGTCAACTCTTTCACGAACCTTACAGAATAATTCCAGTAATACTGGTAATTCCAATTTACCAAAAAGTGAAGAATTATTTTCAAAAATTATAAAAAATGAATTTGAAAAATTACGAAAAGAACCAGATACTCTTTTTGAAAATCTTACGGTATCATTAGATTACGAAAAAGAATATCAAAAATTCAAAAAATCAAAATATTATTTAACTTTCTTACACGAATCAGAATATAATAAAATTAGAACTTTAAAAAGTTATTTTTTAGGCGAAATTATGATTCCTATTATAGAAGAAGTTATGTTGAGAACCGATGATAACATTGGTTTCACTGACGAAATTCTTCTTGAAAATTCTTATGATATTTTATTAAAAAAATTAAATCCAAAATTAGAACCAGTTCTTGAAAAATTTGATACATTAAATGAAACTGAACAACTTCAGTTTATCGTTGAAAATACTAGAGTATTAAAGCAATATGGTTTAATTGAAGAAGGACCTTTAAGAAATTTTGCAGAAAAATTAATGGTAAATAATAAAAATGTTTTTTTTAGAATATCAAGAATAATTATAAAAAATATAGATTTATTATTAAAATCAATGGGAAATTTTTTACAAGTTTTATTTGGAGGTTTCCGAGATATCGCTACTGTCGTTCCTTTCGTGAGCGGATTCCTAACATCAATGGCTCAATTAAATGAAGATAAAAAATTTCTTTTACGAGCAAATCTTGGAGATTCTCCATACTTAAATGATTTTATGAGATCGTATGGTAAAATATCCGTTGGAGATATTGGAAAACGATGTTGGGAAAAATCAATGGCGTTAATGACTGTAAAATTTGATCCAGAATTTGACGCTAAACTATTGAGTTATTTTTACACATTGAATGGAGTAAATTATTCTTTTAAAAATCCTCATGATTATGACTTAGAAGATTCTAGAAATGATTATATTTTTAAAAAATTTTTAGATACTATCAATACCGATAAAGAATTTAATAAAAAAGTTCATTATTATCGAAAATGTCTTTATGGAAATTTAATTGATTATATTACTGGATTTTTAAGAGTTTCTATCGAAATGGATGGCGTTGAAAAATCACTTTTAAAAAATATTAGATTTTTAAAAGATGATGGTCATCAGTTCGTAAAAACATTTCGAGAATTTTATGATTTTAAACCTAAAAACGAAGCGGAAAGAATTTTTATAAATGCAACTATCGCTTTATTAGATTTAAAAGGTTTAGCTCTTGAAACACTTTCTAATATAAATAAATACAGAATGCAAGATATTTATTTACAAGAAGATATGGAATTCGTGGTAAATAAAATTCGTCAGGCGTTTAATGATATCGATCAAATGTCTAATGATGTTTTAAGAGATACAAAACCAGTAACTGGTTATAAAAAATATGAAGAAAATATGAGACAAAATAAAGAAGAGCGAACAATGATTGGTAATAATGATAAAAAACCAAAAAAACTTTCGCTGTTTGATTAGTATTTAAATAATATTTAATTAATTTAAAAGGAGCAAAAATGACTAAACTTAAAAAGGATCTAAAAAAGATCACTGAATTAATAGAATCAGTTGATAGCGTTGATCAAATCAATGAAAATGAAATCAATGAAATCGTAGAAATCACTGAAAGCATTACAAATTCGATCGTGACAAGATCAAGAGATTCTAAGATTGCTGCAGCAATCGGAGCAATAGCTTATGGAATTGCTAAACAGAAGAACGATCCTCTGTATTTAAAAGCTGCTAAATATAAAAAATTATGGAAGCAAAATAAAGAACAGATTATGCAAAAATATGGATCTCTTGCTCGACAAAAATGGTTAGAAAGAAGTCAAGGATAAAACTTTGTCTTTAATTGATCAAGTTTACAAAAAGCGATCTAAAAAAGATACAAACGAAGAAGTCAAAAAAGAATCAAAAAAATTGGAGAAGAGGGAGAAGACTCCCTCTTCTCCATCAATTTCTGTCGAGCAGAAAACCCCACAAGAACCACAAGAACCACAAGAACCACAAGAAAAAGAATTCAATAAACTCGAAGAAGCTGGCGAAGTTAAAAAAAAGAATTCCAAAAAAGAATCTAAAAAAGATTCAAAGATTGTGCAAGAAGAGACTGATCAAGAAGGATCTTTTTTCGATCCTTATAAATTAAATAGTTTTAAACTCTTTTTAAATTGCAAAAAGCTATTTGATAAAAATTTATTTTATCAGGATTCTCTTGATTCTCTTGATTCTTCTAAGTTTTTAAAATTATTAATTTCTAATGAAAAATTTTCGGATTTTTTCTATATTAAAAACGAAAGTGTAGTAATTCCTTTTAATGATATTAAAATTGCTTTTTATTTAAAAGAACAATTTGAATCTTTTTTAGATACGAATAAAATAAATTCATTTTTCTTAAATAAAAAAATTTTTTTATTCGAAGATTTGGATAAATTAGCATCTTTTTTAGATGCTAATTTAAATGATTTAAATAAATCAAAATGTTTATTCTGCCCATTTTTTATCAAAAAGGATAAAGAATTTAAATGTACTCTTTAAAACAATAAAGAAATGATCTTTAAAAGATCCAAAAAAGGAGAATTAATGATTAAAATTAATTTTGGAAGTTTTCCGTTAATTAATATAGATCAGCGAACGAGATTATGTTTAGATAAATATTTAATTAAGACATTTTCTAATCAATTTCAAATGCATGATAAATTAACCACTCTTGGCACTGGTAAAGATTTTTATTTTTTAACGCCAGAGAAAATTCTAGACGAATTGCTTAGTTGGGATAAAAAATCGAACAGATTATCAGATATTCAGCCAAAAAATTCGGCTGGTGTTTTTGGCTCATCAAACTATAATTCATCATCTAGATTTAATGGATATTTACCTGAGTCAACTGAGATCGTTGAAGTTGTATCTAAAAAAGATGCAACGAAAGAAATTTTTTTAATTCCTAATTATCTAAGTACTCAACGATTGCTTGCTATGAGATCTTTAGAAGAAGCTATTTTTGAAATGGAAGATTCTGGAGATGAAAATGAATTTAATTTTTATGATCTTTATAAATTTTTAATTACTTATAGCAATCAACCGGAATTGGTAGATCTTTTTCCTATATTATTAAACGTGGCTGATGAATTCGAAGAAACAACTCTTGCTCAAATTGAACACGATATTATATTTTTCATTAAGCAGTTTAAAAAATATTTAGCTCTTAATGGAGATACTTTAAGTATTCTTGAAGATATCGATGATATAATTGATCCAACTCAAGATCCATTGTTAATTCTGAAAATTTTTGAAGAAATTACTATTTATTTAAATGATAAATTTAATCTTGAAATGGATGAAATCAATTTAATTAATCTTCCAGATATCGTAGATAAAGATGATCTTGAAAACGGCGCAAATGATATGAACATCGAAGAATCTGAGAAAGTACTTTTAGAAGAAAAAAACAATAAAAATTTTAATTATTCAATGTTAGATAATGCTGATGCTTATACTGCTTTAATTAAAAGAGCTTTTATATTAATGAGCAAGTATTATCAAGAAATCGCTAGAGATGGTTTTTATAGAAATAAATTCGTATTACCGATTTATAGCGAAAAGTTAGTGTCAATGGATATTAATAATCCAGGAAGCGCCAACACCCAATTTAAATATTCATTTTATTTACTTACGAATTCTTTAACAGACTCAATTAAATTAGATAATATTGCTTACAACGAAAGCACTGTTATCAATATGCTATATATTTTTAATCAATTATTTCCAACATTGTCATTAAATGAATTTAATGATAGGCATATGGAAATGGTAATGAAATTCTATAATTTTATTGAAAAGAATGATATGAAACCAGTTGAATTTTTTACAACATTTTATAGATTAGTGTATATAATTAATCATTATGAACCTGGAAACTATAATGAAATAAATGATATAATTAATTCAAGCAATAATAATCAAGATCAATTTTTTGATAAAGAGTTAGTAGTTGAAATGGTTCAAATTATTAATCATTTAAGTCCTTCGGTTCAGGATGAATTAAAATTAATGGCTAAAAAAATTACTAGAACGTTGAAAGATTTAAGAATAATCAATCCTGCAAATAAACCTGAATTAACTTATGATAGAGATATGTCTATCGATTACAGTAGACAAGTAATTGCGTTATTTGAAGCTTTTTTAAGAAATAAGAATACTTCATTTTCAGGTAATCTATCAACAGAATTCCGAAGAGTTCAACATTTAAATGATAATATAAAATTTAGGGATATAATTATTTTATTTCAAGAGCTCGTTAGATATAATAAATTATCTTATAAAGACATTATTGTTCAAGATAATGATTTTATTGATTTTAGTATGGAAATTTCAAATACGAGATTGAATTTTAATGAGTTAACCACTAAACGATATCTTGATCAAAATTTTAGAGATTTCGTAAAAATGAGTTATGAAAATTATATCGATACCATTATGAAAAATACTATTTTAAATAGCGTTGCTGTACGCGATTGTACTGATTTTGATTTAGTGCATTATAATGCGGCTACTGGAGAAGTAAGACTTTCGGATCCAGCGTACTCAATTACGGAATCAATAAAATATAAATTACCTAAAATGAGTTTAGAAGAAGTAATTATAAATAATGCAATTTTAAAAGATTTAATCTATGATCTTTTTGATGCAGCGCAAAGTAAATTAAGAACTCCATTGAGCGCAGCGGATCGAATAGTATATGGTAGAATGGCAAATTATTTAGATAAACTTTATCATGAAAGATATACAACAGGATCTATTTTAGCTACTTTAAATAAAGATAGAAGAGATGAAATTCATGAATTATTAAATTTACCTATCATTTACGATACTTTAGATTTCGATGATTTATTTGAAAAAGTTTATAAAATTTTTAAACAGACCCATTATCCAACGAGAGGTGGTATGGCGCGTCGACCAATTACTGTTGAAGAATATGTAGATGAATTTTTCCGAATACTACAAAGTTTTTATACCGTAGATGCTTCTAGAATGGGCTCTGGTGGATCCGGAGGATCAGGATCCGGTGGTAGTACTGCGAGTGGATCAGGAGGCTCAGGTGGTTCTGGTGGTTCTGGTGGATCTGGTCGATCCGGAGGAGGTTCGGGATCTGGAGGAAGCTCAAGTGGCTCTGGAGGAGGATCAGGAAGCTCTGGCTCTGGAGGAGGTTCTGGTGGCTCTGGTGGATCCGGTGGATCTGGAGGAGGTTCGGGATCTGGCGTAACCTTATTCGATAAAGATCACGGAGGAATTTATCCTAAATTAAGAACCACTTATGGAAATATATATGATATATTAACTAATCTATTTCTTAGCCCAGAAATATTCGCATTAATTATTAAAAATAACATAGATGATTCCGATAAGTTCGAATCATTCATTTCAAAAGATGAAAATTCTTTAGAAGATAATGAAAAACTTTTATTATATAATTTAAAAAATCTTAATACATCAATTATGGATCTCGTAGTAGATTCGACTGAATATTATGAAATGCTTTTAGAAAAAGAATTATTTGAGAAAGCAACCGATTGTTTGAAAAAAGGACGCTTAGTTTCACATATTGATCATCATATTTTATATGATATTATCGAAATGCTTATCGATAAAAATACGAATCAAAATGTTAGAGATAGATTTCAACGAAAGTCTTATAAAAGACTTCTTAAGATTTTAATCGATAAAGTTTTTAGACCATTGATTCTAAAATTCAAAAACATGTCTTTATCGAAAGAAGTTGAATTCAAAGAAGTTTCAAATGGTTTAAATCCATTATTGAAAAAGATTGTTAAAAATCCTCAGCATTTTAAATCTTATATTATAAGTACTAACGTTATTAATATTTTATATGAACTTTTATATATTACAGATACTCAAAAATTCATTATTGGAGCAAGTGGACAAAACGCTGGATTAATCCAAGTACCACGAAAGTATACAATGATGAATAATAAAATAGAATACATTTTAGATAATATTTTAAAATTAAAACATAATCCTATTTGGCTTATAAGTAAAGATAAAATTTATCTTTCTTTACCAGATTATTTATCTTTAACGCACAATAGAATTATAGGTAGTGTTCCAAAAGATGAAATTCAAAATTATTGTCGAATGGATTTCGCAAAAATATGGAGCGCTAAAGAAATCGGTAATACTTTAAAAGGTACTCAGAATGTTGGTAAAGCGACAGCAGATTATCTTTCAACTCTTAAAAAATTAACTGATAAGAAAAATTTTAAAAGCAGCAAATGTAATGGTAAAAATAAAAATAAAGACAATAAATGTAAAAATATTGATTCTGAAATTAAAGCAATTGAACAAGAACTTAAAGTAAAAGAAGCGGCTTTAAAAATCGTAGGAATTGATATTAATAATATTAAGAAAAACGGAACATAAATCTTTTAAACCAAAAAACCAATTTAATTAAATTTAATCGAAAGTGATCTTTTTTAGATCACTTTTAAAAAACTAAGAAAAAAATAAAATTACCTTTTAAAAATTAAGGAGACATAATGTATAAATTTAGAATTAAAGATATTGATGAAAAAATAAAATATATCAAACCAAATTCATTTTATAAAAATGCTATGGAAAAGATTAAGAAGTCTAAAATTTTTGAAGAAATTCAAGAAAGTGCTGTATCTTACGAAATTGAAACGAAACAGATTCAAATCGATAAAAATTCAACTGCTGCAGAAAATAATAAAATGATTGTGGAAGAGACATATGGTAATCCTTTATCTTTTATGAAAACTGTTAGTTCTAAGATAGCTAAAGCTAAAAAACAAGAACGAAGAAAAATGGAACTTATCACTGAAAGTTTTAATTCAAACGTTTTCGAAGATAAAACTTTAAAAGATTTAAAATATTTTAATTATTTAATCGAGAGCACTTTAAACCCTCTTGAAAATGAAATTAAAAATATTAATGAATTAAAAGAAGTTCTTTATGATAAAATTAAAGAAGCTTTAGTAGAATCAGTTACTTTATATAAAGAAACTAACGTTAAACCAAGATTCTTAACACCAGCTTTCGCTAAAAAAGAATTAACCGAAAATGAATTAATTAATCTTTATGAAGTAAATTTTAAAAAATTTCTTACTGAAAATTATTTAACTCCTGTAAGAAAAAATGAATTCAAAGATGAGATCAAGAGTGATCTAAAAAAGATCACTAAGTATTTAACGGAGAATGGTATTGATGCGAACTTAGATACTTTAACTCTTTATTTACCTTTTGAAAAAAGTATTAGAGAATTCTTCGAATCAATTTTAATCCCTGAACCATCTAAATATAAAATTAATTTATTTTTAGAAAATCAAGATCCAATTTATTTCGAATTATTCGAAAACAATGCTAAAATTCTTCAAGAAAATGTTGAAGAAAAAATTGCTCATATTGCTTCTATGATTGGACCATTTTTATTTAAAAATAAAGTTGATACAGATTTAGAATCTGGTTACAATCCATTAAAATTAGCTGGTTTATCAATTGCATGTGAAAGAATTGATGATGGACCTATGGTTTGTAAAGCTAAAAAAGCTGAAGGTATTGGAGCTGAAGAAGATTTAGAAGATGAAATTCCAGATGTATCTGATAAAGATGCAAGCGTAGCTGATGTAGCTGATGATATCGATGATATCGATGATATTGATATTGAAAAAGAAAAAGAAGCTGTTGAAAAAGCTGCTGAAGAAGAAGCGGTTGATCTTGATAAAGATGAAGATTCTGTAGAAGATGCAATCGTTGATGAACTTGAAGCAGAGCTTGAAGCTGAAATGGAAGATAAAGTTGCTGGGCCAGATGATAATATCGATATTGAAAAAGAAATGGAAAATGTTCCAGAAGATTCAATAGATTCTGAAGGATCAGATGAAGATAAAGATGAAGATAAAGATCATGATGGAAAAAAAGATTCTGAAGAAGATCATGGAGAACTTCCAGAAGATTTCGAAGGTGATCATGAAGACGCTGAGAAAGAATCTAAAAAGAAAGATGAAAAAAAAACGCTAAGTGAATCAGATGAAAGTGGTATAGATCCTACACCATTAGATAATGATTCTAAAATTTCAAGATCAATCAAGTTAGCTGAAGAGCCTGGTGATCTTAAAAATTTAAAAGAAGTATATAAAGAACATAAAAATTTTAACACTGAAATCAATAAAGAAGAATTCGTTGGCGATGAAAGCGCGAATATCAATAAATTGGAAGACGTGGTAAAAACTCACGAAGATCAAAATTTTAAAAATTTTGACAAATAAAAAGTTTTTTGGAGATGTGATCTTTTAAAGATCACTCTCCAGCTTTTTTTGTCGTTAGATAAAATTAGATAAAATTAGATAAAAATAAATTTTAGAACTCGTATATATCCTTAGTATCTAAAAAAGATGCTACATTGAAAATCAAAGTTTTTTTAAAAAAATAAAATAAATAAAAAAGAAGACAGCTCTAGAATCCGAAGATTCTAGAGCTCGAGGACTAAAGTCCTCAGAGAGTTATCCGAAGATAACTCTCTTGTCTTCACTATTTATATATCTTTTAAAAGAATACGAGTTCTAAAATTTTTAGTGTAATTTTAGAACTGCTATATATCCTTAGTATCTAAAATAGATGCTACATAGAAAATCAAAGTTTTCAAAAGTTTTTTTCTATAATTTCATTTTTTCTAACGACAAAAAAAGAAGTGATCTTTTAAAGATCACTTCTAAAATTATTTCTAAAAGTTTCTTTCGAAACCTTTATATTTTTTCTGAATAATTATATCTTTTATTCCTAACGGAAAAGATTTAATATCAGATTTTGATAAATTAAATTGTTTTGCTAAAGCAACGATGTTTTTATTGTAATCATTAATACTTTCACATTCAGAAGTAATTAATGTTACAATTTTCTTCCCTTGTTTATAAGCAGTAACTTTACTTACAAAGCTATCTTTATCGTCACCTACTATTTTGAATTCTTCGTCAATTCTTATTATAGCATGTTTATCCAATTCTTTTGGATCAGGTGCCTTATCTAATTTTTCTTTAACTTTCTTTATCTGACCATTAGAAGAAGAAGAAATTTTGAACCATCCTTTATCCTTCCAACCGTTTATATATCTAATTCTATAAGTATTGAAATACCAATCTTTTTTCCCAGCATCTTTCATATACTCATTTAAAGAATCGTATTGATTCTTATTTAATTTAATCAGGAATCTGATTTCCTTTCCTGATTTAATCATTTGAGTTTCTTTTGATGTTAGAGATAAATTTTCAATTGCTTCTGTAATTGTCATTAATAATTTTTCTGTTTTTTTATTTAAAAACATATTCTTCTCCTTCGTTTCCTTCGTTTCCTTCGTTTTTCTATTATTTCTTACACGTCAATTTTTTTACATATAAAATTAAAGCATAATTTACGATAGATAATAATCTATACCAACTTTGAGCACCCAGTTTTTCATAAGCGCTTTGTCCAAAGATTTCTTTCGTAATTTGCTCTCTGTATTGCTTAATTTTAATATATGCTTCATTCTTTTTAGCATTACCAATATTTTTAATTAAAACATCAATATTGATTCCACAGAATTCTTCAACGCTCGTTGGCTGAATTCCTTCTAATAAAAGATCTACAATAATTTTTAAATCTTCTTCATTATTAAGAATCCATTCATTAATACTTTCAATTACTTTATCGGAAATTCTAAATTTATTTTTTAAGACATTGCTAATCGCTGGATCATTGATTCCAGTTTTATCCATTAAAGCATTCTTATCAAAAGTATCCCCAATTTGATCAATAATATTTTTGATAGTTTCTCTTTTTTCAACCATCTCTTGATTATCTTGATATGCTTTTGCGTAAGCATCTTCTGCAGTTTCTTTTAATCCTTTTTCATAAGCTTCGTAATAATGTTTTGCTAAAGTTGTAACTACGATAGTTCTTAATCCTGGCTGAATTACTGTTAATAATTTAATCATTCCAGTTTTAGGATCTGCTGCATCTTGTCTTACATATCTTGGAATAAATTGTCTTTTTTGAGGGACAAAATGATTAAATAAAAATGCATAAGGTGTTCCAAGTTTTACATAATCAGAATTACTCTTAATCATATAATTTTGAACATATCTTGCAATATCTGGATTACATCCTAATTTCCAAGATCTTTTTACTAAAGCATTCCAAAATCTTGCTGCAACTAAAAGAATTGGAATTGTAATCATTGTATCATTATCGATATACATTCCCATAGTAGCAACGATACATAATGTTAAATAATAAGGTTCTGAGTAATTTCTTTGACCTTGATAAAAACCAATTTTCGACATTTCTGTTTTTAATTCACTTTCCGTTAGACCAAAAATCTTAGTTAATCTTTTTCCAAGATCACTTGGGTATACGAAAGTATCACAAAATGTTTGATGTTCATGAGCGTGTTTTACTAAAATCTGAACAGCTCTATGAAGTTCTTTTAAGATTGCTTCTTTATATGCTTCATCTTCTTTAACTCTTTTAATTACAGCTTGTAATTTTTCAGGTAAATTAGAAATATTACAACCCTCAACATAAACTTGTTTTGGTGGTTTTGCTGCTAGACCTTTTTTATTTAAATTCTTAATAAAATTAATTCTATCTTTATGAGATAGATCTTTGAAAGATGTAACTGTTTTTAAAATTGCTTTTTCTGTAACATTTGGATTAGCCATAAGTGCTCCTTTTCTTTTATTGTTTTTAGATGTCGTAAATATCTTTTGAATCAAAAAAAGATTCTAAAGATAATGAAGCAAGATCTCTCCTCTTACTTCACTATTTTTATATCTATGCTAAAAAAAGGAATTCTAAAACAAAAAGGAATTCAAAAACAAAGCGAAAAATTAAGATTTCAAAGGATGATATGAAATGGGTACAACAACAACTACAACAACAATAAATTCACCAAAACCGATGTTCGATTTAAAATCCGAGTTATCAAAAAAATTTAATACTGATAAATCTTCACATTCGCAGCTTTTTCCAAACCCTGTTTCTACTAATAATACTCCTACTAGTACTAGTACAGATAATAGCTATACAATTAAGAATTACGCAAATCTATCTCAACCAACTAACGCGTTTGAAAATTTTAAAAAGTTGGTAAGTTCTATTGGTGTAAATCTTGGCGGGAGCCTTGGGAATTTTGCTCCTTATATCAATGGAAATTATATAATTCTTATGGAACATGGAGCATGGACTAAAGTAACGCCAAATAATTTTGATATAGCTAAGGGTATGGTTAGTACAATATCGGAATCGAGTAATACGCATACATCTTCTTTCTTAGATGGTCTAAATGAAATTAAAAATCAACAGACATTTGTGACGTTAGCGACCGACGTTGCGTTACCTGAACCTATAAAAGAATTTATAATGGTAAGTTCGCGAAATCCCGCGTTAACCATTTATGATAAAGATACCGTTTTAACAGATTTTTCTATATCATATCTTGATAATTATGATTTAAATTTAATTCAATATTACGAAGTTTGGCATAAATTTATTGAATTTTATAAGCGAGGATATATTTGGTATAACGATAAAGGTAGAAAACGACAATCTTATATTGAGGCAAATTGTGGTAATTCCAAGTTCTCAAAATATTTTTATTCTTTGCCTTATTTAAATAATTTATATATTTTAGCATTTGATATGGATATGAATATTAGAGCAGCGTTTTTGATCCCTGGTATAAAACCAACATCAATGCCTCTAAAGCAAATTCTTGGAAATCGTGGTCAAAATCGAATGACTACGTATTCGATTCAGCATAAAAGTACTGGGCAATTGATTTATAAATTTTATAAAAATTCAGAACATTTTTTTAAAGAAGCAAATCAAAAATCAGAAAACGACAATTCTACATCCGTTCCTAATGAATTCAATTTAGCTGCAAAAATAGTAAATTTATTCGATTCGACATCTTCAGAAAATATTAAGAATACAGGTTCAACTAAAACTAATTCGAATGATTGTAAAGCGAGTTTTGCCAATGGAAGTTCGACTAAACCGATACCTACAACTCTTGACGAATTAAGAGAAGCATTGAAAAATTGTAAAAATCAGGCTACGGAAGATAAAACTTATTGCGCGAAAATAAAAGATCGGCTGCAAGCAAAATTAGCTGCAGAAGGTATTCAACTTGGCCAAAATTTTAATACCAGCGAAATGGAAAATAAAATCAAAGAATTCAAAGAAAAATATGCGGAAAATGAAAAGAAACGTTTAGCAAGTTTAGCAAAAATTGAAGCTGTTTCAAAAAATATTGACAATATGATAAAAGATTATGAAGATGAGAAAGATGACATTGCTGAAGAAATGAGAGAAAAAAATTGTAGTAATGATTCTACGATAGAGGGATGCGAAAGTTTACAAACGAAAATGACAGAATTAACTGAAAAAATTGATAAGTTAAAAAATTTCAAAGAAAAAATTAAAAGATCTGATAAAGATGGGACCGTTGACCCAGATTTTATTATGGGGCTCGATGCAGATTATGAAAAAGTAGCTGATGTTTTTACTGATACTTTTCCAATGGTTCAAGCGTCTAAAAAAGCAATATCACCAAATTCAAAATCAGACAGAGAAAACCCTGTATCAAAAATTAATAAATTTTTTACAGATAATAAAATTGATAGCGATTCGCCACCGTTGCTTTCAAATGACGGGACAGAAGTTAAAGATTTGACGACGCAAGTCCTCGTTAATGGTAAACTTCAAACAATAAAAATTAATGGTTCTGGAAATAATTCAATTAAAGTTACTGGTAATCAAGTTTATGCTGTGCTTTATGAAGTGCTTTTAGCTCAAGGTCATACTAAAAAGCAAATCGAAGAAGCAATTGAAGTCAAAAGAGATGGTCAGGGTAATATCGTTGACATCAAAGATACTGGTAAAGGAATTTTCAATTTACCTGAAAGAGTAAATGAGCAACTTACCGTCTCAATTGCGAAGCTGTTAGTTACTCATCCAGAGTATTTTGGAGAATCAGAAATAAAATCAAATACAAAGCCTCCAATACCAGTTAAAAAAGGAAAGTATTTAGCAATCAATTCAGCAAATAAAGAAGCAATTGAAGCGCTTAATGAGATATACGAAGCACACAATTAATATATATAATACATATAATACATATAATTAATATAATCTATACAATTTTAAGGAGAATTAATGGCAATTCAAAGTTACGAAAATAATATTTTGAAATATCAGCAAATTGTTCAAGATAATTTTAAAGTACAAAACCCACATTTATTGAAAACTGGAGTTCTTGGAACTCTTGTTAATATTCTTGCTCTTCAAGAATACGATACTTTCGATTATTACAATAAAGTATTTCAAGAAAACAATCCATCATTAGCAAAAGATTTTAATTCAATGTTATTCCATTCGAATTTTTACAACGTTGATATTACTTTTGCTGAACCTGCGACACTTAGCGTGTATCTTCAAATTCCAAAAATCAATACGGATAATATTAGATATTATGAATACACTATTCCAAAAAATAGTCCATTTATTTCAAAAGATGGGATGGATTTTATTATTGAATCAGAAGTAAGAATTATTCAATCTCAATCTAAAATTAAAGCTTATCAATACACTAGCACCGAAGGTAAAGTGGATTGTAATATTATTACAAGCACTGATTTTTATGGTAATGAGGTGTATCTGGTTCAGATCAATGATGTAAAACAATACAGAAGACGTTTTTATAAATACACTGTTCCTTTTTATCAATTTGGAAGTACCTTTAATTTTGACGTTTCTGTTAAATCGTATAAAGAGATTTATCAGATAAATGCTTGGTTAAATGAAAATCCAGATTCTCCAATTGATGAGTTAACTCTTGATAAATTTTCATCTATTGAAATTAGTCCATCTTTTGGAATAAAAGAGATGAATATTAAATACTATCAATTCGGTAGTTCTCGTTATGATTATGATCTGTTTTTAGATATCAAAGATTCTACATTATCATTCAAAACAGGAAATGGAATTAATGGAATTTATTTACAGCCTGGTCAAGAAATTATAATTGAGACAAAAAATACTTTAGGTGAATACGGGAACGTAGAAAACATTGAATTCGCTATCGAAAACGTGATGGTTACTACTGTAGATTTAGATGGTAAGCAAAGTGTATACAACACTGTTCTTAATGGATTTTCAGTTAATGGAGCGTCTGGAGGAAAATCAGTTGAAGATATTGAAAGTATTCGAAGTAAGATCTTCAATAAAATAAAAATAAGAAATGGTATTGTTACGCAAGCAGATTTCGAATCTGTTTTTTCAAATGAAGGAATTAATCCTTTTATTGATGTGAAATTTATCAATAATAATACTACGGTTTTCGTGTTTAATGTTTTAAAAGATAATGGCGAAGTTATTCCAACAACGGCTTTAAACATTTCAGAAGTTAATCTATCAAATGATCCTTTTTATCCAACGATGGTGGTAAATGATCAAGAATTTATTTCACCTTTTTATTATAAAAAATTAAATAATAATATTACTCAAGCTTTTATGGTAGATACTAATATCGAAGTTCCATTGTTTACGAGCGCAACTGTTGATCAAACCGTTCGTTTAAATAATGAAATTAAATTATTTATTACTTATGATTTTATTGATCGAAAATCATATATAAAAATCGAAGGCGCTCATGATGATTATACTTATAAATTAAGTTGTAATTTATTTGACGTAGAATTAAATTTTGGAAATAATTTTACTTACGAAGTTAATACTCGATACACTGATAGCTTTTGTATTATAAATAATTACCTTTATGATTTTACTATTGACGTTTATGATCCTAATGGGATCAAAGTAATTACATTTTTCAATTACGAATCTGAAGATCGACGATATTATCAATTAATTCCTCAGCAAGAAATTTATAAATTTTATATTGAAATTGAAGCTCAAGACATTGAACCTCAAGAAACATCAGCAGCTTTAGATTATTTAGATAATGAATTTGCAAGTATTATGAACACGATTGAATCGTTATACGAGCCGATAAAAGATGGGGAATTATCTTACGCTCTTAGATTACCATTTATTTCAAAAGATTATTTTGATAAAACCGATTATCAAAAACTATATTCTATTTTGGATTCTTTCTTTAAAATAAATAAAAATAAAGAAAATTTTCCTTTAACAACTAGAGTTCAACAAACGTTTTTTAATACTGTCGATATTGATCCTAAATATCAACCGTTTTTATTTGAACAAAGCAGTATATTAATCAATAATCCAAAAATACCTATCATGATGGATGTTGTAATTGATAAACAACAATTGATCTTAAGTAGATACGATTCCGAATATGATTTGGAATTCGATATACAATTAAAAACAATTGAATTTCTTAAAAAGAAAGAAGGATTTGAGATAGAATTTTACGAATCTGAATTAGAAGATTATTTATATAATTACTATAATGAAGATAAAAATTTTCCATTATTGAAAAATATAAATATCAAATCTCCTTCGATGTTCGTGATAAATAACCCTGACGATATTTACTATAATATGTCGAAAGAACTTACAATAAAAGAAATTTTAGATTTCATACCACCATATTTTTATTATGATTATGAAAATATCATAATTAATCCAATTTTAAATTAAATAAGGAGTTCCAATGGCAACTGATTACGATATCACTATAGATGATTTCAATACTGGAGATGAAGCTACTACATCTAATGAAGCAAGTACTCCTACTAATGAATTAGATTTAATTCCTGTTAGTAGTTTAACCATTGAAGATATTAAAAATTATATTACAAAAATCGCTGATAACGCTGGTCTTTTAACGACTGATGAAATAAAAGATCTTATCGCTCAAACTTTAAATACTCTTGGAGTTGTTAAAAGTTCTGATATAATCGAATTAGCGAAAGAAGCATTAAATGAAGCTGGAGCAATGAATACTGATGATATTCAAAAATTCATTGTCGATACAATAGTTCAAAAAATGATAGAGCTGAATGATAATATGGATTATATTAATCAAGTTAAAGATAATCTTCAAAAGCAAATCGATTATACAGCTCTTGAAATTAAAAAAGTAAATGATGATATAAATTCTAATTCTGGGGATATCTTCAGAATCAAAGATGATTTAAATAATAAATATCAAATTCTAACTTCAGCAATTGAATCTTTAGAAGATACAATTAATACTATCATTGATAATGATACTTTTTATAAAACAGTAGTTTTTGAACAAGAAGCAAGAATTGCTGCAGACGAAGAAATTAAAAATGAATTAATTTCTCAAATTTCTAACGTTGTGGCTCAAATCAATAATACTAATAATAATTTAGAAATTTTCAAAAATCAATTTAATCAAGAAATTACTGAGATTAAAAATGATGTTACTATAAAATACAACGATATTGTTCAAGAAATTTCTAATATCCAAGTTAGCTTAACTGCGGAAAAATCTAAGTTAGATACTTTATTACTAAGTACAAGTGATCTTCAATCTAAATTAGATCTTATAAGAACTTTTGATGAAGATGGAAGTATTAATGACTTAGTATCTAAAGTAGAAACTTTAATCAATGATTTAAATCAAGAAATTTCTAAAGTTCAAGAAATTGAATCTAATATAGATACTACTATTAAAAATTTAACTGATAATTACGATTCTAAAATATCTGATTTAGAATTCAAAATCTCTATGGAAGGTACTAAAAGATCTGCTGCAGATCAAGAAATACAATCCAAAGTGGATGCAGAAGTTCAAGAAAGAATTAACGATGTTCAAACTTTAAAAGTAGCTATCGATGATCTTAAAAAATATGCTGAAAAATTAAATTTTTCTACAACAGAAGTAGTAAATTCTTTAAAAGATTTAATTAATGAAAACAATGAATCTATTTTAGATAAAATCAATAATGAAGAAAAATTAAGATTGGCTGCAGATAGTACTCTTCGATCAGATATGAAAGAAGAATTTGCTAAAATCTATGATAAAATATCTAATATAGATCAAACTGAAGAAATCGCTGAGATACAATTATCCATTAATAAAATTAATGAAAGACTTACTGGAGATGAAGCTAAATTTTCTAATTTATCAAACACAGTAAAACTAGTTCAATCCACTGTTAATTCTTTTGAAAATTCTATGAGAGATACAATTAAAACATTTATTTCTCAAGAGCAAATGGATAGAGATGCTGCTATCTTAAAAACTCAAGAAAATATTATTAGTACTTATAACGCAAAACTTGCAGAGATTGAAACATTAAAAACCGAAATTAAATCCTTACAAGATTTAATTAATACTACGATAACTTATGATGCAACTGAAGCAGATCAAAGTTTAGTGGCAAGCAATTTAAATACTATTCTAAATAAATACAACGATCTTGTTACTCAAATTAATGATATCAATACTGAGTTAAACTCGATTGATGCAGAGTACACAAATAAATTAAATTTAATGGATCAATCAATTGATTTATTAAAAAATGATTTTAATACTTTAATTACAAACGAAGCTAACGCAAGAATTGCTCAAGATAATATTTTAAATGATAATATTAATGAAGTTAATACTAAAGTTATAGAAATTGTTGGAGGTTTAACGTCTGACAATACATTCCCTGAAATAAACAATAAAATTTTATTAAATCAAAATAAAATTGAAACTCTTGATAATAACATTAAAGATGTTTACGATAATTTAAATAATAAATTCATGAGTCTTATAAATGACTTAAAAGATTCAATTATTGAATTTAATAATTCATTATCAAATGAGATCGAAAATAGATCTAATGCTTTAGGGGAAATTGCTAATAAATTATTAGATGAAAGTACTGATAGAGCAAAAGGAGATCAAGAAATTTTAGATTTACTTGCGCAAGCAAAATCTGAAATCGAGACTGGAATTTCCGATAACTCTACTAAAATTAATCAAGAAATTCAAGATAGAGCTAATGCGATCACTGCGCTTGATGATAAGTACACTGAGATTACTAATCAGAATCTTGCAAAGATCAATGATACTATCACTGATTTAAATAATGAGATTCAAACAAGAGTATCTGAAGATAAAGTTATTTCTGATAAATTAGATCAAGAAATTCAAGATAGAGTTCTTGCAATTAACACTGTTGTTCAAAAAATTGCTGATGAAGCGAAACTTAGAAACGACGCTGATATCAATCTTACAAATGAAATTTCAAATATTAATGCTAAATTGAGTGCGATCTTTGATGGATCAACTGTAGATCTTGATAGTTTCAAAGAAGTAGTTGATTATATTAATAAATTAAAGAATGATGAAGACGAAATCATCACAAACTTAGTTGATCAAGTTAATGCGAAGTACACTGAAGTTAATCAATTAATTCTTGATAAAGAAAATGAAATTAAATCTGACCTTAGCGCTTTAGAAGATAAAGTTAATACTGAAGCAGAAATTCGATCTCAAGCAGATACTGTTTTAACTGAAAATATTAATAAAGAAGTTCAAGCAAGACAAGATGCGATTGCCCTTCTTAATAATACAATAAATAATATTAATTTAACGATTACCAATAATCATAATGAAGTTCTTTTAAAAATTGATCAAGAGGTTCAAGATAGATCTACCGCAGATCAAGAAATAAAAGATTTAATAAGTGATACTAAAGATTCTTTTAATACTAAAGTTTCTGAAATTAATAATGCGTTAGTTCAAGAGGTTCAAGATAGAAAAGTAGCTGATACTGATCTTAAACAGATCACTGATAATATCCTTCAAGATATTTCTGATAAATACAATATTTATCTAAACGACAGCAACGCTATTCATAATGAATTTACTAATATTTATGGTGGAGCACCAGAAGATTTTAGAAACTTCGCAGTAGTAAAAAATACAATCGATAATAACGAAGCGTATTTTAAAAAGGCTGTATCAGATTTAGATAATAAGTATAAAAATATTACTGATAGTAATCTTGCAAAGATCACTAAAGAATCAATTGATAGACAAGATGCAGATCAAACTCTTGATAATAAAATAAGCTCTGAGATCGTTACGCGCGAGACCGCAGTTAATTCTTTAAATTCAAGAATTGATCAAGAAACTTTAGATAGATCTACTGCAAATCAAGATTTACTTAATAAGATTACTGATGAAATTAATACTAGAAAATCTGAAGATTCTAAATTAGATTCTAAGATTACTGATGAGATTACAGCGAGAACTAATGACGTTAGCAATCTTCAATCTCAAATTGATTCAGTATCAAGTGATGTTACTGATAAGTACACTGAGATTTCAGGTAAATTAAATAATGAAATCAATACAAGAGAATCTCAAGTTAAGACTCTTGATGATAAAATTAATACTGAGATTCAGGATAGAGTTACTGCGATTAAGCAAGTTCATAATGAAGTTGCAGTGGAAACTCAAAGAGCTATCGCTAAAGAAGAATATATTCTTGAAATTGCTCAAGATAATCAATCTAAAATTGCTAGTATTTTAAAAGACGCAGATTCAACCATTGATTCATTTAAAGAATTAGATGATAAAATCAATGCAAATAAAACAAGTCTTGATAATGATATTCACGATCTTGACATCAAAACTGAAAATTATTATAATGAATTAAGAACAGATGTAGACAATGAAGTAAGTATTAGACAAAGAGATTTTAATACTTTAAATTCAAAAATTGATAATGAAATTGATAGTAGAATTACTGGGGATAAAATTTTAACTACTAAAATTGATTCTGAAGTAACTGCTAGAGTTGACGCGGACAATGCTTTATCAAAAAGTATTCAAGATGAAGCAATTTATAGACAAACTGGAGATGAAAATCTTTCTAATAGAATCAATCAAGAGATCCAAGAAAGATCTGACGCAGATGCTAAATTAGAATCATTATTAAATAATGAAACTTTAGCAAGAAAAGATGCTGACGATGCTCTTCAAGCTCAAATCGATAATCTTGTAACTAAAGATACTGAAATTTATACAAGAATTGATGAAATCGATGAAAGAATTACTAACGATGAAGGTGCTTTTGATACACGATTGAAAGACCTTGAAAGCTCTGTTGGAAATATTTTAGATTTAGCTCCAGAAGATCTTGATTCATTCAAAGAAATCATTGATTGGGTAAAAAATATCGATGCTGAGAATGATGCAGATTTATCTAATTTCATTGCTACCGCTAATGCTAAAATCGATGACCTTTATGAAAAATTAGATGAAGAAAGAGATCAAAGAGCTAATGTAGACGAAAAATTATTAACAACTATTGAGCAAGAAATTCAAGATAGAAAAGTTGCAGATGATGATCTTGATAGCAGATTAAATACTGAAATCTCTGATCGAGAACATGCTGACTCTTTACTTAAAGGTAAAATTAATGCTGAAGTAACTAGAGCTAAATCAGCTGAGCAAGATCTTAATGATAAAATTGTTGATGAAGAAACTAGAGCTAAATCAGAAGAATCTAAATTAGATTCAAAAATAAATGATGAAGTTTCTAGAGCTAAAGACGCAGAAGGTACTTTAGTATTCAATAATGATATCCTAAATGAAGATGGAAGTACTCCAGATAATTTAACTGATGCAATCAATGATGTTGATAGAAAAATTTCTGGATATTACAATGAAGTAACTCAAGAAATAACTGATCTAAATACTAAAATTGATCATTCTGTATCTGATCTTCAAGCAGAGATCACTCAAGAAAAACAAGATAGATCTAATGAAGATGTAAAAATTTATGATGCAATCAATAAAGAGATCTTAGATAGATCTAAAGCAGATACTGATTTATACAATAAAATTACAAAAGAAACAACTGACAGAGAAATTGCAGATCAAAATCTTTTAAATTTAATCAATGATAATGAAAAAGACAATTCTAACGAACACACTGTATTCGATAATAGAATTTCTGATCTTGAAAGTAAACTTAATAATATTTTATCTGGATCAGATATTAACTTAGATAGCTTCAGAGAAATCGTAGATTACATTAATTCTATCGATATTCAAAATGATGAAGAATTATCTGAATTTATCTCAAGTACTACTTTAAAACTTGATGAATTAAATTCTAAAATCGAAACAGAAATCGATAATAGAACTCAAGATTATCTTGAATTAGACGATGAAGTAAAATCTTTAGTTGCAACTGAAACCGAAAACAGAATTGCAGCTGACGCAGATCTTAAAAAATACGTTGATGATATGGTTTTAAAAGAATCTGCTGAAAGAAAAGATGAAGACAATCAATTAAGAAAATTAATTAATGATTACTTAGATTTAGTAGATGAAGCTAAAGCGGATCTTACTAAATACATTGATAATAAAATCGAGGAAGAAAAGCAAGATAGAATTTCTCAAGACGATTATTTAAATAAAAGAATTGATACTGAAATCAACGATAGATCTTTAGCTGATGATAAACTTCACGATGAAATTATCCAAGAAGCTGATACAAGAGCTATCGAAGATAAAAAACTTCAAGACCAAATAAATAACGAAGTTAATCGAGCAATTAATGCTGAAGATAGATTAGCTCTTAATTTATCAAATGAAATCAATAGAGCTAAAAATGCGGAAGGAGATCTTGATTTCAACGATGACATCAGAAATGAAGATGGTACTAAAGCAGATAATTTAACTGAAGCAATCAATATTGTGGATGAAAAATACTACTCTACGATTAACGAAGTTATAGAAAAGCTTGATCAAGAGATCCAAGATAGATCTGTTGCAGATCAACTTTTACAAGATGCTCTAGATCAAGAAAAACAAGAAAGAATTGATTCTGATGGTACTCTTGATTTCGATGATGACATTAGAAATGAAGATGGTACTAAAGCAGATAACTTAACTGACGCAATTAATGCGGTTAATAGAAAATATAATTCTATAATCTTAATGATTACATCATTAAAATCTGAAATTGAAGCGCTACGAAGACAATAATATAATACAATTATAATAATTTATAATAATTTTAAGATTTATAAAAAGGATCTTTTTTAGATCCTTTTAAAATAAGGAGACTAAAATGGCTGAAATAAATGATACCTCAGTTTTAAATGCGAATGCAGGGATGAGTATTTATGATGTAAATTTTAATTTAATGCAATTCGCTAGCGTTTATAACGATTTCATTGATACTGTAAATCCTAAAACTATGATTCTTCAGCGAATCGTTAATAAAGAAATTCTATCTGTTGAAATTGAAAATGTCGCAAGTATTAAAAATAAATTAAAAAGCGATATTGATAAAGAAAAACAAGATAGAATTGAAGCAGATAATGAAATCAAAAAAACCATTGAAGAAAAAACCGAAGAATTCGATGCTAAAATAGCAGCTGAAGCTAAAAAAAGAATCGATCAAGACGTAATTCTTGATAATAAAATCGATACTGAAATTTCTAGAGCTAAAGATGCAGAAAATACTTTAGATACAAAAATTATTAATGAATCTAACCGAGCTCTTGAAGCAGAAAAAGATCTTAATGATAAAATTAGTGCTGAAGCTTCACGAGCGAAATCTGTAGAAAATCAATTAAGAACTGATTTAGATGCCGAAACTCTTAGAGCTAAAACGACTGAAGATCAATTAAGATCTGATTTAGATGCTGAAGTTCTTAGAGCTAAATCAGAAGAATCTAAATTAGATTCAAAGATTGAAGACGAAATTACTCGAGCAACTTCTGTTGAAAATGAATTAAGATCTGATTTAGATACAACTATGGATAAATTAGATCAAGAAATCGATAGAGCTAAAAAAGCTGACGGTTCTTTAGTATTTAACGATACAATCAAAAATGACGATGGAAGTACTCCAGATAACTTAACTGACGCAATTAATGACGTTGATGAAAGATACGAGCATATCACATCTTCATTAATTCAAGATCTTTCTTTTGAGTCTAAATTTAGGCAAGAAGAAGATGAAAAATTACAAGAAGAAATTTCTAATGAAATTGCTAGAGCTAAAGATGCAGAAGGACCATTAAAATTCAATGATGATATCAGAAATGAAGATGGTACTTTAGCAACAGATCTAACAAACGCAATTAATATTGTGGATGATAGATTAAATAATACTACTAAAGCATTAAAAGATAAAGATGAAAAAATTCTTGAATACATTGATGCTCAAATTGAAAAAATTATAAATGGATCTCCAGAAGCTTTAGATACTTTAAAAGAATTAGCTGATGCGCTTGGAGATGATCCGCAATTTGCTACAACTATTTTAGATAAAATTTCTAAATTAAATTCTAAAATAGGTAATTTAGATGAATTAAACACTGATGATAAATCTAGTTTAGTAAAAGCATTAATTGAAGTTCAATTAGAAATCAATAATGAAGCTAAAATTAGAGTCGCTGCAGATAACACTTTAAATACTAAAATTTTAAATGAAGAAGCTAGAGCTAAAGATGCAGAAAAAGATTTAGATTATAAAATCGAAAAAGAAATCGATAGAGCAATCAATGAAGATAAAATTCTTGATGATAAAATCGATGAAGAAATTATTCGAGCGAAAGAAGCTGAAGGTACTCTTGTATTCGAAGAAAACATAAGAAACCACGATGGTACTAAACCAGATAATTTAACTGATGCAATTAATGCAGTTAATAAAACTTGTTTTGAGAGAATTGATCAAGCATTTGATGCGTTAGATAACTTTGGATCTTTTATAGATACGTTAGATTCTTCTGAACCAAGTATTGACATAGATTTCTTAAAAATAGAAATCAAAAAATTATTCTAAGGAGCCTTTTATGTCAAAATTAACTCAAGATATTTTAGAATTATTACAGTATGTAATAGAATTGCAAAAAAATTATGCAAATGAAAAAGTTGACGAAAAAGTTGACGAAGTTATCGCAGATCTTGGTCAAACCAAAGACGAATTAAAAGCTTTAGTAAACGCATTAGATGCATTAGATTTCAAAGAAGATGGTGAAATTGATGTTGCTACTTTAACTAAAGCAGTTGCTGATACCAAAGCAGCATTAGAATTAAATGCTAATGATTTAGATGCGTTAAAAGGTACTATCGCTGATATGACTGCTAACATCAGCAATATTGCAGAAACACTTGGTGGTTTAGATGAAATTGATGCTCTTAAAAATGATATTTCAGGTATCAAAAACATCATTGATAATTTTACAGGTGATGACGATATCGCTGATCTTAAAGAAAGAGTATCTACAATAGAAACTAAAGTTGAAGATTTATCTTTAGATGTTGAAGCAATTAAAGCGCAATTAAGTTTAAGCGTTTCCGCTGAAACTTCTGAGTCAACTGAGACTTCTGAGACAGGAACTACTCCTACATCTTTCTAATAAATTCGTAATAAAAGTTTTTTGGGAAAGTGATCTAAAAAAGATCACTTTCCAGCTTTTTTTTGTCGTCAGAAAAAACTTGAGTTCCAGAACGTTGCGCTTCTATAGCTATCTAAAGATATATAGCAGTTCTAAAACTAATTTAGAACTCGTATATATCACTTGTATCTAAAAAAGATGCTACATTGAAAATCAAAGTTTTCAACTAAAAATATTTTTAAAACAAAAATTTGGATAAATAAATTTTATCCAAATTTTTATAAAATTTAAGGAGCTAATATGGCTGATAATACTGTTAATACTAATTATGTAACTGAAGATGAATTAAAAGCATTTGCTGAGCAAGTTCATGCATGTGTATTAAATACTATTGCTACAGAAGAAACATCTTATACTGAACTTGTAAAAGAATTCGTTGAATCTAAAGTTACTGAACTTGAAAATAAATTAGTTAATAACGAAGATTGGCTAAAAGCTAAAGAAACTATTGATTCTTTATTAGCAGTTTTCGATGAAAACACTGATGGTTCTTTAAGTGCTGAAGAACTTTTAACTAAAATCGGTGAATTCAAAGCTAATGTTGATGCGTTAAGTGCTAAAATTGCTGACGTTGAATCTAAAATTGATGCAGGTCTTTCTGATTTAAACGCTAAAATTGCTGTAAATGAATCTACAATTGATGAAGTAACTTCTAAAGTTGACGAAGCTTTAAATAACTATAATGATACTGTAGAAAAAGTTGCAACTATCGAAGGTTCTATTACTGACGTTAATGCTAGAATTGACGATGTTGAATCTAAAATTGAGGCTGTAGCTCAAGCTGCTGCAGACGGTGTTAGTGAAGAACTTGAAAGCACAGTTGCTACTCTTAAAGAAGACATTGAAACTTTCAAAGCTAACGTAAATACTGTTGTTGATGAAGCGCAAGAAGAAGTTAAAACTAAAATAATTACTGAAGTTAAAACTGAAGTTTCTGCGATGTTCACTGGAATGCAAGAAGCGTTCGCTGCGTCTTGTGATGCTGCAAAAACAACTATTGAAGAAAGAATGGCTAATTTAAGATCAGCTTTCGGATTACCAGCTGCGGCTGATACAACTAATACTTCTATAGATGGTGATGGTGCAGTAGTTTAATAACTACTCCCTCCCCTTCTTTTTTTGTCGTTAGAAAAAAACGAATCGAAAAAGGATCTTTTATGGGATATAAAAAATACGAAGTTCTTGTAAGAAAAATCAGTAAGACTGATATCGACGATGTAATTAAAATTTTTAAAAAAGCAATTAATACTAAACAAGAATCCGATCCAGATACTTACTGGGCAGCAGGAATTTTTGATCTTAGAACTTTAAAAGAATTTATTATTTTCAGCGATAAAGCTGCAGAAATATTTAGTATTGATGATGAATACGTCACAAAACATTATGAGAAAATTCCTGGCGTCATGTTTTTAGGTCAAAGGATTACTGATAGAATCCCTGATGAAATTATGGATAAAATCATTGAAGAATTGAAAGCGCGCGGAGTCGTCTGAAAAACAGTGATCCGCGGACGTTAATCAATCAAAGATACACAAAGATATAAAAGCAGTTCTAAAATTTCTACGAATTTTTTCTAACGACAAAAAAAGTGGATCCTTTTGGATCCACTTTTTCTAACCTCTCTCACCGTCTCCTAAATTATTTAAAATTATTCTAAATTATTTTACTAATTTATTTTTCATGATAGTCACGAACGAACTTAATTGTCTTTCTAAATCTACTTTATTCTGATCAATAGTATTAAAATCATCATCAACGAATAAATTAAAATTTAATTTAATACTTAAATCTTTAGCTATAGCATTCAATATATCATCTACAGCAGCACTATCTCCAATTATTTCATAAAAATAATTAAACATTTCAAGATTTAAATATTCTTTAATGATATTAAAATTTTTCTTTTTTGAATTATTTTTGAAAAATTTATGATTTAATTTATGATAATAACTTTCTTTAGTAAAAGAATTTTTAGTAAATTTAGTGATAGTGTTATATAAAAAACTATGATCTAAAAAATTTATTTGATCTTTATTATACGCTCGCATAAAATCAAAATAATTTGGTTCAAAGAATGATTGAATGAATTCATCGTTATATACTGAAAAATAATCGTCTTTTAAGAATCTCTTATGTTTATTCAAGAATACAACTAACATTGAATCAATTATGAAAGTATTCGTATTCAATTCATTACTATCATCAAACACTAAATTAAAATTTTCAGTAAATAAATTTTCTAATTGTTTAAAGAATCCAACTTTTACTTTACTAAGATTAGTAGCATAAAAACTAAATAAATTTTGATGAATTAAAGTTAAATACGAACTGAATATTGCTCTAAGAGTCATTGGATTTTTATTTTTAATCGCAGTAAACATTAAATACTTAAGAACTCTTTCAATGATTTGATCAGGAGTAATCATTAAAATATCATAATAAAATTCTCCAATTTTTGTCTTACTATTGTATTTTACCAACCATTGTTCGATTAATGATTTAAGTGTTAAAAGAAATCTAGTTAATTCGGCTTGTCTTCCTAAGATCGAATAAAGATCTTTTAAGAATAATTCTAATGGATTTTTTGCTCTTTTGATGTTAGTAACTTCTTTTTCAGCTAAATACATCTTAGCGAATTCTTCGAGTACTTTTAAATAATAATGAAATGATACTAATGTCAATTTATTTACACCTTCATCGAACATCGTTAATTCAATATCATCTGTTAAATTTTTATAAATTTCATGATACATTAATTTATCTTCTTCAGATAAAAATTCATTATTTTCTTCTTTTCTTTTTAACTCTTTATCAATTTTTTCATAAATAAGATTTTTTATATGCTTATCTATTTTAACGAATTGCTCGATGGTTAATTGTATTTGATATTCATTTTCAGGTTTATTACCAAGAAGAACATCGAGGTTATTAAAAACAACATCTTTATCTAAAACAGAACTTAGTTCTTCGTAAATATAAGTTTCAATTTCGAAATCAAGATCATGCTCAACTAAGAAATTTTCTACGATTTCTTCAATCTTTTTATAATCGTATTTTAATTTTTTTTCTTTTTTATCTTTAAGACTAGCGTAAACGAGTTTAAGTTTTTCGTTTACTTTATCATAAGATTTATTTTCAGATTTATTTTCATTTGCCGTTTCCGGCATCTCTGACGTTTCTATGGATGTTTCATTAGTTGTCTGTACCTGATCCTGATTCTCCATCTTTAACCTCCTCAATTTTTTCTTTCATTTTTTTCTTGATTTCGACAAATTTTTCTTTTAAACTATGATTAACTTCTTCAATAAGCTCTGCTTCAGATTTCGCAGGATTAGCTTTGAATCCCATCATATTTAATTCAAATGTTATACTTTCTGTTAATTCGTATTGATCCAATGGATGAACTTCATCTGGATTTATTGCAGTTACTTGAAAATCTGGATCATCTTCATTTTCAATAAAACTGATTTTTACAAAGTATTTATTTTTTAAATCATTTATTTCAACGATATGCGTTTGAATTTTTTCTTGTAAATATTTTTCAAATTCTTCTTTTGATAAGTCTTTATTATTTTGAAAAATTTCTACAGAAATTAATCTACTCGGTCCAATTTTTTTAGTATTTTCGCTCATTGTATCTCCTTAAGATCTTTTTATTTATATAGGTATATCATTGTTGATCTTTAAAAGATCTCTCTTTAAAAAACAAATTTATATATTTTTAAAGGAGTAAATAAAAATGAAAATTCACGATAATAACCCATTTACAAAAATTTTTCTTTTTTTAATACTTTCCGTACTTTTCGTAGCGTTAAATTTTTTTAACGCTTTAAATGCTGCGGAAAATCTAAGTTATCAAGAAAAGGATCTAAAAAAGATCTCTTCGAATTATGTAAAGAGCCCAAAAAATATAAAAAAACCAAAATTAATTTTTTCTAAAATTCAATTGGATAATTATTATATTTATGCTATTTGCGATCAAGTGCTTTTAGATTCATTACAATCAAAATGTTATAGTTATACTTATAAAGCGCCGGTATTTAATTTTTTTAAAATACAATATTCACATATCAGAGAAGGGATCAAAAAAAGATACTTTTTTCATTATGATAAAAGAATTCCATCTTTATATAAAAATTATATAAATGATTATACTAAAGGAAAAGACAAATACGACAAAGGACATCTTGCGCCTGATGCGTCATTTGATTTTGATAAAGAAGTATTAAAAAGTACATATTTATCAAGTAACGTTGTTCCTCAAGTTCCATATATAAATAGATACATTATTTCAAAAATTGAAAAAGATGAAAGAAATATTGTCAAAAGATCTAAAAAAGATCTTTACGTGTTAACCGGAGCAGTTTATACGCATTATGATTATAGATATGTAGATGAGAACATTTTTAAAACAAAAGTTCCTTCTGCGATGGTCTTTTTATTTATTCAAGATGAAAAAGTAATAAAAGGTTATCTTGTTCCAAATACTTTTAACTTTTCTTTTAAATACAAACAAGCATCTAAAAAAGATCGAAAAAAGATCTTTGAAAATTTAAGAATCAAAATAAATAAAAAAGATGAAATCAAAAGACTACTATTAAAACTTAATATTAAAAAAATTACTTTTAAAAAAAATAAAAAAAGGATCTTAAATGGATACAAAGGATACAAATATTGATTCAACCACATCTTCTAGCAAAATTGAGCTTTTAATTCATAATGCTAAAGATGAATTCAAAAAAATTATAAATAAAAATATAGAATTTTTTACTACTGAGAATGAAAGTATGAAAAATCGATTAAATAAATTTTTAAAACTTATAAATAATAATAAAGAATCTTTATTAAATCGAATTAATTCAGTTGAGAAAAAAATTCTTAAAAAACATGAAAGTGATCTAAAAAAGATACAAGATGAATTCGAAGAAAAAATTGAGAGCTTAATAAGATCATTTGATAAACTTCGTAAAGAATTTTATGAACGAGACAAAGTTGTAAAATATAAAAAATTTGAAGATCTTAATGAAAAATTTGAAAAGTTGTATAAAGAATTTTTAGAGACTGAGAAGAAATTTGTATCTAAAGAAGATTTTAATAAATTGAAAAAAGAATTTGAAGATCTTCATGAGATCTTTAAATAAAATAAAGGATTTTATCAATGAAAATACAAGAATACGATTTAATTAAAAAACGTTTCGGTAAAAAGGTTCCTGAAAAGATCCTTTTCCATAGTTATAAAATGTATCCTAAAGAATTCAATTATGATTATAAAAAACATAGGTATTATATTTATATCTATCTTGATCCATTTACATCATACCTTGAACATAATCAATTGGGATATATTGAAAAACCAGAGATCTTTTTTGGATTCGAACCATTCTATGTTGGTAAAGGAACATCGGGGCATGGATATCGTTTGAATCAACATATCCAACATTTTATAAAAAATAAAGAAAAAAATGAGTTTAAAAGATACAAAATGAATGAAATTCAGCAGAAGATGTTTTCTAATAAATATCCGGACAAGCCAAAGAATTGGAAAGAATTTCAAGATCATTTTGTGATGGTATATAAGGCGTTCGATAACGAACAAGATCTAATGAATACAGAAAAATTATTAATAAATAAAATTGGAACAATAAAAAATATGGATGGTCCACTTGTAAATAAAATTACAAATTACGATCAAAAAGCAATAAAAAGGATAGAAGATGTATATTACAGTTAAACTTGTTAAACCCAACGGAGAAAATCCATTACTAGTTAAACCAGAAGATACTTTTAACCCTGGTATCTTAAATTTAAATTTAAAAAACATTGGATGGATTGAAGACACTGGTGAAAAAATTGATTTTTATAAATTAAATTCAGACGAAGAAGATGTAATAGATTACTCAAGAGATCTTTTTAAGATCCATTATAGATTTAAAAATGTTCTTAAAGAAAAATATTTTTATTTTGCTATCGACAACAGCGAAGTGTCAAAGTATCTCGCTAAACATAATTTTTATAAACTAGAAAGATTTTATATAAATATAGATAATATTTTATTCATTGAAGAAGAATATAAATTATCAGTGACGAAAGATAAAAATAAAGTAAAATTATTTTTTTATTTATCAGATGGAATGGTTCTTCAAATTCTTACAACAAAATCTCGTTGGGAAAATTGGAAACATATTCGATTATAAATCGTATTCGATTATAAATCGTATTCGATTATAAAAATCATAAAGGAATAACAATGGCTTATCATTTTGGAAAAACATCATTAAAAAGAATGGAAGGTTTAGATAGTGATCTTATAAAGATCCTTAACCTTGCAATCAAAGAAACTAAGCAAGATTTTAGTGTTATTGAAGGTCTGCGAACTGCGGAACGACAATACGAATTATATCAAGAAGGTCAAAGTGAGCTTGATGGCTACGAAAGAAAATCAATGCATCAATTTGGAAAAGCAGTTGATATTGCTCCATACAAAGATGGAAAATTAGTATGGGGAATTGACGAAGATCCAAAAGCTTGGTTAGAAGTTGGAAGAGCGATGCTAAGAGCTGCTCGAAAATTAAATATATGTTTAGAATGGGGATTAACTTACAACATCGGTAATGGATACGATGCACCTCATTTTCAATTAAATGAAAAGTGATCTTTTAAAGATCACTTTTTTTGTCGTTAGAAAAAATCAAAGAAAAAATTAAAGTTGACTCGCGAAAAAACTTTTGAAAAACTTGTTTTTTAATGTAGCATCTATTTTCGATACAAGCGATATATACGAGTTCTAAAATTTTCAGGATTTCTAAATCATTTTAGAACTCGTATATATCTTTGCGTATCCATAGAAGCGCAACGTTCTAGAATCACTGTTTTTTCTTAAACGAAATAATAAAAAGGAGAAATTTATGGCAACAGAATCTACGAAGACCACAAAAACCACACCGACAAAAAGTTCTTCTCCAATTTTATTACCTAATATATATACAAGTCGTTATACGAGTAGAATTGGTTTAATGGTTTTTGAATTATATAATAATTCTATTTATTTTTATATGGATTTAGAAGATGGTCAAATAATTGAAACTTTAAAAAGCATTTATTTATTTAAAGATGTAAAAGCTTTAAACGATCTTCTTGATCTCAATATCCCATTCGATAAATACGAATTGGAAAATCCTGAATATTTAATGACTCCAATAGAAAAAATAAGATACGAGATTTCTTCGGTTACTCTCGAGGAATACTATCCAAACGAAGAAAATCCTCAGAATTGTTTTATTATTGAAAATCAAAACGACGTTATAACACGAGATGAATTAGAAGAAGAATTATTTCATAATAATGAAAATTATTATACTAAAGATGAGATCGATGAAAAATTAATTGATCTTCAAAATAAAGTAAATGAATTATATCCTACGAAAGAATCTTTTTTAGATCTCAAAAATGAATTATATAATTATTTAGATGAAAAACTTAATTTATTAGAAGATGATCTTCAAAAGATCGCTAATAAAGTTTTCGATGATCTCGACGATGAAATCAGTGAAAAGATTAGAGCATCTTTTAAAGATCTTTTAACGACAGAATTTGCGAATCTTGCGTTTTCTCAAATTGATCCACAATTGTTTTTAAAAGAATTAGATTATTCTGAATTCAAAACTTTCTTAGAACAATTAGCATTATCTTTATTAGGAAAATATTATTACGAATCTGAAGATTATGAATCAAATGATCTTATTTTGATTCGACATGATCTTAATAGTACTTATCTTAATATAAATATTTATGAATACCAAGATGGAGAATATTGGAGTTTTTATCCTTCTTTTTCAACGCATGATAAAAATGTATTATTAATCAAAGGCGTAAAAGGAAAGAAAATTAGAGTTTTAATAGATAGATTAAAATTCGATGAATTAAATTCTGATATTTTATTGAATGCGAGATACTCGCCAGAAGAATTAGCGAATATGTCTTATGAAGAACGATGGGCATTATTATTTAGAATTAAATAATTTTAGAACTCGTATATATCCTTAGTATCCAAAAAAGATGCTACATAGAAAATCAATGTTTTCTAAGAATTTTTTCTAACGACAAAAAAACTCTCGCATATGCGAGAGTTTAAATTATAAATAATTTATCATGTAGTCTATGAAGTTTATTAAAGAACGATCTCGAAAGTTTTTGATATTCTTTATCATGAATGATATCTTCTGATACTAACGAGATGTCTATCATTTTATCTAACATTTCTACCAATTCCTGCAACTTTTCTTTTTCATCATAATCTCCTTCATGACGAGTACTAGTCCCCCAAATTTTTTCTATCAATGATAATTTATGTCTAATCACTAATAATAAAAAAACAGGATCCGATTGACAATCAATTTTTAAAATAGGATCCCACTTTTTAATATTATTTTTATAAATCCATTTATCTCTTAAATAAGTATCCCAATGATACTCAACCATCATTTTTAAAGTTAAATAATAATCTTTGATCGTTTTTAATAATACTTTAATCAAAGTCACTACTAAACTTTCATTTTTAAAAAAATTCCAAAGATCTAAAATTGATCTTTTTATTTTAGATTTTAATCTAATAAAATATCTTACCATGCATTTTCCTTTTCTTCATGAACGTAATATATTTCCTTATTAAATTTATTGTTTCTTATTAATTGATTTTTATCTACTAAATAATGTTTAGTATTTCTATAATTAAAAATAAAACTTCTTCCAATAAATACTGCTTTAACACTAGCATTATTATATTTAGCAATGGCATATAATTGTTCAACGAATTGTAATTTTTCATCTAATTTTACTGTTAAGATAACGTCAAGCATGTTGTAGGCTGCAAATCTTGCAGGGTTTTCTAAATAAACTTTATTGAAATCTCCTTCGAGATCTAATTTATTAATTTTTAACTCAACTTCAGCGATAGTATCTAATTTATAATTAGGTAAAGATTTACCCATACCTGATCCTCCCGAATCAACGGGTTGGTATAATTTTAATATATCTACCGCAGTTCTATCGGCGATCTCGTATGTTATTTGACCATATTTTTTAATACTAAAATTTGATATGATTTTAAAAGCATTTTCTTCGCCAATTAATTTAATTAATCTATTGATAGTATAAGGGTCGTCGAAGCGAGAGCTGTTGAATCCAATCAAAAACAGCGTTCCTATATCTTCGATGGTTTTAAAAAAATTAATAATCATAGTGGCTTCATCGTCAAATACGTTAATAACTATTTCTAAATTTTTTATATCATACATTTTATTTTTTTCGCAAGATTCTTTATAAATTTTTTCTATCTCTTTTTTAAATTCTTCTGCATTATCAAGAAGCTGATGAAACTTAGAACTTTTATTTCTAAGAAAATCTATATAAATAGTATTATTAATATTATTATAATAAGCTATTGATGTTATTTCAAATTCTACTGAGATTGGATCAGGTGCTTTCTTTGGATCGAATCTTGTTTCGATATCGTAAAAAGTTTTATTCATAACTTTTCTATCCCAGAACTCTTGATCTTTATCTCCGTATTCATTTAAATATTTAAAGAAAAATAATTCTCCGGGAGAAACTTCAGTGTTATAAAATTGATAAAATTTTAAATTATCCGTTTTTAAGTTATCTATTATATTTCTAAATGAGTCTCCATAAACTACATGCCCTGGAATTTCAATTGCTTTCATTAATTCTCCTTTTTTAGATTCCTGATCTTATTTGGATCTCTTCATCAAATAAATCTTTAAATTGATCTAATTTCATATCAATATTAAAATTCATAATTGTATCAAAATCTAATTCGATATCTAGTTCTTTAAAGATCTTTAAAAGATCATTCTTGTCTTTTTCATTTAAACCAACGGGTATGCTTATAACATTTAATTTTTTATTAATTTCATCTTTATTGATCATATATGGAGATAGTTCGTTGTTTTTATTTTTTAAATTATAAATATCTAAAATTTTTTTAAGATTATTTAATTTAACTTGAACGACGATGAAACTTTCTCCAGGTCTTAGATTATCTTTAAAAATTAAATTATAAAACATTGCTCCTTTAACTGGCATCGGTAAAGATTTAAATTCTTTCACTCCCCATTTTTTAGGAATTCCAAAGTATTCGATGTCAAGATTTTTAATAGCTAACTCTAGTTTTTTAGAATAGATCTTTTTTAGATCATTAAAAATTTTATAATATAATTCTTCTTCCGTTGTAATATCAAAGTTCTTCGTTAAATTAAAATACACTTCATTTAATAAATCAAATGTTATTTTCGTCACGTCCGATTTAACGATTTGACCTCCTGTTTTTTTAATCTTTCCTTGATCGTAATATGTTCCTTCATTCCATAATACTAAAAGCGAATAATATTTTTTACCACGGAAGAATCCACGCACTGCTACAACTTCGCTTTTAAAATCCATTAAATTATACTTTGGATTTAAATTAAATTTATCTTGAAGATTTTCGTTTAAAAATTTTCCATAATACCCATTTGATGTTAAAGCGATATCTTGTGTATAATCCACAGTCTTTTCAATATTTTCAAATTTTTCAAATGGTAATTTAATTTTCAGATACGCTGAGTCAGTATCTGAATATAAAGTCTCTTCTGCTCTGTCAACTGTTTCTATCCACAAAGGAGCGAAATCAAAGACTTCGCTGTGAAAATCATAATTGTTAATTTTTTCCATTAATTTTCCTTTAAAAGAAAACGTTAGTTAAATAATATTTATTTAACTCTTCTAAAAACTGATCTTTCCAAGATCCTTTATCATCTTTTTCTTTTAATTTATTTTTTACTTCATTGAATATTTTCTCTGCAACTATTATATCTTTATGATCGCCCCATTTGAATACATATCCTTTTTTATTTCTTTCTCTGAAAATAAAAAAGGTATTATAAAATATAATTTTTTCATATAAAAGATTAAACGGATCTTCAAAAGATCTATAAAAGATCTCTAAAAATTTTATTATAAAAAGATCAATCAATCCCATTGAAATCATTGGCAATAATTCATTTTCTATAATTTCGAATAGTTCTTTTTCATTTATTTTATCTTTAAATTTTTTAGATTCTTTAGATAATTCTGTCGTTAATAACATAGAAAATAAAAAATCATCAGGATGTTTATAAGTTATAGCAATTCTAAAAATATTAATGAAATAAAAAACGATGGAAGAGAGATCTTTTTTAGATCTCTCTTCCAATAAAACAAACGGCGAATTTAAATTTAAAAAACTTTTATTCGATGAAAGAATTTTTAAAATCTCTTGAGAGAATATTTTAGACCAATTTTGATCTTTTTTATTTAGCATCCATTTAGGATCTATAAGAGTATTTAATTCTATTTGCGACTCAATTAATTTTTCATAAAGAATTGGGTCAATACCCTTTTCTTTAATTAAACTTGAAATTTTATCATCTTGCTCTTGAATAATTTTACTAATTGATTTTTTTGCTGGGCTTGCAATTCCATTAATATTATCTACACCAGATACATTAATTATATTTTTTACAACTGAGTTTACTTGATCTACTAAAGATTCATTCTGAGCAATTATATTCTTCTGTATATCGTTTGTCAACATATTTAACTCCTTTACATAATGGACAGATTACTATTCCTTGTTGTTCAAGGATTTCATGAAATTTAATATCTAATTCATTAACTTTATTTTTTAGATAAATTAAATTTTCATTATTTTTCTGAATCTGATCTTTTAAAGATCTTTTATCTCTTAAATAATTTTCTATAGTTGTTTTGTCTTCCATAATTAAATTAAATTTACTTTTTATATTTAAGATTTTTTCAATTTTATTTACTGTATCTTCAAAGGATCTTTTTTGGATCATTAAGTGATCTTCAAAAGATCTTTTTTGTCTTAATAGATTTAAAAAATAATTTAATCTTTGGAACTCTTCAATGAAAATTATTTTTTTATTTAATTCATCTTTTCTTTTTAATTGATCTTCAAAAGATCTTTTTTGGATCCTTGCTTGATTTTTAAAATTTAAAAATGATTTTAAATATTCTAACCATTGATATTCCGCTTTAATTTCCCCAACCCTTTCAATTTTTTTATTAATATTATTCAATTGATCTTCAAAAGATCTTTTTTCGATCCTTAATGTTTCTAAAGTTTTTTTATCATTAAATAATTCATTAATATATTCTATAATAAATTTCAATTCTAATATTTTTAAATCTTTTTGATATTGAAGCAATTCTGTTTTAATTGTATTGATTTCTTTATCGTAAGATTTAATTTCTTGATTGAGTTCAATGATTTCATTTTTAAAATCTGAAATTGCAAGGCTAATGTTTTCAGTATTAAATAAAAAGTTAAATACTTTTTCAATATCTGAGCTTTTAGATCCAACCATAAATAATTGATCGTATTGAGAACTATAAGCGATTTTTTCTGTTTGATTTCTCAATTCGCCTTTGATATTTTTATATAATTTTTTTATATCAAGATGTTTAAAACCTAACTTAGATACTGCTTCTTTAATTACAGAATCTGCAAGATTTTTACCTAAGTATTGCTCTCCTTCGATTTCAAATATAACTTTTTTAGACTTATAAATCATTACTAAAGGATCTTCAAAAGATCCATCTTCGTTTTCTTTATAAAATTCAATCTTAGAAACTTTAGCTCCGAGTCTTAAAAATCTTTCTTTAAAATCATTAAATAATAAAGCTTTAATTGCTCTAAGACTTGCACTTTTACCACAATTGTTTGGCCCTGATATAACAACGAAACCTTTATAATAAAATTCAATATCTTTTATACTTTGAAAATTTTGAATTCTTACTTTGTATCCATTTAAGATCTTATCATTTGGAAGATTAGTTTTTTTATCTTCAATGAAGACAGTTTTTAAATCATTTTCATAAAAATAATTTAATTGATAATGAATATGAGAACCAACGTTTAAATCGTCTGTTTGAGATACTAATACTAATGTAAAATCGTATTCTTCAGCAAACTTTCTTAAGAATAAACTTAATCTTTCTCGGTACTGTGGAGAAACTTGAGCAAAGCTTTCATCAAAAATATAAAATTTATTTTTGCTATAAAAGTATCCTATTAAGATCTTAAAAAGAACACTAATGACACTAAGTACTCCACCACCGTTAGTTTCAAGTAATTCATCGTTTTTGCCTATGTATTTATCGCCTTGATAAAATGTAATATTGTATTTTATATTCTTAGAAGTACTTTTTACTTCTTGCTCAATATTGATTCTAATATCATCCTGAAAAATATCTTTTAACGCTGAATTTATAATATTTAATATAAATTCTTTTTTGTATTCTAATTTATAATTTTTTAAATATTCTAAAATAGATACGCTAAGATTCCTTAACCTTATTTTTTCAGATAAAGAAAAAAGAAGAGATTCTCGCTGAGCGAGAATCTCTTCTTTTTGAATGATTAGATTTTTTAATTGATTAATCTGAACTTGCAGTTCCTGACTCTTCTTCATTTGATACATTTTGAAATTCCTCCTTTAATTTCTTAAATTTTTTTTCTTTTTCTTCATATAAATAATCGGCAAAAACACTTAAAAATAATAAAGCGTTTTCTCTCTCTTTAAAATAAAAGGAAATAATATTTAAATTTCCAGAATACTTTAAAGCGCTTAATGCTTTAATTGTTAAGAATCCAACTATATAACCAGAATCATCTATATCTAGTCGATAAATACTTGGATCTAAATTCATTTCAATGTATTCTTTTGATCCTTTGGAGATCACTAACTCAATTACCTCTAAATCTAATGGATCAATTAATTTATTACCGAGAACGAAAAGTTTTTCATTTTCGGTATTTTTATAAATAATGTAATCTTCAATTTTAGATATAGGGATTAAAACCCCTTGTTCTTTTAACGTCTCAATTTTTTCAACTGTTTCTTTATCACGAATTATCATATCACTCCTTTCTTTCTAAATTTTCTAAAGCTTTTTTTCTGAGAATACAACTACCACATTCACCACATGGTTCTCCATTTTTAGGATAATAACATGAGAATGATAAATTAAGAATTTCATAAAATTTATTTTTACCAAATTCTTTTACGAATTCTTTGATCATATTTGTCTTCGTTCTATTGATATATGGAGCTTTCATCCCAAACCCCGTGAAGAATTTTCCACCATGATTTAATACATTTTCCATATTATCCATCCAAGCAGAATTATTATCACCGAAAACTTGTCCTTCTGATAAATTTAATCCGAAGACAATTAATCCTAAACTTACTCCATCTTTTTCTGCGATAGATTTAATTATTTCTGCAAAAATAGAATTTCTAAAAGGAATATAACTTAAATTTTCTTCAGTTTCTCTTTCATCACCTTTTGATGATTTATCCGTAAGTTTTAAGTTAGTATCTAAAATAGATGCTAATCCATTAATTATATTTTTTACATCAATAATTCTGAAAGAATATTGATAATCTGGAAAGTCTTTTTTTACTAATTCAATAAACTTTTCAGTAGCAGCAATTTCTTCTTGAGTACTATTATTACCATAATCAAAATAAATAAAATTAATTTTGATTGCATCTTCATTGAAAATCAACGAAATGTGTTTTTCGATTTCATCAATTACTTTATAAGCACTTAATGAAATATCCATTCCACCACTAAAACTTATATAAATATTTTTATATACGTCTGATGGCCTATCGCAATGAGCTTCTGTTTTTATAAATACACCATCCTTAAAATTAAATTGTGGATCCATGCTATAAATTTTTAAATTTTCGTGTTCATGTTTCCAAAGACCCATTCCTTTATTGACGATATTGTATTCGTCGAAATCTGGGAAAATCTCAAGATATGTATATAATCCTTTAATGAAATTTTCTGGTAAATCAGAATGAAACATTATTGCTTCAGTATCAACTGTTAATTCTTTATTTAATTTTTTTTCAACTTCTTTATCATTCGAAATTGTTCCATGAACCCAATACCAATCATGTTCATTGATAAATGGAGGCATTGTTTCTAATCCAGATTTTTCCATTTCAGGTTTCTGTCTAGAAAATAATACTAAGTGACATTTTTGAAATAAAAAAAGCGATTGTTTTTTTAATTCTTCAAAAATTTTATCAAAAAAATCATTGTACGTATCTTCAAAAGATTCGCCTTTGCTGATTATAGATTTATAACTACTATACGGATTTCCTAACCACAATAATGTGAAAGAATAACCATCTCCACCTTTTTTATTCAATTCATATTCTAATAATTTTTTATTAGATAATAAATCCATTATATTCTTAATTTGATCATTGCTGTAAAGTATTTGACACATTTTTTTCTCCTTTTGATTTTAATTTTTTAAAATACTTAAATACTTAAAACGCTTAAAACAAAAGAGATCTTTTTTAGATCTCTTTTTGCTCTTCTTCAATTTCTTCATTTTCTTCATCAGATAAAATGAATAAACCTCTTGCATGAATACTTAATGAATCATATGCTCCAGTTTTAAAAACTGAATTTTTAAAATTTACTGCATAAATTTTTTCACCAGTATTTATTTCTTTTACTTCTTTTACATGAATTCCTCTATGTTTTCTTGCAGTCGCAAGAATTCCATGAGTTTCAAGATATTTTTTATCTTCTTCCAAAAGCTTTTCTAATCTTTCAGATTGTAATCTTAATTTTAAAGTATTAGGTTCTCTTTTAGATACAACATGATAGTATCTGAAATCTTCATCAATAACCATAGCTCTTAGACCAGTATCTTTTCCTCCAAAATCAGCATCTCCATTTAAATTAAAAACTCTAGAATTTTCATCCCCGTAATTATATGGAAGCCAATCTACGTTTCTATGTCCATGAATTTGAAATTGATTTTCTTTAGTATGTTTTTCCCAAGTTTTTTTGATAACTTGCTCATCTCCATATTTACCAATTCCTCTGATAATTTCTTCAGTTTTTAAAAAGATTTTTGGCGGCTGAATAATTCCTCCATGAGTAAATAAAATTTCTTTTCCTTTGAAATCTATCCAAGCCATTTGAGCTAATTTAGAATAAAAATCTTTAATTGCTTTTAATTCTTTATCTTTATAATTTTCATAGATAAAATAAAAGGTTTTTCTTGTTTGTATTGAAATTAACCTTCTTAATTCTTTATCATAGTATTCTTCGATCTTTAAAAGATTAAATTTTATTCTTTCTAGTTTTTTAAGATTTTCATTGTAAGATCTAACATCTCTATAAATTTGAATAATTGAATCAAATATATCTGGATCAGATTCTTTGATTACATCTAAATTAAAATATTTTTGAAGTTTGTCTTTAGACCAATCTTTTTTTAAATTAAAAAGAACGTTTTTAATTACTGACAGATCTTTTGGATCTGCAAAAGAACTTAAATGTTTTTCTTCGAAAAGTTCTTTATTTACCTCGAATCTTTTTTCGATCTCTTTTAACTTTTCATTAATTGATTTGATTATAGATTTATAATCATCAATTTTAGATTTAGCATCAATGTACTCATTGAAATATGTAAATCCTAATTCATGATTTCCTTGTAATAGCATTACATTTTCGTATTGAAAAATTTCCATAAAGAAATCAATTGTCTTCTTAAGATTTTCTTCGTCTGGAGCTCTATCAAAATAGTCTCCTAAAAATATCCAAAAATAATTAGGATCTTTTATAGATTCAATATTTTCTTCTTTTTTAATTTTATTAATTAACTCTTCTAATTCATCGTAACAACCATGAACATCTCCGATAGCAATTACTTTTTGATATTGATTAAAATCAAATGATTTTTCTTTAGATTCTTTCCATTTAGAAAATTCATCCGGTTTAATTACTTCAACCCAACTTGGAATGTTTTGAGTTCTTTGTCTTTCAAAAATATTTTTAATTGCTTCTTCTGGAACATATTTATGTGGTTCAAAAGATTCTAATCTTGATTTATTTCTTTTTAAAATTTCTTCTAAAGAAAGATCTCTGAAGTCAACTAAAGTTACTCTGTATCTGTATTTTTTAGCTAACTGTCTATATCTATTAATTAATTTAGAAGAACTATGAGTAGCATCGATTACCGTAAAATCTCCTCTCTTCATTCTTTCTTCTAAAAACGCAAAAACAAGTTCCCAAACCCTTTTATCGTTTTTTGAGGAAATTGTTTTTATTAGAGAGTCTGGTTGAGAAACCGGACTCTCCATTTTAAGTCTAATATCATCTGGTTCAATAGCAAATGGTCTAAGACCATTTTTATTAATCCAAGTACTTTTGCCTGATCCAGGCGCCCCACATGTTAAAATTAAATTTCTCATTTTTCTCCTTTTTTCCAAAATGATACTTCTTCAAAATAAAGACAATCATCGAAATCTTTTACGAATCTGTATTTCTCATCTAATTCGTATCTATTTTCGATAATGATATCTTTATGAGCATATCTTTGAAGGATCATATCAATCCCAGTATTATAAATTCTCATGATCTTTTCATGATCAATGTCGATGATATTGTAATCATTAACAGATTGAGAATTTTCTCCCGAAGCGTTTAAATCAATATTTAAATTAATATTTAAATCGCATTCTTCAATAAGTTCTTCATCAGTTGGTAAAACAATTTCATCACTACCTTCTTTTTCAAAATCATAATCTCTAATGTGATTATACAATAATTCTTGCGCCGTCAAAAGACAAAGCGCATCTTCAGTTTCATCAGTAACGAAAGCTACTGTAATAATATCTTGATTTTCTTCCATTAAAGCTATAGCTCTTTGATTTTTAAACATTCGTGCTCCTTTTAATTTTAATTTTAATTAATTTTTAATTTTTAATTTTTTAATTTTTTTAATTAATCCATCTTTAATTTTTTTTAAAGATAATGTTAGATTCTTGAGTAATTTTCTGTACTCGATATATACAAAGGATTCATTTGCTATTGTTTTCATATATGATGTAGACTGTCTATCTGCATCATAACTACGACAAACGTATCTTAACGGAACCCTTTCTTCAAGCCTTATTTGTACAATATCCTCTAAATTTTCTGAACTTCCACCAAACGATCTAATTTCGATCGGTTCCCCAACTCTTTCTCTTAAAAATCTTAAGATAGCTCTATTTTTTAAATACGGTGAACATAACGAAAGAATTTTTTCATCGTAAGCCATATCATACTCTGGAGTTAATACCACTTTAGTATTTTTTAAAAACATTTTAATTAAAGGAATATTAATAGCTTTATCATTCTGAACATTAAAATAATTCAGACGATTAAAAAAGTTTAAATTTGAATATATAGCGTTGTAAAATCTATTAACATTCGAATCTGCAAGCACTTGTAAAACATTAAATGAAAATGGTTCTCCAGTTTCTTTATCTTTTAAATTTTCGGTCGTCTCATAATACGAAATCGAAATAAAATCAAGATAGAATCCTTCAAAGAATCTATTTGGATTTAATAATGTTTTATGAGGAGAGTTTGATGTTTTATTATTAGAATGTTTTAAGATATATTCTAAAAATTCTTCTTTAATTCTAAGAAAAAATTTAAAATTTGATCCCTTATAACCATAACTTATTAAATCATAAAAATGATTTATTTTATTAGCGAAACTCTTTTTTCTGAAACTTATTTGATATGAGTTTGAGTTATTCGGGTCATTAGAATCGTTAGCTTTTTTTAAACGCAAATACCACGATTGTTTTATATCAAAAAATTTATATAAATATTCTTTTTTAAAAAAGACTTCAAATATTTTTCCAGAATCAAGAACTTCTCTAATTTCTTTATCGTTAAATTTATATGGATACGTTTCGATCGTATAATTTTCTGTTATAGCATCAGCATTTTTATATGGAACACGTTTAAAAAAATTTATATCATTTTCATCAACTCCATTAACTAAATTGCTAAAATCTATAATTTTTGAAATCTTTTTAAATTTATCTTCATAATATTTAAGAATAAAATCATAATCATCTTGAGGAACTATTGGAGCATTCATTGCATCTTCCATTTTTTTCTTAAAATCATTTTCTAAGAAATCATAAATTACTTTAAATAAATTCACTAATTTAGGGATTGAACGAATCGAATGTTTGTGTTTTGTATATCCATCTTCGTCTAAAATCTCAAATAAAACATTTGAATCTTTATTATCTATCTGCGTTACATATTCTGAAATAGATAAAGTAGTATTATTTACCGTTAATAATAAATGATATTTTATGCAAAAAATATCAGGAATATCTCCATTAATAATTTCATCTTTGAAATTATTGATATATCTTTTCATTTTTTCCCAAAACTCAACATATTCTTGTGGAAATGCATTTGCTGTTTTAAAAACTTGAAGTCGAGTATCGACTTTGTAATTTAATAATTCAAAATGATATTCGCTATATTTTTTTATATAAACCCCAATATAATCTTCAGACCAAGAACTAGCTTTTCTTATTATAAAATAATCTTCTGGTATTCCTAATGAAGTAATTTCCTCATTTAATTTATCAATAAGTGTTTCTATAGTGTAGTTTTTGTATAACATTCTTTCTCCTTTTAATTTTTAATTTTTTTTGAAAAATAAAAAGGATCTAAAAAAGATCCTTTAATAAAAAGGATCTAAAAAAGATCCTTTAATAAAAAGGATCTAAAAAAGATCCTTTAATAAAAAGGATCTAAAAAAGATCCTTTTTGACTAAGTTAAATAACTGGATTCCATTCAATTTCAAAGTTATCTTTTTCAGATAGAATTCCTATGTCATCAATAAGTATACCTAAAACATCCGAAGGATCTTCATGAATTTTAAAAGCAATTTCATCGAATCCTTGAATAAGTTCTTGATACACTTTTCTTAATACCGAATCTTTTCCATCTTTCATAAAATTACGAATCTCATTATAAAAATCTTTATCAATAATTAATAGATTTCCTGATTCATCGTAAGTCAAAGTGTCTCTAGTTTCATCAGCAATTTCGACTCTAACTTCTAGATCTTCTTGATCTTCATATGCAGCTTCTGTTTCAATTACATTTGCCCATTGAATACTATGATATTGATGGTTTCCACTGATAAATAATGCAGCCCCAACAGGATGCATTTTTAAAGATATATTTTTGATCGTAATTTTAATTTTCCCAGATTTTTTTGGCTTATATTTATTATAAAGTCTTTTTAAATCTCCAGGAAATTTTTCAATTAAATCAAATAATTCCATTTGATTAATATCATAAATACTTCTTAATTGAAGAACTTCTTTAATCTCTTCAAGAAAATCTTTTTCAGTTTGTCCTTGAAGGTTTGTAGCGATAGAAATAGATTCTTTTCTGTTTGCGTCTTTTCCTCCGAAAGCTCCGAATCCGTAACTAAGTAAATCCTTTGAATTTTTTGATCCATATGATTCATAGTCATATCCTGAATACATTCCATATCCATAAAATGAATTTTCAATATTTTCAGGAATTACCATATCTTGTGGTTCGTATGATTCAAGGATTGCCTGCATAATTATTTCTAATTCTGGGACACTATCTTGAATTCTAAATTTTTTTACTAACAGTTTAGATATTCTTTGAGTTTCTTGTCCAAAGAAAGCTTTAAATCTATTCGATGGTACAACAAATTCTTTATCTTGAAGAAGTCCTACCATAGTAGGAATTTCTTCAACTGTTCCAACGGCTCCTTTATCCTCATTAGTCGGATCCACCTGTTGGATATTAAAATATCTACATTCTGTTGTAAATAGTTCAGCATCTTTATCACAATAAAGAACACTATCTACTTGATGTAAATCCTGTGCTTCTTTAACTCTAAAGATAACACCAGGATTAAGAGGATTGTTTCTAAGATCAGTTCCAGAGAACCCAAATCTTCCTGGGTGTCTATGAATTGACCCAACCTCTCCTTCGACGAATTTTACTTCGTATCCTTTGTCAGTAAATAATTTTTTTGGAAATGCTTTAATAATTTTTTTAGCAATTTCCATCGATAAAGGTTTAATCTGTTCAGAAACTTGATTAACCTCTACAAGATTGAAATCTACGCTTCCAGTCGTAACTTTTTGTGGAAAATTAAAATATACCGTTGGAAACGTTAAAACTACAACTTCATTTTTATCATTTTTGATTTTTATTTGCAGCGCTCTAAAGTGAAACTGAAATTCACTTCCGTGAGCAATTGGTAAACATTTTTCTTGAATTTTATTTAAAACTGCTTGTTTATGTCCTACGAATAAAAGATGATCATCTCTCGAACTCTCAGTTGGTGTACTATAAGATTTTGCTTGATAACCATAACTATTATCATAACTATTATCATAACTATTATATGAACCTTTTGTATTTACTACATTCCCTGTATTCATTGTATTGATATTTCTCATGTTATTTCCTCCATCTTTTTTATTTTTTTTCTCTGCGTTTAATAATGTTTTTTGTGTTAATTTATTTCTTGCCATAAGTTTCTCCTTGTTTTTTTAATTTTTTTTATTTTTTAAATTTCTTCGGTATTTATAATGCGCCCCAAAGATAAAGCTAAAGCTTGGCGCATGCAAAAAGAATAATAATTATTCATGAAATTAATGGAGAGTTTCGTCCGTAAGTTTTTAATTCTTTTAATTAACTTTTTAATTAAAGAGATCTAAAAAAGATCTCTTTAAAAGTCATTTTGATATCCTAGCATATTTAACCAGCTAAGAAAAATCAAAATCATTAGTATTTCTCCCATTAATTCCATGTCAAATCCTTTACTTTTAATTTATTTTTTTATTTATTTTTTTATTTATTTTTTTATTTCATTTTGAAACCATTGAACTCTTTTACCTATCGGTAAAGGTTCTTCTGGCACTAATTTATATTTAGGAAGAAGTTTTACTAATTCTTCGTAGTAATCTCTTCCTGCTAAAATTAAAAAAGTGATCTCTGAAAGATCACTTTTGAATTTTTCTTTTAACTGAGTATAAACTCTTTGAGCCCATTCTTTTTTTTCTTTTGGACTCATATTCTTGAGTGTAACGTCGTACTTCTCAATCTTTTTGAATGGATGTAATAATCCATGTTTTGCTGAAATGATGAAAATTTCATCATTTCTCGGATCTAATTTTGCTTTTTGCAAAGCCCAATTCCAATGAGCTTTAAAAAGCATACTTGGAGAGTATAATTTATACGCCTCCATTTTATTATTTAATTTCTTGCTAACGCAAGAAATTAAGGCTACCTGTTTCTCCATTTTTATTCTCCTTCAGATTTAAACACAACACCTGGCAATGTTTTTTGCCAAAGCATTTTTGTAACTTCCATAGCTCCGTATGAAAGTTCCTTATATCTTCTGTGGATTATTTCACTAAACCACATTGAGTTCATATTAATTTTTGATAGGGTTTGCCATCCTCTATATGTGTTATTATCATGCGAACCCGTACAAACATTATTTTCACGTGAATCGTGGTTTGCTTTTAAGTTTCCACTAAGATTTCCTGGTAATGAAATTCCTTGAATTCCTCCACCAGATGTTTTTATCGTTCCCCATCCAAAATACGGAAGAACCATTCCTTTTGAAATAATTTGGAATGGAACTATAATTGATGGAATCACCGCCTTTCTTTCGATTTTAATTTTTCCCGAAATTAACGCTAACGAAAAAACATCGTCGAAATTTTTTTCTTCTTCAACGACGCGACTTGATAGTTTTGCTGTTTCAGTAAAACTATTCCAAGTATACGCAGCGATAATTGCATTCAATTCGATTGCTTTATTGTATTCTTCAAGATTTTTTTCGACTTCATTTAAGAATTCAAAAATCATTACAGTCCCTTTTGTGTTTAATAATTTTTCTTTTTTTGGACTTTTTAAAATTGATAATAATGTTCCAGGATGCATTGGATTGATTAATAATTCATCTCCATCTACATCTGCAATAAAAAGCATTCCTGCGAATTTATTCGTAGTATCCAATATTTGAATTCCGATTTCTAGTGCTTTTTCTAAAGTCACTTTTAATTTAAGAACTTTATCTGATACATTATCATAAAATGTGCCTGCTGTAAAATACTCAATTGAAGAATACGAATCAAATACATCATTGTAATTTTTTACAACTTCTATGATCTTATTCCAATCGTTTTTAATTGGGATAACGATGTCTCCCTTATCGTTAATTATTTCTAATCTTTCTGTGCTTTCTTCACTTCCGTTTCTAAAATCATTAAATTCTTCGTTTAACACTGCATTAAAAAATTCAACCATAATTTCTCCTTGTTTTTTTAATTTTTTTATTTTTTTCCTTGGTATTTATAATGCGCCCCAAAGATAAGCTAAAGCTTGGCGCAAAAACGCATAAGCGTAAAGTTTTCTAATTGCTTAATTACATGCTACAAAAAAAACGTTCTTCTGAAGAATCGTTTTTAGCTTCAGTAATTTCTTTACTACCTTCTTCATCTTCTACGATTTCTTCTTTCCACTCGAAACCTTTTTTGATTTCATTTTTTTTCTTTTTCGATAATTGATTGTAATCAAATTCGAAAAGCTCTTCTCCATTTTCAGCATTATAAATTTTTTCTGGGTTAGAGAAAAGTTCGATCAGCTTGTAAGTTGCTACCCATAAGTTTAGTAGCAATACTGGTGTGTCGATAGAGCCGTATGTCTCAACAACTCCTTCTGAAATGTTTGGACATTTTGTGATTCTTATAGAATTTCCACTATGTCCAACCATAATAAAATTTGCTCCTTTTTCTGCTAGATATTTTCTAGTAGAAAAATCTGGTGCTCCAATGAAAATAGTATCAGGATTATTTTCGATGATTTTATCGATTTCATCTTTGCTCAGATAATCCCTCACTAATGTCGTGGAATCTGAAAGATCAAATTCTTTATCAATTGTATCTAATTTAGATACAACATTCCCACGTGTTTGGAATCTACTGAATGCTTTATGCATTACTTGTTTCCCAACACGAAAAATATTTGTCAAAGCCCAATTATCTTTCTCATAAATAGAAAGATTTTTAAATAGTGGTCTTGCGTCGAATACGTCTTGTAGAATAGTTAAATTCCATAAAATGTTACTCATTGCCCCACCGAATCCGATCATTACAATTTCCAGATCTTTTGCGGGAATACTTTTTGAACCACTTGCTTTAAAATAATTTTTCAATACCGAACTCGCAAATGGCAAGTCTTTAAAATAAGTTTTTGAAATTCCTGCTCCAGTCATGTAGTTAGTAAATCCATCTGTTAAAAGATAAGATGGATAAAGTTCATCTGAACTTAAATCTTGATTGCAAACATCAGCTATTCCTGGATTTAGGAATGCTAAATTAGGATTAAAAACAATTCCGTTTTTTTGAAGAACTTTTTTAACCTCATCTGGATCATTACTATCTAAATCAAATATTCTATGAATAAAAACATTATCTGATCCTAATTCACTCTTTTCTGAAAATCTGTGTCTAATTTCTTCTTGTAGATATTCCACGAAACTTCTGTTAATTGTCTCTGCCATAATTTCTCCTTGTTTTTTTAATTTTTTTATTTTTTTCCTTGGTATTTATAATGCGCCCCAAAGATAAGCTAAAGCTTGGCGCATGCAATATATGCAAAATAAAAAGAATAAAAACCCAAATTTAAATTCTTAATTTTTTGGGTTTTTTCTTGTTTTCTTCTAATTTTTTATTAATATTCATTTCCGATAAATCGAAATGGACTCTTGTTTTGTCCAAATCGATTATTTCCGATCGAAATTCTGCGAGAATTTCGATCGGATCATATTCATTATTATTAAAATATAGCGAGTTAATTTGTCTACTCAGTTCCCCGCTATATTTTATACCGTACAACACCCATAAACAGGCGCACGCGATTACCTCAATATCGCGTCCGTTACGGTCGACTAAATCGATACGGTATTCCGTATCGATCGCTCTTCTATGTCTTTTCCCGTTTTTATCGATTACGTAATTATATAACGTAATCTTTTTTAAAACATTTTTTTCAGAAGGATGCCACCAATAATTGATATATCCTTCTCTTTTTCCTAATTCCATAATAGCTAGAAAATCAATTTTGAAAAAAAGCGGATCATGAAATTTATTTGCAAGATCTACTATCAGATCTTTATATAATTCTTTCCACTTTTTCCATAATTCAAAATTACTTTTTAATTGTGATTTAAATGATTTTCTATTTCTTCTTGTCATTTTTTCTCCTCCTTAAATTTTTACAATTTCGGGGAATAAAAAAACACGAGATCTTCCATTCCCTCTGCTATTAAAATATCAATCTTTAATATACGAGTTCTAAACTTTAGAACTCGTATATATCGCTTGTATCGAAAATAGATGCTACTTAAAAAATCAAGTTTTTTACAGTTTTTTCTAACGACAAAAAAACCCTCGCTATAAAAGCGAGGTATTATTTTGGTATTATTTTTTAGGTAATTTTAAAAAAACTTGTCTTAAATGTCTTAATTCATCTAACCAGATTTCGCGAGGATCTTGTTTTTCAACCTCTTGATATTTCTGTTTAAGTTCTTTAATTTTTTCATTAAATTCTTGAATTTTTTCGGTAGTTAATGACCATAAAGGCATACTTAATAAATAATCGTATTTATCATTAATTTTATAAAAATCGAACTTTTTCAATTGATTTTCAATGTTAGATTTTTTACGTTTTTCTATGATAATTTCTTTTTTAAAGATTTTTTCTAAGAATTTAATTTTATTTTCTGTAATTATAATATCATATTTTATTTGATCAAGAATAAATAGTTTTCTTTTATGATAAAGAGTTAATCTTTCAATAATCCAATCTTTTAGATACTCTGCTAATGTATCATATTCTAAAATAGTCTTATTTTCATAAGAATATTTAAGAAAAGTCAGAGTTTCAGAATCTTTTGTAATTAATTTAAATAATTTTAATAATTCTTCTTCTGATTTTTCATAGATCTCTATTGGAACCTTAATTTCAAAATAAAATGAATTCTTTACGCAATTGTCCGACCAATCAACTACAATATTTTTATCTTCTAACTCAGATATAATATTAACCATTTTTTCTCTATCGTATCCAGGTGGAACTTCATTAATAATTATAGTTCCATAACGTTTAGTGGATTTGCTTTTTTCAAGATTTCCATAGAAAATAAATTGTTTATCATTTTCTCCACGTTCGATTTTTCCATTATAATATGGAAATTTTACTGGAATATATTTTGGAATTTTCTTAATTTTTCTTTCAAGAATTCCAATTAAAAGATCAATAATAAAATTTGGGTCTCTTGGTAAAATACTTGCACTATAACCTACCGCAATTCCATTAAAACCATTAATTATACTTAATGGAATTATAGGCATTAAATACAATGGTTCAATTTTCTTTCCTTCAAGATATTGCTCTTCGTAAATATTTTCATCAATTTTCGGAAAAATTAATTTAGCGATATCACTAAATTTTCCACTTGTATATCTTGGACTACTCGCCGCTTGATTGGTTCTATATCCAAATGAACCTTTTGGCTCAATTAAGTTAATATTGTTTTTATAATCAGCTGCTAATGTTTCAAAAACGTTATATGTAGATTTATCTCCATGCAAATAATTAGTCTGATTATACACCAATGAATAAATCTCCGCTGTCTTAATTTTTTTATTCGGGATCTTGGAAAGAACGTATAATTCTTTCCTTGCCGTTTGACTTAAAGTATCATGAAAACTAGGCATCTGTTGAATTAATTTATAAACAGAATAACTTAAATATTCTTTATCTGCAAATTCTTTTACATTGTATTCTTTAGCCATAAAATTCTCCTTATTTTTATACCGCATTTATATCGAATAATTCGATGTTTTTCTTAATTATATTTTTACGGTATTCTCTATCTTCTTGCATCCAAGCTAATAAAGTTTTTTCATCTTCTTCCGTAAATTTAAATGTTAATAAAAGATCTTCGAAAGAATATCTTTTGAACATCTCTTCCCATTCTTCTTCAGTTAAAGAACCTAAACCTTTTTTATAATCAAATACACAGCCTTTTGCTTCTTCAGATTTTTCAAATTCTTTTAATTCTTGAAAATCAAAAATCATTTTATCAATTTTATCATTTTTATATATAACTACAATCGGTGTTCTAAAACTATGAATTTTGCCAGTTTTAAGATACGTTTGAGCAGTCATATAAAAATAAGAAACAAGTAAAATATTAATATGGAATCCATCGAAGTCAGCGTCCGCACCGATAACGATATTTTCATATTCTAATTTTTCTTGATTACCACTAAAATCAATTCCAAGAATTTTAGCAATTTCCATTAATTCTTTATCGGTTTTTAATTTTTTAGGATCTTTTAATACATTACTTGTCTTTCCTTTAATAGGATAGAATCCATAAAAATCTCTACCTACACCATTTATAATACTTCCTATCGCAGAATCTCCTTCTGAAATGATAAAGTATTTTTTCTGTTTTCCAGCTTTCCAATATTTTACTGGAGTTTTAATTTTCTTTAAAGTTTTATCAATTTCTTTTTTATCCTGAACCATTTCTTTAGCTTTATAAAAGTCAATAATCGGTCCAGTAATTGATTTGTCTTTATAGATTTTATCAATAAATCTACTTTTAGCAATTTCTAAAACTTCATTAGCAATTTCTGGAAATTTAGATGGAGTATTTGTTGTCGCTGTTTTCATTTGAGAAGTAAATCTCGGATTTGGAATATTTCTATAAACGACAATTAAAAATATTTTATTTCTGACATCAGCAAATTTAATATTTTTATAACGTTTTTGTAATTTTTCGGTTACTGGTATTAATATACGTCTTTCAACGTATTCTAATGTGCTTCCACCTTCATAAGCATTTACTCCATTTACAAAATGGATAAAGTTATAAGTATCTGAACCACCAACTGCAATACTAACATTATCTGATTCAATTATATTTAATTTTCCATCAAAGAATAATTTATTCACTGAATTAAGATTATTTATTTTAATAACTTTTCCATTAAATTTAAATTGAATTTCTGGATAAGTAACACTTAAAAAAATTAAATCAAAATAGATTAAATCTTTATAAATTTCATCAATTTTATCTAATTTGAATCTTTCGAGATCTGGATAAAATGTTACTTTTGTCCCCATTTTTTTCTTTGAATCAGTAACTTTGTAATCAACATCTTGCATATTATTTTTACAAGTTACCTTAAAGAATTTATTTCCATCATCGGTTTCTCCAATAAATTTTTTACTAAAAATAGTAGCTAATGAAGATCCAACTCCATTCTGACCAATACTTGTATTCGAAGTATTACTATCGTCAAAATTACTTCCAGCTTTTAAATTGGTCCAAGCCATTAAAGGCATTAAACTATCAGGAATTTCATTTCCTTGACTATCATAAGCTGGTTTAATAGGTATTCCTCTACCATTATCTTCAACGACAAATTTTTCATCATCAATGATTATACTAATTTTATTAGCATAATTCCCTTGAGTTCTTAAGTATTCATCAATACTATTATCTAGCAATTCTCTCATTAATTTTAAAAGACCAGGAATGTATTCGATTTCATCAATAACTATTTTTTGATGATCTTCAGAAGATACGATAATAGGTCTTTTAATTTTTTGAGGAGTTATAGCTCCGATATACATTGGAGCTCTTAAGAGAGCATGTTCAATATCATTTAATTTAATGATTTTATTTTCTTGCATTTTCATTCTTTATCCTTTAAAAATGATTGTAATCTTTTTAATCTATTTTTCTTTTTAATTAATTTTTCATAAATATTATTAATTAAAGGAATATTTTGAGCTTCTTTTTCAAATACCTCCTTATAAAAATTTTTTTGTAAAAGATCAATGTCAATTTTTATATTCTCAATGAGATCTTTTAAAGATACATTATGAAGTTTTAAGTATTCATCTATTGTAATTCCATATATATCATCTGTGTTTTGGATTGATATGTCCGGCGTTTTAATTAAATCATCTTTTATCATTTTATCTCCTTTTTTAAAAACTCACTTGAACCTAAAATTAATTTTTTTAATAAATTAACTGGATCAATATCTTTAGCTTCTATATATTTTAACTTATCAAATTCTTTTTCTAAAAAAGATAAATTAAAATCATCCACAATTAATCCATATTCAATTTTATTATTTTTCATAAAATTTCTTATGGCTTTTTCTCTATTATTGATTTCGTCAATGTAATTAATATTCAATTTTTTTACTATTTCAAATAATTCTTTAATTTCATCTTCGATCGAATCTTTTATAGATTCTTTTAAGTACAACTTGTTGTTTTTTAATTCAAGAATACAAGACCAAGAACTTGTAAGATAAATCTCAAAGCCTAAAAGATCACAGAATCTATTAAGAATTTCTACGTTTTGAGAAGTTTCTTTTTTTATAGATTCTAAATCATATCCATACGATTTTCTATAATTTCCCCAAGGAATAATACAATCATCTAGATCCAAAAAAAGGATCTTTTTTAGATCTTTTTTAATCATTAGAATCCTTCCCAGAAAGACATTAGGCTTTTCGTATGTTTTTCTTTCACTAAATCAAAATTATTTAGTACTCTAAAAAAGATTTTTTCTTTTAAGTCTTTTAAAATTTCTTGAATTATTTTTTCGTGCTTCGGTTTTACTAAGGAATTTTGAATTCCTCTTATTTGAATCATATGAATAAATCTTTCAATATTATTAGGATCGTTTTCAATAGTATTATTTTCTTTTAACTCCTTGAATTTTTCAAAATTATTTAAAGCGAATTCCACAGTATATTTTAAATCTCTATCATTTGGATCTTCAATCTGGAAAATAAATGATGATAGATTTCGAACTTGTGTTGAGTATCCTCCAACGCAATGTTTCATAATTAATCCAATTCTTGATAATTCATTAGAAGTGTGTAGTTCATAAACATCAATATTTTTATATTTATAATCTATCTTTTCATAAGGAATTAATGGTTCGCTGTTCTTTTTATATTCTTTAACCAGTTTTTCGATTATTGGATCAATTAATTTTTCCATAAGATCCTCCATAGTATCAACTCTTGCTGTTACCAATGTCGAATGACCTGCTTTTCCAACTACAATTATATCATTAAATTTAATCAATAAATCATTAATAAATTTAGGAATTTTTAATAATTGAGTTTTGATGCCTTCTTTACTTTCTCTTCTTGAAAATTTAAGTTTTTCATTTTTATGGAGTTCAGTAAATTCTTTTTTTATTCTATTTTCAAGAATACTATTAAAAAGAATAATTAAATCTATGTACTTTTCTTTTTTATATGCAGAATTATATGCATGATATAATTCACTATGATAATAAATTAAATTTAGAAAAGTATAGGTATCTTTCGAGTTTAATTTTAATAAATAAGGCTCAGAAATTAACATATCTAATACAAAATATTTATTAAAATCTGGATTCATTTTCATAATTGTATTGAAATAATTAAGAATTTTCTTCTGCCCTTTTCTTAGAAATTCTTCTTCTAATTTAGATAATCTAAAAGCAGAAGATGGGATTCCAAAATTTCCTTCAAAAAGAAATTCTTTTAGAGTTTCATTTTCTTTAAGCGACTCAATATTATTAAATAAATCATCTAACTCTGAGTCAATATTTTTGCCTTGAAATTCTGCTTTAATTTTTTCAGTTAATTCAATACCAGAATTAAAAACAGTATCAACTGTTTGTAATAATGTATTTAAAAGATAGAATTTTTCTGGATTTTTCTTATAATCGATAAAATCAATATTATTTTTTTTCATATAATCCTGAATAGTTTTTCTTTTCGGGACTAATGAATTTTTTTGAAGTTTAAAAAATGTTTCATCTTTCACATCTTGAAGATAATCCATTTTTTTCAAAAGCTCAGAGCTTCTCAATGAAACTCCTAAATCTTCTTTTAATAAATTCAAATCACGTAATAATTTTTCAAAGTATGAATTGACTTTGGTTTTTAATTTATCAGGAACTTTTGAATCAACGTATTTTTGAATTTTTTGAATTCTATTAAAAATTTCTTCATAGTAAATCGACATGATATAAAGCAATCTTAAATTTTTATACTTATCAGTATAAAATCTTTCATCTTTTCTTGATAAATTCTTTTTAAATTCACTTATACCATCATTAATGAAATTACCAAATGGAGGCAGTGAAACTGCGGGTTTTGGAAAATCAATATATCTAGTTTTTACTTCTGGTAAAGTAATATGGAATTTTTCCATTCTTCTTTCATGTCTAAAGACAGTTCCGTAATTAAAATTTCTCATTTTAGATTCTAATTGATTAGATCTTAGCCATTCAAGATAATCTTCATGAATTACAATTCTATAATATTTTAGTCCGTTTTCTGGTGTAAATAGAATTCCTATTTTTCCATTATTAAAATCGAAAGCATCTAAAACTTCTTGAGCATACATTTCGAATCTTGAAAGATTGTCTTTAAAAGATATATTGCTATAGTATCTATCAACAACGTTAATTATATTAACAACTTGATTTGAAAAAACTATATCTGTTTTTTCGCTATTGCGAACCTTAACTGATTTTTCTTTGAAATCTGTTCGATATTGTGTATAAACGACATTTTCGAACATATTGTCATTCTCATCATCTCTGATAAATTCATGTTCTAAATTTAATAAAAATACATCGATATCTTCTGGACTTGAATTATATCTATTTAAAAAACTTTGGATTATTGCATCAGGAAAAGATCCTGCTAATAAAGCAATTGGTTGAGTAATAAAATTTCTAAGAATTTTTGGACTAAAATTTTTTTTCAAATTCTTTTTTATAAGGTCAATGAAAAAAGTATCATAAAATTCTGATAAAGTATAAATTTTATCTTTATCAAAACTTTCATAATTTTCTTTTAATGTTTTCATAAAAAACACTTGAGGGTTAATATTATGAGGAAATGCATATAAATCATTGATTTCATAAATAATTTGATGTATAGTTGGATCAAAATATATCTCAAAAGCGTTATGAATTAACGCTAATAAATTACTGTATTCGTCTAAATATTTTTTCTTAGATTCTGATATTTCACAAAATATTTTATCATGATTGACTTTAAATGTATTACCAATTTCATTTTTTACTATCAATTTTGATACTTCATCTGGGCGAATTAATTTTGCATCTAATTCATTTAATTTTCCTTGAAATTTTGCAGGTACTAATAACTCATCTCTATCTTGATTAATTATTTCGCTAAGTGATTTAATTCTTTTCATTCTCTCTCCTTAAATTTTTAAATTTTTTTCTTTGAAAAACTCGTGATCCTAAAACGTTGCGCTTCATTAGATACACAAAGATATATAGCAGTTCTAAAAATTTTAGAACTGCTTTTATATCGCTTGTATCTAAAAAAGATGCTACGTAGAAAATCAAGTTTTTTCTAGTGACAAAAAAACTCTCGCGCTCGCGAGAGTTTAAATTTCATTTTAAATTTCATTTAGTAAAGTATTTAATTCTTCTTCTTTTTCTTTAATGATCTTTTGAAGATCATCTTCGTTTATCGTTCCGTATTTATCTAAAATATAAGATTCCATTTGTTGAATGTTTTGCTCAAGAACTCCAATGTTAATTTCGGTTTCTTGAATTTGCTTTTGAAGATTTTCTTTTTCTGCGTTGTATCTATTTAAGATCTCATCTAACTGAGCACTATCTATAGTGTTAGCATTGTTAGTATTATCTGGTATCATGATAGAACCTCCTTAACTAGTTTTGAAGCCATTTTCATATCAACTTCATCGCCAAAATTCTTTTTAAGATATCCCATGATTTGCCCCATTTTGGCATCGGGATTATCATTTTTGAATTCAACGATGATATGCATTAATTGAGATTCATTTAAAGTTTTAGGCAAAATATCTTCTCCTAATTCTTTTAAATAATTTAACTCATTTTCAACATCCATACCATTTTTCTTTGCATCTTCAACTTGCTTAATATATCTTTTTAAACCATCTACTATAAAAAGATCTGGTTCTGGTTTCTTAGGATTTTTTTCTTTAGCCATTTTTTCAACAGTGTCAATAAGCATCATTAAAACGTTTGCTTTATTTTTATCAGTTCTTTTTAACTTCATCATTTCTTTTTTAAGATCAATTAATTTCATTTTTTGCTCCTTTGTAATTATTTAAAATTATTTAAAATTATTTAAAATTATTTAAAATTATCCATCGAATCCAACCCACCAATAAGCGTCACCACCATATTTTTTAATTAAATTATATAATTCCACATCATGTTTATCAAAATCATATAAATCGAAATTATCATAATCGTAATCTTTATCATTACAATATAATTCTTCGAGATTGTCTATTCCATTTTTTAAAATAAGAATCTCATCTCCAATTAATGCTTTAGTACTAAGCGAATAGATATCATTATCAAATATTACTTTCTTTGCATTTTCATTGTATTTCAAATACCAAGGAAGATTTTTTGGATTTAAGTTTTCTCCCTTATAATATTTTAAATCTCCTATTTCGCGTTTTTGTCTTTTTAATTCCGATAAATTTATAATTCCTATGATAAAACTCGAACTCGAACTATTGCTCACAAATCCTAATCTAATTTTCATTTTTTGATCCTTTTTAATTCTTAATAATTAATTTAATGATTATTTATTTTAAATATAATACCTTCCTTAAATCCTACTCCACATTCTAAGAATGGATTACAAATATCTCCAGAATCTCCTCCGTCAGTAATTGTAAAATATTTAGCTTTTAAATCTTTTTTTTCTATATCTTCTAAATATTTATACGTAAATTTATTTATTATTTTATTAGCGATCCTTGAAAGATCTTTCATGATCTGACTTTCTTCTTCCGTAAAGTCTTTTCTACTATAATAGAATCCATCTAATGGAAAGTAATTATAAGGAAAAGTATCAAAGAAATCTATTTTTTTGATCTTTTTTAGATACTTATAAGGACTAGCATGTAAAAAATTAATTACATTTGTAAATACAAATTGTTTGAAAAAATTATTTAAATTGCTTTTTATTATTTTTTCAATTTCCTTATGTTTTTCGTAATGGTATTCAGTTAATTTTGAATACAATGATATCACCGTTTGAATCTTTTTTGGATCCTTTTTTGCTTCATCAAAATATTTACAAAATTCTTTAAATAAAGCTCTTGTTAAATCTTTATATACAGGAAAGAAAACTTCTAATTCTTCAAGATCTCCAACCCAACCAGATTCAGTAATTTTATCTTCTTTATGCCAATCTTCCATAAATTGAATATTCTCTTTAATGTATTTTATAAGTTTTTCACTTTCTTTCGTCTTAATTAAATCTCTTATAGTTTCTAAATCTTTTATTGTTTTAGAATACCAATGATTTGCATCTTCTTCTTTAGAATGATGTTCAGCAAATTCTTTCTTTAACTCTTCTAAATTTTCATTTGATTTTAAAAAATCATCAATGATTTTATCAGTATCTTCTTTAACTATAAAACTCGAACTCGAACTATTGCTCACAAATCCTAATCTTATTTTCATTTTTTCTCCTTTAATTTTTTTTCAAAATTGTGTTCAAAACCTTTATAATCACAATAAATACATTCAAAATGTGGGGGCTTAATTTCCCCGTTTTGATAGATTTCTCCAGCTACTGGATAAACATCCTTACCACATTGAGGACATTTTAATTCTTTTGCAATTTTTATACCATCTTCCATTGTATCAATAAAGCTTAATAATGTTTTTTCTTGCTTCATTTTATCCTCCTTTAATTTTAATTTCTTACTGTGCATGTTCTAACGCGCCCTTTTTGATCATATAAAGGAGAAATTGCTATTCCTTTACCTCTAACCATAACCATATATCTAACTCCATCTATACAATAAACCATTATATACTTTTTAAATAATTCATTTTCATTTAAAGTAAAATAGCCAATATAATGTACTTTAATATCATCTATTTTACGATCAAACGCGAATAATGAAGTATTCATAAATGAAATTATTAATGCTAGTAATATAAATTTTATTTTTGCACTCATTTTATTCTCCTTCTGTTTTATTATTTAATTTATTCTTTTTCAATTCCAGATAATCATGAACTATTATTTTCTTAATATCTCCGGATACATTCAATTCTTGAATCTGTCTTTCATTTTTATCTTTAATTAAAAATTGAATAGCTTCGTCTCGAACCGAGTAGTTATAAAAAACAGCAAGAAGAGAAAATGTTAATGGTATTGATAATGCTATGATTGATCCAAATGCACTAGAACCATTAGTTCCAGTATCAAATCCTATACCTATACCTATAAATAAAGTAGTCAATAAAGCAACAACAACCATAAATCCTTCATGTAATAATGACGCATCCATTATTTTTTCCTCCCATGTAAAATGCAGTTTTGATTTATAATAAATCCTATTGTTCCAAGTCTTTCATAGTTATCCAAAATAGGACAAGAACAAGCTGGTTGTTTAAACCACCAAGAATGATAATTTTCGTCTTGATCGAAATGCCATAATTTTTGCAGTTCGAACTCGATTTCTTTTATTCTTTTATCCATCTCTTTTAATTGATCTTTTTTAGATTCAATCTTGCCTAACTCAATTATTTCTTTTTCTTTATCAAAAATATTTTGAATCTCTTCGTGGTGTTTTATGATATTTTTAATTTCCTCTACGCTTAAATTTTTTTCCATCATTAAGCTGGTATTTAAACCAGCTGATTTAGCTTTTTCAAATAATAAAGCTAATTCATTTGGCTGTCTGCAACTCATTCTTTCTCCTTTCATTTTTAATTAAGATAAATTATTTTTAATTTATCTTTTATTTTTTTAATCTCATCAATTATATATTGATGATACGTAAATACGACTACCATTACATTTTCATCTCCAAAATTAATAATATTACTTAATTCATAAGATACATCTTCTGAAGTCTTATGACTTACAGTATTGATAATTTTTGGTGGATTTCTAAATAAAGATTCTAAAGTATTTTTTAATTCAAGTATCATTTGATACTTAGGAGAATTCTTTAATGCTACTTTTCCACTTACATTATTTTTATATTCTCCTCCTATAAATACCACTTTGCCTTTATTGTCAGTTTTATCTAAGAATTCGAAGATTGTTTTTTTCAAATCATTTAAAATAATTTGATAATAATCTTCATTGATATTATCTGCAGCTTTCCACAGACTCTCTACTGGACCTGATAAATACTTATTATCTACTCCTATGCATTCTCCACCGATCAATCCTGGATGGATCCCTTTGACAAAATTGTCTTTTAATTCACAAATTCTAATAGTCTCTTCAAATACTTTTTGATTAAATATTTGCATTTTAAATGAATTCATTAGCGAAATTAAAATATACCTTTGAGTGTTTTCAAAGATTTTGGCTAAAATTACTGCTTCTGGAAAATCAGAATATTCAGCTCCAAATATCTTTTCAATATAATTTTTTAAATCGGCAGTACTCCAGTAAGTTAATTTAAAATTAACATTGTCTCCAGGCGAGTATCTTTCTGGGACTACTGCTTTACTTTTAGATTTTATACCATAAAAAAATGATACATCGAATGTTGATCTTACTACGATCGGATTATTTGAAAAATATTTATTAATTAATCCTGCAAAAAGAAGATCTTCTTCTTTATTTCCTTTGGTGTTTATGCAAATATAAATTTTTGCTTTTTCATCAATTCTTTTAGAAACTTCTTTCATGAATTCTTTTTCACCCCAATGGATAATAAATGCATCACCTATTTTATTCAATTCTTTTAAATTCTCAGGCGTTTTGATATCCAGAAAAAGAATTTTATTTTCTGGAAAAGTTTTTTTGATATCTTGAGCTGTTTTTAATCCTATTAAACCAGCTCCAATTATAATTTCATTATAATTTTCATTCAATTTACAAATTTCTTGAATTAGCATTCTTTCTCCTTTTAATTTTTAATAATTTGCAGTTTTGCAATAATGAAATGGAATATGTTCAAATGTTATATTCTTAGCCATTCTGAAAAAATATGCATCAATGTTTATAGCTGGGACTTTATACTTATTTTTTATTTTTAATAAAATATGCAAAGTCGCAAATCTTAATAAGAATTCTTCATTTGAATTTTCAATTAAGAGTTCTTTATTTTTAATTTTTTTAAGAATTTTTTTGAATCTCTTAGTTTCTGGAAATAAGTTATAGAAATTCATTGCTTGTGGAAGTCTGTAATCGATAGGAATTTTATTATAATTTTTAACAATTTCCGCGAGACGCTCCACATCTATCTTATTAATAATTCTATATTTTTTTATATAATAATTGAAAAAATATGCTCCAAGAATCTTCTTTTTTTCAAAGAAATCTTGAGTAAAGATAGGGTTATCAAAATTAACTCCGTACTTTAATAAAGATTCCAAAATATTAATTCTTTCTTGCAACATTGGATATTGCTTTTCAGTCATTAATAATATTAAAGAATTTATAACTTTCTTATAAAAGTTTATATAATTTTTTAAACGAAATTCGTATTTGTCTTTATCAGATAATTCTAAATAATAAAAAATATAATTTCTAATTTCTTTTTTAAAGATCTTATCTAGATCTTTAGAATAAACCCAAGAATCAATATTACCTTTATAATTTGGCGTCCACCAGAACCCAAATTGCAAAGCACTATTAATAACAGAATATCCATAAATTAATTCGCTAAAATCAAAACACATATTGTTTCTTTTTTTTACTTCGATGCTCGTTGAAGTTGGAATACAGTATTCTCTTTTATTGATCCAAGAAAGATCAGGAAATAAAGGTTTTGCTTTTTTTAATCTATCTTTTAAATCAGGCATTCCTTTATAGAATTTTTTTAATTTTTTATCGATTTGATTTTTTTCTTTATCCGTTAAAATATTTTTTAATTCTTTATACATTTTTTCTCCTTGCGTATATTTTATATATTTAAAAAGAGATCCTAAAAAGATCTCTTTTCTCTTTCTTTTTTCTGCTCTCTCCATTTTTCGTCAATTACATCTAATACTTCTGGAACATTATCATGATATTTTTTATGACAATATTCGCAAAGTACGATATAATTTACTTTTTTATCAAAATGCATATCCATAATTTCTTGACAAACATCAAAATCAGTTTTATCGTCTAAAGTATTCATATTGACATGCATTTGAAGATAATCATCTACGACATCAAATAAAGTTTTTGGATAATGATGAGATTCCATTTTAACGACATCTCTACTTATCCCACAAATTGGGCATTCATCAATTCCAATTTTGCTTCGTTTCTGCCAAATATCATATGACATTGATCCTCTAATTAATTTTTGAAGATGTTTAATACAACGAATATATTGTCTATCATTGCTTAAGTCATAATTATACCATATCGAGGTATTTTCATTTTCTTCTTTGAATCGACTATCAGCCATTTTATATCCTTTGATTAATTTTCTTTATTTTTCCTTTTTATTCTTATTCTTTTTTATTCGTCTTTGACTAACAATTCAGTTTTTGTCTTAGAGAATTTTGAGTTCTCAATTATTTTATCAAAATACTTTTCGCTAAATCCACTCAATTCTTTAATTTCTGATCCAAAATTCATTGCTAGTTTTTTTATCGTATCCGACGAATTTTCCCAAGCATGAATATGGATACTTTTTCTTTTCTTAAATTTTTCCATTGAAGGTTTTAGATCTTCAATGTTTTTATCAAATCTTCTTTTAGATCCAGCTAAAGTAATTCTTACTAATTTTGGAGTCTTTTCTTTTGAATGATTTTGATTATTTGAATCATTTTCATTAGTATTTTTCTTCGGATCTTTTTTAGATCTTTTTTTGTCTTTTTCTAAAAATATAAAAAATTTTTCTTTTAAATTTTTTATTCTCTCTGGCTTTAAACATATTTTTAAAAGCGCATCATTAGAATTTGAAATTTTTAATAATTGCTTTCTCGTTAATTTTGGTAATCTAATTTTAAAATGATATTCTTCTTCTAAATCTTCAAAAGATAGATTCCAAACATTATCTTCACCAATTTCATTGATAATTGTATCTAAATTATTATAAAATTTTTCAGGAACCGTTTTATGTTTTTTTAAACGATCGATAGTTGATTTTGAAAGATTAAATAATAAACTCGCATCTTTTATAGATACATTAGGATACTTTTTTAAAAATAAAAAAGCTTTTAATCTTAAACTGAAAGATTTTGCTGAAAGTTTTGATTTATAAATTTTTTCATGAATATCTAATACCCAAATTAGATCTTCTTTATTAACGATCTTTTTAAGATCATTAAGTACTTCATCTGTAATAATTTTATCTTCTTCAAATTTTTTAAAATTTTTATCGATTAATTCTTTTTCAATTTCTTTAGCTAAATCATTTAAAAAATTTTCATATTTTTTAAGATCAATCCCATTATGATCAAGAATGAATTTATAAATTTTTGGATATTCATTTTTGATTTTATCGTATAATAAATAACCTATTTTATATTTTCCATCCATCTTATTTTGAATTCTTGGGAATGTCATTCTTGAAATATTATAATCGTATTCTTCTTTAAAACTTTTAGATAATTTATATCCTGATGACTCAGGATTTTTTTCAATAAATTCAATTGCCTTTAAAAGCCAAACCCAAGGTATTCCTGAATGTCTAATTCTAACGTCTGATGCATTTACTTCTTTTCCCATTTCCGTCTCCTTTTTATTGATTTATTTTTATTGATTTATAAGTCTTTTAAAATTTTTATTAATCTCCGATCTTAAACGTTGATAGTCCCAAAAGTTTAGAACGGTATATTTAATAAATTTATTTTCATCGTAATCTTCAAGATAATCGTTTTGAATGATACTGAATTCTTTTGATATAAAAAAATCGAATTTAAAATCTTGAACATAGTATCTTTTAACCGAATTTTTATCAATGAATAAATGAACCATTTGATTCTTTTTTTCATCTATAAAAGAATCGATTATAGTTAATTCTAATTCATTAATAATTTCTTCATTTAACTCAGTTAAAAATGGATTAATCTTGTTTGTATCTTTTTTAGATCCTTTTGCTAAAGAATTAATTTTTTTATTTAAATCATCTTGTATGATTTTATTGATTTTTTCATTTAAGTTTTTCTGTTCCTTTTTATCAATTTTCGAAGCCTTAAATTTTTTAATTTCTTGACCGACTCTATTTGCAACTAACTCTCTCGTTCTAATATCGATGAATTGCTCTTGTTCTTTTTTAGCAACTTCTTCTAATTCTTTAATTTTATTTAATTCTTGATAAAAATTAAAAAAGTCGCTTCTTATATCGTATTTTTTTATATCATTTTCGATAATTATCATTTTTAAATAATTTAAAAATAATAAAGGATTTTTTTCAATTTCCTGATTGAATAATAAATTATATTTTGATAAAAATTGAACAATTTTCGGTCTTCTCCATAATGCTTCAAATAAATAAATAATATTCCTTTTGACCTCTTTTTCTGACGACAAAAAAACGTCAGGAATAGATTCCTGACGTGATGTAATATAATCAATTAAATCTCTTACCGTAACTTTAGCTTTCGAAGATTTATTTTTGGCCATTTTCTACTCCTGAATTTCCAAATAATTTTTCAAGAGTTTTTTGGTTTAAAGTATAAACATGAATTCCTGTTACAAAAACTTTTACTGCATCAAATAAATAATCATGTGTTTTAACTTTATTGATTTCAGCAATTGTTTCAGTAATTAATTCTCTGTATTTTTCTGGTTTGATAAAATTATCAATTAGAATTTTTATTAATATTGGAGAGAAAGTTTCTGATAAAGCATTCGCAATCATATTTACGAATTGATCAAAATCAATTTCTTTCCATTCATTGTGTTTATCGTTTGTATCTTTTTTAGATTCGTGTTCTTTATTGAAGTCAATATACACTCTTCTAATAGTTGAATAAGATAATCCTTTTGGTTCAAATTCTTCTCTTAATTCTTTTAATGTTTTTTCTGGATTTTTTTCTAAATATTTTAATAAGTCTCTTTTTAAAAGTTGACTCATTTTTCTATTAGCTTTTTTTCTTACCTCTTTTTTCTCTTGAATTTCTTTTTCATGAGAGCGTTTTTCATCCAAAATCTCATTTACAATATCTTGATATTTTTTATATTTTAAATCTCTAATTCTAGTAACAGTCGAAACGCTTGTTTCGTAATAATTAGCTAAATCTTTTAAAGTCATAGGTATTTCTTTATTCTTAATTTTATTAGCCGCAACCCAAATATCATAAATATGTTGATCAGATAATCTTGTCATTGTATTCTCCTTTTAATATATTTTAATATGTTTTTAGAATGTTTTTACATTTAGATTCAAGAATTTCTGTCGAATCTTTTTCGTTTAAATAAATATCTAAAAATTCTTGAATAATCTGTAGATTATTATAAATCTCAACTGCAAATCTTCCTTGTTCAAATAAAGGATGGATCTTTTTAAGATCATCAATTGAATAATCAAAATATTTTCTTAGATCTTCTAATGATAAATTATCTAACAATTCGTGACTAAATTGAATTACATTATTAATATTTTGACACATAAAATCTACAAAATCTTCATTTTCTAATTTTCCATGATTGCATAATAAATCTTTTTTTTCTTTAATTGTATCTAAAAAAGATTCTTTATTAGAATGATTATCTAACATCTTATCAAGATCGTTTATATCTTTAATGAATAAATAATCATCTTGATGTTTGCATACTAATGGTAGTTTATGTTCAATTTTGGCAAATCTTATCAATTCACTTGAATCCATAGTAAATTCGATATTAATATCGTATTTACTTAAAAGATTTTCTAAGAAAATCGTTGTGAATATCATAAGTTTACTACTTTGACCTAATAAATGAAGATGAGTAATTTTTCCATTATTATCTCTAATTTTGCTTAATAGCCAAAATAAAAATGGAACAGCATGACTAAATTTCGCATTAGTCTCTTTTTTTAATCCTACTAGACCTCCAAAAGAATATCTAGTATAGTATTGATATATATTATGCTTATCCATAAGCTCTTTCCATAAATCAAAGACTGGTTCAATTCTCGTTTGGACAATAAAAAGTTGCTTATCAGCAATTTCTGGAATTTCTTTAATCAATTGAATACTTTGACTAATACTGTAATCATTGAATTCAATTTGCTCTTGTTTATTCCAACCACGATTCATAACGTCCAATGAGAATATGTAATCTATATCATCTTTGTATTTTTTTAGTAAATAATGATATGTTCTGATGTATTCTTTAACTCTACGTTTAGAAACATATCCCATAATAACCTGGAACCCTCCCGAATCCACGAATAATTTTATTTTATCTGCGACTTCAGGATAAATCTCTTTATATTTATTTTTCTGCTTAACGATTTTCTTCATTTGCTTATCGATTTGAAATAAAGTCCAAGATTTATTAGTAGTTGGCTCTGCCATTGATACTAAGAAATTTGGAAAATATTTAAACGTAACCTTCGTTATTCTTTCTGGAGCTGCTGCTCCAAGTACTGCTACATATTTCATAAATTTACCTCCATTCGTAAACTAAATTTCCACTATCATATATCCTTCGATAACCAGCTTCGATCATAATTAATTCTGCTGTTTTGGAAGAATCATAATTGGGGAATTTTTTCAATTTATGTTTTTGAAACTTAACTCTATGATAGAGTTTTAATTCTGGATCACTCATTTTAAAATAATAAAAATTAGGTTGAGTAGTTCTTAGATATCTAAATCCAATACTTTTATAAAGATTATTTAAGCTACTAGCCCATCTACGATTAGCATATGAAATTACTGATTTAGGTTGGAATTTTTTCAGAAAATATTTAAACAATCTCTGAGCGCATCCAACGCATGCAGTAAATTTTTTTGAAGCGAATCTAATGAGCTCGTACTCATAATTTTTATTAAACCTTGGCTTAGCAAAAGCCATACAAGAGATTAACTCTTGATCATGATATAAGCCTAAATTTATTTTCGACGAACATGATCCTTGCAAATGATTTTCATTAAAAAAATCATTTGTTTTTTTGGACGTTATTTCTTTAATTTCTAACTTTCTTGCAAAGTATTTTTCTTTAATAACTCCAAGCTTATAAGAGATTACTGATTTCCAAATCTCTTTAATTCTTGGGTTAATCCATTCATTTTCAAATATATGCAAAAGATTAATGTTTTTACTTTCGCAAGCTTCAGTCTTCTTTAGATGACGATCTTTATCAGCTTCCAAAGAATGCCAAAAGAGACCATTGTATTCTATTGCTAGATTTTTCTTTGGAATTAAAATATCTAATTCTTTTGGTTTTATGGTTTTTCTATCGTTTTCTATTATTTTTCCATCGTAAATTTCTTTAATATAATTTACGATTTCCTTTTCCGTTTGCGAATAATTTGCATTTTTTACGTAATTGATATTTAATCTTTTTAAAGTATTGTGGGCAGCAACTTGCCCACAATTGAAATAATCCATAAATTCTTTCAATTTAAAATGTTTATTTTCATCTAAAAAATTTTCTATTATAAAATTTGAATCATTATATTTATCTAGATTATTTATTTTGCCTGTACTTGAGGATATATAATTGTATTTTTTTAAGCAAGTTTTTTTTGCTTTTTCTTTTATTTCTGGTAATTGCGCAGTGCTTCGAACTCCGTATTTTTTAATATTCGTCTCAATCAATTTTGATTTTGATTGTTCTGACATTGATGGAACTGGAACTCCATATTTTTCCATTGAAGTTTTTATAATTTTATTTTTCTTTTCAATGTTTTTATTTGAACAATTCGTGGAGCAAAATTGCCCATAAGAACCACCACTTCGCCATCTTAATTCTTTAGAACATTCTTTACATACTGGTATATAATTTATTTTATTTTTTATATGCCAGATAATCTGCTTACCAGTAAAGCCAGAAACTTCAATTTTAAAATGATTATTTTTTAAAAATTTATTTAAATTAATTATAGTTAATTTTTTAGCATTATCTATATAATTTTTAAAAATATCTGAAGTTTCATATAATTTAATTAAATCATCCAAAATAGGAAGCGTTGTAAGCGTACCATTCATTTGATTTTCCTTCTTCAATATATATCTAAGACATTCTTTGCTTGATAATATTGGGAAATTTTAATATGCTGATCTTGAAAGATCTTGATTTTTTCAATTATCTTAAATAATCTTTTTTTGAGTTTTTGATCGCTATATAATAATCTCTGATAATAAAAATCAACCAGATTATTTAAAAACTGATTATCAGTTTGATTATCTGGGATTAAAAATATCTTTTCATTTTTTAAAAATTCATCTAACGATTCATTTTTTATTTCATTATCTTTAATAAAAAGCACTTCGTTATTTTCATTATCTAAAAATAATAATGAATTATCATAGATCACTGGATAGATTTGATCCAGCAACATTTCTAAATTATTAATTTTTATTTCTTTCAATTTTTCTCCTTTGCTTTTAAATTGATTCGATTAAGACTCAATTAAGTCTTAATCAAGTCTTAACGGTAAATCATTTTCTTTAAAGAAAATAGAAATCGCTGAAAAACCATCAAGGTTTTTATTATGAGGTTTATGATAATCGACTGCAATAATTTCAATATCATAATTCATTAATTTAGCAAATTTAAGAATCTGTCTTTTTAATTTTGCAATTTCATGCGTTCCTGAATCCATAAGTTTTTCTCCATTCATTGATTGTTTATAAAAAACATGATTTAAACCATCAATTAAAAATTTTACTTTAAAAATTTTTGGATCTGTTGGAGATTCATTATGTTCATGTAATAAATGTTTGTAATAACCTTTTATCTTATTAGGAACTGTTTCATCTTCAAGTCTTTTTAAAATATTTTCAACGAATACGATAACATCGTATTTAGCATATAAAAATAATTCATGATAAATTCTAACCCAAAGATTAAATCTTTGAAATTGAAAATCTTCTTTTTCTAACTCCTCTGTATATATTTTTAATAAATACGATAACTCTTTTTTTTGATTTGATGTAATTTGATTCATTTTCTTCTCCTTCGGTTTTTAATTTTTTTTACGCGAATAATATAATTATACAAATAGTGAAAGCTATAAATGATAGCAACAATACTGTATTTTTAGTGATATTTGGAATTTTTTCTAATTGACCAAATTCGTTTTTATATAGATTATTTAATTCGGCTCCGATTGATCCAGCTAATAAAGTAAATATTGCAAATACACTAAAAATAATAAAAAATTTTTCCGGAAAACTTAAACTTAAATCCATTTTTTATCCTTTTTTTCTGACGACAAAAAAAAGTGATCTTTAAAAGATCACTTTCTCATCGTTCTCATTATTTCTTTTTCTTTTTGATATTTTTCATTTTCTGTTGCAATAGCTAAAGCTTTTAATTGCTCTCCTAAACCTATTGCCATCCAAGGATCCATTGCAATATTAATTTTTCCTTGCCCATTGTAGTTTAAGAAAACTTTATGTTTATTTGGATCTCTTGTGCTTGGAGCTGCAGAAACTGCAACTTTTTTAGTCACTCCTTGTCCTTGATTTCCTGCAAACTTACTGCTATCAGTAAATATCATGAAATCACATTGTTTATACATTGCTGCATATTTAAGAGCTTCTGCCAATGCAAATAAATCTCTATTAGAGATTTTCATTGTCTCTTTTCTGCTTTGGTCATAACTTCTACCAGTTGCTTTTGTACTATCTTGAATTCCAGGTACGAACATTAAAAATGCGTTGCTCGTTGGAAATTGTTTTCCAAGATCTACAAAACCAGTTGCTTCAAATAATTGCGTTGTAGGAAGATTAACTTTTCCTACTATATCTAACTCATATTTAAAATTTCCAGTATTTCCAGTGTTTCCAACATTTCCTCCAGCTGATTGAGACCCTTGTGGTGCTTGAGGTGCTTGTTGTGTTTGTGGAGCTGCCGGTGGAACCGGAGCTTGAGGTACTTGAGGGGCTGGCATTTGATGTGCTTGTGTCATTTTATCTCCTTTTTATAAGTTTATTTTTTTTAATTTTTTTAATTTTTTTAGAAATTAATTGTAATTCCGTCGTCATCATCTTCTTCAGTCTCTTCAATTACTTCTTGAGTTTTTTCTTGAGAGTTTGAAGATGGATGGATACCTATATTTTCCGTCGTTACTCCATTTACGATAATATCGTCAGATGGTATATCTTCTTTGATTAATAATGATTCAAGTACATTATTAAAATCTTCGATATCACTAACATCTTGTGATAAAGAATGTTCAATAATATCTTTAACAGCTTGAACATCATTTTCATCAAAAACTGCTTTTCTTCTACCTTTCTCTTCGAAAACTGGTTCTATAAATTCGTGTATACTTTGAAGAGTTTCTTGATATTGAAGATTTATTAATTTTATAACATCTTCTGGAATATCATCTTTGCTAACGTATAATGGAATTTTTATATAACCGATTTTATCAAGAAAGGCGTTAAGTCCTTTTTCTTTTAAATGCTCTTCTTTTCCATTGATAAAATTTTTAAGATTAAGATAAGTTTGATTTAATCCTAATTTTTTATACAGAGCATTTTTATTTGGAATATCTTTAAGAATTAATCTTAATTCCTCCTCAAAATTGATTATTTCATTTTTTGAGATTTCTTGATTAATATCTTGATTAACATCTTGGCTAATATTTTGACTTTGACTTTCAGGTCCCTCGTTTTTATGAATTTCTTGATTCATTTCTTCTCCTTTTAAAAGCTCTAACATATATCTTTAATTGATCTTTGAAAGATCATTTGCGTTCTAATTCTACTCAATATCTCGCGACTTATAGATCCCACGGAAATAACAACCAACCTTTTGGTTTTTTTTCTGCGTAATAATCTACTAAGTCTCCTTTATTTCTTCCTTTATACATAACTGCTGTATAAATTTCAACATCTGCGAATTCATTATTTGCGTCTAAAATTGCTTTAATTGTTTCGCCAGTATCAGTCAAATCATCGACTAATAAAATTTTTTTGCCATCAAATTTTTTTAATTGATGCCTGATATGATTTATAATATCATCGGTTACTTCTTTAGGCTCAGCATCATCTTCATAAAGAGTTACATCTATTAAATCAGTTTCTCTAATATTAAGATAATAACTTAAATATCCTCCTGGAACAATTCCTCCTCTATTTATCATCACTATTTTATCAAATTTTTTATCTTCATGACATACATCAGATTGTATTTCTTCTGCCAATTTTTTACATGCGTTTTGAACATCTTCTGGCGTAATTAATACTTTTCCATCATCCAATTTTAGCATCATTTTCTCCTTTTTTGATTAAAAATAAATCTTTATGATTCATCCAAAAACTTTTATGTGTTAAAGGATGATATAATTTTACTGTATGATTTGAATGAAAATTTTTATCATAATCGATCACAATAAAAATTTCATTCATTAGGTTTTCCAAACCATTGAAATCTTCGATAGTTTTCCCCTGGACTTTGCTATAATCAATACTTTTTATTTTTACGTATTGATTAATAATGTCAGGGTTTAGCTGAATTATTCTCATGCACTGTTACCTCCTTTCATAATTTTTTTGTAAAAAATAGACGGAATGATGGTTACATAACCATCATCCCGTCTTCCATAAAGTCTTCTGAGGGGTCGAACCCCTCATTTAAAATAATCTTCATTTTTCCTCCTTTGGATTTTAATTTAGGTGAGAAGCGATTTAAAGTCACTCTCACCTACTATTATAATATCAATGTTTATTTAAGATATTCTAAAGCTCTTCATTTTCATCTTCGAATTTCATTCCGAAAACATGAAGGGCATTATTTAGAGTTTTCTTAGTCACTGAATTATATTTATCTTTAAGATAATATTCACCATCTCTAATATATTTAATAATAAAGTTTTGCTTTTCATCTAAAGCATCAGATTTAATTGTATAAATTTCTTTTAGAACAGCATTATCTTCTTTATGCGCTAATAACGCTGCAAGTGATTGCCAACTTACGTGAGCTCCACCACCTTTTTTTCTACCTCTTACTGGCTGACCAGTGATTTTTGAATACGCACTTGTAAAACTAACACTATTAAATTTTCCAAAACTTGTATGATGTAATTTTAGCATATAATTCCAAGAGCTAAATAACATCAACTCTGTTTCATTATAATCATTAAATGGATCTTTAAATCCATAATTTTTTCTAAGCCATTCTAATAATTCAGATGAATATTTGATTTTTTGCTTACCTATATTTAGGTCGAATCTTTTCGCGTATGGTTTAATAAAAGTATTCATAAGCTCTTTATATGAAATATTCGGGAAGTTTGGGACATATAAATAAAAATTGTTTTTATTTATATCATTTATAAATAATTTCGCAAATTCTTCATTATCTAAATTATTAATGATATTTTCAACATCTTGATAATAATCAAGATCATATTTTTTTATAAAATTTTCATTTATAAAATTAATTTTTTCTTTTAGAGTTTCTATCGTTTCCGATCCTTCTAAGATCTTTTTAACAGTATTCTCTACATCGATAATGATTTTTGAAACCGCTAATTCAAATACAACTCCCCAGTTATTTCTTCCAGGAATTCCTAATGAATTAAATATCATATCAAAAGGTTTTCCAGTGCTTGGATCTTTTGGCATTAACTCATCTGGAATAATCATTGCAATAGTTGCTTTTCCAGCAAATAAGTTAGTGAATTTATCACCTCTTGTTGTGTTTAAATAAATCTTTGAATCTAATTCAATTAGAAAATCCATATCATTAAATTCTTTGATTAAGTATTCTTCCATCAACATTTGCTTATAATGCTTATATTGTTTTTCCATTGATAAATACTGTGAATAAATTTGCTCAGTTAATTCTTTAGCTTTTTCTTTATTCATTCCAATATTTAAAAATGAATCATAAACATTTTTCTTCTTTTTAACATTAGCTATAATTAAATCTTCTAATTCATTAATTATACCTCTTGTGTAAATATATTTTTCATCAAGTTTTCTTATTTCTTTAATAAGATCTTTTAAAGATTCGTCCGTAAGTTCTTGATCCATATCTATCGATCTTAATTCTCTAAGAATATCTTCATTAAATATATGAAGTTTCATAGTAACAACATCGGAATTTAATAATCCATCAATTTTTTTAGTAAAAAATTTAGATGGAGTTTTATCAGCATTGATAATTTCTGATGAAAAGTGTTTACTAGTATCAATTTCAAGATACTTGATATAATCATCTTTCACATGCATTCCAACATAAGGTAGATATGTTTCAATTTCTTTTTCTTCATCTCTTACTATTTTAAAATATTTCCAATGTTTTAGAATTGGAATATAAGTTTTTTTAATTACAGTCTTTTGAGCTTTTTTTGAAAAACTTTCAGAAATAACAATTGCATCATCTGCGTTGTATCCAAAGAATGAAGTGAATAAAATGTTTGCTCTGTATCCTATTTTAGGTAATTTATTTTCAATATTCATTCCGGTATAATCATAAAGAACTTCTCCTTTTTTGAAGAATTTTTTATCTATTTTATATTTTAAATCTAATGAATACTCGATTAACTTTCTACCTTCTGGCAAATGTTTAGTAATCATTTTTTTCTGATTTTTATAATAAATTACTAAAATATTATCATCGTTATGTAACACAATTCCATCATCTTCCGCGAATTCCACGAAAGGAGATTGGATTGTACTAATCTTTTGAAATTCTTTATCAATCATAAAAGGAGTATCAACATTCTTTGATAACATTGGTTGAACTCCTTGTTTGTAAGACATATTTAATCTATTATTGTCTACTGTTTGTGCGAAAGGTACGAAAATTTCGATTTGAGGACTGAAAATTGTTTTTACTAACTTTTGTGTTTTTTCCGTTTCTTTTTTCATCTCTTTTGCTATTTCTTTTGCCATTTTAATTCCTTTCTTTTTTTATAAATTTTTTAATTTAAGTCTACCATATTCATTTACTAACGTTTGAGTTGTAAACACTACATTAGCTCCAACGTTTGCCGCCGATACACTAATTGGACAAAGAATTCCTTGTGCACTAGAATCATTTCTCTGCCAAGATTTAGGCAATCTTCCATCATTAATAACACTAATATCTTGAGATACTTTATTTATTAATGGTAATGCGTAAGGAATACTGATATCATATAAATTTCCTCTATGAAGATTATTTGTAAAACCAGATGTCATAATTACTTTTTGATTCATTGTAATTAAAAAGTTTTGACCGTTTTTATCTATTACTCCATAAAGTAATCTTAAATAAGATTCAAAAATCGGTTTAATTAAATACTCAGAATGAATAATTCTTCTATTATGAATATCAGACATATCTATTTTTTCTCCAGTTAAAAATAACTCGATGATTTTCCAAACGATATTTTTTATTCCTCTAAATCCATAGAAATCTTCAAATAGTTCGTGATAAAAATCTAAAATTAAAAATGTATCAATCCATTTAACAAGATCGATATCATCGAAAAAAGATTCTTTATGGAAACCCAAAAATTTTACAAATTTTCTTTTATCTCCAAGAGTGGTTTCTTTAGTATGAATTAAACCATTTTGATAAAGTTCTTCAAGTTTATCTTCATCATCTTTAAAGATCACTCTTAAGAATAAATCTAATTCTATTTTTTTATAATTAAAAAATACAATTCTTTCAATTTTCTTTTTGCTTTTATTAGCAACATGAAAATCAAATGTAAAATTATACATTGGATTTAAATTTGCATAAATTTTATTTTTAATTACTTTTGCATCTGGTTCCGACATAACCCTATCAATAGGAGCTTTTTCAAGCATTAAAATTGGAACGTAAAGAGCGTTGTTTAAAGTATAATAATTTTTTTGAATCAATTTAGGCACAAAGAAACTAAACTCTCTTGAAAAGTTTTTGTATTCTTGATAAATATAATATTCATCTTGATAGGTAATAAAATCTCCGAGGTATGGAGATATATTACTTTTCTTTTCAATTAACACTTTATATTCTGGATCAATCAATTTAATTTTATTAAAAATTTCGTGAACCGTCTTTTCGATCTTTTGATGATCAACTTCTCTCCACTCGTGTAAATGCATAAAATTTTTATCGCTTTCTGCCGTTTTATAAACATTTTCGTATACAATTGTATTCATTGTCCTTCCTTTCTTTATTTTAATTATTTCAACTTGATTAGTATTATTTCTTTAAAATCTTTTTTTTAGATTTTTTTATATTTTAATCTTATTAGTTCTTCTTTTAATAAGCTGTGCCGGCTGAGAATTCTTTTTTAATAATGGAAAATAAATAGTGAACTTCATTGGTTTTTCTGGATCAGAAACCAATTTAACCTGATTGTACTCAAGCAAAACTTCATTCTCTTTTATTTCATTGATATATTGCTCAATTTTTCCACCCTCATGTAATTCTGCTATGTACTTATCCAGAATTTCTTTTAAGATTAAAAAATCATTAATCTTTTCAACCCAGAATTGTTCTTCGTTTTCGTAGTTTCTATTTATGAAATCTTTAAAAGATTCTCTAAAATATTTTCTGGGAAGAAAATCTAAAACCAATCTTTCTGTTTTTTTATCTAAATGATAGACTCCGTATTTGTCTTTTTTATTCAGGTATTCGAAAAAATTATATAAAAAATGTTTTCCGTGAGTTCTTTGATATTCCATAACTTCATAATTATAATAACTTGATGGAATTTCTTTCTTGAACATTTTAAAAAAGTCGTCCGAATGATAAATATTAGACACGTTCATCAAAGAAATATCTCCTCTCATATTATAATTCTTTTTCAAATACGACGTAAATGTAGTTACCATAAATCGTTTTTCAAATTTATTTTTGATTATATTTCTAAGTGTCTCCGAAAAGAATTTCAAAATTTTCGCTGGATTATGTAATCTAATTTTTATTTTTTTAGATTTTATGTATTTATAATTTTCATGATTCTTAAACTCTGGATAATTCAATAAAGTACTCGTAAATTTTTTCATCGGTGTAGGATAATTCATTGTATAAATTGATTTTTTTAAAGTAATTTTATTTATACTAAAGTTTATTCTACTCGGAATGATATTAGTAAAAAGATAAATTTTTCCGAATAATAATTCAAATATATTAACCGCCTTTTTGATTCTTCTAATCATAAAAGGATTAGCATGAAGCTGATAATTTATTTGATCGGGCGCTATATGAATAGCTTTAAGTAAAAGATCAATATTCTTTCTGCTGTTTTCATCAAAGAGATTTTCGTTTTTTAAATACTCTTGGATCTTATTAGGATCTGATATAAAAAAGTATATAAAATAATTAAACGAAAAAGATCGAATATTCATAAAGAAATGAAATTTTTCATCTATGTACTTTCTGAACTCTTTTTTATCTTTTAAATTTTCAGGTAAAGTATCTTCAAATAAATAATACACAAATGTTTCAAATATATTCAATCCTTCTCTATTTTGCAAAAAATTTCCTGTGCGGTCAGCAAACTCATTCAGATCTAAAAAAGATCTTAATTCTAAATTAATAAAAGAAATTTTCTTTCCATTTTTATCTTTAATTTCCATCTCGTTGAATAAAATTTCGAAAAGTCTCATATATCCAAAGAACAAATAAAACACTTCATTGTGTGTAATTGATTCCATTTGAATTTTTAAGAAATTCTTAAATTCAAAACTGAAATAATTAAATAATGTTTTTAAAAAGGGATCTTTAATAGATCCTTTATTCTCTTCAAAACTCTTTTTTAAAGTTTTAATTAAAACCGGCAATGATTCTTTAAAATTCTTTTTTGCCTTCGCAACTTCTCCATACGGCATCTGAATTATTTTTATTCTTTTTCTTTTAGCCATTTTCTCTCCTTATTTTTTTTAATTTTTTTCTTCGAAAACTTGTGTTTCCAGAACGTTAAGCATCATTGGATACACAAAGATATATAGCAGTTCTAAAAATTTTAGAACTGCTTTTATATCGCTTGTATCTAAAATAGATGCTACGTGGAAAATCAAAGTTTTTACAGTTTTTTCTAGCGACAAAAAAAGAAGAGTATTTATATAGCGCCCTCTTCAACGGCGCTCGATTTAATTTATATTTTATTTATATATATTAATTAAATCTCTATACATATGATCAACTGATTCATTTTTTCTAGATGTAAATATTTTTTGAATAGTTTTATTTCCAAAATTATAAAATATCGTTAATTTTGGATCAATATTATTAATTACATCTTTCAATGCAAATTGTTTCACGATAGGTTTATCACTGTATCTATATAATACATCATCTTCATCATAGAAAATTAATGATAATACCAGTTCGAAATAAACATTGAAAATATCAGTTTCATCTGAAACATTTATTAATTTATCATAAATTTCTTCAATTGGAACAAGATTTTTCTTATCTCTATTTTTATCAATTAAACCAGTAATACTATTTAAGATTTTTACTGCATCTTCAGAGAATGGTAAATCAATTACATGAATTCTTAACATTCCTTGTTCTTCATTAAGATGAAGATCGATTGCTTCTGGTTGATATTTATCTTCTAAATAATTTACGATCAATTTTAGATCTTCTAAAGATCCTTTTAAGATCGTTACTTCAGAATCACTATAATCTACATCGATTCTTCTTAAAACTTCTTGCACTTGCTTATCTTCATTTGCTAAGAAAACCCCACCAAAATGATGCGCACGAAGTACGCTTTGGATTGTTGCTTCGCTTAAATATTGTCCTATCGGTGCTCCAAGGTTTGCTGTCGTTGGTCTTTTTTCACCTAAACATTTTGGACAAACTTGATAGTTTGGCATTTGGCAAGTGATTGGTGATCTTAATAAGATCTTTTTACCAATTAAATGATTTTCATCTCCTTGAATCATTAATTCTTTATCACCATCTAATTCTTTATACCATCTGTATTTTAAAGTTTTTAAATATTTCTCATTTTTAATTAAAATTTCAAAATATCTTTCTTTTCCAGTGTGTTCAAAACAATCTTGAACTTCTTTATTTTGCTTTAAAATCCCAGCAGTAAAAAAGAATTTTCTTTGAAGTTCTCCACCTTTTGGAATTGCGTCCTGTCTTTGTCCAAGAGCTAATCTTGCACTATCTCCAGTATTAAAATATTCATCTTGAGTTAAACCATCAAGTAAAGAATTTTTAATATTCATTGGCATCGCTCTACCATAAATATCAGTAGGAATTCCAGTATTACTTGCTGCTTTTAATAACTGAACTGATTTTAATCTTGCTCCAGATTGAAAAAGAGAATTAAAGAAACTCGTATCTTTTTTAGATACTTCTGTTGTAATATAATCTTCATAAAGTACCATATTTTGCTGGAATGCTAAAAATGGTTCTCCTTGAATTAACTTAGTCTTGAATTTATTAATTTCATCACTTTCAACAATGAAATCATCTAATTCAAATGTTGGACAAGCGTAATCTAATCTCGAACCGGCTTCTAATAAAAATTTATTAAATTTATGAATTCTATCCCAGAATTGTCCACCGATATTATTCTTTTTTAAGAATTCATTGTAATCGTATGTTAATTTATTTAATCCTTTTTTATTCAATAAACCATATTTTTCGAAAGTATATAAATGATAGATTTCTGAATCATTTGATTGAATCTTATAAACATCAAGAATTTGATTTATTATAACTTCAAAATATGATAAAATTTTACCTTGAATCATTACTGGTCTTCCACCATATTTCATAAGTTTATTCATCGTAATTAAAAATATAGGATCTAATTCCTTATAAATCCTTTCAACTGTTTGGATATTTTCTTGATTTTTTTCTTCTTCATCCATTTGAGAAAAATCATCAATAAGTTCTTGAGGATTAAAATTTTCATACGCTTTCTTTGATAACATGAAAGCACCATAGATACTTTCATGTTCATAATCAATTAAAAGTTTATCAGTATGTTCAAATTCAATATTGTTTTTAATGAACATTGCAGCGAAATCGCGTTTTGCTTGTTTTGAATGAAGAGATAAAGATAACATACTATCCCCATCAAAATCCGCATTAAAGAACGCTGACACTAAATCGTTTAATTCAATAACTCTATTTTTTTTATATTCCATATTAATTCTCCTTTATTTTTTTAATCTTTATTTTAACGCTTTATGTAAATCAGTCTTGAACTCTTCATCTTCAATCCAGCACGAAGGAATTACTTTATTGATATGCATTTTCTTTTTAATTTCTTCGATAATTAAAGATAAAATTATATCATAATCTTTCTTAGATTTTAATTTAATTAACTTAAGATATTTAAGAATTATGTCAGCTCCGACGCAAGATACTTTTTCAATGTCTTTTAAAGAGAGATCTTTTTTAGATCTTTCTATAGAAACTCCATATAATTTTTTATATAATTTAGGATCGCCATAAATATCAGGAATTAAAATTCCTTTCTTTTTTTCCTTTTGGAATTCTTGAATATAATCAATGATCTTTCCAGGATCTTTTAAATCATTAATACTAAGAAATCTTACTATTTTATCTTTCAAATCATATTTCATTTTTGCTCTTGCCATTTTTTTTCTCCTTTATAAAGCTTGAAATTCTAACCAACTTACCCAAGTTCCTTCGTCTTCGACTGATCTTTCTAAGATCTTTTCTATAAAATCTTCAGTTACCTGAATGTCATTATAAATACTTTGATTTTTATTTGGCTGAAATGTTCCTGTTTGAAGATAGGCGATTTTATATTTATCGCCTTTATAATAGCAAAACATTTCATTTTTAAAAATTTTAATACTATCTACAAACACTGTTAATTTTTTATTCGATTTTTTCATTAAAGCTTGAATTCTAATCATTCTTTATCCTTTTTTTCATTGATATTCTCCGTTCATTTCTCTACCGTTTCTTCTTTATCCTTTTTATTATAAAATAAATCATTGTCTCCAAAAACTCTACCAAGAGTTACTCCGCTGGTATTGAATTTATAAAGAACGGGCTGTCTTTCAAATAATATTCTAAATTCTTTAGACTTTGATTTTAAAAATTCTATAAATAACGGATCGCTAATTTCGATTCCATCATCATTTAATGTATTGTAAATATATTGTAAATACTCCATAACTGTAAAATCAGTATCTTCAATATGATCGTTTTCAAATTTTTCATATAAGAATCTTAAGAATTCAGGAAGAAATAATTTTTCTACTGCTTCTCTATGCATACCAATTTGGTAAGGTTTTAAAGCAGGGTTTGGCACAATTACAGCTCTTTGACTAAACTCTACTGTTTTCCCAGTTAAAGATTCTCTAATATAACTTTCTTTTTTCTTAAAATTACTTTGAGAAATACTTTCAAAAATTTCAGATACCTTTTCTTGGTATTTATAAACTGTAAATCCAAACATCTGAGAATTTTCTTGAAATAAACTATCAGTGATATTCTTTTTACTTGTAAGTAATTTTATATATAAAGTACTTATTGCGTGCGGCATAGATTTTTCCGCAGAGATTTTAACAATCGGTCTTGATGTTGGTGGAATAACAGGAATTTCATTTAAGAAAACATAATTCACTAAATCTTCTTCCACGAAATTTCCTTGTAAGAATTTTAATAAATCTTCATCCTCCATCATTTCAAAAAATAAATCTTTAAGAGTCGTAATATCGAAAACCTCAATATCTATGATTTTTTCATCTTCTTTTAACATAGATTCTTTAATCAATTTAAATTTTTCTAATGAGAATAAATATGGATTTTCTCTATTTTCATTGTACTTGCTTTTATTTAATAAATTTTTAATTGCAAAAGTTCCAAAAATCTGATTTAAATTTCCAATGAAATTTGGATTAATTACATAAATTCCAGTAGGTAATTTTATTTTCGCGAAAGTCTTGGTTCTTAATTCTTCCGTATCACAAAGAACTCCACATTCTTCACATCTTTTACCTGCATTAATTTTACCAAAAACTGCACCACATTGACATTTGTATCTATTTACTGGACCAAAAATTTGCTCAGAATATAATCCTTCTGGGTGGAATTTTTCTAATTTTCCAGTAACATATGGGCTAGGTGATTTAACTTCTTTAAAACTCGGAAGATTTCTATATACAGAAAAATCAATATCTATCATTTTAAATCCTTTTTTTCAATTTTTTCTAACGACAAAAAAAAATGGAGAACAACTCTCCACTTTTTATTTCTTTTGAATCTCTTTTCTTATACTTTTAAATTTTTTAAGAGTTGTATGATACTCTTTTAAATCATCAAGATTATCAATATATTCTTTGAAAATTAATCCAAAGATGATTATTGAAAAGAAAGCAAGATAAGCACTTGCAGCACCAACAATCAAAGCATTCTTTAAAGTAATTATATCAAAAAATGATAAAATTACCAAAATTGGATTAAAGATAACGCTTAAAAACGATACTCCGAAAATTACTAATAATGCAATTGCCGAAATATAAATAAGAAAACTAAAGATTTTTGAAAACGCCAAACAAGCAAAATCTTGACTTTGCTTGTACTGATCGTATTCTTCATAACTCGATATTTTATCCATAAATAAAACATATCTTATAGTTTGAATGATACAGTTTTTATTTTTTAGCACTTTTTCTCCTTTTGCTTTTTAGATATTTTTTAGTACGACTAAGATTTTCAATTAGTCCTTTAATTTTATTGTAAGTTGTATTACTTACTCTATAAAAATTTTTAAAACAATCTGGTCTGAATTTATCAAACCATTCCGTCGTTAAATGATAAAATTTAACTTCAAAATGATTTTCACGATCTCTACAAAAATCATTTACATCAAAATTTTCTATCTTTCTAATATATAAATTATAACATTTTTGATAAGAAAAACTATGCTTATGTTCTATAAATAAACTCCAAATAAATTCTTCGAAGTATTTATTGTAATGTAATTTTTCTAAAACATAAAATTTTTTCCAAGTTAATTCCTTTTCAATCCATTGTATGTATTCGTCGAATAAATCCATTCTAAAAAACATAGTCGAATATCTTCTATGCGTTTTTACTAATCTTTCATAAACAGGAATTAATGTTCCTGGTAATTGATTTTTATTAAAATAAGGAAAAGCTATTTCCCAATTTATCCAATAAATATTCCCAACTATTGGACTGCTTGTAATATTATTAAAATTAATATGATCAGAATAAAGAATATCCAAATCAGTGTAAAAGATCTTTGAAAGATCTTTTTTGTCTCTTTTTAAAATTTTTAAAGCTTTTTGTAAAGTATAAAACTTTACCATATAATGTATTCCTTTCGATTTGAATCTTTTTTGGATCTCTTTTGGAACACGTAAATTTAGAAAATCAAAATACTGATTACTAATCAATTGTTGAATATCTGCTTCGTATTGATAACATGGTTTGTCGTCGATAATTCTTAAAAGTTTAAATCTTTCCATTTAATCTCCTTTTTAATCTCTTTTAAAGATTTCTTGCAAGAATATAATGAACTCCTGTCGATAAATGTTTACATAATTTCATCTTTTTGCAATCTGGGTTTGTTTTGTCTGGCGGTAATAATACAAAACTTGGCTCCATTAAAAGAGCATCTTTTAAATAAAAACAATATGCTTGTCTATATCTAAAATCGTGGCAATCACAATAAACCTTAATTTTAGAATTCGGTCTAAGTTTTTCCGTATTACATTCAATTTTTGCAGTGTACATTTGTGGCGCCGGTTTTGTCGTCGCCATAGTACTAATACAACTTAATTGATAACGATAAGGTTCAATATGTGTTTTAACGATTTTGATTGTTGGATCGCTTGGTTTGTTTACTCTTGATAAATCAATCATTCAAGTCTCCTTTTTTAAAATAAAAAAAGGACCCTTTAGTTCTCACCGCGGAGGCTTGCGGTATTCCGAGGAGCTTTCGGTCACGTTAACTTACTCACTCCCCGAAATCCGGGCCTCGTTGGATCCTACTAAAAGGTCCTGTTGACGGCCGAATTCGGTACTACTTAGTACCTACTGTTGGCCGCCTGCTAGGGATCTTTAGAAGATCCCCCTTGATAAGGTTTGGACCTACAACGTAAATCGTAGATCCTCTACCTTATCTACTATTTATATATCTAATAAACGTTTACGAGTTCTAAAACCCTCTAAAACTCTTTTAATGAAGAATCCACATCATCATAGTGTTTTTTTAGCACTATAGATTTGAATTTTCTTTTTAAATGAGTTTTTGCATAATCTTTTGCAGTCTCATCCACCCAGTTAAAAATTTTTTCAGGACTGATTCCATCTCGGTGCATTTTTATCATTTCTGCTAAAATCTGATCTTGATAATCATATCCTGATTGAGCAAAATCTTTGAACTTAAAATGATCTTTAATAGATCGATCTGGTTGTTCATAATAAAGATTTTTTCTATTTTTTTTATTATGAACAGATTGAATACTCTTAAGAGTATCTCTGATTCTAGCCATTTTCTCTCCTTAAATTTCGACGGTTTTGCCAACGTTTTCATTATTATGATACTTATACCAAGTAAGTTTACTATGGTAAGGTTTATCATTATCAAATAAATCTTTATATACTAAATTGAAGTCAGTTTCACAGCAATGAACGTTTCTTACAGGATCATCCCAATTACTATAATCATGAAAAATAATAATTTCTTCTGCTTCATTAGTATTTATTAATTTTTTTACAATTTTTAAAATTTCAAAATTTGCTTTTGTATCGCCAGATACTAAAATCAATTTTGGATTATCTAATATTTTAAATAAAAATCCACATGCTTTATAATGACCATGATTCGCAAGAATTAATCTTGTTTCTAAAGAAAGAGTATTAAAATTCCATTGATCCTGATCTTTATCAAAAATTGTAAAACGGATTTTATCGAAAGATCCTGTTATACTTAAATAATGAATATAAACCATAGGAACCCAAACAGACTTTCCATATTCATTCATTTTATTAAATTTTTCATCGAATATACTTTCAAATTCATATTTTAATATATCGGGAACATAAATATTTGTGCTTTTTCCCAATACAAAATAATTATAATAAATTAACCCTTCAAGGTCAGCGATATGATCGAAATGAAGATGTGTTATAAATACTCCATCTATTGATTTCTGCGATGTCATATAACCTTTATCTTTTAATTTTTTAAGAACATTATGTCCACAATCCACAAGGAAATTATAATTTTTATCTCCTTGAGTATAATTTAATAAAAAACTTGCGCTTGTTTCTCCAAAGTCAAAAGCTCCAGCGCTACCAAGTACTTCGATTTTTAATTTTAATTCGTGATCTTTTTTAAACACAATTTTCTCCTTGTATTATTTTTTATTTTAATTCATTTAGATAAATTTCTTTTCCTATTTTTATTTTATCTAATTTTTTGCGAGGATAATCTTCATACATAGCTGAGCTAATTAAATTATCCCAACCATCTCCTTGACCTTGAATATTATATAGATAAAAATATTTACTTTTATCTATCAATTGTAAATTTTCTTTTACTTTCTTGATTATATCATTCATGTTTTTTATATAACGATCATCTAAATCAAACACAGTCTTTAATGATTTTAAGTATTTAGGTTTTTTTAATATTAATTTTACGAAGTTAATTATTTCGATATCAGTAGCTTTATACATATAACTTAAATTTTTATATAAATATTTTTTAATAATAGAATATTCTTTATCAAAATATTTATCCATTTTAGATTCATTAAAATATTTTTTAATTAATCTTGGGACATTTTCCATATCACGATCAACTTCGTCTGAAATCTTTTCTATTATTTTTATGTATTTATATTTTCTTTTAATCATTTCATTTTCAAAGATTATAAAATTAAAATACATAGCAATTTTTAATTCTAGATGATCGTTGATGAATATTTTTGCTTCGTCAATGAAATCAAAATATGATTCGATTGTATCAACAATTTCTTTTAGATTTTCTTTTATGATTTTTTTTGATAAATTTTCATTTTTTTCATTTTTGAATAAATCATTTAAATCATTAATATCATCATATATCATATAACATAGAGTCCCGATTTGAGAAAGATATTTATTATTAAATAAATAAAATTGCACCAATTCTGGCTTAGATTTGATTTTTGAAATAACTTCAAGCGTCGTGATTATATCTTCCATCATAGCTTCGTAATCGAAAACATCTAAAATTAATTTATTTTTAAATTTTTTTCTATTTTGAATCTTTTTTAAATTATTGATATCTTTACCCGCTACTTTAAAATATTTGGCAACTTCTTTTTTTGATATAAATACTCTACCATTCTTAATTTTAAAATTATTTATATCTGGCTCGTAATTGAATTTTTCTTTTAATTCTATTAAACTATTATTTAAATTTTCTTCCGAAAATGGAATTTGATATTCAAAATCATCGAACATGTCTTCATATTTTTGAAGATATTCTTCCTCCGATAATTTTTTGATGTCTTCATTAAATCCTACTATAAAACTACTTGAACTACTATTGCTTACAAATCCTGTTCTAATTTTCATTTTTTTCTCCTTTCTGTGTTTTTTATAATTTTATTAATTTATCTATTACTAAATTATAAAATCTTTCAAAAATATGATCGATTTTATTTTTTGCATTTAATACTAACTCACTTTCAAGTGATTTCAATAAGCATATGAAAAAAGATAAAAATACAATAATTATATTTAAAATAGGTATAAAAATTGCTATCGATTGTACGTATAAAAAATTATCCGGAAAATAATATTTATGATTTCCTTTTAATTCTTTATACACTCTTTTCTTTAAATCTTCTTCGCTTTCATTCGGATATAGTTTTTTAAATTTTTTATACGCATCATTCATAAAAACGCGTAGACTACAATACAATGTTAATAAACCTAAAATTACGAATACTATATATTGTGCAATAAAAGACATTAAACTCATTTTTCCTCCTCTTTTTTATTTTTTAATTATTTTTCTTACTTCATTTAATGAAGATAATGTTTGGTCAACGATATGCTTATTATGATCTGGAATTGCTATCATTCCAGTTGCCGTAATAAAACCTTGCGCAGTTGCTAATAAATGTTCGATCTTTTCTAGATCTTTTTCAGAGATGATGTATTTATCTTTAAAAAAATCATCTACCGCATTTAAACATGTTTCTCTTTGAGCCACTTGAATATTTTCTCCAGTAACTCCTTCCATTGAAAAACATTGATCTTCGATCAATGTTTTTAGCGATTCTTTATAATTCATTTTACTCTCCTTTTAATTCTTTTAATTCTTTCTGTAATTTCATTTTATTCAATCTCCTTAAAGCTCGTTTTGCTTTTTGGATACGAATTCTACGTTTTTTTCTTGCTTTATTATTTTTCCATTTATATAGTAAATCATCGTTTACTATTTCTAACTTTATTTCAGGTAACATAAACACTCCTTAATTAAATTAATTAAATTCTTTTGATTTCTATGTCCTTACTTTTATTTAAAATTTGCATGATGTTATTGTAATTGTCTCTATGTTGTTTTTCATTTAAACCCGCAATAAATATTTTATACGTAATATAACCTATTGTAATTTCTACGCTATCTGGAAGTATTGAGCGCGAATGCTTTTTCGATTCTTTAACAACAATTTCTTTCACTTGATTTTCATTGATAGTATCTACAATTTCTTCTAATCTATTTAATCTTTCTAAGCTAAATTCTCTAGTCATTTTTTTCTCCTTTTAAATTCAATTGTTTTTTAAGTAAAAAATCGATTATCTTAAGATAATATTTTACGATTTTATTTTTAATATAATCCCAAATATGTAATTTTTCAAACAGACCAATTATGCAATTTATAAATAAAATTATGAATAATAAAATATTTACGATAGGCATAAATATTGACAATACTCCTATAAACGGATCTTCATTATCATTAGTAATTTTTATTTTAATTTTATTTTTCAATTCATTATAAATCTCTTTATTGGTCTTATTACTATAATTTCTTTTTATCCAAGTAATTTCTTCTTTAATATATTTATACATTTCGCAGAGCATCATAATTCCGCTTAAAAAAACCGGAATTACATATACGATAATTAATGTATTAATTAGCTCCATTACATTTCCTTTTCATTTAAAATTAAATGATAGCTATTCGGGGTTTCAATCCCTGCCTTTTTTTCTGCTAACTCTCTTTCTTTACAAGCCTCGCATTCCAAACATGGAACTGCAACTCCTTCTTTAATACTTGGATTATAACAAGTCCAAGTTTCATTTATAGGAACTTGTAATTCAAGAGCTCTTTTAACTACTTCGTCTTTAGTATTATTTTTAAATGGAGCAAATAATCTAACTTTTTTAACATCATTCAATGATAATAATTCATTTAGTCTATACGCAAATTCTGGAGTAATATCCCAGTAATCTCTATGCTCTCCATAAGCTTCTTCTGAATGTTTATGGATTCCAAGACCAATTTTGACCTCATCGTATCCATTATTCAAAGCTATAATTTCTCCAATCACTGTAGAAATAACTGAGAATAATAGATTTCTACTTGGAGTATAAAATTGGTGATTTGCTTGATCTTCGATAGATCCAGAATCTCTCATCTGAGCCCAGATATCTAAGAATTCATCAAATAAAGGTTTAAGATTCAATTTCTTAACCCCAATAATTTTACCATTAGAAATATATTTCTTCTGATAAATATTTACTAAATTATCAAAAGCTTGCATTTCTACAAAATTCTTTTGATTGTAATTAAAATTAATTACAAAAACATCATAGCCTTGATAAAGAGCTTCGGCGCAAAGAGTTGCTGAATCTAATCCTCCACTCATTGAAATAATAGCTAATTTTCCCTTTCCCGGTAAATATTTACCAAGATATTTATCAAGCAAATCATTAAAATCTTTTGAAGCCATTTTATTTAATCTTTCTCTCCATTTATTATTCATTTTTTCATTAAGAAATTTTACCATTTCTCTTTTTGGATTTTTTCTATTTTTAACAGATGGTGCTCTTAATTTACTCCCAATATCTATCATAGTTTTCTTATGACAATTTGGGCATTCGATGATATAATCATCAAAAGGTGAGTGTTTTTTACTGAACCCACAATTAATACAAAGATACTTATTGTTTTTCATTCTTTCCTCCTTTAATGTATTCAATAATATTTTTTTCGTATTTTTTAACTACATAAACTACGCCAATTATTACAGCAAATAACCAAGAACCTACAATACTTAAAAAAAGCATTAATATAAATTCTTCTCTGATATCAGCTGCCGATTTATACTCAATAATCTCACTTGATCTCATGAACTCAATACTTATATACAACGCTGCAATTGAACCAATAATCCATAATATAAAAAATAACATTTTTAATCCTTTAAATTTTCATATCTATCTATAATACCATAAATTACGCCTCTGTTGCAATTATATTTCTTAGCTAAAGCTGTAATTGTATAATAAGGAAGTTCTTTTAATATTTTTAATTCTTCTTCTTTAGAAAATAATCTTTTTTTGCATTTCTGACAATATCTATTACCTTGATGTAAAAGATTATTTGATGAACAGTAAGTAATACTTTCACATCTTTCACAAAAACATTTCCAAATAGAAGTTTTATTTTTTGGAGGTTTTTTTATTTCCTCCGGATTTGCTTTTTCAATTACGCGCAAGCTCCCGAATTTTTTACCTGTAAGATCTATTAATTTCATCCATTCTCCTTTTTTAATTTTTATAACAATTCAATTTCTTTTAATTTTTCAACCGTTTTATTTATGGCTTTTCCTAATAAATTTTGACCTTTCCAATTTTTTGGATTTTCGATCTTTTTGGATTTCCAATGAATGCCTACGCCCCATATTCTATCATATGGAGAACCTTCTACAAAAATACAATCTTGGTATTTTTTAAGTATTTCCAACAATTCTGGATTTTGCTTAAATTTATGAAAGTTTCCTGTCGTTACAATTTCAAATTTATTTTCATCCCAGATTTTTTGATCAAAATTTTTAACCTTTCTCCCAAGAGATTTTGCTTCTTTTGGATTATTTGAGTTTAGAATTTTTTCAGCCATTTCTTCATCTTCAAATAATTTTGCTTTCATAAACATCATATAATGCTCTGCTGAATAAAATTGTTTTCCGTATACTTCAAAACCATATAAACTCCACTGAGAAAATACTCCTCCCCAAAATGCTAAATATTTTTTTTCATTATTTATAAAAACTCTCATTATATCTCCTTAATTTTTACAAAGATCTTTTTTAGATACGATCTAAAATAGAACACTAATAAAGTGTTCTTTTTTTAAATAACATTAAATTTTTTTTCTAATATCTTCAAGAGAATATTCTTTTTGAATTTTACCATTTAAAAATACAGTTTCCATCGCTGGAATTAAATTTTTATCATCAATACCTGGAATTGGATTTTGAAGACAAATTAATTTACCATTTTTATCTTTATAAACTTCAAGATAACCTTTTAATGATTTTTTTCCAGAATCCGTAATTGGATCTTTAAAAACATCATGTCCTTTAATCTCGTTATTTTCTAAAGTTTCGATGTAACTGCATTTGCAAGCAAAACTATAAGTATCTCTTGTTAATCCTGTTTGACCAATGTAAGTTCCTGATCCGAATACAAAAGTCTCAGCCGCTATTAATGGTAAATCTTTATATCCTTTTACTGTAAAAGTTTCAAGAATATTTTTAATAGTATCTTTATTGATTCCATCTCCCCAAAGAATACCATATTTTGATGAAAAATATTTACTATTTGAAAATTGATCAAATACTCCATTAACAAGCATGATTTTTAGCATTTTCCCAAGAACTTCAATTGGATCCCCACTGTCTGGTCTAATTACTAATTTTTGATTAGGTCTTTCACTTAGAAGTTTTCTAATTTTACCAGATGGATTAGTAACCATATCTGTAAATTTAAACACATCATAACTATCGGCTACAAAGCTCATAATTGGTGCGTTTGGGTTTTCAAGAAGCATTCTATAAACAAATTCTTCTTCTCCATCGATCGAAGCGTTCGCTGTCGTGGTTGAATGTTCAGTAGCAAATACACTATATGAGCTAATTTTTTCATGGTAATAATCTCTACAAAATTTTAAACTGTGAAAATTATCAGTACCAAGAAAAATAGTATTATGCGCAAATCCAGAGATTGCTGCGCTTTCCACTGATGTCATACTTCTATCTCCGAAATTATGATAAGCAAATTTTGCCCATTCTGGGTCCCCGTATTTACAAAGCATATCATATACTTCTTTTGATTTCGTAGCTACTGTCGTTGGATACCACACTTTCATTAAAAGTGTTTCTACAAATCCTACTACCCACGGTACTTTTTTATCAGTACTTTCGATTAATACCATTGGTATTTGAGCTGGAACCGCAGTTCCTTCTGGAAGAGCTTTAATTTTTATAGGTAATTTTCCATCAAGCTCTTCTGCTATATATTTCCATCCTTCATAAGGAAATGATATCCCATGAAGATCTGCAAATTCTTTTGCTTCTTCAATCATTTCTATAGTAATTTTTTGACTTAAATATTCTTTAAGAATATATTGAAGCCCTACAAAAATCACTTCTCCATTATTATCCTGTACTCTTCTCGCTGTAAGATAATCTTGCATAAATACCATATTTTTTGGATATTGAAATGCGTGTCCATATTTATAACTATCTCCTAACATTACTACATTTACTTTCATTTTTTCTCCTTTGATTGTATTTTGATTGTTTTTATAATATTATAATATATTTGAAAATTCTAAAATGATCTCTCTATGATCATCAAAAAATTTTATATAACTTCCGTCAAATGTTCTGTTTTCAATATCTTTAATTCTAATAAATTCAATTGATTCGGCATCATCAGATGCTTTAGCCACGTTCTTAATTTTTTTAATTATTTGAGAATTATTGATTTTAACTCCATGAACTATCGATAATCTTCTTCCATAAAGACTTCTTTTTGGATGATCAAAAACCATTTTTTTATTTATTTTATCAATATATTCAGAGTATTCTGATAAATCAATTCCTGTTTCTTCTTTTAATTCTCTCAGCGCTCCAGTTAATGAATTCTCGTTATTATTTAAAAATCCTCCTGGTAATGCATGTGCATCTTTTCCTGGATTATATTTTCTTTTAATACAAAGAACTTCATCTTGCAAAAATAATACAAAATCCACAGTTACGAAATTTAAAGTTTCCGGATAAGGATAACAAGAAAATTTTAATTTTTCCTGTTCAAGATATTCTTCTTCGGATTTTAAAAATCCTTGAAGTTCGTCGTATCTATCCATAATAACATTCATAGTGCTTTCTGGTATAAATTTAACCATATGCTCTTCGAAAACTTCTTTTCTTAAATAACTCAATTTTTCTCTGATATCTATACTCGAAAGATTATCATGTTTATTATCAACATGTGACATATTAAATGATGGAAATAAATTTAAATAATATGAACTTTCATCTTTATTATGTCCATATAGATAAATATTTTCATCAGATATATCATTATTAAAAGAATACGAATAAATCTCGTCGCAAATCGTTTCGCGAACATTTTCAGCCCATTTATTATCATTGCACAAATAATCAGGAATTGATATTATCTTTATTTTCTCTTGAATTTTTTCATCAAAAGAATTAATGATCATTTCTCTGATTTCAGTGAATTTAAATGGATTTTTATAACTTAAATGTCTATCACCACTTCCTACTAAAATTAATATGTAATCCATATTATCTTCTATCATTTCATTTATGATCTCTTTATGAGCATTATGGAATGGTTGAAATCTTCCAATCAATACTCCTAATTTTTCTTTTTTCATTCATTCTCCTTTATATACTGAAGTAAAAAATTACAAAACTTTAAATAGTTTAATAAATCTGGAAAATATAAATTAATCTTATTAGTAACGTATTTCGACTCAGTTTTAAATTCTAATTCAATTGAAAATATTTCTTCATAAGCATAATAAGATTTTTGCTCTGTTATAAATTTAAAATATTTTTGAATTTTTTCATCCGTCTGATCATCTGCAGAACGCTCAATTTTGTCTTTTAATTTATTAAAATTGATTATTTCTGTTATAAATTTCTTATCTTTTAGATCGTTTAAATTCAGATTAATTTCTAAATTTTTTTCTCGATCCGAATATGATTTCGTACTATTCGTATTAAAAATTAAAATTTTCAATAAATTTTGATTTAAATCAAATTCGTATTGGCATTTTTTTCTTAATGATTTCAATCCATTGACTATATACATTCTTTCTCCTTTTTTTAATTTTTTAAATTTTTTAAATTTTTTAAATTTTTTTTTGAAAACTCGTGATCCTAAAACGTTGCGCTTCATTGGATACACAAAGATATATACGAGTTCTAAAAATTTTAGAACTGCTTTTATATCGCTTGTATCTAAAAAAGATGCTACGTAGAAAATCAAGTTTTTCAAAGTTTTTTCTATAGATTTTTAGATTTTTTCTAACGACAAAAAAAGTGATCCAAAGAGGATCATTTTTAAAAAGGAGATTGAGAAGATCCAACCGAATCAATTTTATTATAATTCGATGAATCATTTGATTCAGTTGTATCTAAAGTAGACATAATTCCTACAAGCACCGTGATCGATATTAATAAAAATAAAAAGATCACAATACCTTTTGTACTTTTTGTAGATTGCTCCCACATAGTTTTTAAATTTAAATTTTCAGTTTGATTCATTTTCATCTCCTTTTTTTTCTATATTTTTTCCTTTGATTTCATCATGAATTTTTTGTAATTTTTTAAATAAGATTAAACCGATTAAAAAGATAGATAAAATTATTATATCGTAAAAGCTTTCCATCTCAGTTCTTTCTGAAAATATTCCTCTGAATAAAAAGATTATAATTACTAAATTCAGGTATACTGATACAACTATATCTTCTGTGATTTTTATTTTTTTAAAAAAATTCATTTTATTCTCCTTTATCTTCTATCTCTCCTGCAATATTTTCAAGAGAAGATGTAATTTCATTAAATTCTTTTTCAATTGCGTTCGTCGCTTCTTTGACTAATAATTCATTTAGGAATTTATCTTTATCGTTTTCTAAGAATGTTATAATATCCTTAGTATCCCTAATGAATTCATCTTTTTCCTTAAGAATAGTTACTTGAATATCGATTTCCTTTGATTGTTCTTTTGCTTTCGCTAATATTTTTTCAATATTACTTAAAGAATTTTCAAGTCTTGATTTTAAATTGTAATACATGTCTTTAAGCTTCGGTTCTTCCTCATTCGAAATTTTATCTTCATAACTTTTAATTTTACTTTGTGCTTTTTTTCTAAGTAACTTAATCTTTTCCATTTCATCTCTTAAAATTAATCTATAATTTTCAAGAGTCTCGATTTTTTTCTGTCTAGCTTCTTGAAGTAATTTCGTCATAGCGTGATTAGCAATTTTTCTTCTTATTACTGGATCATACGCTAAAATTGTTTTTATTCCATAAAAACTCAAAACTGAAAATACAGCGAGAACTGCTAAAGCAGTTACCCCTGAAATTATTTGAGCTGAATATGTTGCTGCTAGAAATAAACTACCTCCAGCTAAACCTAAAACGATTAACCATTTTTTTAAAGTTCCAGGTTTTGAAACTTCTTCGATCGCTTGTTGATACTTATTATCAATAGATGATAATGATGGAAGATTTGAAAGTGTGCTTTTGCTTTCCGCTAAAGTTGTTCCGTCGTCTGTTTCTATAATTGTCATGATTTTCTCCTTTTTATTTATTTCTTTATTTATTTTTTTATCTATTAATTTTTCGCATTGAGCTTCAAATAAATCAGCCATGATTTATCTTTTTTATTTAACTAACTTTTTATTTTTTTCAAAATCCTCTTTAGATTCTTTAATACACGACATAGTAGGACTTGTGCTTGTGTTTGATCTTAAAAACACAACGCAATGCATCCTTGGATATCCTTGAGTATCAAATTCGTATACTCTTGGATTTCTACCACTTGTATCTACTGTATACCCAATACTTGGGATTTCTTTTTTAAATAAACTACTTACCCAATTCCAATCAGCCATTACAGCAGTCGCTGCTAATCCAATTAATAGTAATTTTTTCATTTTTTCTCCTTTTATATTTTATTTTATATTTTATCGATTTCTTTGATTACTGCTGAATACACGTTACTAGTTTTAAAAACAGAATCTTTATTCCAGTATTCGATAATACCAGAATCTTTATTTGCATAAATTGTGCAATCATTACCACAACTTTTTCTAATTTCTTCAACTTTTTTATCAAAGTAATCATTCCATAAATTATTTAATTTTTCTTCAGCTTCTTCTTTAGAATCAAATAAAATAATTTTATCTACTACTTCATTTAAACTACCACCTACTACCATCGCATCCCATAAAAAAACAACTGCATATTTCATATTTTCTCCTTTATTTTTTAATTTATTTTTTTCATCTCTTTCGAAATTATCGTATATTTTATCAACGATATCCATCACTGCGCCAACTTGCTCTTCTGATTTAAAATTAAATTTCGCATAAAATAACATTTTTGCTTCTTCTCTTGTCATTTTAATCTCCTTAAAAATTATCTATATAAAAGCTTTTAAAAACTCCAATGAATTGATATCCGAGTCTTTCTTTTAATTCTTTTATAAAATTTAAAGCAGATTCTTTTGTTTCAAATTCCATTGTCATAAAATCTTTCATTGGGTCATCTGACCCATAAGCAAAACTTGTTTCAATATATAATACTGACCAGCACTCATCTAAATGTTTCATTTTTTCTCCTTTACTTTTTAATTTAATAATTTTAAAAACGGCGCGAATACTGTTATAATTATAAGAATTATAAATGTCTTTTTCGCTTGTCTTTTATTAATCTTTTCGATGCTCATTAAAACAATCGTCAGAAAAAATATAATTTCTAAAATTATAATTAAGAATTGATAATAATCCATTATTTTCCCCTTCTTTCCTCTTTAGATTACATAAGCATCTACTATTTCTATAATTTCATCTTCATCAACGTCTTCAATATCTTGATAAGGCATTTCCGTAAAATAATTAGAGTTTACTTTAGCCAATTTTGTCTTCTTTTGATATTCTTTTTCTAATTCATAATACCCGCAAAATTCATCATGATGTTTTACAATTACAAGATCTTCTGGTAATTCTTGTAAAACTTTTATTAATTCTTTTATCGTCATTTTTTCTCCTTTTGCCTTTCTTACCTTTTTTTACTTTTCAAATTCGATATAACCTTCTTTCCTAATCCATACTTTATCATCTTCGCATCTGCATTGAGTTGGTGTTTGGGTATACACGAATGTGTCCATTGGTGAAAAATATATCAATCCATGATAACATATATAAAGCATATCGCGGTATTCAAATTTTTCAGTTTTTTTAAAAAAATTGTTTTTATAATAATAAATAATTTTGCTTTTAAAACGACATTCATTTTTACTATATTTTTTATAATCTCCATATACTTTTTCTATTTTATATGGTTTTTCGCCATATAAACTTAACGACAAAAAAAGAAGGAGAAGAATTTTAATCTTCATCATCTTCTCCTTGTGTTTTATCCCATCCGTTAGTTCTTTGGATTAATGACCATTTATTACTTTCACCATCATCGATTAAATCATCAATGTTATTGATAAGGCATTGTTTTACTGCTTTAAGCGCTTCTTTTCTTTTTTTACTTCTATAATTTCTCATGAAAGCAATTGAAGTAATAGTTACAGTGTTAACGCTTACACTTTTACCTTTAACGATGTAAGTTAATTTTGCTGGTTTATAAAAACTAGCTCTATTTGACAATTCCATTGAGTTAAATGATAATAACCACCATTTTCCACTAGATAGCATTTTTTGAACTCTTTGATCTCCAGATCCAGTAACTACTATAAGCGGTCCATTTACTTTATGCGAACTTGCATCCACTATGTTTAAATTTAAACCTAAAAAATAACTTAATGCTTGAGCAGAAACTAATGCTCCACCTTTAGCATAAACAGTTTGATTTTTTAAACTTCGAATGCTTACTGGTTGTTTATCTCTACTAAATTTCGCAACAATTTTATCAAAAAATCCTCCAGTTGCTTTTGGTTGCCAACCAGTAGGAATTAGGATAGTTAAATACTCCGGATATAATTTAAACAATTTCTTTGTATTTATATCAATCGTTCCTAACTGATCTTTCTTTTTAAAATAAGCATAAACATCTTCTTGAATAAATCCAATGCTTGCTTTTTTATTTAAAAGAGCGTTTAAATTAGTTACACTTCCATCGGTGCTTTGATTGATTAATTTATAACCATATTTTTCTTCAATTTCTTGTCCACAGTAATCCACGATATCTTGAGCTACTGTGTAATAATTTCCTCCTTTTCCACCACTATAAATAACGATATCTTTTTTAGCACTTAATGTACTGATACTTAAACTCACTGCCGCTACTAAACCTAATACTTTTTTTACTAAACTCATTTTTTTCTCCTTTTTAATTTTATTGATTTTTTAGCATATTTTATTAATATATTCTTTAGCAGAATTATACGTTTTGAAATAAATTGGTATTTCATATTTTATAACGATTTTAACATCGTCTCCGTCGATACTGTAGATTGTATATTGATCAAGATTTTCATCATAATCAATAATGAAATATTCTCTTCTTTTTTTACAAAAATAACGTTTGGTTTGAAAAATTAAATTTTTAAAATATTTAATTTTCCTTATTATGAATTCAATAATTTCTGATACCTTCAATTTTTCTCCTTTAATGTTTTCAATATTTTTTTTCTTAATTCTATTATATTGATCTTTGAAAGATCAATCCACTCTGGATCATTTGGATCTTTTAAGATTTTATCAAACATGAAATTTACCACAACGTTTTCTTCGTAAGCATAAAGTCTTGCTTTGATTTCTGGCGAATATCTTTTAAATAGTCCATTTATATCCTTATTATCTTTTAACGCTGGTTCTTGAATCTTTTTATAAACTGAATCTTTTATCGTTCTCATGTATTTCCAGAATTTATAGTATTTAGTCTTTAGCTTGAACATGAAAGGACTAACCTTATCTTTTTCTTTAATTACAGCTCCTTCGATATAATTAACCTTATCAAAAGGTTTAACTGTATTCAAATTATTTAAAAATTGAGTCAATTCTTGATAATTATTTAAAACTGCTAATTTTTTGGGAGCTCTAATTACAATTTTATCGTTTTTATCATTCATGTATTTATTGATAAAATGTGATAAAAATAGTTTATATGCTTCATAATCCAATTCAAAATCTATAATATTTCTAACAGCGTCTAAGAAAACTAATTGAGCTTCATTGTATTCTTCGATATGTGGATCGAATTCTGGCTCAATTACTTCGAATAATAATGTAACATTTTTTTCTAAAAGCATCTCTTTTAGATCATCATCTAAATATGATTCAATCATATTATGAAATACTTCAGAATATTCACCATTAATGTTTGTCTTCGAACTGATATGAAAATGACTATCGCCATTTTTATCAGTAAAAGCTGATAATAAACCTAAATATCCATTTGCTTTTTCAATTGCTTCCAAAGGAAAAATAAATGGATTATTTAAATTCTCTATTCTAGTATCTTCTCTTTCATTGAGATTAAAAAATTTATGATAACCTCTTGCTACAATTTTTTCAGCCATCTCTTCTCCTTATTTTTTTAATTTATGAATTTTTTCTAACGACAAAAAAAGTGATCTAAAAAAGATCACATTTTTTAATTTTTACAAAAACTCTTTGAAGTAATTCTTTTTCTTCTTGAGTTCTCATATGACTATCTAACCACGGATAAAAATAAATTTTATCATAGTTTTCCGCAGCTGTTGTATGATAAAGTTTTCCATCTTCATCTTGTTGCACTAATACAAAGAAATCAATTTTTGGACCAAAAGCTCCAACAAGATCTGAACTATCGATCTTTAAATGATCAAGATCAAATAATGTATAGTAAAGATCTTTCAATTGAGGACTTATGAATAAATATTCATTAGTCCCTTTTTTTGGAAATTTTAAATCTAACTCCTTAATGATCTTTTTAAGATCATTAATATCATGTTGTAGATTTAATAATTTTTTATTTTCATTTTCTTTCGCTTGACTTGTTTGACTCATATAATCCTCCTTGTTTTAAAAGATCTTCCATAGCTACTGCTAAAGATCTGATCTCTTTTTGCGCAGAACTTTTCGTTCTTAAATTTAAATAATTATCAATTCCATCTGGATACCAAGCGTTCCAAATTGTAGTATAAATACTAACTGGAAGAACATCTCTTGCTTCCTGCGTTGGTACTTTATCAGCAGTCAATGTTTGATAAAGCTTTATGTCGTCTTGAATTTTTTCAATAACCTTTTCATTATTTAATTTTTCGGTTAATCTAAATTCAATTGAAACTTTTTCTCCAGAAGTATATCTTCTAGATAATTCTTGCCACATTGATCTTCTATGTCTTTCATCTTGTCTAGCGTCTCTTATAGTTATTTTTTTTCTAAATACAAAAAAGTTTTTCTTAATAAGATCTAATTCAGATTCATTATTATACCAAAAATCACTTTCGATATTTAATTTATCTTTTTCTAAAGTCAAAAATGCTACTCGATGTTCTTGATTAAATTTTTCAATAAAATTCAAATCATACATCAATGCTCTAAGATTCGTGATACTATTATTAAAATCAATATTGTATCCATAGCGGATAGTATTTGGTATTAAATCCGTTTTTTCTTTATTAAAGAATATTGAAGCTTTCTTTTGAAATTCTTCAATATTTCCATCCACATCTTGAATCATTTTATTAAAAATAACGTTTTTGATTTCGCTAAAGCATAATTCAATAAATTCTTTTTTTTCTTGATTTAAAAGAACTGGTACGAATTCAAAACTTGAACTTGGAAGACCAATACTTTCTCTTGATAATTTATCAAATAATTTAAAGTTAGGTTTAAGACCTTCGTTTCCATAGCAAACGCTCGCTACTTTACTCACTGCTTGAACTCTTTCTTCTTGCGAAAGATTCCCTCTTGAGAAATCCCAAAGTTCAACGAACCCTGGAGTTTCACTATTGTAATAACCTTCTTCTTCTAAAAAAAGATCTTTTTTAGATACTAATTGTATACTTTCCATCGTTTCTCCTTTTTTAATTTTAATTTAATTTAATTTTTACTAAATCAATTGCTTGATCTATATCTTCGTCGGTCGCTTCAAATTGATCTTTTAAAGATATTTTTAACTTCTCAAGAATTTCTTGATCAGTAAATTCTTCATCATTTATAAGATCTTTGCTAGAAAATCTTTTAAAGAAATCAAAAGTTTCTTTTTGAATTTCTTTGAATATTTCAATTTCTTTAGGATCAAAAGCCTCTAAATATTTTTTATGAGGAACTTGAATATGTTCAAATTCCAAAGTCTCCGTATCCAAAATAACAACCTCTGGAGTATGATTATCCATTTGAGTTTCATAATCTCTTACAACCCTCCATAGATTCCAAGGGTTGATAAATAAAATATCATTGAAATAATCCGTAGGATATCCCAAGTGATAATGCCCGCAAATAATAACTTTTACATCATTTTCATGCGCCCATACTGATAATTCATCATAAGTAAATTCAGTTACTCTTGTTTTATCAGGAGTAATATTTTGATGAAAAACAGCGATCTTTAAAAGATCATTTGTAGTTCTATACCAAGAACCACAATCTTTTAAAAATAATTTCTTATCTTGAGGACTCTCGATATGTCTATAATCGAATCCTACTATTTCTGCGACAGGCTCTCCTAATTCTTCATCGAATAAAGGATAGCCGCAATGATTTATATGAATAATTAAATCATCGTTTACTAATTCTTCAAAAATCGAATCTTTAATAGATTCTCTACCTTCCAACATATCATGATTACCAGCTGGACTAATTTCTTTTAATCCAGCCTGCTGATACATTAAACTAATTTTTTTATTAGCAATAAATTGCTTAAAAGACCAATCTTTTTGCACATCAAAAAGATCTCCGGTAGATACTTTGTATTTAATACCTTTGTCTTTCATTAGATTAATAATAAATTGATGTTTATTAATCATATCTTTTTCCCAACCTGGTTTTCTATATTTATCACGAAAACCAAGTCTTCTGTGTTCATCTTTAGTAATTAAAATTTTCATTTTACCACCACCTTTAATCTAAGTTTAATTATTCCTTCTTTTTCTTGCGAAAAATCTTGCGCAAAATCAAGAATATCTATAATATTAAACATCTGAATATGCTTAATTAATTTTTCAAAATTAATCCCTAAATTTTCTTCTGACGAAATTAAATAATTTTGGTATTCTTCTTTATTAAGTACTATAAATAAATCTTTAACTTCTCTAACTTCCATTTTAACCTCCTTAAATTTTTAGATTTTTAATTTTTTGAACTTTTTCGATTTTTTTAATTTTTTTAATTCGAAAAGTTCTGGATTATTAATTAAATGATATTCTGTTTTTATCAATTTCATGTTCTCATGTAACAATGTCCATCTTTCTTTCTCATGATATCTCCAAATTCTTTCATAATTCCCAAGATCTCTAGAAATAAACATGAGATCATCGAAAGTACCACCTTCGATTATTAAAGGAACATATTCTCCATTTTCTATAAATAAATTTGCTCTAAATAAAGATACATCTGAAAATGTTTCAATTAATTTTTTAGAAAACTCATCGCAACTATCATAAGCAGATGTTAGAAAATAAAATCTTCTTTCAATTCCTCGGGCAAAATCCGACCAAAATTTTTCAAATCGTTCTTTTGATATTAAAATCTTTGGATTTTCTCTAACAAGAAAATCCATAAAACCATCGTTATTATAAAAATCAGTTTTATAATGCTTTACATCAATTAACATTAATTGTGAAATGAAATCTAAAGCTTTTCTATGTTCGTGAACCATTATTCCGCTCATTATTCTGCTCATTATTCCTCCTTTAATTTTTAAATTTTATATTTTTTGATTTTTTTAACGTTTTTTTTCTTTCGAGTGTTTTTCATTGAAGGATATTTATCTTCAAAACCTTTAAAAAAGTCTTCCATTTTTAAATAAAGTAAAACGTCAGGTGACTCAATAAAATAATATGGAAAAGAAAGTCCATCTTCGATTATTCTTATCACATCCCTATCTTCATCCGACCAATAAAATTTTATATCAAAATCACCATAACCACGTCGTCCAAGATCATTTCTTAAATAAATTACTACTCGACTTCTATCGTTATTTTTGATTTTATTGAAAGCTTCTTTTAAAATAAAATACAAAAAAGGTTTTCTTTCTTCATCATCTAATCTATATGTATCAAAATGAGTATCATCCGAAACCGACCATCTAAGATCAGTTGAAAAAAAATATTTAATGAAATATCTTAAATCATTTTCATCTTTAATAATTAAAGAAATTTCTAAGTTCTTTGGTTCTATAGTTTCATGTCTAAAATTTAAATTATACTTCGCAGCATAAATATATTTTTCCTGATTATAAAAAGTTTTTAATGATTCATAAATTTTTCTTCTTTGAAAATTTCTTGAATTCATTGAATACAAAAAACTTTCTAATTCATCTGGATTTGCGAATAATCCAAAATTTAATTTTTCTATACTTTCCATTATTTCTCCTTTTTTAAATTTTTATGAAATTCGTCAATATGCATTCGGTAAAAGGCTATTAAATTTAAGACAATTCCAATTGTTATACTAAAGAATCCAAACCATGAATTGCTTAAAAAAGCCATAGCTACCCAACATAAATCTGCGAAAAAATATGCTAAAGTTGAATAATAAATTCTACCGGTGCTTATAAAAAAAGCACCAATGATTAAAAATATTCCTCCAAGAATGCTCGCAATTTCAAACACTTTTATCTCCTTTTTGATCTTTTAAAGATCTTTTTACCATTTCTATCATACTCGTTCAAATCAACGATTATGATTTCGTCTGCCAATCTTAATAAGAATAATATTCCTATTAAAAAATTTAAAAACGGGATAAATATTAAAACAATTTCCCATAAATTAAATAACTGAGGAACTATGTCTACCAAAGTTAATTTGGTTTTTCCCATTTTTCTATAATGATTTATAATCTCTCTTTTGAATTTTCCCCATTGCATTAACCATAGCGCTCCAGAAAAAATTACTCCTACAATATAAATTATCCAAAACATTCTTTCTCCTTTTTACTTTTTAAATTTTTTTCTTTGAAAAACTGAGATCCTAAAACGTTGCGCTTCATTAGATACACAAAGATATATAGCAGTTCTAAAATTTTTAGAACTGCTTTTATATCGCTTGTATCTATTTTAGATGCTACATTGAAAATCAAAGTTTTCAAAAGTTTTTCTATGGATTTTTTCTAACGACAAAAAAAGTGATCCAAAGAGGATCAGTTTTTACATTTCCAGTTAATTTCGGAATTTAATTTTTTTAAAATTTTTTTAAATTTTTTAAATTTAATTCCGTATTTTTTACAGATCTTTTTTAGATCTTTTTTAGATACATTTTTCATTTTTTCTCCTTTTTAAAATTTATTAAATTTATTAAAATTTATTATTTAGATTTACTTATATTGAATTCAAAATGCGGATTTGAAATGTAAAATATTTTATATTCCTTTTTTGGAAAAACATTTACCATTCGATAAATTCCAGAAATATATCCTACGCCAAAACTTAAAATTATAATCAACGCAATTCTTATGACTAACTTTTGATTTTCATTTAGATTCATGTATTTTTCTCCTTTACAATTTCGACATCTCTTACATAATCTGTACTTAAAAGGATCTTTTTAAGATCCTTAAAGTTTTCTTCGTTGATTTTTTGATTTTCGATATACATATAATCTTCCCCATAAAAATACGAAATATCTTCATCCTTTAATTTCGTATCTAAAAAAGATTCGACATGGACGATGATAGTTTTTTTTAAATCTTCATTATCCAATTCAAAAGAAAATTCGTCAAAAATTCCTTCTTCTTCATCTTCAATATAGTCAAAATAACTTATACCATTTAAATGTAATTTTATTTTCATTCTAACTCCTTTTTAAATTTTATTTTTAAATTTTATAATAACTACACCCTTCGCCACATGCATGACACATCTTAGTTCTGGCCGCAAAATCAATTGATCTTGGAGAGAACCATACTTTTTTCAAGAAATCAATTTCATCATTGATATCTTCAAAAATATTCCACGGCCTCCCATCTTTTTCATCCCAAGCTTCTTTTTCCATAAAAGAACATGGATAGATTAAACCTCTTTCATTTATATAAATACTTTGCTGAAAACTTTCGCAAGGTTCAGACATATCTATATACAACTTAAGATCTTCATCTGATAATTTTTCTTGTTTATTTAAATTCTTTAAAGAATTAATAAATTTTATTGCGCTGCAACTATCGAATCCAAAAGGGATCTGTTGATTAAAACATTTTTCAATAACCTCTTGAAATTCTTGCTGAGAACAACCATTGTAGTGCACGCCTCTTCCTTTTTGCTTTAAAGAAAGAAAAACGACTGCGTTTAACTTTTTCAATCTTGGATCATTCTTAATATCATTTATTAAATCATCTATTAATGGATACGTTTCTTTCGAAAGCATAAAATGAATATTAACTTGATCTAATCCAGCTTCAGTTAAATATTTTACCGAATTTAAACATAAATCTTTTCCAGCATGTGGGTAATAACTTACAGCTACTGCTCCACAAATTTTAGCTAATTTTTTTGCAGTTTCTTTATTAATATCTGCAACTGTAATATTTGGAATGACGCCTTGTTCTCTTGTATATTCCATAATTTTAAAAATATCTGGATTCAAAGAAAGATCTGCATCAGCTCCAAATGCTATTTGAGTTAAAGTTTTTGGAAGTTTTTCAAATAACTCTTTGTATTCTTCAAATGACATATAATGACCTTTCGGTGTATTTGATTTATAGCAAAAATTGCATAATTTTCCTCCTGGTCCTTTACACATGTTAAGTACTTCGATATCAGCTATTACTGGTCCAGGTGCTCTACCTGGATCCTGTTCTTGAGTTTCACCCCATTGAGCCATAAATCCAGTTTTTTTATTAAAATGATAATTATAGTTTTTGGATCTAAGAACTTTCTCTTTTCCATTTTCTATAATTTTAAACATTCCATAATCTAAAATTCCAAATGTTTCAAAAGCGTCCATTTTCGTTTTCATTTTTCCTCCTTAAATTTTTAATCTTTTTTTATGAGTATATTGAGCATATTGAGTCCTCTGTTTATTTTCAAAACCATTATTAATATCAAAAATACTTTCGCAACTTTTAATATTAATCAATTTAAAATTATTTTTGCCTAATCGCCAACGGTATTCCACCCCACAATAATCGGATACATCAAATTTTTTTATAGTCGAATTTGATTGTCCAGCTTCAGTTTGTAATAATTTACCAAGAACTGTTATAAAAGCTAAATTATCCGACAAAATAATTTTTTCTTTAAATTCTGGATGAATAAATTTTAAAGTATAATGATGGATAAGATTATTTATCTCATCGTAGTTCGAAATTTTTTCATTGAATAATAAATAGTATACTTCTTGATTTTTTAATAAAAATTTCATATTGGCGAATTCGCTAGTAAGATTAAATCGACTATCGTCTAAAAATATATACCGTGCTCGAAAAATTTTAGGATAATTTAATTTTAAATCTTTACAGGTTTTGATTATTAACATTCGAATTAATTTATTCTTTAACATTTTTCCTCCTTAGATTTTTAATCTTTTTCGGTAAACTTGCTTTAATTTACTTAAACGAGATTCATTTTTAAAAGCATCAATATTTTTTGCATCAAAAATATTTGGACCAAGTTTAATATTATCTAAATAAAAATTATCTCTTCCTAACCACCAACGGTATTCGATGCTGCAATAATCATCCACGTCAAAATTTTTTATAATTGAATTTGATCGTCTAGCTTCCTTCTGTAGTAATCTACCAAGAGTAGTTATAAATAACGGACTATCCGATAAAATGATTCTTTCCTTAAAGTCTGGTTTAATGAATCTTAAAGTATAATGATTAGCGAGATCATTGATCTTTTCAATATTAAAAATTTTTTTATTGAATAATATATAATATACTTCTTGATTTTTTAATAAAAAATCCATCGTGGAACGCTCGCCTATAAGATTAAATTGATAATCATCTACGAACTTATAATCTGCTTGAATAATTTTTGGATAGTTCGTTTTTAAATCTTCGCAAGCTTGAATTACCAACCTTCGAATTGAGCTATTCTTTAGCATATCTCCTCCTTAAATTTTTAATCTTTTTTTATATACACGTCTCGAATTATTTGAGCCACTTAAATCATACATATTTTTAAAAGTGTTGATATTATTATTAAGATTATCTGAACATGAAATAATATTATTTAATTTAAAATTTCCATTTCCTTTTAACCACCAAAAATATTCATTATACGAATTACAATGAACATCAAATTTTTTTATAATCGAATTTGATCGTCTGGCTTCAGTTTGCAATAATTTACCAAGAGCTGTTAGGAACTTAAAATTATTTGATAAAATAATTTTTTCATTGAAGTCTGGATAAATGAATCTTAAAGTATAATGATCTCTAAGATTATTTATCTCATTAAAATCTACGATATTTTTATCGAATAATAAATAGTATACTTCTTGATTTTTTAATAAAAATTTCATATTAGCTCGAAGGTCGGTAAGATTAAATAAAGAATCATCTAAAAATATATACTGTGCTCGAAAAATTTTAGGATAATTTAATTCTGAATCTTCGCAAGCTTCGGTTGCTAACATTTTAACTAAACTGTTATTTAACATTTTTCCTCCTTTTATGATCATGATCTAAAAAAGATCACTTTTAATTTTTAGTAATTTCAATAATTACTTTATTATCGATAATATTAGCATCATAGATATCGTCCATATTAAATAAATCTTTTCTGTATTTAGATCTAAGATACAATACTTGTTTGTATTTGTCTTTAGATCTTTTTAAATTATACGATACGATTACGTAATGTTTTAAAAACATTTTTTCAGCATTATGCAATGACTCGCTGAAATCACAATAATCATCATATTCATTTTTAATAATTCCGTATTTATTATAAATTTTTACTCTCATTTTTTCTCCTTTTATATTTTTAATTTTTTATTTTTTCGAATTTTGATTTTATCGTTAGGATTAAAAACGATAATTTTATCAGGTTTCTTAACTTCATCAATTACTTCTAACCACTTGCTATTAATTTTAAACCACTTGGTTGTGTTAAAATTAAAAACTTTTCTATTAAAAGAAAATGCATCTATAATCCAATCTTTTGGATTTTTAGCATCAAAATAATAAGACTTGTATAAACCAATATAGTCCCGAACAAAAGAGATCGGAGCTTTTCTTATCTTAATATTTTTTATACGCTTACGAACAACATCGTCGTAAAAATTAATAAAAGCCCGTGTCTGGCTTTGGGTGGTATCGATATAAGATATAAATTCATATATATCAATACCGTATCCTTTTAAAAAATTTTCAAAAGAAATCGTTTTCATTCTTCCTCCTTTAATTTTTTAACGCTTTCTTCGATTTCAATGATCGTTTGAAGATCATCAGCTTTGACTTTATCATCCCTAATTTTAATGAATCTCGGATGTAATAAAGAATAAGAATCATCTATTTTATTTTTACTAAGACCATTGCATTTAACAGTTATGATCTTATTAAGATACTTATCTTTATTTTCCCAAATTTCAAATCTAAGATCTTCAGTGATCCCACTTGGATCTGCTTTTACTAAACCATCTTCTGATTCCGTAATAAATGCCCCGAGAGCATTTTCAAATTTAGTCCCTGGAGTTCCTTGTTTGAATCCGACAATTTTCATTTCGCATTCAAACTCCATTTTTAATTTTACTTGATAAACTGGCTTTCCATCTTTCCATTTTTCTTCACCAGCTTTCACAATAATACCTTCTCCATTCTGAGAAAGAATTTCTGAAAAATGATTAGAAATATTAGAAAGAATAGTATCAGGATCGCAAAAGCATTTAATTAAAAACTTCAGATCATCAATTATTAAATTTATATAATCTTGATCGAAGTCGTATCTTTCTAAGATACTTTTTGATCTATTATTAAAATAGATCTTTGTAGGAACCATTTTAAATATTTTTGATGCAAGTCCAGTTGGACTCGTCTCTCCAAATAATAAATGAAATCTTTGGAAATACATCATTCCTTGATTTTGAAAATCCCAAATCCAATATTGGAATTTTTCTAAAAGATCTTCATAAGATACTTCTGCAGTATCTTCAATGATTTCTAAAGCTTTTTTAGCTTTCTTTTCGTCTTCTTTTTCTAAGTATTCTTCGTACTTGAATATTCTAGTCAGAAGACCGTTTGAAGTATATCTATCGTATCCTTCTAAAAGAAGTTCCCCGTTAAAAATAATAGAATCTGGGAAATAAAATTCTTTTTTGAATTCTTCGATTTCTTCTTTTATTTTATCGATGATCTTTTTAGGAACCTTTTGCTCCTTATTTTTTCTTGAAAGAAAAGTAATATGATCATCTTCAATAATAAGATTACTATATTCCCCATCCATTTTTTCTTGTGAGAAAATAAAATAGTTTTGATTAATAATTTTTTGGATCTTTTTAGGATCATAAGGGACTGCCCCCATATATCCGACAGTAATAATTAAATCTGGAAAAACCTCTTGAATCATTTTTAGATTCACTCCACATTTAAGATCTTTTTGGATTACTAATTTCAATACCTCTTGATCTTTTTTTCTAAGATTACCTAATAAGGATGCAACGAAATTTGTTGCAGCATGACCTCTAACTTTTCTTTTTACTAGCATCTCTTCGAGATCATTTAAAGCTCTCGATAAAGATAAATACTCAAAACTCATCTTACCATATTCTTCTGGATAATTAGGCTCTGGAATTTTTTTAATTCCAAATACATAAGAAGAATCGTAAGTAAATTTTAATACTTTTTTAAATTCTTCTACGTCTTCGTATCTTTTTAAGATCTCTTTTTTCTTATTAAGAGATGTTGTTGATCTTAATTCTTCAATAATAGCATAAATGTCATAATTATAGATATTCATAGTCTTTTTCCTCCTGTTTAAATTATTTAAATTATTTAAATTATTTAAATTATTTAAATTATGCAAAAGATTTGCAAATTAATTTTTTATGAGAATTTATATATTCTTTAATAATGAAATCTTTAAACGAATTAGCTTGTTCTTTCGTAATTTTCATATCTCTTGGTAATCCACCAACCGTTTTTCTACCACCAGCTAATGGACCATAAAATTTTTGAAGTGGAGTAATTACTCCATTTTCTCCAAAATATTTTTCAGCAACATCTTCGTCAAAGCATGCTATGCTTAAAATTCCTGAATCAGAATTATATACTATATTAATTTCTGATTCTGAATTTTTTAATTTATACGCAGAAAGTAAATTGATATTACCTTCTGTGATAAAAAAATGGACTCCAGCTTGCGATGAAGCTAGATATTTTTCTGCGACTTGAATTTTATTTTCAAGCCAATCTTTTAAATGATTTTTCAGATCCTCATTTGGACCATCAATAATCAAGTCTTTTATTTTTAAGATAATTTTATGAATTACCCTCGAAACATCAACTATAGTTTCGCCATGATCTTCGATATTGATTGAAGATATTAAATAACCTATCGATAAAAATCTATATTTAATAAAATCCTCCAAGTTTGGAAGAACATTTTTTTCCATATAATGGAACCCTTTTAAATCCTGCTCAGCTACTAACTTCGCTATAGATTTAGCAATTTTTGTAGGTCTTAAGATTTTGCTTGCCCACATGATTCCAAAAATAGTATCTAAATCGATATGCGAGACAATGAAATTATCTAAACCTTTATCTAATTTATCAAATACATTCCATTGTAAACTTGGTGGTGGATTATCACTTTGAGATCCATGATGATTCATTGCTAATACAATTCCATCAATATTCTCATCAATATGATTTTCTCCATACTCACATTCAATTGCTCCACAATTTTTCATTTCTTGAGCAACTTTTTTAGCATCTTCAAATGTTTTTACTAGTTTTACGTTAATCATAATTTTCTCCTTTTATTTTTAATTTATTTTTAATTTTTCTTAATAATAAAAAAGCGATCTTTAAAAGATCACTTTTGACTAATTTTAATTTCTTCGATTTTTACTCCAAGTTCATTTAGATGAACGATAATTTCGCTTAACTCATAAGAACTTGCAAATTTGATTTCGAATACTTTTTCTACCTTTTCAACTTTTTCTACCTTTTCTACTTTTTCAGAACTTTTAGGTTTTTCGAAAACATAGTCTTCAATATATTTAGATGGATTTCTGCTTACTTCTGAAGCAATTTTTGAAGCATTTTTAAATCTTCCATCTTCATTAAGAATTTGACGAACAGTTTGATAATTATAAAAATCTGTCGCATGCGAAATTATATCATATATTGTATATTTAATATTTTTTTCTTTGCATTTATATACATAATTAAATATTTTAAATATATGAAATTTTTCTTGATTTGACAATGGTTTTCTATGTTTTCTATGTTTAACATTTTTAGAAATGAAATTTGATTTTCTTTCGATAGAATTTTCAATTCTAGAAATTTCGTGTAATAGATCTGCTTTTGATAACGAACAGTATCTATAGACAGTCGATTTTCCTAAATCGTATTTATTGATTAAATCTTTAATTAAATCTTTATTAGATTCTTTTTTATTAAAAATTCTATCAACAACTTCTTTTAAAAACGCCACTTTCATTGCCGGATCAATAATTCTTTTTGCCATAAATTCCTCCTTAAATTTTTAAATCTTTTTTTCTTTGAAAACTCGTGATCCTAAAACGTTAAGCAACGATAGATATCTAAAGATATATAGCAGTTCTAAAAATTTTAGAACTGCTTTTATATCGCTTGTATCTAAAAAAGATGCTACGTGGAAAATCAAAGTTTTCAAAAGTTTTTTCTGACGACAAAAAAAGAAGAGTATTTATATAGCGCCCTCTTCAACGGCGCTGGATATTCAATAAAAATAAAAGATCAAATCCTATTTTGATCTTTTAAAATTCTTAAAGCCTTAATTATATTTACAATGTTGTAATAGTATTCCCAGGCTTTCGGCTTATATTCTGCGAAAGTTCCTCCATTATAATGAAGAATACTATATCTCCACTTATCCCAACGTTTACCTTTTACTATAGCAGTATTTTCCCAATATTTTAATTCTGCTAAAGACTGGGAAAAAGAAAAATCAAAATCATCAATTAGTCTCTTAGCTAACGATAATTTTATTGATATTTCATTGTTTTTTCTCACAGGCTTGTATCTGACGTATCTGTCATAAACCGATGAGACTAAATTATGGAAAACTCCATAACTACCGAGTTCTCCATCACGTAAATTATACATAGTACGACCAAAACTGCTTTCTTTGAAAGCAATTGCCGTCATCGTATACTCGAGATCAAATTCTCGAGCTTTCATGAAAACTTTATTAGCGATCTTTTTTTGATCAACGTTTAATGATTTAAGATTTCTTAAATAATAAGAAACCTTAAAAACTTTTATGTTATGGATTTTATTTTTTATTTTTATTTTCTGATAATAAAAATCCTTTGCCAACAATTGTGATCCTAAAAAGATCACTAATAAAAATAAAACTAATTTTCTCATTTTTCCTCCTTTAAATTTTTACAAGAAAAATTGTTTTTAAAATAAATTAAATAAGCACGTGAAATTGTTGCTCATCTATTAATAATATATCTATATTTTCTAACGATGTTCTAAAACCTTAAATTTTTTCTAACGACAAAAAAACCCTCGCATAAGCGAGGGTTTTAAACATCATAAAGTGAATGCATCGAAATCATTGAATTCATCAACTTTTTCTAAATATTCGATTTTTACTAATCCAAGATCTGATATCATTTGGAACCAAATATCTTCTCCATTTTTATAAATATTTAAAGTAAATTCTTCTGGTTTTGATATTAGCATTAATTCAAATAATTTTAATTTTTTTGGATCTTCGACATCTTTTTTGAAGATATCTTTATATTTTCCATTTTGAGTTTCTATTGATACTAAATCAAAATCATTATCTAAACTTACTACAAAATAACTACTATCTACAACCTTAGAAGCATTAATTGCATCTTCTATTCTATCTATTGGAATTGATATAGATTTTACAAGTTCACCTAATTCAGGTTTAGTAGCAATATCTTGTGGCTGAACTTCTGGAATAGGTAATACAATACTTCTAATCGGTTCATTATTATCTAACGTTGTCAAAATGTATTGTTCTTGATCTTTTAAAAATACTACTTTTTCTCCACCTCTCAGAAGAGTCATTAATTTTACTGCAGTATTTGGATCAATGATTTCAATTGAATTTTCATTGAAAAGATCAGTCATATCACTATAAATAAAACCAACAGTTTTCTTTGTATTTAATTTACCATCTTTGATAAAAAAGATATCATTACTTGCCATTCCTTGACTTAAAAATTGAAGAATTTTTATAAATGCTCCATATATCTCACTTGGAATATCAGCAATTACATTTGATGCAGTTTGTGCATCTTCTGGAGATCCTGTCGTAGCTCCGATAGGTAAATCAATATTAATTTCTTCACTTCCCGCAGTTAACTCTGTTTCCATTTCATTTTCTACTTCTACATTTTCTAATTCATTCATTTTAATCCTTTATTTTAATTATTTTAATTTATTTTTAAATTTTTTTATTTTTTAAAAAAAGATCTTAAAAAGATCTTTTTATGAGATAATTCCTGATGGATTTTGTGCTACACCAGCTTCTGGTGTTCCTACAAGTCCAGTCACGAATTCTCTGTATTTATCAACAATTTCTTTTGGGATTTCATTTCCAGTAAATTTATGCATAATTACTTCATCTTTAAAAGAAATCTCTTGAACTTCTGTCATAAGATACACAGCATCATATGGCATAAATCCTAATCCACCTTGCATTGGATCGAAAACTATACTAACAGGTTTTTTGATTTTACCATCTATTTCTTGTCCAATAACGTATTCTCCAGTCACTAATTTTAAATAAACTAAGTTTTCCATTTCATTTTCCTTTTAAATAAATTTTTGAATAAATATTCAAATAATGTGTTTAACGCATTTAATATTACAGTGTTTTTATGCCTTTTGAGCAAGTTATTTATATCTTAAGAATCTTTTATAGATTTATTTTAAATTTAATCTAGATTTCTATCGATATGAATTCTCGGACTATATCTTACTCCAATTTCTAAAGCTTTTCTAGATGTATTATTTTTAGATGTTTCCCAGAATTCTTTGTCTTTCCCGAGAGGATCTTCTGGAGTAAAAGGCATTAAGAATATATGAGCAGCTTTAATTCCATTTAATCTTAAATAATCAATAAAATTTATAACTAACTTATTCATAGTTTCATTTACGCCCCAAATGAATTTGTAATTTATATATTCATCATCTAAATAATTAATTGTATTATCTAAAACGCGAGAATACATATTTATTACTTCCTTTTGCGTTAATTGATTTTCATAGCAAGTTTCCGCATCCATTTTTGGCGAAATGGTAATAGTAGGTTTAACGCCTAAAACATTTTTAATTTTATTCATCTCTCTAATTAAATCAAGTGTTAAATTTTTATCTTGTAAAAGATTTCCATTAGTCTCAAAACCTACATATTTTAAATTTAAATTCGGTATGCTTTTTACTTCTTGAACTATTTCATTAAAATAATCTACATAATGTAAAGGTTCTCCACCAGTAATTGTCAATCTTTGAATTTCTCTATTTCCAATTTCTTCATTGATTGTTTTTAAAAATTTGGGATTGAAAAGATCTTCATTGTTCTTAGCTTCATACCAACTGAATTTTGTATCACAGAATTTACAAGCAGCGCTAAAACACCCAGATAATCTTAAATAAAGACTTGGTTCCCCAATATTTTCTCCTTCACCTTCTAACGATATAAACCATTGGCTTATTTTTGGAAATTCATTAATTTTATTGAAATTTAATTTTTTCACTTTTTCTCCTTTAAATTTTTTAAGCAAATAAAAAAAATTGAAAAATCAGAGAGTTAAATCCCTGATTGTTTTGCAAGATTTAAAGTAGTGATTAATACAGCTACTAATTCATCTTGCGTTAAACAAATTCTATTTGCTTCAATTGCTTCAATTATTTCATTTACTTCATTTACTTCATTTACTTCATTTACTTCATTATTCACTTCTGTTGATTCATTCATATCTCTAGAATCATTAGAATCAGCTTCAATCACTGTTTCATTTAATTCATCAATAATTTTACCATATCTTCCTTCTTTATTTTTAATTCTTCTCACTGTACTTATACTTGTACCGTATTTTTCAGCTACCTCTTTTAAACTTCCTCCTGCAATTATATCTGAATAAATTGATTTGATTGTTTCATTTGTAATTGTTTTTCTTGCCATAATTTCTCCTTTGTGTTTCTGTTTTTATTTTCTTCGGTATTTATAATGCGCTCCAAAGATTAAGTTTAAGCGCAATTTTTTCTAACGACAAAAAAAGCGATCTTTAAAAGATCGCTTTTAAACTATTCATATACTACCTATACTATACCATTGCACCATTGATTTTATAAAGAATATTATTTAAGAACTCTTCAATTTCTTTTGGAAGTTCCCTATCCTCTCTATTTTCTTCATTTTCTTTATCAAAAACAAGTTTTATATCTTTATTAAATCCTTGAGGAATTTTAATAATTACACTTTCTTCGTCTTCAAAAATTTGAATATCTTCATAATTATCTTCATAATTATCTTCATTGATATTCTCTTGCATTTTTCTCTCGGCTTCTGCTTTTTCAGATCTATGTAATCTTTGTAATCTTTGTAATCTATTTTCAATCATTTCAATAAAATAATTGTCAATTTCGTCGGCTTTTTCTTCCGAAAAGAATTTTGATACATCTTCGTGAAGAGTATCTAAAGCTCTATCCAATGCAAATAATTCATCACCTGATGCGAGAATTTTATTTAAATCAATTTTAATTAAATCCATTAATAATTTTTCTTTTTCGCCAAGTTCTTCAAGACCTAATGCTTGAATTAAATTTTGTGGAATTAGTAAATTTGCCGCAGCATTTTTAGATGCTTCCATAACTTCTCTAATTTTTTCTGGTGTCAATCCTGCGATATTAAATTTTAAATTTGCCTTTGTCATACTTTCTCCTTAATTTTTAATTAAAATAAATTTCTTTAGTATTTATATAGCGCCCTAAAAATAGGCGCGAAAGTGCATAGAAATATAGATAAATTATTCTTTATCCATATATATTGCAATTTTTCCGGTACCTTGATAATCTTCAAGAATATTTAGATTATCAAGTTTTTCAAGGGCTTCGTATTCATCAAACCCTTCTTCCATTAATTTTAAAAACACGAATATTGGTATTTTTAAAATATTTACGTCCGCTGGAAGAAGAATTGTTGTTTCTCCTTCTGGTAAAGTCACATCACGATTTAACGTCTCGCTCATAGCTTTTGCAAGATCGTTCATAAATTCATAATTGATTTCCATTACAATTTCTCCTTTATTTTTTTAATTTTTTCTAATGACAAAAAAAATGGAGCAAAGATGAGATTAAATCTCAACTTTTACTCCATTAACTATACCATCTTTTTCCATAGCATTCCAATTTAAAATTGGAATATTTACTATTTTTTTCGCGCTATATAACTTATATAGCACGACTATAATTTTTTCGCTTAGTCTATTTATTACAATTTCCGCGTCTTTTTCAGCCATCGGATTTGTAAAAAAAACAATAATTTCATTGTTATTTACGATGATATTTTTAAAATTTTCATCGTTTAAATTTTTGAGATTTAATAAAATCTCTTGCAAAACTTCAGATTTTTTCATAATAAAAATCCTTTCCGATTAATAAAAAAAGATGCCGATCGTGGGAGATTAAATTCTCCCACTCTCAGCATCTTTGCTATACGAAGAAGCTCTCACTTCTTCGATCTCATCAGCATCTACTGCTGCTTCTGCTTCTTCATTCACTTCCTCGTCTGCAGCTTTTACAGCTGCTAATGCAGCAGCTACAGCTGCTGCAATTGTTTCATTACTTTGTGCCATGTTTGCTCCTTTTTAATTTTTTTAATTTAGAGGATGGTTTGGCTACCATCCTCTGCTATTAAAATATCAATGAATCCGTTAAGGAGTTCTAATATTTAGAGCGTTTTTCTTAATCGTGAAACATTGATATTATAGCGAGTTCTAAAACCATTTTTAAAAATCTATCCCGAGAATTCTTACGGATAATTTCTCAGATCCATTAAACGAATCTAATTCTGGTTGCCAATATATTTCACAGTAATCTTCTAAAGATCCTTTTATCGAATCTATTTTAGATTCTACCGAAGAATCGTGAAAAAACCACAATGCTTTAATATCGATTATGTTTTTATTATCAGTAATATTCAATGTTAAATGGTTTTTATTTTTACCGATAATTCTATAATTTTTAATAAAACATCTTGTTTTGAATATAGGTTTTTTAAATTTATGACCGAATGGTTCCCATTTCATTAAATAATAATAAATATCAGTATCCCAAATATGAACTTGATTAATACCTATATAGAAATCGGCGACTATCTTAGTTTTGAATTGTTCTTTTGGTAATTTAGATGCTTCTTCTTGCAGTTTTAAAAATAAATCATTCAAAGATTCTGGTTTAAATCCAATTCCACAAGCTTGTTTATGCCCACCAATATGGGTAAAAATATCTGGATTTTCTTCTCTGATATTTCTTAGAATATTTAATATATTTACATCTCCCACAGATCTTCCAGAACCTGAATAAAAACCATTGTCTTTAATATTGCAAACAATGCAAGGTTTATTATATTTTTCCGCAATTCTACCTGCAATAATCCCAAGAACACCATCATATTCTTTTTTGAATTTTCCAGGAATTAAAATAAAATGTTCAGCTTTGATCCAATCTTTATAATACTTTTCAACGTAATCAATTAATTCTTGTTGAATAGCTTTTCTACTTTCATTTAATTGAAAAATATAATCCATCCATTTTTTAGCATTTTCGTAATCTTCCTGAATTAAATAATTAAAACCATAGACTGGCGACGCCATTCTTTGAGTAGCATTTAATGCAGGTACTAACGTAAAACTAAAATCACTAGCTACCGGAGCATTATTCATAATTTTAAATGAATTCAGATATTGATGTTTAGTGTTTTCGAAGTGATTATTTATAAAATCATTTACTAAAAATCTATTAATACTGATATTTAACGGCATTACATCGCTTAAAGTCGTGATTGCCATAAGATCAATACTATCTTGATACCATTGTTTTAATCTTTCATTTCTAGCATCCTCAGAGAGATCTTTTAAAGATCGCTTTAATAATTCTCTTAAAAAAATAAAATAAACAACAGTTCCAGAAATATCTTTAAATTCAAAATTGCAATCTGGTTTATATGGATCTATAATAGCATCTGCTTCTGGTATTTGATAATTACCGTCTATTTTTTCGGGTTGATGATGATCAGTAATAATTACCTTAGCATTTTTTCTATGCGCAAGAATGCATGCATCGAAACTAGTAATTCCATTATCAGCAGTGCAATATAATTTTACATCATCTTCAACATATTCTGGAATAAAACCATAACCTTTTTTTCTATCAGTAATTTCGATCTTTACTGGATACGGAATAAATTCTTTAAAAAAACGATATGAAAGAGTTGCAGTTCCTAATCCATCAGTATCACTATCATGAATTAATTTAATTTTTTCTTTTTTTAGAATGCTCTCATAAAATAATTCTACTCCTTTTTTTATTTCGGAGTCTGGGTCGGAGGAATATTGATCGATGATATCAATGAAACTTTCGTAATCTTTTATCTTTTCATCTTTAATTCTTTTTCTTAATAATTCATCTAACTCTTCTAAAGAATTTAACGTTGGTGTAGCCATAATAATCCTTTTTTAATTTTTTTAAGCAAATAAAAATCTCTGAGAGAGATAGACTCTCATTTGATAAAGTCTAAGGGCATAAGCCCTTTTTTAACTTCATCCCAAAGAGCCCAAATTGCAAACTTCCCAGTTTCACTAGAAAGTTCCTTGAACTCCTTAATAAAGTCATCTATCTCTTTTTTTAGAGATTCATTATCCCAAATTAATGGGATAATTTTTGCGAAATGGGCTCTTGACCCTAATTCGCAGATTAATTTTACCTCTTCCGAGGTGATAGACGGTTTTACTAAACCGTCCAATTTCGCGGCCACAGTTGCCGCAAAATCCATCGCAGCTTCAATTGCTGCAATAGATTTTTTGTTGTACGATAGATAGCCGCTGCTATCTATCGTTACTAAACTTCTATCAGAAAACTTAACCCTCGGGTTAAGTTTTCTGATTTTTTCAAATCGTGGATCGATCAGTCTCTGATCAATAATCCATGTCTCGCCTCCACACATGAACGCCATGTCGTTCGGGAGACTTAATAATGGGTACGATGTGTACCCAAACTCAATCCCTGAAACAATTCCAGGGAATTCAATACCAGGGATAGCACTTACCATCCCCGTCAATTTTTTTTCAATTTTTTCCTTAGCTACTCTTCTTCTAGCCATTCTTTTTTCCTCCTTACCATTTTTTACATACGTTCGCCTTACACGGCGAACAAAAAAACTCGCGAGAAACAAGTGGTATGCCTTGTTCCTCACTATAATAATATCAATGATTTACAATCGACTTCTTAATTATTAATTAATTATTAATTAATTATTAATTAATTATCCCAAACTCACCAAGCTACCGAAATTGGAGAAGCTGGAGATGATTGAGCTGGAGCCGTTTGTTGAGAAGCTGCTGGCGGATTTGAATGATTTGATGCAATTGTATTAGATTGCTGATCTTCAAAAGATACTTCTTCCTCAACCGAATCTACTAAAGATTCAATCTTTCCTTGATCTCTAAATTCTTTTTTTAGATAATATTTTTGATATTCTTTAGATTCAGAAAATCTTTTTATAGCAATATTAATTAAACTCGGGATACTTTCTGGATATGTTTTTGATAAAATTTCATATGTTTCATCATCTAAAACGAAAGAATATTTTTTAGATGAATGAGGTTGTTGTGTTTGTTGAGGCTCTGGAGCCATTTGAGGTTGATTGAACATTTGATTTTGCATTTGATTTTGCATTTATTCTCCTTTTTATTTTTTTATAAATTCTTTTATTTTATATATTAATTCTTCGAATGAATTTGAAAAATCTTTTGAATCTTTGCAATTATTGAAAAAATTAATATCAGTTTCAATATCAATTAAATCTTTTTCATCTTGATTTCCACTTTCGCATGTTTCGCAATTCGATGCAATATTTATAATTAACATATTTTCTCTAGAAAATTTTTTTTGTAAAAAATCAACTTCCGCTAAAAATCTTACATCAGTAATTAATGGAATTAACATTTTATCATTTTCTTTAGAAATTTCTAAATCTTTTTCAATATCTTTATATAATATTTTTATCCAGAACTCGGTTCCAAAGAAGTCTCTCATTGTATTCGCAGTATGTACTAAAAGACTTCTCATATTATATTTTTTATATCCAATTTCAAAACTTGCGGCTTTCGGTTCTCTTTTGTATTTCTCAATATGATTTAATGGAATACTATACATTTTCGAAATAAATTTTTTAAGTTTATCCGAAATAGTATATCTAAGAATTTTAAAGTTTTCCGTGTTTTTAAATTCTTTAATAATTAAATCGCTTATATAATCTTTACCGCATCCTCTATAACCAGTAACTAAAATAATTTTAGGCTGGTTATTTTTTGAGGATTGAAATTTTTCTCTAAATTTCATAAATATTTCAGTCATTTAAACTCCTTTGATTTATTTTATTTTATTTTATTACGCCTGATTATAATACATAACCCTTTACATTCTCGAATTCATATAATTTATCTTTCGGAAATACTACGTTTGGTGGAAATTCCACATCTTCTAAAAGATAAGCTCCACCTCCAGCAATAATTACTTTTTCCGATGTCCCAAGAATTTTCTTTTCTGAAACAAGAATACTATTGAATAATTTTTGAATAAAATTATTTTTTAATTCAGTGATCATTTCTGGAATTCCTTCGACTTCTCTTCCACCGAAAACATATTTTTTCTTTAATAAAATTTTAATTGCTTCTTGTTCAGTAAATTTATCTTTAAATTTTGCTTCTAGCCAATTAGTAAAAGGTCTTATGATACTTACGACTCCGTGAGTAGGAAACGATTTACATTTAGCTCTAATTGGCATATTATCTTGGAAAGCTAAAAAGTTGATAGTATTGAATCCAATATCGATCACTGCCGCACTTTCAGGAGTTGTTCCAGTATCATGAATATAACTATAATATACTCCAGCGCCTTGAGGAATTATATTAATATTATTGATGTTTAACGTAATTCCATTTACAGTGATTGTTTTTAATTTTTCAACGAATCTTTCTTTTTCGCTCCAGTCGGCTAAAGCTAAACCAGTTCTTAAATCAATATCCTCGATCAATTTTCCATCTTTAATTAAATTTAATTTATTTAAAACATGAAATAAAATCAGTGGACCGAATTCTTCTAAAAATTCATATTTAGTTGTTGTAAAACTTTCATCGATTGCTACGTCTCCAACTCTATATTTTTTACCGTTGTATTCGTAAATTTCGTCTTCGCCATAATTAATTCCAGTATCAATAGCGAAAGAGATCGCTGTGGGTAATTTGAATAATTTTCCATTCGCAGATAATTTTGTACTACTATACCCTATATCTAAACCTAATCTATACATTAATTCTCCTTTTTAATAATTTTAGTTTTTTCTGTTGTCTGAGCATGTTCTTTGTATTGCTGAGCTGCTAGCTTAATTATTTCTTTATTTCTCTTTTTTGGATCTTTCTTAATTTTTGCGTATGAATCTAAAAAAGATTCTTTTGCTTTTTTAATAATATTATTGTAATTTTTTTTATGTCTTTTTAATAATTTATAGAATTCATCTTTTTCGATTAAGTAATCGTTTGATAAATGTAAATTATACATTTTATTAATAAGATCCATAAAAGATTCTTCTAGTTCTTTTTTAAATAAATCTACGAAACCTTTTTTATGCAAATAATGATAAAAAGGACTATCTTTATCAATAATGATCTTAAAAAGATGCTTCTGAGTTTCAAAAATATATCTAACGGGAAATTCTTGATATTCTTTGTCTTTATTGAATTTAGCCGCTTCTAATCCTAAATTTACTATTTTACAATAATCATGATATAATTTTTCTAAAATAAATTCATCTGATATTTTATAAGGATGCTTATTTTGAGGATCGTATTTTTCATCGATGCTTTTAAAAAAATATAATAAAGTATCTTCGACGAATTCTTTAGCAAGGGTTTGGGAATTTCGATGATTATTATCAATGATTACCGCTGAATGTTTAGCGAGATCCTCAGCTTTTTCTTTTAATTTTTTCATTTTTTCTCCTTTTTAATTTTTTTAAGCAAATAAAAAACGGGAAGCTTAAGTTAGATAAACTAACTCGCTTTCCCAAAATTCGGCGCTAAGCGTCGATTGCTGAAGCTCTTTTTTTAGAGCCTCAGCCAATCTCATGACCGCGGGTTTGTATAATTCGCGGTTGCAAAATTGAGGGTTGCATGTACCCTCAATTTTGATCACACTCTCACCACCGACTGGGCATCCCCAGTCGGTATTATAAACTACGGCCGCGGGCGAAACCGCAGCAGAAATGTATTCGCCGAATTCTTCGAATTCGGCTTTAGCCAATTGCTGCCAAAGGGCAGCAATTTTATTTGCTAACTCAGGAGCCGCAACTCCTGAGATATTGTGGAAGTAGCCTTCCGCTACCCCCACAACCATTCTAAAAGATATTGTTGTCTTCTTCATTCTTTCTCCTTTTGATTTTTTTTGCTATTTATATATCAATGTTAAAAAAGGAGTTTTTGAAAATTATTTAATAATTATTTAATAATTATTAAATAAAAAATAAAAATAAAAAAACAGAGAGTGGGCTTAATACAGTCCACTCTCAACCCCTTCTCTCCAATGAGAGAAAAGAGTATTGCGCGCCTTAACCGGCGCATTTGGGTGAGTTGTTCTCACCCATTTTGTAAATTTTCTGTATTCGGCGCGAGTGATACTCACACCATTAATTATTTTCTTTCTCATCATTTCTCCTTTTTATTTTTTTTGCTATTTATATATCAATGATAAAAAAAGAGTTTTTAAAATTAAAAAATAACACCGCGGAGAAGACTACTTTTGTAATCTTTCCGCGATGTTATTTAGTAACATCGATTCTGTTATTTTTGATTCGGCCTCGAGAATGAGGTCGTACGCCTCACTCCCGAATTCGAATTTTTCTTCTAATTTTTCAAGAAGGTTATACACCTCCTCGAGTTTTTTTTTAGATTCCTTTTCAAGGAATCTAATTTCTTTTTTTGCTAAATTCATTCTTTCTCCTTTGATTTTTTTTGCTATTTATATATCAATGATAAAAAAGGAGTTTTTTAAATTTATTTTAACACGAAAACATTGTTCTTTGTTCGTGTAATTCCTACATAAAGTAATCTTAAAAATAAATTATAATCGGTTTCATAAAGATTAATGAAGTCTCTTAAATCTATAAAAACTTCATCCAAAGTTTGTCCTTGAAGTTTATGGATTGTGCTCGCGTAAGCATAAGTAACATCAGCACATAAATCATTGAAATTGTATGCAAATTTCCAAAAGTTCTTTTTAGAATTTTTAGAGATCTTTCTTTGATTATTCATTGTTTTCGCAATATCAAAAACTGCTTCTTTATATAATGGAAAAAGATCTTCTTTAGATCCATCTCCCAAAGGAACTAAAAATTTACTTTTATTTTCTGCTGTTAATAAAAAAGCATTGAATTTTATAGGTTTAAGTAAATACGAAGCTTTATTATCTTCAAATAAAAATGGATAGAGATCTTTTAAAGATGCTAAATAGTCTGGTAAGATTTTTCTAAGTCTATCGATGACTTCTTGAAATTCTTTAATCTTATTCAAAGTAAAAGTTACCAATTCTGGTTCTTTGATAACTTTAGTCTCTTCTCCATTTGTGAAAATATTGCAAGTGCTTAGTAAATTTCTATCAGTTAATTCATTAGAATTATTAGAAAAAACTATATAATTATACGGAGCATTAAATATTAATTTATCTCCTTTTGAATATAATTCATCAGGATTTTTTACTTCTGGATCAAATCTTCTAAAATGGATATTATAATAATTTACAAAATTATTTGTAAAAGATCCAATTTTGATTCTTTTTTCATTTGAGAATGATTCTGTTGAATCCGTTAAATCAACAGAATCCATCGGTAAAATTGTCTCTCCGAATCTATGCTCTAAAAACTTATTAAAAAAATCATTAAATTCAAATTCTCCATATACATGAAAATGATCTATTAAAGATACAATCTCTGAAAGCGGAGCTTTTTTCTTATTTTCTTCGTATTCTTTAATTAAAAATCTTACTTTTTCAAAGATCTCAAAAAGATCGTTTTTTGTTCTAAGTATCTTTTTTAGAACTATTCTATCATAAGGTTCGTCAAAAATTGGAGATCTTGTTTCTTTTACTGGAGGTAATTGATATGGATCTCCAATAAATAAAATATCAAAATTTTTTAAATACTTATTAATGATCCAAAAAAGATCCTTATCGATCATTGAAATTTCGTCGATAATAAAAAAGTCTGCAGAGATCATCATATCTCTTAATTTCGGGACAAAAATTCTTTCACCGAATTCATTAATATCTGGACGAATTTCAAAATAAGAATGAATTGTCGTAATATTTACTCCTTTTATATTTTGCTCAGATAGCATATTATGAATTACTATTGAACTTTGATGAGTAGGAGTTAATATTTGAACGGATCTTTTTTGCTCTTTTAACATTTTTAATAATTCAACGAGAGTCGTCGTTTTTCCTGTTCCTGCTGATCCAGTAAGGATCAGTTTTCTACCATAACCAAGTTTTTTTGGATCTTCTTTAAAATACTCTAAGACTTTTTGCTGTTCTTCATTTAATTTTATTTCTCCCATATTTGCTCTCCTTACATAAAATTAATTTTAGCATTCGGATATGTTCCTAATACGTTATTTCTGATAATAGTAGTTACTGATTTATTCAAAGTTTCAAACATTTCCGTAACTGGAAATAATGCAATAGGAGTTGGTTTTCCTTCATGTAATCTTGTAATTCTCCCAAGAGATTGAACGATAGTAATTCTTCCAATTATCGGTGATCCAAAAATGATACCACTTAAAGAACTTTTATCGAATCCTTCTCTAAGAAGATTAAAGTTGCTTATTAATATCTTTGATTCTTTAATTCTTTGGTAATAAAGATCTAAAGCTTTTTGGATATTAATCTCTTGAAGTTCTAGCGATTTTACACGTTCTTCTTTGTATAATAAATCAGCTTCTTTTCTCTTTAATTCTTTATTTTTTACTTTAAGATTTAATTCTTCTTTGAATTCTTTCAGTTTATTTTTTAAAATTTTATTTTCATCTTTAGCAATCTGAATTGAATCTTGTTTAGAATCTCCTTTTAAAACTAAAGTTTCGTCTTGAAATTCTGGGTATAATCCTAATAATATATCAGCCAATTTTTTAGCTAATTTATTAGTGCTAAAAAGTATTACTACTTCCCTATTAGTATCTCTAAACCATTTAACCCACTGAGTAAGAAATTGCAAATAACTATCTTTATTATATAAATACATATTATATAATGAAAGCATCATAGGATAATCATTCATACGTTGTTTTAAAGCAAAAGCTTCTTTTTCATTAAAATGAATAAAATCATTATTTAATCTTTGAATGTAAATTTCAGGCGTTAGAACCTCCGCATCCGCTTCGATTAAAACATCACCAATACTAGTATTTAATAAAAATTTATTAAGATCTTTACGGAATGGAGTAGCGCTTAATCCCATAACGTTACATGTTTTAAATAAAGATAAAGTTTTACTATAACCATATGCACCAAAACCGTGGCATTCATCAGCTAAAACAAAGTCAACTTCAGAATATAATTCTTGTAAAAGATTAATTTTAATTCTTTTAATTTGGCTTAATAAAGATTGTGGTTTAGTAATAATTACTTTAGCTTTCATTGCTTCTTCGATATCTTTTATTTCGGATCCTTGAAGGATACATATATCTTCTTCTTTTAAATCAGTAAACGTTAAAAATGCTTGTTTCCATTGATCTTCTAAGATTACTTTTGGAACGATTACTAAAGTTTTTTTAAAGATCTGTCCGAGAAAAATTCCCATAAACGTTTTGCCAACTCCTGGAGCTGCTTGGAGAATTCCTCTGATCTTTTTTTGATCATTAATGATCTTTAAAAGATGCTTTATTATAGGAACTTGATTTTCTCTTGGATCATTATTTACTATATAATTCTTATAATTCTTATTAGAAATATTTTTTATCATTGATATATCCAGTTCATTTCCACCGGCTTCCCCAAGATCAACTTCGTATCTTTTTTCGATCTCTTGTATATTTCTTATGAAATCTACGAATTCGTATTTGTTCCCTTGATTATCCATCGCAATGAATTCTTCTAATTTTAACATATTTTCTTCCCAAAAGAATCTTGGAAGAAGAACCCACCCGATAGTTATGTCTTCTATTTCTAATCTTTTTGGATCGATGTATACTTGATTTTCATCGAAATACATTACTCCTTCGTCAAGATCTTCGATTTTAAATTTCCATCCTTGATTTAATTTATATTTTGGATTTTTTAATTCTTGATAAATTTCATATTTTATAAAAACTCCGTTTTCCATTTCTTTATCCTTTTTTTAATTTTTTTAAGCAAATAAAATAATTTTGCGAATTCGACGATTTTCCGAACTCGCAATCAAAACACTAATTATATCTTTAAAATCTAAAGAAAAAGAAGACCTGCGAGAGTTATAATTTAACTCTCACCGGGTCTTCAAACCACTCCATTGTTGCGTTAGATGGAAGAATGATCTTCCATCTTTTTCTGGCAGTCGCCACTACCTCTTTTGGGTTGGTAGTGGCAAACACTGCCATGTCGCCGCTACGACCTGCAAGGCCGTAGACAGCGACTTTTATGTATTTGTCGCTGTCGTATGGTTTTACCCATACGACAGCGACTTTAATTCCCTGAATATTTTGACTTGGCGCCTTTTGCGCCAAGTCGATTAATTCAAAAATATTTAAATTCAATTTCATTCTTCCTCCTTAATTTTTTTTGCTATTAGATTATCAATGATTTAATTAATCATTATAAAATAAAAAGAAAAAGAAGAGGTTAGAGGTATTCGATCTTAACGATCTCCTCCTCTAAAAACACTCTTCTTTTTCTCTCTCCTCTCGGAGAGATTAAGTAGGCTTCTTTCAGCCCACCTTTCCCCGAAAGGAGATATCCCGTGCTTTTGCTGAATGCCCATTCAGCAAAAGCATTATAAATCCCGTATCCTCCCGCACTATAGTACGGGAACGGGATCACTTCCGAATTCCTTTTTTCCCAAATCAGTTCGAGCTTCCACTCGAACTGATATTTGAAATCTCTTTTCATTCTTCCTCCTTAATTTTTTTTTGCTTAATTGATATCAATGAGGTTGTGGAAGAGTTCTAAAAATTTTAATGAAATAAAAAAAATTTTGATAAAAAGAAAGCTTGAGTCAAATGGCTCTTTCGAGCCATTTGACTGCCTTCTTCAAGGCTTTCACCTTGAAGTGAAGGTCGTCGACCTTCACTTTGAGCTCAAACTCTTCTGAGCTCAAAATATCCATATGCATGAGGAAGTCAACTTCCCCATGCATTTTAATATACTCGGCTTCAGCCGCTTCAAGAGCGGCTTCAGCAGCCTCAGTTTCCCTAAGAGCGGCTTTCGCCGCTCTTAGATTTTTTTTCTCTTCTTTAAGAGCGGCTTTCGCCGCTCTTAATAATTTTTCAATTTTTTCCATTCTTCCTCCTTGAAATTTTTTTTTGCTATTAGATTATCAATGATACATAGATGTAATTCTAAAAAAAATTTTAAAAAAATTAAGAAAATTTAATAAATAAAAAATTAAGAAAAAAGCAACGGTTATTCCGGAGCGGGTAGCTCAACTACCTCAACTCCGTAACTAGGGTTGCTTTCTTCTTGGAGGGCGCGGACATATGCCTCCGCGTCCTCCTTTTCCCAGAATACTTTGGATACGGAACTGATTCCGTATCCAAAGTAACCATCTACGAAGTAGTACGCTACTCCGTAGATTTTTTTATTTTCTAAATTTTCCATATCTCCTCCTTAATTTTTTTTGCTATTAGATTATCAATGATACATAGATGTAATTCTAAAAAAAATTTTAAAAAAATTAAGAAATAAAAAGAGATTGGATGATCTGGAGTTTAAAACTCCAAGTCATCCAAATCATCTAATTCTAGCAGCTTCTCTAAAGCTGCTGCTTTTTCAGCAGCAGCTTTTGCTACTTTAGCCTCATACGAGGCCAAAATTGCGGCTTCTTTAGCCGCTTTTTTTGCTGCTGCAGCTTTTGCTGCAGCTGTTTCTGAGGCTCTTTGAGCCTCAGAAACTCTTTCAATTAGAAATTTCATTCTTTCCTCCTTAAATTTTTTTTGCTTAATTGATATCAATGATATAAAACGAAGTTTTAAAATAATTTACATGTACTTAAATATACTTAAATACTTAAAATTGCTCACAAAGGATATAATATGTTTTTTATAAATGAAATGACGGAGAAAAAAATAAATAATATCGCTAATATTATTATCGAATTAAATACTCTTTTAGAAGAAGCGGCAGGGAAATACTCAATGCCTTTAACTGGAGTTCCAAAAGCAGGAAAAAGTTTAATATCAGGTGGTTTAGATCATGTTTATAAAAAAAGCAAAGATAAATATTTTATAGAGAAATTATCGCCGGATATGGAAGGAAAATGGACTTTTGATACCGGAAAGTTAGAATTAGCTAGAGAAATGAAAAATAAATTAAAAGACAAAAATGAGTTTTTTGATGATAGATTCGTAAAAATAAAAAATACTCATATTCCTAATTTAATTAAAAATTTTGATAAAACTGTGTTTGATTTGGGAGGTATTCCTTCGAAAGAAAACGAGAGTTTTATCGATAATATACAAAAAAGTTCAATTTTAAATGATAAAAAATTCGTACCAGTCGTTCTTTCTCCTGATAGACAGAAATCGTACGAATGGCAAAAGTTTTTCAATGAAAAATTCGAAACCGATCCTATAATTTATACTCCAAATTGGAATTTTAAAAAAGATATAAAACAACAATCGATATATCATGCTAATGAACTTCTTAACCGAATCCAAAAAAGATTATAAATAAAAAAACATAATCCCTGCTTACACAGGGATTATATCTCCGACTTTTACGTCGGGTGTGTGGCTTTCAGCCACAATTCCCCCGCTTAGGCGAGGGTCGTAGCACGCCACGAATGGCGTGCAATGGTACTCATGTACCATCGCGGCAAAGAGCCATATCGGCCCTCTACCGCTTAAAATTATACCTACCCCAGGTTCAACCTGAGGCAATCTTTTAATTGCCTCAGGTAACTCCGCAGGGGTAATAACCCCACTTGTGAGCTCAAAGCTCACAAGTGCAATTTTATCGCTTACTTCTTTTACATCATATTTTATCATCGTCTTTCTCCTTTTGATTTTTTTGCTATTAGATTATCAATGATATACAAATCAGTTCTAAAAAAATCACCAGAAGTTTTTATTCTTGTACTTCTGGCGATTGTATTTCTTAGAGTTCTTTTGAACTCTAGTATGGGGCTTTAATCCGCCCCATGTCTGACGAGTTTTGATCTCGTCTTTTTTGATTTTAATTGAAAATTTTTTCATAATTTCTCCTTTTGATTTTTTTTAATTTTTCTGATAAATATATATCAATGTCTAAAAAAATTATTATAAAAATAAAAACTTAACAACTCTAAGATGTGTTTTTTCCGCTTTTGCGTCTGAGTTTAGCACCTCTCAGTCCGTCAGCCTCTTGGCTTCTTATTCAGAAGTCGCAAGAACAGCTGCTTCGAAAGCAGCCTCAAGAGGCATTTCAGCCTCTTGAACTGCCTGAAGCATCGCTGCTACAAGCGCTTCAGAAGGGGCATTAAGCCCCTTCGAAGCCAAGAAAGCTAAAATCGCTTTCTTGTCCATTTTCCTCCTTTATAATTTTTTTGCTAATTAAATATCTAATAAAACTAAAGCAGTTCTAAAAATTCTTTAAAAATAAAAATGAAGGAGGGAGAGAGGAAAGAGAAAGAAAAGAGAGGGAAAATGTCGCTATATTTCTAATAAAACTTTTTAGTTCTAAAATCGATTTTAAAATAATTTAAAAATAATTTAAAAAATAAATTTTTTTGATAAATAAAAGTCTGGCGAGAGTTATAATAACTCCTTCCAAACTTCGTGCAAATCGTTTGCTGCTTTATATAATTTTTTTTTCAATTTCTTTAATTTTTTGATTTTGCCTCTATTTACACGAAGCTCGTCCTCGAGCTTCGTTTTATGGCGGGAATACTCCGCCATTTCTTCCCCAGAGGCTCCTACCTCTGGGAAGTTTAATCTTTCATTCTGCAACCAGCAGAACTTGAGGTGCTCTCGCACCTCTTTTAATTCTTTTAATTCGCATTTTACTTTCTCAGCCTCATATCTGAGGCTATTTTCATAATCGAATACTTCATTTTTTAAATCTTTTCTCATTTCTTTCTCCTTTGATTTTTTTTGCTAATTAAATATCTAATAAACCAAAAGCAGTTCTAAAAATTCTTTAAAAATAAAAAAGATAGGAGGAGTCCGCATAAGCGAACTCCCGGACCTCAAAGGGTCACGTAGCTTTATGACACAGATATGGTTACTCGTTCCGAAGAACTTTCACCATATCGAAAGGTGCCATAAAGCTACCCTATCTACTATTTATATATCTAATAAACGTTTACGAGTTCTAAAATAATTTAAACCATTTTTTCTAACGACAAAAAAACGCGTGAGATCTTAAATAGATCATCACGCGCGAATATCGATTAAGAACTTTTTTTCTTTGAGAGTATTTACTCTCATTTGAAGTTCCTTAATCGTTTTTGGATCTTCAAAAGATCCTTCTGTAACTTCGCAAGAACTTGTCTCTAGACTTTCGATAATTTCTTCATCTAGGACCTTTCTTGTTTTTTTAGAAGAATCTTTTTTCGATTCTTTTTTTACTTTTTCAATTTTGAGAGATTCTTCTATATACAATCTCTCATAACCCTCAGCTAATCTGAGGGTTTCAATAGCAAGATCTTTGAAGTAAGCTGCTTTGCTTTTAGCAGCTCTCACTTCATTAATCTTTTCATGGCGCTCTTTTTTAAGCGCTTTTTTCAAAGATTTGATCTCCTCGTTACGTTTTTCAATAACGCTTTTTAGGAGATCAATCTCCTTTTTTTGGTCCTCAATTTTTTTATCGCGGCTGAGGATCATTTCCGCTAACTCTTTTGGCGAATACTTTGTCGCCAGTTCAATAACGCGTTTGAACTTATCAAATACGTTATTGATTTTTTCCTCTAATTTTTTCATTTTAAATCCTTTTTTAACTATTTTTGATATATAAATATCAATGTTAAAAAGGATCTTCTAAAGTCTTTTGAAAATTAAATTAAATCTTTCTACCGGAACATCTCCAATTTTTTCGCCTTGAATTTTATTCCAATTAATAATGTACTTTGGATCTCGAGCATCTTGCGTACTAAATAAACTTATATTTTTATAAGAATCTAATAATTCTTTTTTGAATTCTAATTGTTTATTTTCAATTGTTTTATAAATACAAAAATGATCCCCAGGAGATCCATAAAGATTACTCGACGGAATTTCATACTCTATCAATGAATTAACTTTAAAACAATTAAGATTACTAAAAGGTCTAATAATTTCTTTTATTAATTCATTAGTAATTCTATGATCTTCATGATTATCAGATGAATTAAAATACACATTAAGATTAAAAAGCTCGCAATTGTCTGGATTTTTTTCTTCGTATCTTTTTTGGATCTTTTTTAAAATACTAAGGAGATATTGTTTTATATTTATTTTATGATCAAAAAACTCAGTATCAATTCTAGAATTATTTACGAAATATCTAGATTCTGGGATATTTAACTTTTCCATATTAATTTCAAAAGCTTTTAAACGCTTTTCTGAGATAGAAATATCGTTCAATTCTCTTCCGCTGCTAAGAATTACAAAATAACTATTTTTTAGAACTTCAGATTTTTTAAAGAAATAATCTGCCAAAATTCCCCCACATCCTATCTCAATATCATCTAAATGAGCTCCGATAAATAAATTTATTTCTTGCATAAAAATTCCTTTTTGATTTTTTATAATTATTTTCTTTTTTTCTAGTTTTTTTCTGACGACAAAAAAAGTGATCTAAAAAAGATCACTTTTTATAATTTCTATAATTTTTTACATCCCAGGAGGTGTAGGTATACTTGGCGCTTGAGGAATTTGTGGTCCTCCAGCCATTTGAGGCTGAGCCTGAGCTGGTTGAGCTGCTTGTGCAGCTTGAGTTGGTTGAGGTTGAGGAGTCTGAGGCGCATTGAATGCTGGATTAGATGGTTGCATTGCTTGAGCTTGACCTGCTTGTGCTGGTTGACCTGCAGCTGCAGCTCCTTGTCCTTTTTCTACAACTTCAACTGCTGTCACTACAATTCTTGGAAAACTTCTTCCGTTCCAGAAATTAAATGCTAACCACCCAGTAATATTAACTTTATCTCCATCAATTGCTCCATTTTTTAATTCAGGTTTAATATAAATTTCCATCTCTGCTTGTTTCCATTGATTATCTTTAGTGTCTTTTGCATTAATATAAATAACTTGTTTACTGAATGTTGGTGTAATTTGTTGTGTTCCAAGTGTTCCTGTTAATTTTACTTCGTTTAAATTTTGTGTGTTTTGTGCCATTATTTATCCTTTTCTGTTTTATTTTTATATAATTTTATAACTGCAACTATTTATATCTTTATGATTCATTTTCAGATTCAATCTTGGAATCTTTAAGTTTTTTAAGATATTCATCTAATTCATAATCCAATATACTTTTGGTATCTACTGGAACATCTGGCAATTCCAATGATTCTATTTCTATCCAAAAAGGATTTTTAGGAATTTCGATATATACCGGCAAATCTTGCTTTGGATAATATAATTTTTGAATACTGATATAATCCTCCAAAAATACAGTTATCCCATCATCTAATATCTTAGGCAACCAAGCAAATTTAGTTACCGCTCGATAAGGATGATTATTATATTTTTTGATTACTTCTGTTTTCCAAAACATTAATGTTCCTTCGATCAATCTTTAATTAATCTTTAATCGATCTTTAATGGATCAAATTATTTACTACGTACATCACAAGACTCCCTGATGCTAATCCGGTTGAAAAGGAAGTAATATGCGATATCCATTCAGGTTTATTTTTTATGGATACATAACCTGCGACAAAAGACGCTAGATATCCAAAAGAATAAACAAGAATTCCAATGATTATTACTTGGATTTCTGGACTCATTTTATTTTACCAAAACCCAATCTTCAGCTAAAATATCTGCTTGACTTGCTAACCATCCTGGTTGTATTGTTCCAAGAGCTGTTCTCATAGCAATTACTTCATCAACTTTAACATGTCCGGAATCTCTATAATCATTCTCATCCCTTTTTATAATATCTGGAAAATATCTTTTTAATTCAAATTGACATTGGCAAGAATGTAACATCTTTTTTGTAATTAAGCGTAGATACATACCTTTACCGTTCCATCCAATTCTTGCAACTTTATATCCCGCTTTTAATAAAGTAATTGCGTCTCCAAATGAAAATCTAGTTTCTGGATCTTCTAAATTTACATAATTCTTATCAAAGAATTCTTTATTAATAAACCAACAATCTGGATTTTGCAATTGCTCATTAACTCCGTCCCAAACTTCATCAATACTATTAATATCTCCAGCGATAACTCCAACAACTTCATCTGATTTAAAATCGACTGTATTCATATCATGTTCACTGATACTGATAAAACTATAATTACCATTTAATGCTTCTAAATCTTTTCCAGTGACTTCTAGTACTTCGCTAATTTTATTTCCTCTTAATGTTAAAATTCTTTTCATGTTTTTTCCTTTTTAATTTAATTTAATTTTTATTTTATTTTTGCAATATCATGATTATAATTGGTAAAAATATAATCAAAATCAAAGGTCCCCATTTTTGAAGTATTTTTGGTATTCTTGATGATTTATCCATTTTTTCTCCTTATAATTTAATGGAATTTAAAGACCTTTTGATTTATAAGTTCATTGATTTTGCGGAATCTATCGTGTTAAAGAAATATTCTAATTTCTTTTTACGATAGATTCCTTTTTTGACTTCACCGATTTCGTTGCTTTCTTAGATAAAATAATATACATTTAAATAAGAACTACTTTCCGAGTTTTCAACAACTGTATCAATTTTAAATCCACGACGAGTTAAATCTTTATAGATATTTGCTATATCATTAGAAAGATTATTACTGATTTTTATTTTATATTTTTTATAATTTTTACCTCTTAGGAATTCATTTATATCCCCTAACCAGATTGTATAATTATCCATTTGACGATTAGGACAATACTCAACCCCGATTAGATTTTTACTAGGGTATTGTTTTTCGGCAAGCTCCCAAATTCCAGGAATATGTTCCACGCTATACACTGTATACAATTTTTTATTTCTCATTTTCAATCCTTTTTTATTTTATTTATGAATTAAAAAAATATTCTAACTTCTTTTTATGATAGATTCCCTTTTTAACTTCATTGACTTCGAACGAATATCTATTAATAAATATTCTACTAAAATCATGAAATAATTCTTCTGGGACAGTACATAATGGTTTATCAGTGTTTAGTAAAAATATCTGGCACTAATTTTACTAATTTATCCCAGTACCAGATATTAAAATTAGGATAATAATTGCTCAAACCCTCAATCTGTTTAAACACATAACCGATCGTTGGAAGATCAGTTATGATTTTAATTGATTTATTTTGAATCAACATCTTACTTTCTTTTTTTCTATCTTACATAATTTTACATATCGGCGATTTGAAGCTGAATCCAAACGGTAACCACTAAAGCTAAAATTATAAATAAAGTTATACCCCCAGTAATCATTTTAACACCTGCTTTCTAATTTCTGGATCTTCAAAAGCTCCACCATAGTATTCAGTGGTAAAACCATCGCCTTGACTCATACTTCCTCTTAAGAAAGTACATGAATGTTTAATATTAATTAATTTTACGTAAACTGAATCAGTTTCAGCAACTTTACTTAATTCTTCATATAAAGCTTTAGTAAGATCTTCTTGCAACCATCCTCTTTGAGCAACATATCTAACTACTCTTTGTAATTTGCTAATTCCTAATACAAATTTCTCTGGAATATAAGAAATTATTACTTTACTATCATCTTTGAATAATGTAGAAAATGGTGCTGCATGATGACTACAAACTGCAGTTAAATCAACTTCACTTGTAATAGGTAAATTCTTTTCAGATTCATTCGGGAATCTCGCTAATCTTACAGGAACATGAAATCTTCCACCCATTAATTCTCTATCATCATGAGTATTATCTGCGCACCACATTTTTACAATTCTCGCAGGAGTTCCTATATTTCCAACTTCACATTCTTCCCAAACATTTGGATCATTCATATCAATTTTCATCGCATCAAATGTCTTTGTAAGATAATAAGAACTTACTAATCTTAAAATATAATGAAGTTGATCATTGTAATCTTCTTTAACATTAAATACATTTCCATTAATTTTGAATTCCGGAATCTCTTTATATTCATTCCATAATTCATTGAATTTTTTATTAGAAGTCTCAGGGTATCTTTTTAAAAATCTTTCTTTAGTGTATTCTTTGACTTCTTTTTCTGTAACTTGAAAATTCATTTATTCTCCTTCTCTTGTATATAATTTTTCAATGCATTTTGGGCATACACTCAATCCACTATTAGCCAATAAAGCTAAATCAGTTCTTGCTAAAGCAAATTGTTCTAATTGATTGCGAAAATCCCTTTCAGGATTTTCTTCCATTTGACAAACGCGCTTTTCATTTAACCAAAAATGTATTATATCATCTGGATCTTTGATTAATGATGCGCTTTTATTGTATTCTCTTAAAACCATAATCATAATCACTCCTTTATTTTATTTTATTTTATTTTATTTTACTTTACTTTATTTTATTTTATTTTATTTTATTTTATTTTATTTTATTTTATTTTATTTTATTTTATTTTGCATTTTTCAAAATCAGCTTTATACAATTCCGATTTATCTTGCGATTTATCTTTTAACCATTTTTCTCCATCTTCTTTTTCCCCTTTAGCCCATCTTTCAGCTTGAGCTGGATCTTGTTTTCTTGAAGATATTTCTTTTACAGTCTCTTGTAATGTACATTTAGGATTATATCCAGCTTTTCTAATTTCTCCAATTGCAATAACTCTTAAATCAGTCAGCGCATCGATCATCTCATGAATATCATTGTTTTTTACTGCATCTTTGAATTCTTGCAATTCTTCTTCTAATTTTTCAATTGCTTTTTCAGGATTGAAAGTTAATCCATATCTTTCCTCATTTAATTTCACGATTTTATCAATTGGATCATTTGTAATAATATCTTCTAATATATTTAAACCTGCTTTAATTTCTTTTACTAATTTCATTTTATCTCCTTTTTCTAATGACAAAAAAATTAAATAGTAAAGCTTTAACTTAAGCTCTACTATTTATATCTGTTGAATTATTTTTCGATTTGTGCGGTTTCTTTAGTTACTTCTGTTTCTTCTGTATCTTCAGAATTATCTGTATCTTCAGAATTATTTTCATTATCTGTATCTTCAGATACATCTTTTTTAGTATAATAAACTTTTATATAAATGGTTAAAGGATTATCTTCATTAATTGCCTTACTTCCATCTGGAATTTTAAATATAAATTTCCCATTAAAAATCGAAACTCCCAGTTCTGAACTATCCTTTAGATAATAAGATAATCCTTCTCCAGCTATAAAACCATACTTAGTATCCTTAGCGGTAAGCATATTAAAACGAACTATTTCAGAATACTCTGTTCCGTCCGTGAAAATATTCGCATCCAGGTCATCCTCCGTCAATTCAAATTTCAAAATTTGCTCATAAACTGGTTTTCCGTCGAACCAAATCTCATTTGCTTCTTTTTCTTTATTTAATTCATATCGATACAAATATTCATCTTTAGTGACAAAAAAATCTAAACATTTAGATTTAAAATAATTAAAAATTTCAATTAGATCGCTGGTTAATTTTGAACTGATCAATTCTTTCATTTTTCATCCTTTTTATAATGGGATTCCCCAAAAATTCTTACTAAAATATAAAATAAAATTTTTTGAAATTTACCTGCTCCTAAGACAGTCATCGCTTCTAAAAAAATTTTATCGCAAAGTTCCCGCGGTAGGTTTATTGAACAATCTTTACTATAAAGATAATCATGTATAACTGCGGCTTTACCATATTTTGGATCCATAGGTGGATATATATTCCAAAATATTCTCGGTATGCTCGCAAAATTGGTTTCAAATCCTTCCGGAACTATTATATATGTTCGTTCCGGTAATACATCAGTGTAATAGCAAAATTCTTCGATTAATTTCCATTTTCCATTATCTTGATATTCTAACTGTAACGGGCTAGTGAACTTTGCCGGTTTCTTTGGTTTCATTGTTTTCATTGTTTTCTTTATTTCCATTAGACATCTCCAAATCATAAATTTTTTTAAATTTGTTGATATTCGGAGGTCTTTTTAATTTTTCAAGAGATCTTCTAATTAAAGCAGTTACTTCAATTTCAGGAATTTTTAAAAGCTGAGAAATTTCTTTAACCGAATAAAAATACATAGAATAAGCTCGAAGATTTTTTTTCGCTTTAGCTATTCTATCTCTACGGATTTTATTAAAACTATTATTTAAAATTAAAATATCATCTTCTAGTCTTTCGATTATCCTTCTCAGCTCTCGAATTTCTCTATTCAAAACAGATCCCTCATTATAATCCAAGAAAAAATTCAAAAGTTTTTGACAGCGATCTTTTTCGGTTTTTAATAATTTTATAAGAAAGACTGGATTTTTTTCCAGTTTTTCTGATTGTTTTTCTAGTTTGATTTTTTCTAAAGAATCCATAGTGATCCTTTATTTATTTTATCTGTAAATCTATTTTTGGATTTTTAAATATCTTCTCCCCAGTTTCTATAGCTTTTAATAACTTATCCCACATTTCAGGATCTTTCCATTCTGATTTAATTTGATCGCTAAATATAATGTCTTTTAAATCAAAATCTATCAAGTTCAGATCTTTCTTTTTGGCTTCTGCCCAACCAGTTGCTGTTTCGTGAACTCTAACTTTATGAACTTTAACTTTTCCTTCTCCATTATTCATTTTTGTATGTTTAAGAATTTCTTGAATAATTTTAAATAAAAGAATAGATTGTGCTTCGGCGCTTGAACTCATTGGTAAAATAATATGTCTATCCGAATAGTTCTTAGCTACATTCACTAACTCTTCATCTTTATCCCATACAGTAATGGCGTGATCAAAACTATCAATGATGTCTTTAATAGTCCCTTTCATTAATCCAAAATCATAAATCATCATTCCATTGTCTAATTTATTTCCTTTTAATACCACTTCAACAATATAACTATGACCGTGAATACTATGTGAACAGCGTTCGCTTGTGCAATTTCTCACAATATGTGCATTTTCGTATTTAAATAATTTTCTAATTTTCATTTTTCGCTCCTTGTTTATTCTTGTTTATTTAGATTTTTTTTATTTTTTTTTATTTCTTTTATTTTCTTTTTTTAATTTTTTCAGATATTTTTTTAATTTTTTAAGACCTTTAACCGAATCGTATTCTATTCCATCGATTATGATATGAGTAGCAATTCCTCTTTTTAACATATCTTCCGCAGTAAACCAATATTCTTTACCTTCGATTAATTTTTTCCATTCTTTTTTAGAAAAGAATCTTTTAGCGATACTTAAAAAACCTATAATATGCTTCGAATCAAAATCAATTCCATCTTTCATAGATTGATAAGAACCAGCATATCCTCCACTATAATTATGAAACATAATTCTCGAATTCCAATAAATTACTCTTTTATCAGCTGCTACGAATGTAAAAGCTCCAGCGCTTGAAGCATGACTTTCAATGTAAGCAATAGTTCTTTTTGGAAATTTATTTTGCATAACATTAATTATTTGCTGACATTCAGTTACCAATCCACCTGAGCTCATAATTTTTAATTCTAATTCATCTTCTGGTCCAGCATTATATAAATCATTTAATATATCGTGAAAATCTGGAATTTGATTATCAAAACCATTAATGAATAATATATAATTCTTAATAATTTTTTTATTTTCTTTTACGATTAATGAATGATTCTTTGCTTTTTTCATATTAATCCTTTTTTTAATTTTTTCGAGCAAATAAAAATTTTCTATTTATCCGGGCGAGATGTTATTGGTGCCTCGCCGGGATGCCAGTACTTTTTTTAGGTGGCGCTTGGTCAAACCACCTTTTAAAGATCTCGTTGGAGTTAACTCCAACGCGGTGCCAGATATATTTTTAGTGCCTCTGGTCAGGCACTTATTCTCCTTTAATCTTTTCTCAATAATATAATTTCAATGATTAAAAAGGATCTTCTAAAGATCCTTTCTTTGAGCAATAAGATCAATAATTTTTGATATCGTAGCAATAAAATGAAAATTCTTCATCTTTACGATATCTATTTGATTATACATTTCTATTAAAATCGATTTCGTTCCGAAATCTATATATTCAGAATCTATTAATTTTTTATAAATAAAATCATAATTCAATAAAAGATCTTCTTTTAAAATTTTAAGAATGTATTCATAATATTGACTAAAATGTGAATCACTTTTTGAATTTTTATTTATTTCATTAATTTTTGCTTTATCTAAATTATTTAAATAATTGAATAAATATTCCAAAGTTTGGATTATGTATTCTTCATTTCCTGTAAGATTTAAAGCTTTATTTGGATCAAATATAAATTCCCCAGTTACGCTATTAACTTCAAGGTTACTGATTAATTCTCTTAGACCTCTAACTAAATTTAATTTTACGAATGATTTTAATAATTCTTCATCGTATTTTACATTTTCAGTTTCTAGAATTTTTTTAACTCTATTTAAAGTTTGGATCTCATCAAGATCCTTAAAATGTAATCTATAATTAAATCTAGTAATCAGTGCATTATCAAGCTTTTCTGGATTATTAGTCGTCGCAAGAAAAGCAGTGTTATGCTGATATTTTTCAAGTGGCCCATCTTTTAAAACTACTTGAGCTTGTTGACTTAATCTATCAATTTCTTCAATTATTACTAATTTTTGCTTTGATTGTAAAGCTCTTGCTTGCAACCAACTTTGTAATTTATCAATATCTTCTACTTTTCTTCCAAGAATAAAAATATCATTTGGATGTTTGATAATTTTGGCTTGCATAATTTTATTTAAAGAAGTCTTTCCGAATCCTGCTGGACCGTAACTTAAAACATTTCCTTGTATGAATTCATTATTATAAAATTTTACAAAAATATCCTTGATATACTCTGGATCTTTTCCCTCGCCATTTAACGTACTTGGAAAAATTAAATCGTCCGGAGTTCTTGGACGATGTTTTTCAAACCACGATTTATAAACTTCTGCCATTTTTTAATCCTTTATTTTTTTATCTGCTAGCAATTATATCTTTTGATTCTTATTTATAACACTTATATTTATGCTGCTTATGCAGCTTGCAACGTTTACAGCACACTTAAATCTATGCCATTTAATTCTGCTGCGCAAGTAAAAGTATACTCGGTCGAATTTTTTTTAGATAACATTTGATTCACAAAGATTATATCACATGCGAATATGTATAATTTTGGATGAATTTGAACTTTAGCTTTTTTATCTTTCGCTAGTTGCTCAGTACTTTCTTGAAAATCTAAGATTTTATTTATATCTATATCCGAATAAATATTAAAGTTATCCAAATATAATCTTTTATAAAAATAATTAAGATTCGATAATCTTGCATAACTATTTCTAAGTATCTTAATTTTATCATTATCAATAGGTACATTTACGAATATAGATGTTCCGCTTTTTCCTTCGAAAAATTTATCAGTATGAACGCCTGGATCGTTATCTCCATATTTTAAAAATTTATAAGTACCTGGACTAAGTTTTCTTTCTTCCGCAGCATTTATCGTTGTTTTGATATACGTGCTTCCAGCTTTTTGCTGATATTCAGCAATGTTAAAATACGATTTACCTGGAATCAATGGCATTACTTTTGAATTAATACCTAACCCAAAACCAGTCAATAATATATTAAAATATTTTGATGTAAGAGTAGGATTTCCCTGGAACTTATCTCCACCAGAATCAAAAATTGAATTTAATGATTCGAAAATTACTTTAAACCCTGGAGGAGAATCACTAAAAACTAACTCTCCAGAAAAATCGTCGAAATAAAGAATTGTTTCATCTAACACAGGAATATATGTATCTAAATAATAATTTAATAATTCTTTATCGGTAAATGTCTCTGGAAGACTAACATTGTTTACATTAATATTATGCTGAAGACTTTTATTTATATGAGAATCTAGTTTATAATTTCCATAATAAACTTTTATATTATTTAATAAAACTTCAGTAAAAAATTGATAACTGGTAAAATTTTGATTATATATTGCTTTCTTATGTAAAATATTTTCATACGTTAGACGTCGTAAAACTGCGCTAACGCCTATAATTGATACATTAAAAATACCTGTTTCTTCGTCTCTTGATATAAATTGTATCTTTTCTGGATACAAATAAAAACTAAGACTGTCGGTGTTATTATTTATTTTTATATTTAAATAAGCTTTTTTTGCTTGTAATAAATATAAATCAAATTCGGTAATTCCTATTTCGATCTGATAAAGATTCATTCTGTCTTTACTAAAAAGATTTTTAGAAATTCTAAAAGAATGCACGAAATAAGAATTATTTGCATTAACCACGACATCCGGAGCTGGAACCATTTGCGCGGTAATGTTATAATTTTTATTTACTATTTTTTTTGACATTTTATCTCCTTTTATTTTTTTAACCGCAAAAAAACTTGATTTTCTATGTAGCATCTTTTTTAGATACTAAGGATATATACGAGTTCTAAAATTTTCTATAGATTTTTTCTGACGACAAAAAAATTGCTCGGTTAACGAGCAATTTTTATTTTATCTTTTTTATCTTAATAAATTTATAAAATCTTTTTCGATATATAATTTTACTAAATTATTTAATTTTTCCGCTGATGTTCTATTAATTATATTCTTAAATATTTCTGTATAGTATTGTTGCTTTCTTGTTTGATCTTCAAGAATATCTACAGAATATCCCAATTCACCTTTTTTCGTAATTTTTGAAAATGATTTTAATGATTTGATTAAATTATTTAATTTTTCTATTGAATAATCTAAAGATTCTATAATGCTTGTTCTTAAAAACGAATCGTGTGTTTCATAAAATTGAAATTCGTCTCTTGCTTGCGAAAGCGTTTCTATTCCTGCTTTTTCAAGGACTTTGCTAATTGCAATATACGGTAAAAATAACATTACAAAATGTATTAATTTTTTTATAAGAAAACGTTTTTCTGAAGAATTAGATAATTGAAATTGAAAATCTTCAACTCCGATGCTTAAATAATTTTCATCAATTTTATGTAACCACGGTAAAAAGAATCTTTTCCAGAAAAATTCGAATTCATTGTCATTTAACTTATCCAGATCATCTTCAAAAATATTAAAATTGAAATTTTGAATATCTAAATCTCTAAGATATTCTAAATCTTTATCTAAGAAATACATTATATCTTCTGATGGTTTTCGAGCCTCAAATGGAGTGATATCAAAATCTTCTCCATCGAAATTTATTTGATAAGAGATGAAAGGAGCCCCTAAACTATCTTTAACTCCATTATTTTCTAATATTAAATCTTGAGTCATACTTCGATCCTTTTTTAATTTTTATTATTTTTTTGATTTTTCTTGATTTTAAATCTTTTTTATGAAGTCTTGCCGCTAAATCTATATGAGCTAAATCAGAAGAGGATAAAACTAAACCATTCTCTTTACCGATTTTTACTGATTTAGCGGAAAGTAATTTATTCTGAATCTCTTTAGTGATCTTTTTTAGATCACTAAAATCAACTCCAGTTTTTTCTTTAATTATTTTCCATTCAGCAAATTTACGATAGTTTCGTAATCGTTTTAAAGCTTTAAGATGATCGTATTTATTTAATATAACCGCTTCATAAGCTAAAACCATAATACTATTATGATTTCCTATCATTGTATAATTTCCATCATTTTCTATATAAAAAACTCCATTTCTAAATTCTTTTTTAGCGTATTCATGAAATTCCATGATTTCATGATATTTAGAAATACTTCTATCTAACTCAATCCATAAACGATGTTCGAACGGACCACCCATATGTTTATCTTGATATAAAAAGAAACGATCGAAAAAAGATACTTCAGGAATAACGATGAATAATAAATGGATTCGGTATTCTTTTTCTTTCGATGTTTTTGAATTTTCTCCGATATTTTCTTCAATAAGCGAAAATTCATAAAAATAAAAAGCTGGTGCTTTTATAATTTCAGAAGCTAATTTTTTATAATCCGATGGTAAAACGCCTGGAAATTGTTTATTTATTTTTTCAAAATAATTTAATATATCTTTTTTAGATTCAAGAATCGGTACGATCGGAATATTGTATTCTTTGAGCTTATCGAAAGAATCTTTATAATTTTTTTTATAAATTTCGATTCCTTCATTTAAAAGTTTTTTACTTTCTTTATCTATAAAATCTATGGCTTTTTTAATTTCTTCTCTAAGATTCTTCGTATAAATTAATGGATTAAAAATATTTTCAGTTAATAAAATTTTATTTTTGGATGCGTTATTTATATAATTTATATAATTCGTATAATTGACTAATGAAGATTTTCTCATTATTATTCCTTTTTTGGCTTAGTTTTTTAATTATGATTCGACGAGTCAACGAAGTCTAAAGTTTTAAACGCAAAAAACTTTGATTTTCTACGTAGCATCTTTTTTAGATACAAGCGATATAAAAGCAGTTCTAAAATTTTTAGAACTCGTATATATCTTTAGATATCTATAGAAGCGCAACGTTTTGGAAACTCAAGTTTTCAATAAAAATTATATCGAAAACTTTGATTTTCTACGTAGCATCTTTTTTAGATCTTCCGCGATATATACGAGTTCTAAAACAATTATGAAAAACTAAAAATTAAGAATTTTTTTAATAAAATAAGGAGATTAAAATGCAGAAAATAAAAAATGATATTGATTTAATATCAGATGAAATAAAAAATGAACTGAAACTGATCGAATCAAATCTTTATGCTTTATTCGATTCAAATGATCATTCTGACGAACTTTATCAAAAAATTTTAAACATGCAAGACGATATACTTAATAATCCATTTTTCATCGAGCATGGTTTAAGTCAAGAATTTAATAAATTATTTAAAATTCTTATTTTTTTAAGTTCTAAAATTGACACAAATGATAAAGAATTCAAGAAAAAAATGTTTGATATCTTAAGCAAATTCAAAGAGAATAAAGAAAAAAGCGTTGAACTTTCTAAGTATTATATTGAATATTTAAATGAACTTTTAAAATTAATTGAAGATTTAAAAAAAGAAAAAGAAAAAGAAAAGGCAAATAAAGATCCAATAAATTACAAAGGAATAAATAAATTTTTATTTATTGTAAAAAATTTATTAATTTATTTATTTAATTCTAAACCAGTACAAGTTCTTTTTAGTGTATCTTTGGTAGTAGCATTTTTGTATGGTTTAAAAACATTTGACGTAAATTTCTATCAAGAATTTATTGAGTTATTTAAAACTATTCATAAAATATTTTTATAAAAAGGAGTTCTAATGAAAATTATAAAAAATTTATTGAAAAAAATAGAAGACTTTATAAGTGATCTAAAAAAGATCATTTATTATCAGGAAGAAAAAATTGAGGGGGATAAAGAAGCTAATTCGGGGGGATCGATTAATTCTACAGAAAAAGCAAAAAATGGCGCGGAAGAAATAATTAATTTAGAAAAAGAAGCGATAGAAATCGATGAGGAAATTCTAAAAACATTCGAAGAACAAGAAAAAACAATCAATCAATTTCAAAAAAATTATTCGGAAATTGAACCTCTAGATTTAGATAATATAGACTTTTCAAAATTCACCATTATTATCTCCGATGATCATTTAGGTTCTTTGAAATCAATTATTACTGATATAAAAATGATTCTAAAAAATGAAACTCAATTTAGTTCGATTAATTCAGAAACCTTAATCAGAATTAAAAAAATAAAAGAAAAATTTGAGAGTCTATATGGATCTTTTTATGATATAAATCTTATAACTTTTAATACAGATTATGCTCCATATATCATAGAAAAAACATTAGAAAAATATCCAGAGCTTAAACCTAATATAGCGATACTAGATATTATCTATGGAGGATTCTTAATTAAAGATAAGAAAAATTATATTTTAGATGGGGTTGACATTGCGGAAAAGATCGTAGAAAGATCACCAAATTGTTTAATTGATTTTTATACTGGATGCGACCTAAATAAAAATAGTGCAGAAGCAAATAAAATAAATAATTTATCTAAAAAAACTCAAGTACATATTACGGATAAAGACATTGATGATAACCATCGTCTAAAACCATTAATTCGGTTATTCGAATCTTTTTTAGATACAACCGAAAAGGAGGAATAAAATGAGTTCTTTCAATTCTTCTAATAAATCTTCTAATACAAATGAAACAACCGAAACAATCGAAACGATTGAAAATTTTTCAAAAATATCAAAAATACCAAATCTTTCTCAATTAGATGATGAATCCGAAGCTCAAATAACTTCAGATTCAATATTTTCTAAAAATGGAAAAATTATTTTATTCTCTGGAATCTTTATTATATTTTTAATTAATATATTATTATTTTTTTATTTTAAATACGAAATAAATAGAGATTTAAAATATTTAAATCTCTATTCTGATATAAAGATCCAAAAAAGATACGAAGGTGATTACTTTTTTAAATTAGATGAAAATCGTTTTATTAAAAATGAAAATAATTCAATTAAATTAAATAAAATTATAGGAATAAATATTTTCAAAGATGGATCTTTTAAAGATCCTTTTTATTGCATAAATAAAAAGATTTATGTTTCAAAAGAATTAAATTTTAAACATAATTCGATTAAAATTTTATATCCATTGAATGATAAAATTTATTTTTTATTACTTAATAATTTATTATTATTTTTATTCGTAATAATTTTATTGAGATTAAATAAATACTATAAAATGATCCATGAAAAAGAAACTGCTATTATAAAAACTATAAAATTCAAGCATCAAAGTAATAATCTCGAAGCAAAGATTATTCAAGATATTGCTGAAAATATTCATCATGAATTAAAAACTCCTATAATTTCTTTAAAAAATATAATTAGAGAATACCAATTTGCTTTAGATATAATTCAGCAACTTGCGCAAAAAAAAGGTAATCGTTTAATTGATAGAATTTTTTATTTGAATAAAAATCCTACTTCATGTTGGTCATGTCAATTTCATGACATTGAAAATCCAGCATGTAGGTATTATTCAAAAAACGAAATTAATTTATCTAAAAAAATTATAGAATTAAATGAATTAGCTGATGTTGCGTTAAAAAATATTTTTGGTACCATAAAAATTACTAAGAACTTAAAATCATTTAAAGAACAAGTTGGTGAAATCAATGTTTATGACGTGATTTATCGTTCGATAAGTATCTATCATATGGTGCAAAAATATAAATTCAAATACCAAATCGATCCAAAATTAAAAGAATGTTATCTTAATGGATTAAATCCAGAAGTTCTTACTAATATTTTATTAAATCATATTAAAAATTCATTAGAAGCAAACGGAACGATAATAACTTTTAAATACATTGAATACATAGAAAACATAGAAAATGATCCTGAAAAGATCTCTTCCAATAAATCAACTAAGCCTTCTAAACCTTTAATTCATATTCAGATAATTGATAATGGAAATGGAATTCCAAAAGATAAACAGCGAAAGATTTATCAACTTGAATTTAGTACCAAAAGTGTGACTAAATTAAGAGGCGTTGGTCTTTATATTTCGAGAGAATTATTACGATATTATGGAGGAGATGAGAAGTTAAAATTTAGTAGCCATTTAGGTACTATTTTTGATTTATATATTCCTATTAAATATTGTGAAAAAAAATCAAAGGAAAATCAATGAATGCAATAATGTCAGGAGCAGCTCCGGTTGCTCCGATGGCTTCATCGCGGACGATACAATCGATTAAACCGATGAAAGATCTTGGAAATAAATTAAATAAAGCTTACCAAGCTCATAAAGCGCACAAAGCCCACAAAGCTCGAAAAAACTATAAAAATAGAAAAAATTAAATATAAAATTAAATATAAAATTAAATAAGGATTTTTTATGGCTGTACAAACTTGGCAAAACTGGAATAATCTTATTGATTGGATAAAGTTACAGATGGGTGCTCCAGTCTTAAAATTAGAATTGACGGACGATGACTTAATTGATCTTATAAAGAATCATACTCTTCCAGAATTCTCTAGATACTTACCTTTATATCGATATTATTTTATGACTGAAGAAGAAAATTGTATTCAATTCGAGCCTACTAAACTTTATCAAATTAAGAATTTTCCTTTTAAAATTTTAAAAATAGATAGTATTATAGCTAAACCAAATATTTTAGATCTTAATCAGAACACGAGCGTTGCTTTATATTCCGGAGATATAACGAATCTTCTTGGAAGTAATTATATGAATCAAGCGAAAACAGTAGTTCTTGCCGATGATACTTGGACATTTATAGCTCCAGATAAAATTGAATTAATTAAATCAAATAACAGTGTTTGGATTTATGATGATTTCATTGCTAAACTAGCATGTATACATGAAGATCCATCAACGATCGATCCTGATCTTTATCCATTTTTAAGAGATTTAGCTTTAGCAGATACAATGATAATCATTGGTAGAATTAGGACTAAATTTAGACAATTTAATACTCCAGCTGGAGCAGTTGAAATGCCTTCTCAAGAATTGATTCAAGAAGGACAGCAATTAAAACAACAGACTCTTGAAAAATTAGATAGATTGCCTCCAGATCATTATTTATATTTTCTAGATTAAAAATCTAACTCATGATCTTTTTAAGATCATTAATCATACACGAATAAACAAACGATTAAAATTAATTGTTTTTAAGGAGAACTTTATGAAAGCTACATTTTCAGAATTAATTTATGAAAGTTATCAATATTTTACAGAATCCACAAAAGGATCTAAAAAAGATCACAAGAAAAAAACTACGAAAAAAAGTGGATCTAAACAATCCAAGCAACCTAAATATAGCGAGGATGGGAAATCTGTAGAAGATCATTACAGTAAACAGAATACCGTTTTAGGAAATGCCGCAGAATGGGCTGATCCTACTAAAGTTGTTGCTTCTGGTGTTAGAGGTTATGAACTTGGTAAAAAAGTTGGACATCCAGTAGCTGGGACACTTTTAGGACCAGAAGGAGCAATCGGAGCAGCAAGTAATACTTACGACGATGTTAATCTTGGATCTGTTTATAATTCTAATGAATTACCAAGAAAAATTCTCGGTTATGGATTAGGAGGTGCTGCAGTTGGTACTGGTTTAGCGTTAATGGGTCATCCTATTCAAGATTTAGATGATGCAATTAATCAAGCGAATCCAGTAGATGATCAATCTATTTTTGAAAAAGGATATAATTCCGTTAAAGACTTTTTTGCGCAAGATGCATTACAGAATGATCCTAAAGATGCTGCAAATATAGTTGGTAAAAGTGCTTTACTTGGAGGTGCTTTAGGTGTAGGTGCTGGAGCAACAATCCCAGCAATGAGATACGCTGGAGGAAAATTATTCTCTGGAGATCCATATAAAGCAAGACAATTAGCAGGAAATGATGTAAATAATAGATTTTATCCATACGTTGAAAGAGTATAAAAAATATAAAAAAATATAAAAAAAATATAAAAATTATAAAAGTGATCCTTCCTGGATCACTTTTTTTGTCGTTAGAAAAAAACGAAGATCAAAAAGGAAAAAATTATGAATACTTTATCATTTCTCAATAAAAGATCTAAAAGAGATCTTTTAAAAATTGAAGAAAATTTTAATAAAGCTGCAGATTCAGAATTTAAATCTGGGATTATTGGTGGGGTTCTTGGAGCTGGAGCAGGATATTTCGTTGGAGATCAATTATCGCCTTGGTATGATCATAGCGAGTACGGAGCTAGTAATAATATTATTACTAATAATTTACATAAAGTTAGTACATTTGGCGGAATGGGAGTAGGAGCCGCAGCAGGAATCGCTGGCGGGACAAAGTTATCAAATGTTTTAAATAAGAATAAATAAAAATAAATAAGAATTAATTTTAAAAGGAGACACTATGAATTTTTTAAATCAGTATGGAATTAAAAATTTAGAATTAATGGAATCTGTTATCGTTTTATTTGAAAATGAAATTAAAAATCAAATTAAAATTTCTCATCCTGGAGCATTTACAGATTACTGCAAAAAACAAGGATTTTCTGGAGTAACTTGCGATTGCATATGTAAAGCTATGGCTAGTAATGATAAAACTTTACACAAACGAGCAAATTTTGCTTACAATTTTGGATTTAAGAAAAAAGGACAAACTTGTAGCTGTATGGAAAAACAAGGGAAATAAGGATCAATTATGCGACAAATAAAATATTTAGAGATCTTAAATGAAGCATCTCGAGTCGACAAAGAACTTAATAAATTAAGAAAAAGCAATCCAGAAAAAGCTAGAAATATGATGTCTAAGCTTACAGTGCATGCAAATAAATCTATTTTAAATAATAATATTTACACTAAAAAAGATGAAGGCAAAAAATTTATGGTTGACAAGCCTTTGAATTATAATAAAATACATTTTGCAGCTAACGATAAATTCAATGAAAGTTTTTTTAATGACTTTAAAAAAAGTTACCGAGAACGATTAAAAGCAATTCCAGAAAACCCTACAATTTCTTCTATTCCAAAAGAAGAATTTAATCAACGATTCGCTGATAGACGTTTTATAATGAATAATAATAAAGTAAATAAATTATACGATATGGGATATCTTAATAAAGATGCTTATGATAAAGTCCTGAAAGTAAAAAATTCTGAAAATTTAAAAAATCATGTTCCAGAAACATACGATAATCCTAATAAATTTTCTCAAAAAGAAGAATTGAATTATCCAGATAAAAATAATAAAGGGTATACGATCTCTTATCAAGGAAAAAATTCTTTTGATTTCTTTATGAATAAAAATAAAGAATTTTATAGCAATGTTCCTTTATTTAATAAAGGAGAGAGACAAGCCGTAATTCATCCTCCTGGGACTATTTATACAAGTGTATTTGATAATAAAGATTCGTATAAAGAGGAGTTAAGATCTTTAAAAGATTCTGATGGAGGAAGTTGGTATGCAATGCGAACTGGAGAATATGGCGATGAGCCTATTCAAATTAAAGGAAAAATAAAAGGCAAACATATCATTACGCCACCAAACGCAGAAGCTCCTACCGAAGGGTTATTGGATAGAGATACAATTCAGAATTTAATCAATAAAAATAAAATAAAAGTAAAAGATTATAAAAATCCTAATGTTTATGATTATAATCAATATGATGATTCTTATCCTGAACACGTTAACCCTAAATATAATGTAATACGGGCTAAATTAGATCCTGATAGCTTTAATGATATTTCCAACGAAAATGGAACTTACAGATACATTGTTTCGCCAAATTATACTTATACAAAACATTTCAAAGGAAAAGGATAATTATGGAATTAGATCCAAAAAAGATACAAGAAAAAGAAGATTATTATTTATATTATATGTCGCAATCTGATATTAAAAAACTTAAAGAAAAACTTTATAAAGAATACGATGGAAAATGCCCGGTTCTTAAAAAAGAAATACCTTTTGATAAAATGGTGCTTGATCATAAACATAAATTGAAATCAGAAGAACCTGATAAAGAAAAAGGTGCATGTAGAATTCATTTAGAATTTAGAGTAAATGCAATGAGTGGAAAGATAGAAAATATCTTTAAAAGATACGGTTTCCATAAAGAAGATCTTTCTCTTCCAGACATGCTTCGGAATATTGCAGATTATCTTGATAAAGGATCCTATCGGGATACATATCAAGGAAAACCACTTTATTATATTCATCCAAATGAAGTTCCAAGAAGAAAAAAAGTTTCTAAAAGAGATCTAAAAAAGATCCATAAATGGTATTTCGTAATTAAACCACGCGCAAAAAAATTACCAAATTTTACTTATGAAAATGAGGAATTTTTAAGGCTTCTTGAAGAAGCATCTTTTTTAGATACGAAATATAAAAATGTTAAACGATACGAAAGATTAAATAAAAATAAATAAAAATAAATAAAAATAAATAAAAAAAGGATAAACAATGGTAATATTTTTAAATGAATCAAGTGTTAAAACTATAAAGAACATTGGAAATCATATTAAGCAAGCATCGAGTAAGATGATTAAGAATATAAAAAATATAAAAAATTTATTATCAAAACCAATTGATTCGGTTAAAATTAATAATTTCCTAAAAAAGAATAAAATCAAAAACGGATCTAAAAAAGATCTTAATGAATCAGAAGAGATTCTTTTAGAATCAAAGATAGAAAAAGCCATAAAAAATAAACCAGGAAAACTGACTAACGCTGATACTAACGTTAATGATACTTGTCTTACTGCAGCATTAAAAATTCTTGGAAAAGAAAAATTAATAGATAAATGCCAAGGATCATTATTAATGTTTTTAAAATTATATAAAAAAGCTGGAGGAGAGTTTGAAAAACTCACGAAGGATAATATTGATTCTCTTAAAAAAGGTCATATAATTCTTGCAAATTTTGATCCAAAAAAACTGAAAAGTCCAACGGCAAAAAAAGTTACAACTGGTTTCGATCCAAAATATGGAGTTATGTCTTCTAACGTTTGGCATGGACCAAGCGGTCATATTATGATAGTAATTAAACCGGATAACGAAAATACATTGTTTCTTCATAACACGATGAATTCTAATGTAAATGATGCAGTTATCGATCATGCTTTATCATTAGAAATATATAAAGGAACTACTTTTATAAAAAATATCAAAAATGAAAAACAATCTGCGTACGTGCTCGATTCTAAAGTTATTGAAAAAATGTAAATAAAAATAAAAAAAATTAAAGGATAATCTATGCTTCCGATGTTTCTTAATAAAAGATCTTTAAAAGATCTTTTATCGATCGAAGAAAGTTTTTTTAATTTTTTTAAATCTAAAAAATTAAAATACGAGTTTTTAAAAAAGGATCCTAAAAAGATCTCTCTTGATCATCTCGGTATTTATACGATAAAAGATAATTTAAAGGATAAAAAAATTGGAGAAGTTGAATTAATTATAAAAAATTATAGAACTTTTTTAGCAGAATTAAATAAATCTAAAGATAAAGATCTTTCTAAACTTAGATTAACCGATGTAATTTTATTTTATCCAAATAAAAAAATTAATTATTTTTGTAATTTTCAAAAAGGATCTAAAATAGATGCTACTTCAAAATCTCAGTTTTTTATAGATTTTTTAATTAATTTTCATGAATATTATAAAACGCTTTCAGTATCAAATAAAGATCCAAAATATAAAAATTATAAAATTGGATTAATAATTACTGATAAAGACGTAAGTGATCTAAAAAAGATCACTTCTATAAAAAGAACAATTTCTTTCAGAAAAATAGATAAAGATTTGAATCTAATTTTTTAAACGAAGAAGTAAAATAAAAAAATAAAAAAAATAAAAATATATTTTATATATAATAGGAGTTAAATATGCCTAAACAATATCAACCTTTTTTAAGCACGATTGATGCTGCTTACAAAGATCTTCGATTTAAAATCGAAGGACGAGAACCGAAAAAAGTTATCGAAGAAGGTTTATTTCCTGAACCACCAGCGCAACCAACTAGAAAAATGGATCCTATTTCCAATGATTCTGATTCATCTAATATAGCTGGAAAACTTGGACTAACGTTAGGTGGTCTTGGTCTAACAGCTTATGGAGCAAATGAATATTTTGATTCAAATGATGCGACTGATACACTTACGCAAGCTAAAGCAGATGCAAATGAAGTAGTCGATAAAGAAGTTCAAGCGAAAACGCAAGCAAATGTAAAAGATATAAATAATTTCCTTGCTACAAATAATCTAAATAAAATTCCTGAATATCATTCTAATAATTCTACAGTTTTTGCGAATACAAAAGAATCCGATTTAGCTCATAAACTTTACGTGGGTGGAGAAGGAATTGATACTGATTTTGAAAAAGCTTTAAATAAGTACCATCACGGAAATAAAGCATTAGTTGACTGGTTAACGAACACTGACGGTGGTTTCGAATGGGATAAATTATGGAAAGGATCTTATGATTCTACTAGAAATAATTTATTAGAACAGTTAAAAGAAGCTAAAGCATATGCTGCTGGAAAACCAGTACCACTTAAAATGGGTCATTTAATTGATTGGGGATTACATAATCCAGACAATGGAGCAGACGCATCCTCTCAAGCATATTGGGAAAGAGTAGCGAATGAAATACAATCGAAAATTAATAAATTGGACGCAGCGGAACAAGAAATGGTTCATAATCTTAAACAACAATACTACGACAAATACATGGATGAACAATTGAAAGATAAATTACTTGCTTTCGATAAAGCTCATGGAGGCACTGGTAAATTTGATACAGTCGAAGAATTACGAGAATATCTTAAAAAACATAAAGGGTGATCCTCTTTGGATCACTTTTTTTGTCGTTAGAAAAAATCCATAGAAAAACTTTTGAAAAACTTTGATTTCTACGTAGCATCTTTTTTCGATACAAGCGATATAAAAGCAGTTCTAAAATTTTTAGAACTGCTATATATCTTTGTGTATCTATCGTTGATCAACGTTCTGGAAACACAGTTTTTCAAAAGTTTTTTGCGTCCAGTTTTCTCCATCGTATCTCCTTAAACAATTTAAAAAATAAATTAAGGAGATCTAATGGAGATCATTACTAATACGATAGACTATGCAAGGGAATATTTAAAATGTAAATTAAGTCCTTTGTATTTTATTGAAAATTATATTAAAATCCCAGTGCCTGGGGGTATAATTACTCAGCCGGAATCTGATATTTGGAATGCTACTCCCAAATATAGAGATCTTATAAAATTATATATGGATGAGCAAATACAAAATATCGCTTTCCAAGCATCAAGACAGCACGCGAAAACAACAACCGTCGCTCAATTGGTGCTACATGCTTTAATTTTTTATCCAAGAATGAAAATAGAAATGCTTACTCTTACTAAAAAGAATGCTGAAGATACAGTCGAAAGAATTCTTTTTATGCATAATCATTTACCAAAGTGGTTGCAAGTTGGATTTAAAGGAAAAGCAGATTATAAAACATATATCCTTTTCTCAAATGATTCAAGATTCAATACAAGATTTATTTCAGGGAATATTAGTCCTGATACCGTTGCAAGGGGGATGTCTGTACCATTCTTATGGGTTGACGAAGCAGCTTTTATTCCTCATATGGAAGAAGCTTGGGCTGCTGCACAACCTGCGATCGCAACTGCTCGAAAATTCGCTCTTTTAAATAAGGTTCCTACAAAGATCATTATGACCAGTACACCAAACGGTGCAGGAGAAAATTTCTTTTATAAAACGTGGTCTCGTGCATGGGATTATACTGAAGTTATGGATCTCGAAAAAAGAAAAGTTGTTCCTAATGCTCAAGAAATATTGAATTCCAATCCAGATAAAAACAACTTCGTTAAACTTAAAATTCATTGGAGTGAAACTGGTAAAACTGAAGAATGGTATCAAAGACAGATCAAAGAACTACAGTTCAATATGAGAAAAGTAAACCAAGAGCTTAACTTAGTATTCTTAGGATCTGCTTTTACTATTTTCCCAGATGAAGTAATCGCTGAATTCAAACCCAAAAAAGAAATAAAAAAGATCGATATAGGATACGGAAATTATTTTTCACTTTTTGAAGATATAGAAGAAATTCTTTCAGAAAATAAAGAAGAAGTATTTATTCTTGGAGTCGATACTGCAGTAAGTACCGCAGCAAAAGCCGATTATAGTGCGATAGTTTTAACGAAAGGATCTACTGGAGAACAGATCGGAGAATGGCACGGAAAAGTTTCAGTTCTTAAGAGATACGGAATTATTCTTAAAAAATTAATTCTTAATTTACTTAAACATTTTGATTTAGATGAAGATAATTTTAAAGTAATTATAGAAAGAAATAGCATTGGTCTTAGTATCGTTGAAGATCTTCAATACGATGATGAATTTGATTTCGGAGCATTTTTATATCGAACGGAGATAAGAAAAGGAGAAAAAGCTCCTGGGATCGCTACAAAGAAAGATACTCGGGAAAAAATGTTTGATCTTTTATTATCAATCGTAAATGAAAATCCAGGAGTTGTTCAAGGACCATTAATTCAAGAAGAACTAAGAAATCTTGAACAGAAATCAAGTGGAAGAATTGAAGCTGGTAATGGGACTCATGATGATATTATTATGGCTTATAACTTTACTTTATTTGTCCGAGAAGAATTAATTAAAAATGGAATAATTGCTTCAAAACATTCTCCAAAACGTTTTGATAAAAATACTATTATTAATGACGTTGATGTAGCGCTTTCGTCGATCAATAATTATCAGTCTTTTTTAGATACAAAATCAAAAAATGACGATTTTATTTTTACGACTGATTTTGAAAATGAAAAAGCAAAAAAAGACATAGAAAAATATAAAAAGCAATTAATGAAAGAACTTACTCCGAAAGGTATGAATTATACGGAGGAAGAAGATATTATTGGATACGATATTATAGCTTTTTAAAATAAAAGGATTTTTATGAAAAGAAAAAAACATTTAAAACATATAAAATACATAAATTATTTAAATGAAACTGCCACTATTGGAGCTCTAAATATAGGAAAAGCTGCAGCAATTGGAGCTGGGAAAGTAGGAGCCGCGACAGCCACCACTGGAGTTGCTTCTGGAGCTGGAACTGGAGCAACCGCAGGCGCAGGAATAGCTGGACTAAGCGCGTTAGGATTATCTGGTAAATTAATTAAGAAAACTTCAGAAGGATCTTTTAAAGATCACATTAGTAATTCAAACAATCAAAATATTTCTCAGAATATTCTAATGAAAGATAAAGAATTATATAATGAAATTTTCAATAAAACCAAACAGTTCGAAAATTCAAAAAATCTTTCAGGTGTTTATGATCACGGGACTACAGTAGGATATGGTAATGATGTTCGATTTTTAGAAGCTAGAGATTTTAAAGATTGGGCAAACGCAAAATCATTCGAAGGCACCCCATTTCAATCAAAATTTAAACAATGGGCTTCTGATGGTAAATTTGATAAAAATGAACAACAAGAATTCGTCAATCTTGTAAATAAAAATCATTTAACTCCTGAGCAAATGAATACTATTTACAAACATGAATTTGATGAAAGAATTTTACAATTGAAAAATACGTTAGCTAAAGAAGGTATCGATTTTAGCTCTTTACCTGCAAATGTAAAAAAAGTTTTAATTGATTTTAATTATAATGCCGGTACTGGAAATCTTTTAAAAACTTTAAAAGCAAAAGGATCTATTGAAGATCTAAAATCAGGCGATTATAATGATTTTGCTAACGATATTAAAACTAGTAATTGGTATAATAATTTTTTAAGTTCGAATATTGATAGACATCATTATATCGATGGAAATTTATCCGATTACGTTTAAACGAAAATGAAAAATTGAAAAAATTAAGGAGATATAATATGATATCTAATCCAAAAGATTTAAAAAAATTTTCTAAAGATTTTGATTATACTCATTATCTTAATTATGATAGTGTTCCAAAAATGATTCGAATAGAAGAAGGAGCGGCTAAAGTTCTTGGAGCTGGAGCATTAGGGGCAGGAGCTGGAGCAGGTCTTGGATGGTATTTAGGAGATCATGATTTAATCCCAAAAGATCTTGGGGAATTTTTAGGAAATCATGATAGTAAAATGCTTGTTGATAAAGATCAAGCAATTGTAAATGAAGAACTTAAGAAGCAATTATTAAATGATGCATTAAAAAGAAATCAAAATGTATTAAATACTTATAGCGAACTTAATAAATTCGCAAATCCATTCAATGGTAATCATACTAATGAACCAGAATATTTTAGAAATCATATTTATGATAAAACTAATCATACTTGGGGAGAAGCTGGCACTGAAGTAGTTCGTAAAAAATTAATGCACAACATTCAAAATGAATTAAGTGCCATCAGATTAGAAAAAATGGATTTAATTAAGAAATATACTGAGCAAGTTAAACATCTTTTAGCTTTAAAAAATCAATTAACTCCTACAGATCAACAACTTGTTTTAAAATTAAAAAATGAATTAATGCAAGCTCAAAACGATCCTTCAAATAATTCTCTTGATTTAGTAAATAATACATATCAAAACTTAATCAAGCAATTTACTATAGACAATGCTTCCGCATCTGGTAAAAATGCAGAGATTCAAAATGTAATTGATACATTTAAGCAAGATATTGATGCTACTACAGCAAAACTTAATCAAGTGATGGATGCTGAAAAACATTATGAAACTGCTAATAAATATATTAATCAAGGTCAAATAGATAAAGCGATGAAAGAAATCACTAATCCAGATAAACCTATCATTGATCCGAAAAAAGGTTATGAAGGACAATACGATAATCCTTATCTAAAAACAGCTTATGAAGATATGACTAAAGATAGACAAATGCAAGCGTATGTTAATGCTTGGAATCATGAACATCCAGATGAAAAAATTGAATACGATTCAATTGCTAATAGATTCAAAGGAGGATTTTTCAAAGATCATCCTGAATTACAAGATAGAGAAAATTTATTAAAATATTTTAATGATCCTAAACATAAAGAGTTATTTGCTAATAAAGATCATTTAAAAGATTACACTGAGAAAAATTTAGACGCGTCTAAATTTACAGAACATAAAACAATTAAGACTGCAGTCGATAAACAACCATTATTGACAAAAGAACAAGCGATAGGAGCAGGAGCTGCTCTTGGAGGGTTAACGCTTGGAGCGATGGCAGTCGATGATAAAAAAGAAAAATCTGAAGATTTCAATGGATTTGGAGCTCCTCAATACCCAAACCCAGCATTCCAACCAGTTCATCAACCACTTCAGCAGCCAGCGCAATTACAATTTAATTCCCCAGCGTATGGACAACCTCCAGTATTTAATACAACTCCAGCTGGAGCATTACCTGCGCCTCAACAAACACCAACTCCAACAGCTCAATCGATATTAAATCAAAAACAACCGAATTCTTAAAAGTGATCTAAAAAAGATCACTTTTGGAATTTTTTTGTCTTTTGAAAAAATTTATATACAAAATGATCCTAAAGATATGTATAAGTGCATAAAAATATAATGCAATGTATTGCATTATATTGCAATAAAAAAGTAAAATACTAAAAACAGAGAAAAGGAAAAACATGGAAAATTTAAAAATTTTAAGTGTATCAAATTTAGATTCGACTCAAGATGTTCTTTCACAATCAACGATTGACGTAGTAAAACATTCTCCAAAAAAATGCTATAGAATTTTAAGTAAAAATGATTTTGGTAAAAAAAGAAGAATCAATATTGGATTCTTTAATAAGAAGACGAATTTTATAGTAAGCAATGAAAACTCTTTAATGACGTTAAAATTAGATAATAATGAATTAAAAGTTCAAGCAACAACAATCGATTCAATTGAAAAAAATGAATTCCTAATCTATTATATTCCTATTTTAGAATTAAAAAGATTAAATAAAATTAATGAGCATATTTTGATTACTACGCATGATGAAGATGATCCTGAAAAGATCATTAAAACAGAAGTTCCTTTAACTTTCGATTTAGGTAGAGTAGTAGGTAAAATTTTAAAATATAGAAATCTTGATGAATACATAAATGAAAATCTTTATAAAGATCCTGAAAAGATCAAAGAGGATGAAGCTTTAGAAATTTTTCTAAAATTAATTATTGAGAATAATTCGGCGGGAGCAGTATCGCTTCATAAAAAATTAATTTTAAGTAGTAATGAAGAATTTTTATTTGGAATAATTTTTGAATTCTTCGAAAAACCAAAAACTTCAGAAGAGAAAAATAAAATATATATAAATGATATTAACGTGTATAGTTTAACTATGATATTAAATCTTTTAGGTGCGAGTTATTCAATTAGAAAAACTCCAGAAAGAGGTTTTCAATTAAGATTTAAATTACCTATTTATTTTGAATATTTATTAGAAAAATTATACGATTCTAATAAAGAATCTTTTAAAGATCTTTCTAAAGAAGAATTTTTATATAAATTAAAAATGTTTAGACAATATAGATTCTACGTGCTTAAAAATGAAAACTCTAATGAAAACTCTATCGAAATCAAAGAACTTAGTGGATATAGTACTTATAAAAAAGTCGTAGAAGATTTCAAAAAATTAGACAATCAAGATGAAACTTTAATTAATTTAATTAATATTGGAGCGATTGAATTAATACCAGTTTATGATCTAGTATTTGAAAAAGTGGAATGTCCAGTAATGTTTGATTTTGTGACAGAAGGTAGAGAAAAAGGAACTAACTATATCATTCCTGGATTACCATTATTAAAAAATAGTGATGGAGATATACTTGGTGTTATGGCAGTATGGACAAAAGATGCTGCGCAAGAAGCTGATAAAAAATTTGGAATTAAAACTAAATCTAATTTAGTAAGTCCATTGACTGGTGGTGTTTATCAATGGATAGGAATCGATGGAATTCTTGGATTATATAATTTTACAAAATAGATTCAATTGATATACATTGATGGTAAAAATATTAAAAACTTTAAAAAAACTTTAAAAAAATAAAAAATAAAACCCTAAATAAAGGGAAAAGAATTAAGGGAGAAATTCATGGAAAATACTGGATTCAAAATAATCGAAAATCATAATTTTGATGAAATAAAAAGATATTGGTTAGATTTATATGGTGCAGAAGAATTAGCTTCTGATGAAACAATTAGAGTTGTTCCTCAAATCAAATTTGATAATGGAGAGCAAAAAGTTTTCACAATTAATAATCAAATAAACTCATTATCTGGTTTTTTAGATTTCATAAAAAATATGGATAATCAATACGGAATAGGTAAAGTAGGATATAGTATTTCATCAGCAATATTCCATTATGATCCTGAAAATAAAGATGATAAGGGTCAGGTTGTTAAGCCGAATGCTGGAACTTTCAAAAGAATAAAAAATGTAGTCGTGGATATTGATTTTCATATGGCGAAATCTAAAGATAGATTCGTGCTTGGATTTTTAGAAAATACTTATATTGATTTTGCTATTTTAAATATTTTCTTAAGCATTTCTGAAAAATTACAAGAAGCCGGAATTGATGTTGTTAAACCTAAAATCGCTGGAATGACTGGTAGTGGTCTTCAAATTGTATTTGAAATGGATAGAGAATTATATAAAGATGATGCTCTAGTTTTTCTTACGTATCTAAAAAAGATCCTTGGTGGTTTAACTAAAGATTTAGCTTTAAAAGATCAATTTGGTAATATAGTATCTGCGACTGCTGAAGTTGATACAACGTTTGCGGATCTTGTTCACGTTCAAAGAGTTCTTGGAAGTATTAATCAAAAATACTTTACTTTATCAAAATATTCTAATGTATTTGAATTTAATTCTAAAGAAGAATATTTTAAAAATATTGATAGAATAAAAAACGAATATCTTAGTTTTATCAATGAAGCACAATTCCCAATTACCACTAAAGAAAAATATAATAAATACATTACTCATATTATTGAAAGAATTAAAACTATTACTGCGAATGAAAGTGTGAATCAATTTTTCGTAGATAAATATTTACAATTAGCTAAAATGGAGCAATACGCTGGAAAGACAGCAATTCGTCCTTCTGAAATGAAAAATATTGAATTAGATTTAATTTATAAATTAAAAGAAGAAGGAATAAAAACTATTGATTTAATTAGAGATCTTGTAAAGATCGATCATGAGAGCTCTAGATTTATTGCTTTAAAATGTCCTTTTCATGAGGATACTAAATACAGTTTCGCAATTTATATTAATGATGGAATTGATGTTCTTTACGATTTCCACGATGGTAAAAGTTATAATCTAGTTTCATTTTGGGAAAAAATTTACAATGTAAATAAAACGACAGCGATCAGTCAAATTTCTCAAAAAGCAGGAATTAAATTAGGCAAAGGGGAAAGAAAAGATTTCCAACAATTAGAAATCGAAGAAATCGTTGATCATCTTTTAGATAAAATTGATCTTGATAAATTTATTTATTATAGATTAGCTAATAAAAATAGAGTTTGTATTGTAAGACATAAAGATACTGGAGAAGCGTTCGTTTTCGATGGACCAAAAATGATTGCTAGTCATGTTTTACAAAATCAATTAAAAGTTGAAGACGCTGATAAAAAATTACAAGAAGTGTTCTATAATAGATTCCAAGAAAGAATTTTAATTGATGCTTTCGAAGAATTTCATCCAGGGAAACCTACGGTATTTCAAAGAGAATTCATTAAATTCGTGAATCTTTGGGTTCCAAGTAAAAATTATTTAAACGCTCATGAAAGAGCTAAAGAATTAAAAGAAGAGCTTCAAATAGATAAAAAAATTCCTTTAGAAGATAGTATTCAAATTCTTAAAGAAAAAACACCTTGGACTTTCAAATACATTCAACAATTAACTCAAAAAGGAAATCTTTTATGGTTTATTAATTGGCTTGCAAATGGAGCTAAATATCAAGTTATGCCTACTATTCCTGTAATTTTTGGTGTTCCAGGAGTTGGTAAGAATCTTTTTGTAACTACTATTCTTGAGTGGTATCATAATAATGAATATACTAAAGTAATGACTTCTGATAGATTAATGTCTAATTTTAATAGTATTCTTGAAAATGCTAGTATGGTAGTTCTAGATGAAGGAGATGTATCTAATTCAAAAGAATTCGACTTCCTTAAATTCTTAAGTGGTAATAAGAATTTAATGATTGAAAAAAAAGGACAAGATGTAAAAATTTCTGAAAAATTCTTCAACATCATAATGTTCTCGAATGGGGATATTCCAGTAAGACATTCTTTTGATGATAGAAGAATTCAATATTTTAAAACAGAGCAAACTTTATTACAAAGCTGCAAACAATGGGGTATCACAATCGATGACTTCATTGAAAACGTAGAAAAAGAATTAGAAGATTTCTGGGGTATTCTTTTAAATATTAGCTTAGATAAAAAATGGAGCATTTCTAATGAAAAAGATAAATTATATATTATCCAAATTCTTAAACAGCATAGTTTTGGAGAATTAATTCTTAAATTATTAGAAGGTCAATGGAGAGATATTGCTTTACAATTAAATGAAAATATTTCAGATCCTGCTTTAATGAAAGCAAACCTTGAATTATTAAAAGAAATCAAAGAACATTTCGAAAACGAAAGCAAGCTTTCATTAACGTTAATTAATAGATATCTTAATGCTTTAAATTTTAAATATAAAACAAGTATTCAAAGATTCATTCAAAGAAACTCTTTACAAGACATTGGTATTGATATTGAGGTAACTTTAGAAGATGTATTAATTAAAATTGATAAAGAAAAACTTCAAAATTTAATAAATGTTCCTAATGTATTAACTATCAAAGAATATAAATCAATTGATAGATTTATTAGAATTCTTAAAAAAGCTATTGATAGTATAATTGATACGAAATCAAAATTTATTGAAGATGAAAAAATTATTGAATCTCAAGAGATTAAAGTAGAGACTGATATGGAAGCTTCGAATAAAAAAGAATTAGAATCTATAGGAATTTATGACAAAGATTCTCCCGAAATAGATCCAGATGGATTATTTAAAAATCCAGAAGTCAAAAAAGCGGAAAATGAAATAAATAAAATTTTTGATAAAGTGACCGATGAAGTGACCAATGAAGTATCTGAAGCATCTGATGAAAATTCTGAAATTAATTTAGCGGTCGGCGTTAAACCAACGATCCCAGGCGCTCCAGTTCCTCCTCCACCAACACCTCCAAAAGGATCTTTTTAAGATCCTTTTATAAAAAGGAATTTTATATGAATGAAGTAATTAATGAAGCGGTTAATGTAATAGAATTTAAATCTTACTTATCTATAGATTTTTTAATTTATGTGGGCAGATGGATTTTTAGTGCTTTTGTTATGATGATACCTTTATATTTTTTACAAAAATTTCAGATTTCTAAATATTTTAAAAAAATTAAAGGTTATAAAACCGAATACCAAGAATACATTGATTTAATTATTATTCAAATAATTGGAGCTTTTATTTTCTGGTATATTGATCAAATGATATTTAAAGGAGTTTAATATGGATGAAATTCAAATGATTAACACATATAATAAAATTGTTGGTACTGTTTATGGAGAAGTAGAAATTGACGCGAACTCGTCATCAACTGTCGATATCTCTTCTCCGATTAATGGAATTACAGCTGTGGTGACTTTAAAATTAAAAGATGATTCTGATGCGGATAATGTTATTTATAAATCAGAGCATTCTTTTTCTTACGAGATTAATGATGATGGAAATCAAATCACAATCTATAACAATTCAACTGCGAAAGCAACTTGTGTATATACTATTATAGATTTATATTTAAATTGATCCTTTTGGATTAATTTTTTATTACGAAAAACTCGTGATCCTAAAACGTTGAGCATCTATAGATACACAAAGATATATACGAGTTCTAAAACTATCTTTAAAATTTTAGAACTGCTATATATCGCGGAAGATCTAAAATAGATGCGACGAAGAAAATCAAAGTTTTTCAAGTTTAAAAATTAGAATTTAAATAATTTAAATATATTTAAAAGGAAAAAGATGTTATATATAATTAATTTATTTGGAGGTCCTGGTTCAGGTAAAAGTACTACAGCAGCATCTTTATTTGGAGCAATGAAATCTTTAAAGAAACAAAAAGAATCTTTTTTAGATCAATATCAAATTGAATTAGTAACTGAATTTGCTAAAGATAAAGTATACGATTTTCATCATATATGTTTAGAAAATCAATTTTTTACTAGTGGAAATCAATATCATAGAATGTGGAGAGTAATTAATTTTTGGAATTATCATAATTATAAAAATGGAATTATAATTACAGATTCGCCTATAATAAATGGTATATTTTATGATACTCATCCAAAAAAGGAATTACTCAAAAAAGTTTTAATCGAATACTCTGAATTCGACGAATACAAAAACAATTTTGCTGGACTTGAACAATTTAATTATTTATTAATAAGAGATCATGATTTTGAACAATCTGGAAGACTTCAGACTTCAGAAGAATCTGATAAAATTACGAATGATATTAAAAAATTTTTTAATAAAAATAATAAGGATCTTTTAGAGATTCAAACTTCAAAAGCTCAAGAATTTATTTTGAATGATATTTTAAAAAATATAAAAAAGGAAAAAACATGAAAGAATTAGAATTGAACGCTTCGAACAAGCCAAATTTTTTATCGGATGAAGAAATTAATTCTCTTTTGGATGTAGTTTTCGATAAAAATTTTATTGAAAACACTCAAAGAAAATATTTTACTAGCGATAATAAAGATGATATAATTAAAGGCCATCAATTAATACTAGAACATATTAGTGTTAGAATTGATAAGCTTTTACTTGGATTTAAAAATATAAAAATAGAAGGATCTTTAGCAGATCCAATAATAAAAATTCTTGGAGAAAATCAATATGATGATCACGTGAATTTATTTAAAATTATTCAATCGACAAAAAATCTAAATAACGATATTATCGAAGCTATTGCTCAAATGGATTATATTGAAAATAAAATAAGAAAAAAAGTGGAAGAAAAGGAACTCGAAGATGAAAATACAGAAGAATGTCATTTTTGATAATAATACTAAATTACTAATTTATGCAGATGGTAGTTGTCTCGGAAATCCTGGAAAAGGAGGATGGGCAGCTCTTTTAATTTTTTTAAAAAATGGAGCGAAGAAAGCTGAAAAAATGATATCGGGTTGTTCTAAATCTAGCACTAATAATAAAATGGAATTACAAGCAGTTATCGAAGCTTTAAAAACTATAAAATTAAATACTATTTCGTATCCAATAGAGATTCATGTTGATTCTCAATATGTTCAAAAAGGGCTAACTGACTGGAGAGAATCTTGGGAGTATCGAAATTTTAGAGGAGTAAAGAATCCTGAGCAATGGAAAGAATTGATTGATTTAATAAATAAAATTGAACATAAAAAAATTAAAATATCTATCAATTATGTAAAAGCTCATAACGGGCATCCTGAAAACGAAAGAGTCGATGACGAAGCAAGAAAAAAAGCCGAGAGATGCTAAAGAAATGCTAAAGAATGGCTAAAAGGGGAAGCGTATGAAAAACATGAAAAACATGAAAAACATTTTTACATCCATAAAAGATCTTTTTAAAAAAGATTACGAAAAAATTATTGAAGAATTAAAAGATGAGCATAAATATTTACTCATTCTTTATCACGAAATTATTCATATTTGTACGGTAGAAAAAGATATTGAAAGATTAAATAATATGATCGATAATTTTTTAAATATCTTAAAAGAACATTTAGAAAAAGAAAATAAAGAGATCTATGAATTTTTTGACAATACAATTACTGATGAATTGATAAAAGAACATATCGAAAAAATTAGAAAAGACATCAAAATTATTGATAAAAAATTGAAAATTATTTTAAAAAAGCATAGAAAAATCAAAGAGGAAACCCTTGATTCATTCCTAAGAGATTTTTCTTATTTAATACAAATGATAATCAAAAGAGTTGAGTTAGAAGAGAATATTATATATTCTTATTTTCTTCGTAAAAAATCTTCAAAAGCAATTTAAAGAAATAAAAATTCATTATCAAATTATAAGCATATGATAATCATACGAAAATCATTCAAATGTGATAAAATTACAATAAAATCAAAGGAGACTAGAAATGAAAAAAATTACATTAACTGAAGCATTATCTGAATTAAAATTATACGATAAAAAAATTACTAAAGAAATATCAGAATTAAGTAGATCTAAAAGCACAGTCGATTATGTTATAGGTAAAAATAAATTAACTGAAATCAATAAAATGACTGAAGAAGAGTTAAAAGAATATGCTCAAAGCGCTGTAGATAAATTATTAAATTTAATTAAAAACAGAGGTATTCTTAAAGCAGCAATTGCTAAAGCAAACGCAATTACAACATTAAACGTTAATGGAAAAGAATATACTATCGTAGAAGCTATTGAAAGAAAAAATAATATTTATAAAGAAAAAGAAATTTTAAATATTCTTGCAGAAAATTATAACAATGTTGCTTATAAAGTTTCAAGAATCAATGAAAATGCGAGAGATGAAGTAAATAGATTATTAGAAGCTAAATTATCTAGCGATAGTAAAAATCAATCGTCAGATGAAATTGAAAAACTATCTCAAGTTCTTTTAGAAGCTAAAGAAGCTAAAATTCTCGATCCATATAAAATCGGAGATTTAATAGTAAAAATGCAAGAAGAAATTGAAGAGTTCGAAACTAACATCGACGTAGCATTATCAATCGTAAATGCTAAAACAGAAATCGAAGTAGATCTTTAAAAGATCTACTTTTTTTTGTCATTAGAAAAAATTGTAAAGGAGAATAAATGAACGATATTTACGTAATTAAAAGAGATGGAAGAAAAGAAAAATTTCAATTAAGCAAAATAAGAAAACAGATTGAATTTGCATGCGCGCCTACTTCAGTAAGTCCTCTTGAAATCGAAAGTCTTTTAAAGATTGATCTTCATAAACCAGATTTAAAAACTTCAGACATTCAAGAAATCATTATTGGATCAATTGTAAAAAATATTAATATTGATAATAAAGAGTGGGATTTAATTGCTGGTAGAGCAGCGATGTTTGATCTTTATAGAAACGTTTATAAAGTTACAGGTTTTGATCCAAAAGATTGGAGAGAACATATTAAATGGCTTACTGAAAATAATAGATACAGAACTGATATTTTATCTAAATTAGAAAAAATGGAGAAAGAAAGAAAATTAGAATTCTTAGATGATCTTTTAGAGAACTTTGTAACTGGAAATTATGATTTTCAAATGGTGTACTCGCAAGTACAAGTTATTAAATCTAAGTATCTTTTAAAAAGCAAAAGAAAAATTATTGAATATCCAGTGTTGACTGATATAGTTAATAGTATTATTTTATGCGATGGAACTTATGAAGATTTTAAAATTCTTTTTGAAATGATTCATAATCAATATATTTCATTAGCGACTCCATTTAAAGCTAATCTTAGAATTCCAAATGGAAGTGTTACATCTTGTTTTATTGGAGAAAATATCGATAGTCTTGCGGGAATTGCTAAAGCTTGGAAAGATATGGCTAAGATATCTCAAGAAGGTGGAGGAATCGGTTGGGACTTTTCAAAAATTAGACCAGGAGATTCTTATACTGATAACGTTCCTAAATCAAATACTATCAATAAATGGCTTAAGATAGTTAATGATATTATGGTTGCTGTTAATCAAAGAGGAATTAGACCAGGAGCTTTAACTCCAGCAATACCTTGGTGGCATTTAGATGTTTTTGATTTTATCGATATGAAATCAGAATTAAATGGAGATCTTAGAGAAAAATGTTTTGACCTTTTCCCTCAAGTAACTGTAGATAATTATTTTATTGATGCGGTACTTAACGACGAAGAAGTTTATTTATTCGACCAAAAAGAATATAAAGATTTAACTTGCATCGATATTACTGAGTTAGTCGATGAAAAATTATATGAAACTCATAAACATGTTGAAAAATTAATCAATGAAAATAAACTTACTCATTATAAAAAGATTAAAGCTAGAGATCTTTGGAAAAAAATCTTATGGGTATGGGTTGAGATAGGTGATTTTTATATCGCTCATAAAGACAATATTAATAAAGCAAATTACTTAAAAAATGATCCTCAAGGAGGGATTACAAAGAATGTTAATCTATGTTGTGAAAGTTATAGTCTTACAAAAGCACCTACTCAATGGGCTTCAAAATCAATTAATGATGGTGATAGAGAAATAACAATTGAAACGGATGGTAGATATCATGCTTGTAATCTTTGTAGTATCAATCTTACAAATCTTGTAGATAAATCGGAAGAATTTATTAAATTAGTTTCTAAATACGCAGTAATTATTCTTGATAGAGGAATTGATTTAAGTACTTTCCCAGTTCTTGAAGCTGAATTAAATTCAAAAGAATTAAGAAACATAGGTATCGGATTTGTAGGTATGGCTGATTATATGGCTTATAATAATAAAATGTTTGACACTGAAGATGGTCAAAGATTTGCGGAAGCTTTAATCGAAAGATTCTCTTGGTACGTTCATAATACAAGCGTAGAATTAGCTAAAGAAAAAGGATCTTATCCATTATTCAAACCAGAAAATTATTATAAAATTCTTGGGCATAAACCAGAAGAATTAGAAAATTTTAGTAAAGCAAATGGAAATAATTTCCCTTGGAGACAATTACAACAAGATATTTTTGAACATGGAATTAGAAATTTTTATTTATTAAGTCCAGCACCAAACACATCAACTGCGATCTTAAATGGATCAACAGCGAGTTTCTTACCAGTATATAATAAAGAAATGTATCAAACAATGAGCAATCAATCAGTTCCTATTATTCCTAAATTTATTAAAGAAAAATTCTGGTTGTATAAAACTAAATTCGATTATATTCCAAAAGATATCATCAATTATACTAGAAGACTTCAAAGATGGATTGACGCAGGAATTTCATTAGAAATTAATATTAATCCAGCTCTTACGAATATCAAAGAAATTTCAGATGCTATTCTAGATGGTTTTAAATCTGGAGAGCTTAAAGCAATATATTATTCATTGACAATTGATGGTAAAAAACAAGAAGGTTGTGTATCATGTGCGAATTAGACCAAAATGCTAAAAATGAAATCTTAAAAGAAATAAGACAATTAAGGCAAAAATTTGAAGAGGATCTTAGAAATAAAAGATTCTCTTCGGATATACCAGAGAGATCTTTTGCAGATCAGTTTGAGCAAATTGTCCCACCATTAACATTTTTAATAGTGGTTTTATCTATATTGATTTTATTCATTGGTGATGTATACAATAAACATCAATTAAATAAATTAATTATCGAAAAAAATTGTAGTCAATTTTTAAATAAGATGCATGAAATAAGAGAAATGAAGGAGAAAAAATGAGCCAAATATCAAATCAAGTAAATCATAATTGTAAAGTTAAAAAATTATTTAATCCAGATGTTCAGGATGAACACAAATTATACGGAGGTTGTACGACAAATACATTAGATCTTGCTAACGTAAAATATCCAGTGTTCGTTGATTGGGTGGATAAACAATACGCAAATAACTGGTTACCTCAAAAAGTTGATATGACTGGGGATTATAGTCAATACTGGAATGATTTAACAGATGATGAAAGAGTTGCGTTTGATAATATTTTATCTTTCTTAATATTCTTAGATAGTATTCAAACGAACAATCTTCCTAATATTGCAGATTATATTACATTACCTGAGGTTGTATATGCATTAGCAAGACAAACATATGACGAAGCAATACATAGTCGTTCATATGGATTAATATTAAATTTTAATATTAAAGATAAAGCTAAAATAGAAGAAATTACTTATCTTTGGAGAAAAAATAAAATTCTTTTAGAAAGAAATAAAAAAATTGCAGAGATCTATCAAGACGCAAAAGATAATCATTCTGATCTTAATTTTATCAAAGGTCTTATAGGGAATTTTATGTTAGAAGGAATTTATTTTTATAATGGATTTCAGTTCTTTCATAATCTTGCATCAAGAGGTCTTATGATTGGAACAGATACTCAAATCAGATATATCCAAAGAGATGAATTAGGACATTTAAAGCTTTTCGCTGATATTATTAAAATATCGCAAGAAGAAAATCCAGAAATTTGGACAGACGAAGTTAAAGAAATCGTTTACGATATGTTTAGAGATGCTGTAGATCTTGAAATTAAATTTAGTCAAGATGTTATTGGAGATAAAATTCTTGGAATGAGTTCACAAGCAATCGAAGATTACGCTTATTGGCTTGGGAATAAAAGACTTAAAGAAATTAAATTAAAACCAATTTTTCCAGAAAGAAAAAATCCTTATTCTCATTTAGAAAAAATTGCTTCTGTCGAAGATGAAAGTTCAAATAGAACTAATAACTTCGAAAGCACATCAATTACTTATAAATCTCCAGAAATTCTTGATGGATGGGATCAAATTTAAAACCGATTTAAAAAGGAATCAAATGTTACTTAAAGAATGTAATGGTTGCAAATATCTAGCTCGATTGATCGGTATAGGTCAAGGAGTTAGATGTACAAATCCAGAAAATCAAATAACTGGAATGGATGGATCAAAAGCGATAGTTATATCTCAGATAGAGAATTGTAATTATTATAAGCAACATAAAAAAGATAAGAAAGAATCTTAAAAGGATCTTAAAAAGATCCAATTGAAATATTTTTTTTGAAATTTAAGATTTTCTTTAACTTTCTTTATCAGGCGATAAAAATCGAATAATCCCGCCTGACTGGAGCGAAATACCAGTCACAAAATTATTTTACATGGGTTAAAATAAGGAGATCGCACTGAAGATGCGCTTTTATAATTACACCAAAAACGAAGGTTCGATTCCTTCCTTTCCCAACATAATAGGGAAAGTAGCCAAGAGGTAAGGCATTGGTTCCAAAATATAAATATATAACAATCGAACGAAAAGTTCAAAGTAAAAAATTTAAAATTTAATGCTTAAATACTAACTACTAAAAATTAACCTTCAAAATTTAAAATAAAAAGCTTTTTAAAATCTTGGAGGAAGTTTTAAGTGGCGAGGATTAGCCCGATTTTTGATCCAAGCTGCTTGATAGAGAAAGACTTCAAAACCCTCGCATAGTGCGAGGGTTTTTTTGTCGTTAGAAAAAATTAGATAAAATTAGAAAAATAAAAAAATTTTGTAAATAAAATCTATGGGGAGCAATGCTCCCCATAGGGGGACTTTGTCCCCCTTGGAGGAGTGGAGACTTTTCGTCTCCACTCCTCTCTTTCTGCTATTTATATATCAATTAAAACTAAAGCAGTTCTAAAAAATCTCCGTAAATAAAATTACAAATAAAATCTATGGGGAGCATTGCTCCCCATAGGGGGACTTTGTCCCCCACTCACTGGGGTGGTTGCCCACATTGGCAACGGGAGCAATCCCGCTCATTTGAGCGGGGCCCGACCACCCCGGAGGACTCACCTCCTTTCTTGGAGTCCTCCTTTTTTGCTAATTAAATATCTGATAAAACTAAAGCAGTTCTAAAAAATCTTTATAAATAAATTTAAAAAATCTTTTCTAAAACAATATATAAATTATCAATTAAAATATATAAGGAGATTAATTATGGCAACTGCTTTTCATAAAGATTACAATGCAGAATACGTAATCGGTGATGACGTTGTAAATTCTGAAGAAGTAAAAAATACTCAGCCAACTGTATTATCTAAAATTATAGATGGAAAACCAGCTGATGTTAATACCGAAACTAAAGATATGCTAACCGAAGAAACTGTATGGTTTAGAAATGACAGAATCAGACAAACTCTTCAAGATCAATACACTGAAGTTTCTAGACAAACTTTTGAAATTGATCAATTTGAAACTACTGATTTACCAGGAAATCCATAAGCAAATATTGCGATGCATGGCGCTAATGGATAACTCGTATATATATCTCATAAAACTCCGGAGTTCTAAAATAGAGCTCTGGAGTTTTTTTGTCGTTAGAAAAAATTAGAAAAAATTAGAAAAAATAAAAAAATTTGCAAATAAAATCTATGGGGAGCAATGCTCCCCATAGGGGGACTTTGTCCCCCTTGGAGGAGTGGGGAATTTTCATCTCCACTCCTCTCTTTCTGCTATTTATATATCTAATAAAACTAAAGTAGTTCTAAAAATAATTAAAAATTAATGCGAAAAAAAGAGACAGAAGCGTCAGTAGGCTTAAGCCTCCGATTGATGCTTTTTAAGCAATTTATCGAAGGCTTTCAGATACCTACTAATCTTGACAATATACACAATTGTCGCCCCTGAAATTATCCCGAATAGGAGTATAACTCCATTGTCGGGCAACTTCAGGTATGAATAGCCCATTAATAATAGGGCCACAACCAATTGCACTCTCGAGCGCGCTTTATTCACGTCACTCGAAAACGTCTCCGCCTCTTCTGAATTCAGCAAGACGTTCGTCAAAACTGAATTCATGTTCGCCTGAACGGCGAACAACAATACATACAGCGGAAAGATCAATACGACGATCTTTGCCGCTAATACTCTATCTATCTCCGGATGGAGATAGAATAGGTACACTAGAATGCAGAAATACGCTACATCTAGTGTGCTTAATAACACGAAGCTCGCAAAGTAGCTAATTTTGTGTGTTAGCCACTTATTGAACTCCATCATTGTAGCGCTCATTAGACTAATGAACGCGATAAACCCAACCGAGAACTCACCATAAAGGTGAGACTCAAATGGTTGAATTATTTGGAAAGCTAAGCTTCCCAGAATAACTATCTTTATTCTTAATGTTAAGAATAAAGACTTCAATACTTCCATCTTCATCTTTTCTCCTTTGATTTTTTTGCTATTTTAGATATCTCATAAGCCTTTACCAGTTCTAAAAAAAACTTCGATTTTCTTAACAAAGATTTTCTTAACAAACGAAGAAAATTCATAAGAATAAAATACAAATAAATACAAAAATATTTAATTAAGGAGTATTAATGGGTTTTGATTTACTCGATATAAATAAATTTATTAAAGAAAAGGATGCTAAAGAAGTAACATCCGAAAAAACATTTTTATTTACAAAAGGCGATTTTATTCCAGATCCAAATGGTTTATATAGTCCACAGATCTTCGAAGGAACTGGTATTAAAGGACAACGGGATAAATACGGATACATATCTTTAAAAAATACAATTATGCATCCATTAATTTATAAGAATCTAAAAAAGATTGCTACAATTTTTTATTATGTAGCAACTTCTGAAAAACACGTTGAAATTATTGATGGTGAACTTATAGAAACACCACCAGAAAACGGTGGTAAAACTGGATTAGACTTTCTAATAAATAATTGGAAAAAAATTAATTTAGATAAATACAAGAAAGAAACGAATGAATTCTTTATTGAGTTTCTAAAGAAAGTTCAAGAAAAATTAATTTTTATTAATAAACTTCCAGTTATTCCAGTACTTTATCGACCTTATACTTTTGAACACGGACGAGTAATTGAAGATGAAATTACTGAAAAGTATAAAAAAATTTTATTAGAATACAAAAAAACTATGGGAGGTCTTTCCGGTCAGCCTTTGAATTCGTTGAATTCTAAAAATTTAACTGCGTCTGAAGATGCAGTTAGTTTAACTGGAAGAAGATCTACTATATCTAACATTGATAACCCATTAGGTATTTCTGATGATAATGGATTAGAATTATTAAATTCATTTATTCAGAATAATGTAAATTCTTCAGAAAAAGTTCAAAAATACGTTCAGGATCTATATGATTATTTTATTTCTAAATTAGAGAAAAAAGAAGGTTTCTTTAGAAGTAATTTAGTAGGTAAAAGATTAGATAATGTATCAAGATTAGTTGCTAATGCTCGTCCAGATATACCAGTAGATTGCGTAGGTATTCCTTGGCATGTATTAATTAATATTTTTGATTATTACGTATTAGCTGAGTTAGAGCATAATAAAGATGTCGCTGAAAAACTTGGTCTTGCTGACATTAGTACAGTAGACTTTGGAAAACACATCTATTATATCTATAAAAACTGTGATATTTATTGCAAGTCGTTTCCTGAAAGACAACAGATATGGATAGAATTACTTACAGAAATCTTTGATAAACATGATTATCTTAGAGTAGTATTTAAACGGGATCCAGGTTGGTCAGCGAATTCATTCTGGTCAGTAAAACCATTAATCTTAAAAGGATGTTCGTATTACATTGTTGTAAATTCATTTTATTACAAACCACTTGGTGGAGATAGTTTTAATACTAATATTCTAATTAAAGAATCTACTCAAAAATCTATTACTAAAGATTTAATTTTATCAAAGGATCCAAAAAAGATCCAAAAAAGATATACGTTAGAATTTCCAGTAGCTAATGAAGCAAAAACATTAAAAAATTATTACGAAAAAAATAAAAAGGAGAAATAATGGCTAGAGCACCTAAAACAACAAGACGAAAAAGAAAAAATCAAGAAGAATTACAAACAGCACAAAATACTCAAGATGTACAAACAACGTTAAACGAAGAAGGATCTTTAAAAGATCCAAACAAGTTAACTGATTTAACGGAACCGACAGATTTAAAAGATCAATCTAATTTAACTGATTTAACTGAGCCAACAGTTGAAATCGATAATGAATCTAAAAATGAATCTTTAAAAGATCTAACTGAGCCTACTATATCTACTGGCGAAACAACTGAGCCAACAGTTGAAAATGTATCTCAAGAAGATCCAACTGCAGAAGAGCTTAAAGAAACTTCAGAAAAAGAAATTTTAGAAGAAGCTAAAGAAGAAGCTAAAGAAGATACCAAATCTGCAAAAAAACGTAATACTAAAAAGCGATCTAAAAAAGATTCTGAGGTTGAAGTCGCTCAATCCAATCAATCTAATCAGATCAATCAAGAATCTAAAAAAGATCGAAAAAAGATCTCTTTTTTAGATAAAGTAAAAATGGCTGCAAGAAATGAATTATCGGAAACCGAAAAATTAAAACAAGAATTAATTAAAAAATCAGTTTCTGATGTTTTAACTCAAGAATATCAAAATACCGTTTATGTATCTAAAGCAGATCAAAATAAAATAAAAGATAAACATGTTACTTATAATATGTCAGATCTTGGATTTTAATATTAAAAAGGAGAATGTATGTATTTAGCGTTAATGATCGAAGAATCATTTAATGAATTTCTTCAAAAAAATAATCTTCCTCAAACTACTTTAGAAGAAACCCACTATTTAAAAACCGGAAAAAATCCTGGTTCTTTTAATTTAATTGAAGAAGGAGCTTTAGCTCGAGGAGCTGGGCTTGGGGCTCTTGTAGGTACTGCTGCGGTAGGAACTGCTCTTGGTATGGATCATAGTCACATGCATGACATGCGCGACGCTTACGATTTCGCTCATAATGATGAAACTGGATTAGAAAATTCAAAAATAAATCAAGGGATTAAAGATGCTTTAAAATCAGATAATGAAACTGAATTTAAAGACAATAATGGAGAAGCTCCAAAAGATAAACCAGATTTAATTGATTCTGCGGAAGAAAGAAAGAAAATCGATGAATTCGTGAAAAACTGGAATGCGGAACATAAAGACCATCCATTGTCGACTAACGACATTATTAGTAAATACAATATGACTCAAAATAAAGAATTTACTCAACTTCAAAGCAGAATCGATAATGCAGATTTAAATAAATCTAAAGCATTCCAATCTAATTGGGATAGTCTAAAACAAGGCGTTGGTAATCTTTGGAGTGGTTCTAAAGAAGGGCTTAACGATAAAGCGCTTGGAGCATTAAAAGTTGGTGGAGCAGCAATTGGTGGTGGAGCAGCAATTGGTGCAACATTAGGTGGAATTCTTGGAAATAATAGAAGATAATAGAAGATAATATAAAATAAAAATAAAAATTTTATAAAAGGAAGCGAATATGGCTTATGTTTTTAAAAAAGACAAAAACGGTAAATTAAAATTGATTAAACCATCAACCTCGGCTACCTCAACGACCGACAAAAGTGATCTTTTAAAGATCACTAATTCTCATAATTCTCATACTTCACTCAAAAGAACAATTGAGGAAAATTCATCTGCTATTTTAGAAGTTCCTATAGAAAAAGAAACCGAAAAATTTATCGAGACTCGAGACTGGGTAATTCCAAAAAAATTCATGATGCCAGATTGGGTAGAAAAAAATTTAAAAGACTTTAAAGATCAAGCAAGAGAAATTATCTCAAACGCAGACGAATCTTCTATAGATTCAATTAATCCTAAAATTAAAAAATTAATTGAAGAATTAATTCTTGATAATAAAGTTAAACCTAAGTATCCTTTAAATAAAAAGACTCTTGGAAAATTATCGAATGAAATGTGGAAAGTCTTCGGTGAAGATGAATTCATGTATCGATATTGGATACTACAAGAAGCTGGATTTTTTCTAAGTACTTTTAAACCATCTGGATTTGAACCTGAGGCTCTACAATTACCTGAAAAATTCGTTAAAAGAAAAGACGCATTATTAAAAGAATTTGAAAAACGAGTTAAAGAACACGGTAAAGATAAAGCGGTAGCTTGGATTGATAAAGAATTTAATAATTTAACCAACGAGGTAATCGATTACTGGGAAGAAAAAGGTATTAACGTTGTAGATATGATTAGATCAGGAGCAAGAGGTGGTCCAGCGGATATTAGAAAAATGCTTGTTGCTGTTGGGTTAAGTATTGATAGTTCAGGAAAACCAAACGACGTTATTATGACGTCACAAATCGAAGGTTTATCTCAAACTCAATTCTTTCATTATTCTTCACAAGCAATTATGGCATTATATGCAAAATCTTCAGAAACTGCTGTTCCAGGTTATCTTGCAAGAAAATTAAGTACAGTTGCGGACGCGGTAAATCTTTCAGAAGTTGAAGATTGTAAAACGAAGAGATTTTTGGAAGTAACAGTTCTTGATTCAGATGTTCTTAATGCGTTAGATGGTAGAGTATTGCATACAGGTAAAGTTATTGATTCTGAAAAAGATACTAATTTAATTGGTAAAAAAATTAAAATTAGATCGCCTTTATATTGTAAGGCAACTGATGGTATATGCGCTACATGTTATAATAAAAAAATTATTCAGAAAATGAATTGGCAGCCTGGAGAAAAAATTGGGTTGCATGCAGCTACAACTCTTGGAGATCAAGCATTAGTAAACTTAACACTTAAAAAATCTCATGTTGGTCTTTCATTAAATATGGAAACCGTAGATTTAGAAAAAGATATTTTTCAATTCGCAGAGTGATCTTTTTTAGATCACTCTCTAGCTTTTTTTGTCATTAGATAATTTTTCCTGAAAACTCGTGATCTTAAAACGTTGAGCTTCATTAGATATCTAAAGATATATACGAGTTCTAAAATTTATAAAACCGTTTTAGAACTCGTATATATCCTTAGCATCGAAAAAAGATGCTACTTGAAAAATCAAAGTTTTTCTTTTTCATTTTTTAAAAAATTGAATTTTTTAAACGAAGCCAAAAAAGGATTTTTTATGAGCGCGGCAAGCACAACGAGAGTGATAAATTTAAACAGATCAATCTTTTATCTTAATCAATCTTGTGTAAAAGAAATTCATGAATCTTCAATGTTAATTGAAGAAATTTCAAGTAAAGAAATAATTTCAAAAATAAGATCATTTATGCCTAATTTAGATAATAAAATTGCTAAGCAATTTAATAATATATATAGAATTTTATCTAATGCGTTAGCATCTAAAAAAGATCTTGAAAGAATAAAAAAGATCAATGATGAGCAAATGAAAGCCATCGAAAAATATTTAAAAAAGAATGGTATAAATACTAAAAAATTAAAAGATAGACTTAAAGAGAAAAAACAATTAACTCCAACCGATTTAGATTTAATCATCGAGATGGGATTAATTGAATTAAAACACACAACTGCGAAAGATTTTATTGAAGTCGTAGCTTTCGTTTTAGTAGCTTTTATTTTAAATACTTTTATTATTTATTCTATACTTGATCTTATATTTTTCATCAATCCATTGGCTAATTATAGTCAAGCTATGATGGTAGCTGTTTCAATTGGAGCAGTACTTTCAGCACCATTCGTTGAAGAAGCTGGTAAACGAGTAAGTATTGAAAGAAAAAAAGGTTTACTGTATATTATAGGTTTTAATATTGCTGAATATACTTCTTATGTTTCTGCAGCTGCAGGAGCAGGTCTTGGATACATGATAATTATGATGATTGTTCGATTGTTACCGGTTGCAATGCATTTCTCAAATTATAGTATTCATCAAAAAGGTGATATTGATCAAAAAATAGCAGATAAGTATAAAATTTCTACTGAAAGAGATTTCAGACAAGACGCTCAACGAATAGCAATGACAATACATAGATTTTGGAATATTGGATTAATATTTTTAGCTCCACTTGCAGGTTGGGCAAATTCTTATTTTAGCAATAAATTTCCTGTGAAAAAAATTGAAGAAAAAATTGAACCAAGATCATATTTAAACGAAATTCAAAAATTCTTTAAAGAAAAATCTAAAACTTTAAAATACATTAATGCTAAAAAAGTAATCGAAAAAAATATCAAAAAAAATATCAAAAAGGATAAATAATGGCTTTAAAAACTTCATATATTGAATTAAATAAAGATTATCAAATAATTTTAGATAACTCTGGGCAAAATTCCTCAGCAGATAATTTTATTCAAGTTAATCATGGAACAGCAGAATTGTTCTTTGATACCGATACTCCAAGTTCATCTTCGATTGGATTAAGATGGTCCGCTGGAGCTCGAATTTTATTCGTGCCTCAAGGATCAAAATTATATGGAAGACTTTGGAAAAATTCCGATAGCTGTAGCGTAATCGTGAACAAAGACTCTTAAAGGATAAAATATGGCTAATAAAAATTATACAGTTGGCCTTGATAAAAAATATTTAGATCTAGTTGACGCAGATCTAACTCCAGAAAATCAAAGATTTTTAAATGATTACGTTGCTAAAAAATTAAGAATGATAGATAACACTATCATCGCAAATCATCTTAAAAAAATGGATCAAGAAGCTTCTCATTATAAAAATCTTGATAACTTTGAAAAACAAGAGATAATTAATTCCGAAAGATGGAAAAATCCATTGATCGGTGCAACTATTGGAGGAGCTCTTGGTTTTGGACTTACTGATGTAATCAGTGGAAATCCTACGACCGATGGAATATTTGGCGCTCTTGGGTTAGGAGTTGGAGCTTATCAAGGTAAGAAATATACTGATTTTAAATTAAAAAGGCAAGGATTGATAAAATGAAACGAAGAAATTATTTTAATTATTTAAAAGGATCTGCAAAAGATCTTTTAGAAGAAAATGATCGTTATCGAGCGTTCTATCCCACTTCCACTGCCGCTGCCGCTCCACAAAGATCAATTTGGTCGGATATGAAAAACGGCGCAAAAAATCTTGGGAATAGCATAGTAAATTCTGCTAGTAAATTTGGATCTAAAATAACTAATGACCCAAAAATTGCTGCAGCTACAGGAGCAGCGATAGGTGGAGCTCTTCATCTTTACGATGTTCATGATGCAAAATCTGATTTATCTGATCTTATGGGCAAAAATTTTGATGCAGAAAAAATTAATAAAGATACATTCAATAGCAATTATGAGCAATACAAAGATCTTTATAATAAAGAAGGTATTAATAAATTTGATGCGAATAACGATGGATACTTAGATAAAAACGAACTTCATAAACTTTATAATACATATAAAAATGATACAAGTTGGTTCCCGTGGTGGAATGATGCAGATGATAAAATCAGTGCGGCTAAAGAATATTATGATTATATTCAAAAAACTCCAGCAATGGATTTTAATAAAGATGGAATTGTAGATTCTAATGACACTAAAGCAATGAAAGATGTTGATCGTGTCGTTAATAGTAGTTTACCTGCGAACTTAATGGGTGGTGCTGCAATTGGAGGAGCTCTTGGATATGGAACTAATAAACTTAATTCAAAACTTAATTCAAAATTTGGAGGACATTCATGAAAAATATAAAAAAGACAAGAACGCTTAATTATTTAAATGAGGCATCTAATAGAGATCTTTCAATTGCTTTAACTGGATTAGGTTTTGGAATTGGTGGAGCCGCTCTTGGCGACTCAATATATGATGCTCACTTAGATCATTATAATTCCGAATTCCAAAAACAATTTTCCGATATTAATGCCACCAAAGATCAATTATTGAATGAAAAATTTGGTGATCCTGAAAATAATAAAGAAGCTCTTCAATCATATCAAGATCAATACAATAAAATAAAATTTGCTGATTTTAATAAAGATGGTTTCGTTGATGAACGAGAATACAACAAAGCACTTGAAAATTATAAAAATTATATTAACAGCGGAGGTAATAATCCATTCTCTGATAATTATAAAAATTTAGATTATAAACCAGATACAGTAAAACAATTAAATACTTATAAAAATTTATTACATGATAAAGATTTTGTATCTAAATTCGATGTAAATCAAGATGGAACATTTAACGCAAGAGAATTACAGTTATTGAAAAAACTTCCAGAGTATCAAGACAGAATGAATTCTTTTGAATATCAACCATATTTATATGGAACTGCTGGAGCAATAGCGGGAATGAAATTAATGGATGCTGCGACTAGAGGCGAAAGTTCTGATAAAGATCGAATAAATTTTCCAAGTAATAGATTTGCTCCGTTTGGTGCTCCAAAAAGACCAAACGAATCTCAAGAAATCGTAGATAAAGTTCCACTACCACCGATAGTAAAATAAAAAATTATATAAAATTTAAATCAAAGGAAAATCGATGTTATCGAAAGACAAATTTAATAAATATTTAAAAATTGAAAATAATACTGTAATTGCAAAAGCACCTATCCGAATCGATCTTGATCTTTCAGAATACAAAAATATATCGGAAGAATTTGATACGGATAATGATTCTGGAATTGCAGAGACTGCTAATGGAGTTTATGAGATTCCAGGATTTTTTACTTTAGAAATTCTTGATAATGATAAGAATATCGTTGATAGTATTCAATTCTTTTTCCCATACAACGTATACTTATTAGGATCAAATAATTCTGAAATTAGTAGTACAAGATTTTTAATGGAATACGAAGAAGGGGATTCAATATTCTTCGCGAAATTTAAAAAACAAGAAACTGATATTAGAATTCTTGACAAATTATTTGAAAACGGGATAAAATATCTTAGTACAAGAATGGATTTCTTAATTTATAATATTTGGAAACAAGTTGAACCAACGATTAACGTTCCTTGGCATCACTTTGAAGTAATTGTTTCTCAATTGTATGGTAAAAGAGTTGAAGGAGGACATTACGTTCCTTTACGATTAACTAACGAAGAGTATTCTAAAAAATATGCTTTAAATACTAAACAAGCAGCGCACTATTTTGGAGAATCAAGTGGATTCTTATATGGATATAGTAATGATGCGTTATTGACTAGTGTTTCTAAAGATAAAACAGTTCCGAAAAAATATAGACCAGATTATTATATGGAAAAATTAATTGCCGGAGAAGTTAATGAAGTTTAAAAACTTATAAAGTTTAAAAGTGATCTAAAAAAGATCACTTTTAATTTTTTTTGTCTTTAGCAAAATTTTAGCGAAGTTCTATCGAAGTCAATAAAAAAACTTTTGAAAACTTGAGTTTCCAGAACGTTGAGCTTCTATAGATATCTAAAGATATATAGCAGTTCTAAAAATTTTAGAACTGCTTTTATATCGCTTGTATCTAAAAAAGATGCTACGTGGAAAATCAAAGTTTTTCAAGTTTTAAATTTAAAAAAATACAAAGAAAGAAAAAGAAAGAAAATTAAAAGGATAGTTAAATGAAATTAGATCAATTATTAATGAAACAAAAAACATCTTTGAAAGACTCAGCATTTCCAGCTTTATTCGCTGGCGACGAAATTACTATAAGTTATTTACCTGAGATCGGAGCATCCGGAATAAATTTTATTAATAAATTAAGAAAGAAAAATATTTTCAATGAAGTTCTTATTTATCCATATTATACCCTTGGAGCGAAAAAAATTATTTCTAAAGATTACATTGCAGATTTTAAAAAATTAAATCCAAATATAAAGACTGTTTATAAATTTAAAACTTTCATGAAAAACAGAGCAAACGTGATCGATCTAACTCCACTGATGGATCTTTTTTCGATCCTAATCAATCAGCAGCCAAAATTTAAAGTTTTAAATGAAACGATTGATGCTATAAATAATTATTTTACTGAGAATGTATCTTCCCAAGATCCTACTGGAGAAAAACATTTTATTTTCGTGGATTGTAATTCTAAAAGCAATTTTAATTTCTTAGATTCTATTTATAGATTATTTAGAAAAAAAGCTTTCAAACTCAATCATGATCTTTTAAAGATCAAAGGTTTATTTGTAATAGCTTTAAACGAATCTGAAGAATTTGATATTTATCCATTAATCCATAAAAAAGAAAAACATTTAATCTTTCGACCTGATATTTATAGATTAATCAAAAAAGATCTTACTGGGATCGAAGAAGAAGAAATAAACGAATTCGTTGATTCATATGAAAAAATCAATGAAGCTAGAAATAATATTTTAAACATTACTGATAAACTTTTAAATAAAATTGGGAAAGGATCTGCAAAAGATTCGAAAGAGACTGCAGACTTTCTAAATCAATTAGGAAATGCTAAAGAAAGATTTGAAAACTACATCGATTTAATTTATCAAGAATTATCAAGTAATGATATTCCTGGAAATGATTATATAGAAAAACTTCATCGTTTATTTCCGAAAGACACGACGGATCCAAAAAAGATCCAAAAGATTGAAAAATTAATTTCTTACATAGATGATCTTAATAAGATCTATAATGGATCAATTAAAATAAAAAAAGATTTAATTAATAAATCTGCTGATATTTATTATGATCCAATGGAGATCGTTAAGTTAGATGAAATTTCTGTTTATAATAAGCAGAAAACAGAATTCGATGAAGTGCTAGATAAATCAATGTTTGATTTAATTAAAAGTATTGAGCGAGATAAAGATGCAGGAATTGAAGTTCTTGATATTAAAGTAGAAGTTCAAGACACTAATAAAAGTAGATTTAAAAAATACAAAGTTAAATTAAAGAATACTAAGTTCGGTAAAAAAACTCCATACGAAATAGAATTTCTTACTCCGTATCCTATCAAAGGAAAATATTTAAAAATAGGTGGAGTAAGATACATAATGTTAAATCAATTTATGGCTAAACCTATTTTAAAAATTAAGCCTAACATTGTAAGATTATATACTCACTTCAGTACTTTCTCAGTAACTTTAAAAACTCATAAATATAATAATACTCAAGATTTCCACGAGATCTTAATGAAAGTTACTTCTAGTATAAAAGGATCTAAAATAGATTACGTCGAATCTACTAACAATGATCCGCGCGAAAAATATAAATTTTATATCGATAGAACTTTTATAGATAAAACTATAGAATTATAAATTAATCATAAAGGACAAAATATGATCAAAAAAGATACGTCTGATGCTACATTAAAATTAAAATCTGCAAAATTTTATATAGATTTTCATAATGAAAAAAATAATAAATTATTTTTTTATGAAGTTTATTCTAAGAAAAAAGGAACTGCTGGAGCAGAGCGTCTCGAATACGCTTATATGACTCCAGACGACGAAGTGATCTTTTACAAACCCATCGATGATATCGAAGAGCATGAAATACCAAAGAAAGATCTTCGAGAGTTTCTTCTTGGTAGAATTAATAGCATAGCGATGTTAAAATTAGGAGCTAGAGTTGATATTAAATCAAAATCTTCTAAACCTACTTTTAAAATTAAAGCGTTGAGCAATGAACCCGAAGTAATTCTTTTTGCTAGTATTATTTTAGGATTAAGACCTGCGCTAGATTTCATGGGAATAAAGTATAGTTTTAATAAGACTAAAGAAGGTTATAAATCTATAAAACTATCCACTCAAGATGGTAAAACTAAATATTTTAATATTTATGCTAACTCTTTATACGATGAATACGTTTTAAATGGAATGTCTTCTTTTATTAAGAAAATTGAATTCACTGAAGAAAATTTATCTTCTAAAGATGTATTCATAACTTATTTCGATAATCGTTTTGGTAAAGGTTTATTTAATTCTTATAATCAAAAGTTAGTATCTTTTATAGATACAACGACTGAGCAAATTTTAAGATCGTATGGTTATAGTACGGATCCATTAAAATTATTATGTATAACTATGCCTAAGAAAATACTAAACGAAGCAGTCGATGATATCGATAATCTTGAAAATAAAAGAATTAGAATGGCTGAAAGTATTGCTCACTCAGCTTATAATGCAGTTTCGCAAGCTCTTGTAAAATTCAAGAAAGAATCTAAATTAGATAACGTTAAATTACATATTCAAAAAGATTATATTATTAATAATCTTATTAACACTGGTATGGTTCAATGGAGTAATCCAGTTAACCCATTAGAAGAATTAACTACTTCTGCAAAAATTACTAAAACTGGGGTTGGGAATCCATTAAAAGAACAGATCACTATAGACAAAAGGGATCTTAATGAAAGTTATTTTGGAGTTGTATCTGCGACACATACTAATGAGTACGGTGGAATAGGTTTAAACCAAACTCTCGTAAATAAAATGATGATCAAAGATAGATTCGGAAGTATTTTAATTAAAAAATTCCAAGATACTAATCCTTTTGAAATACTAAGTCCAATTGAAAGTATTGCTCCATTTATGGATACAGATGATACTACTAGAAAAGTTATGGGGAATCAGCAAACCTCACAATTCATTCAAGTTAAAAATCCAGATGTTCCTCTTGTTCAAACTGGTTTTGAAGCTTATATACCTTATATAGTATCTGATAGATTTGCAATGAAAGCTAAAAAACCTGGAACTGTTAAATTAGAAAAAGACTATATTATAATGAAATACAATGATGGTTCTGAAGAAATCTTTAGTACTAAACCCACTAAAGCGAGAACTAAAAGAGGTCTTTATATTCCAATTGAATATAACGTTCTTGTAAAAGATGGTCAAAAAGTAAAAGAAGGAGAAATCCTTGCAGCAACTAATTCTTTAAAACACGGAAAATTAGGTATAGGAAAAAATTTAGTAGTCGCAGAAATGTCTTATCGAGGTATGAATTACGAAGATGGTTGGGTAATATGCGAAGACCTTAAAGAAAAATATCAAAGTTCTTTATATGAAAAAATTACTATAATTATTCCAGAAGGTGCTAAGATTCAAGATTTTAATATTGAATTAAATAAAAACACTAAACCTGGAGAAAAATTAATTTCGTATGTTACAAACGCAACTGAGTCTTTAGAATTCGATGAAGAAAATAGTATTACTGATGAAAATACTGATGATTTAAGTACAGGTAAAGAGATTAGAGGTAATACAGTAACTTACTATAGTATCGGTGGACAAATTGCAGATTTTGTAATAAAATTAAATTCTACTAAAATTGATAAAAAAATTATAGAAAAATTTAAATTTCAAAATTCAGAAATTGAAAAAAAATTAAAGATTTGCGAAAAACTCAAAAATGAAATTAATAAATTAGATTGTAGAGATAACATTGAACATCTTGAAGCTCTTGAAGTTGGTGGACATAAAGCAAATAAAATGGAGCCAGAAGGAGCGATTATTGAAGTCTATATCGAAACAGAAAATCCAATCAGAAACGGATCAAAATTTACTTTAGCGAGTACTGGTGGTAAAGGTACTGTACAATACATTATTGATAAAGATAAAAAACCTTATACAAAAGAAACTGGATTAGAAATTGATTTTATTGCGACTCCGTTGTCAATCATTTCAAGAAAAAACCCAAGTATTATTTTACAATTGTATCTTGGAAAAGTAATTTATTTTCTAAATAAAAAAGTTGAAGAATTAGCTAAAGAAAATAAAATTTCTTCGGTTAGAACTTTAATTACTAAAGTATTTGAAAGAATTGATAAATCAGATGATAAAGTTTATCTAAATCAATTAAAAGGATTCTTAAAAAATAAAGATGATTTTCTTAAAAAATATATTTTAAAACATGATCCTTTAAATAACCCAGCTTTCCCAGCAATTATGCCTCCATTCGGAAGTAAATTAAGTACGAAAGATATCGAAGATGCTGCAGATATTCTTGGAATTCCTTTACAAGAACATGTAATAATTCCAGAAGAAGATAATAAAGAGACTAAATATAAAGTTACTGTTGGAATTATGCCAGTATTTTATTTAGAACATTTTCCAAAAGCTATGTCAGGGGTAAGAGGAAGTATTAATGTTAAAAATCAATTAACGACTGGACAAGGTCGTGCCGGAACTAAAGAAGGAAACGGAGCAATTAAACTTGGTTTATATGATATGTTTTCCGTTACATCAAGACGAGCAAATAAGTTCATTAAAGAAATGTGGGCAGTAAAATCAGATGATTACGAAGCGAAAAAAGAACTTCGAAAGAAAATCATTAAATCAGCCGAAACTGGCGAAGAAATAAATGTTTCTGATATTGAAGTAAAACCAGAAGATATTACTACCAAAAAATTGATTGAAGCATATTTTTATGGAGCATGTTTGCAGCCACGTTTCTAAATTATAAGTATTTAGAAGATTTAGAAGGAGTCGACAATGAAAAAAATGACTAAATTTTTATCAGTGATCTTTTTAGGATCACTTTTTTTAAATCCACTTTCAGCCAATGATTATAATGATTATAATGATTATAATGATTGTAATGATTGTTTTGAATTTAACGATGGAATCGCTATTCCTACAAATCCTATATTAAAAAATAGACTATCGACAAAAATTAGCAATAAAGAATTTTATATCAATGTGCTAAACACTTGTCCAGGTTTAACATCAAATGAAAAAATTTATTTTGAATTAAACAGAACGAGAATTGATAGTAAAACTGGAAATTGTTATACGGAAAGTAAAATTGTATCTATCGAAGATCCAACGATTCGTCTTTTTTTGCCAGAGAATGTTTTAAAATTAAAAGTTAAAGATAGTTGGAATATCGCAAAAATTTCGATCGATTACAATTTAAGACAAATGATTTATCCATTCAAAATAGTATCTAAAAAAGATTCTTCTGATACTTTTGCGGTAAGACCTGATCATTTTCGAATAAAAGTTTTTAAATCTTCAGCGTCTGATCCAACCGTATCATCTACATCATCCACATCATCTATACCATCTATACCAGCGGGAAATTTTATTTCACTTAAAATAGAAGCATTAGATTATCAAGGGAATGTTGTGACGTACGATAAATCTACAGATGATTATTTAACTATAGAACTTTCTCCTGGAAATAAAATACAATTTATTCCTTATAATATAAAAAACGGGCAAGGTTTAATAAGAATGATGTTTTCTTTATCTGCAGAAGATCAAGAAATTAAATTAATAGATGAAACTTTTTCTAATATAGATATAAACGATTCTTTAGAAGATCAACGATATTTTGAAGGAAAAGTTAATTTACGAATCTCAGAAAGATTCAAATCTTGGTGTGGAACTGGAACTGGTGAGAAAGAAAACGATCCAAATAAAAATACAGTTCAGCCTAATATAAGAAATAATGTAAATAAAAATTTACAATACCATAAAATGCAATGGTAAAAAATGGTAAAAACGATAAAAATGGTATATTAAATTAAGGATTTAATAATGATTATTACACACAATTATTATATTGATTTTTTTAAAGCCTTTAATCAGTTTCTTAAAAAGATTCTTGATCCTCGCGCTTTAAAAGACGGTAGAGGTATTCAAAAAATTGAATACTCTATCGCATCTAAAACACTTCTGAGTCATAAATTATATGGAAATGAATCTTTTGAATATCCAAATTTAATTATTGATCTTCAAGATATCCATGCTGACGAAGGTGTAAGTACAATTAAAAATAATGCTTATGGTTTAATTGATAATATTAATACGGTTTATCTCGCGGATAATCTTGATAAGAATCAGTTTATTAAAGCAGAAATGAAAAAATATATTCTTAATTTTAATATTACTATTAATTTAGAAGAATCTGCTGATATGTTAAATTTTTATCATTTAATTACGAATCATGTTCCTGTTAATTTTACATTCGTGGATTTTTCATTCTTTTATGGAATAGACATTACTGAGTTTGTAAATGATGGGAATTGGGATTTTGATAATGATAATATTTTTAACGTATTTAAACAACCTGATCCAACAGAGAGAGATAAAGAGTATTATTATTCTTATTTAAAAACTCAACCAGAATTAGAATTAACTGGAATTTCTAAAAATGAAGATAAAGAAGGAATGAAGTACAGTATTCAAATGAATTTTCTTGCATCGTTCTTAATTCCTTCTTATATTTACGGAACGAATTTTATTAACATTGAAAGAATTGTTCTTCAAATAGATACTACTGATAAAGATGATTATCCTATCATCACTGACACAGAAAATATATTTAGTACAAATAAAATTAAAAAAGGATCTTTTTTAGATCCTAATAGTTTTATTTTAAATGAGGAAAACGAATCTTTTGATATAATTTTGAAAAATGAAGCTAGCGATGAAGAAACTTTAAATTCATTAAAACAATTTAATTATATTTTAAAACTCGAACCTGATCTTTTGGAGATCTTTTCTCAAAAAACTCCACATAAGACAGAGAAAAGATTAAATCTTTATTTAGAGAATTTTGAAATTGTATCTGAAGAAGATAAAACAATACTGAGAATCACTAAAGAATCTCAAAAGACGCATTTTTCTTTATTAGAAGATTTTTTTATAAATTATATAAACTATATAAAAAATGAGGAGAGCGAATCTTCTCAATTTTACAACTTTCAATTATTTTATGCGGAGAAGTGATCTTTTTTAGATCACTTTTTAACCAACTATAAAATTCTAGAAAATTAATTAAGGAGATTTAAATGTCAAAATATTCTGAAATCTTAGGGCAACTTATTAATGAAAATATAAGCAAAGCTCATGATTATATCACAAATCAATTAATTATGGAACATCTTTTAAAAACTGGTAAAGTTACAATTGAAGAAGCTCAATTATTCAATCAAATGACGTATTCAGTGCTTTATGAAAGTTCTCATTTAATGGTACCAACAGTTGAAGAAATTCAAGAAGCGATGATGCCACCTGCGCCAGCTCAAATGGGTGCGCCAGCTCCAGGAGCAGCAGGAGAGGAACCAGTTCCAGCAATGAACGAAGCGCCAGCTCCAGCTCCAGCAGATGGAATTCCAAATGAGGGAGAACCAAGTCCTCAAGAAATTCAAGCTGCAATCGATGGTGGAGAAGCTCCAGCAGGTTTAAAAACATTAGTTGATCCAGAAACAGGAGAAAAATTTCAATTTGATCCAACAAGCGGATCTGTAATGCCTGAAGCTAAAGACGACATGCCAGTACCAGGAGATACAATGGGAGATTCTGCAGAACCAGTTCCAGCCCCAGAAGCAGAACCAGCAGCTCCAACAGATGAACCAGCAGCTCCAACTGATCAAGCAGGTTTACCTAAAAAAGACGTAAGTGCTAGCGAAGGAAATGTTGAAGAATCTACTGCTGCAGAAGCTACAGCAGCTACTGCGGAAGAATCTAAAAAAGATCAAAATATTGAAGAATCTGCGAATGTAGACGCTTCTGCAAAAGAAGAAGCAAAAGAAGAAGCAAAAGAAGAAGCAAAAGAAGAAGCAAAAGAAGAATTAAATGAAAATGAATTACTAGTTCAATCATTAATGAATCTTATAAAATAAGATAAAATAATATTTTTAAAAGGATTAAATTATGGAAAACAATCCTACTATAGTAGATAAGGTACTTTCGAAGATTATCTTCGAAAACCTTATTAAAAACGGAAAAGTTACTTTAGAAGAAGCTCAAATCATCAATGAAGCAATTATCGAAATCGTTGATAGATATAATCATACTATTATTGAAGAAACTGCAAAAATCAATACTTTAATGAATGTTCAAAATTCTCAGCCTCAGCAACCTCAACAACCTCAAATTAATGAAGCTGAAATGAATAGAATACTTCAAAGTATTGAGGAAGCAGCAATCGAAGCTACACAAAACAATCAAAAAATTATTGAAGAATCTGAAGAAATGTCAATTGCAGAAAAACTTGCATCTAAAGTTTTAAAATAATTTTTAAAAAAATAAAAATCAAATTAAGGAGTACTAATGAATTACTTTGAAAGAGTAAAATTACATGAAATTTGCGAAAGTGTAAAAGAAACTTATCTTTTAAATAGCATCGAAGAAAATGCTAATGAAATCGAAGTTCTAAGAACTAAAAAATTCTTAACTGAAACATTTAATACAATTGAAAAATTATTAATTGAAGAAGCAATTGCTGATGGTGTAAAAAAAGCAGCAATTATTGGAGCAGCAGGGTTAGCTGGAACAGCTGCAGGTTATGAACTTGGTCATGCTGCTGATGCAGGGGAATTAGCAGCGGGAAAGTAATTGATCCAGCTGCCCCAGAAGAAGTTGTAGTTGATAAAAATTTAATTACTGCAGATGACGTTGAAAAGCGAGAGATGAATGCTTTTGCGTTATCTGACTTATACAAACTTGCTCAGCAAAATCCTAATGCTGTTTTATATGGAGGAGCGTTAGGAACAGCTGGGTTAGCTTCTGGTGCAGTCGCTGCTCAAGCAATGAATTCTCAGAATCCAAGAAGTAGATAAAAATTATAAAAATATGGAGTTGTGATCTTTTTTAGATCGCTCTCCAGTTTTTTTGTCGTTAGAAAAAATTCTGAAAAAATTCTGAAAAAAATTATAAAAAACTTGAGATTCGCGGACGTTGCGCTTCTGTAGATATCTAAAGATATATAGCAGTTCTAAAATTATCAGAGTGGTTTTAGAACTCGTATATATCTTTGTGTATCCAAAATAGATGCTACATAGAAAATCAAGTTTTTCAATGTTTTCTTTTGATTGATTTTGATTAAGATTAATTTTAATTTTAATTTTAATTTTAATTAAATTTTATTTATAGCCAAAATCGATCTAACGAAGATAAAAATCTTTAATTTAAAAATAATATTATATACTAAGGAGAAATAATGAGTCTTTATACTTTAATTGAAGAAGCTTATAATTCTAAAGAAAAAGCTCTCGCGACAATGGGACTTGGTGCTCTTGGAGCAGGAGTAGCTGCATATCATGGTCATAGCGTTGATCAATTAGATAATTTGATAGATAAAGAAACTGGATTAACCGATTTAGAAGCGAATAACTTTAGAGCAGACGCTGCTTTATCAAAAGATGGAATACTAGGGAAAGTGAAAGGAGTTTTTGATTTATCTACTGGTAAATTAGATCCTCGAGAATTAGCTAAAGCTTATCAAACAGATCCAGATGTTAAAAATTTAATAGATGAAAAACTAGATCCTGAAAGCAAAAAATATATATTAAAAATTATGAATCTTCAAGATAAATTCAATGATCATCTTTTTCATATTGAGAATGATAAAAAAGAATTACCTGGGGTATTTAATGGTCATGCAAACGCAACTGCTTACGGAGCAGCAGGATTAATGGGTGGGGCAGCTCTTGGAGCAGCAGCGACATCAGATACGCTTAATCCTAAAAAAGAAACTAAGCAGTTAAAGAAAATTGAAAAAGATTATGAAAAAATTTTAAAAGATAAGCAAAAGCTAGCAGAAGAGCTTGAAAAAGAAAAAGCTTTACAATCGACTGTAAAAGATTATCATTTAGAGTCGACTCCAGCGCCTCCAGCGCCTCAAGCGCCTCAAGCTCAACCAGCGCCAGTTCAGATACCATTTCATCCAAACGTTCAATATTATTATGATCCATTAAATCCATATGGTTTACCAGCTCAATCTACACAACCTACCCAACCTATTCAACCTATTCAACCTATTCAACCTACTTTATTAAGATAACTTTTAAAGGAATTAATTATGAAAAACGAGAAAAAAGAAATGAATTTTAAACCAAAAAAATTTAGAGAAATCGAAGAAAGTTTTTTAAAAAATCTTGGATTATATGGTGGATTGGGAGCAGCAGGAGCTGCTGCTGCAATCTATGGAAACGATCATTGGGATCCGAATGCGACTCATACTGAAGTTGTTGAAAAAGTAAAACATGGAGTAGGCGCGACTGGGGATAAAGCTGCATGGGACGCGCATGTAAAAAAGGAAAATGAATTTATAAATAATGAAACAGCTTCCGATTTTAATAAATTAATGAAGGGTAATTTTAGTAATTCTAAGAACGATTACCAGGAATACCTAAAACAAACAGAGACTATCGATGATTTTAGAAAACTGACACCAGAACAGCAAAAACATTATATTCTTAGCTTAGCGGGATATGATTTCGATCATCCTGAAGCTTCTAAAAATACTTTAGCATTAAAGTTTGCTCAAGATTTTTATGCTCAAGAATTAGCTAAACAGTATCCTGAGGCTAAAAACCCTGAAATTTTTCAAACTATGGCTAAGAATTTCTTTGATAATAATAATACTAATGATACTTGGATGTTTAATAAAGATAATAAATTCGTTCAAGCTCAAGCAGGAGCTGAAAATTCATTCAACGATGCTTTAAAATTAAACAGTCCTAAAATTGATTTTAAAAATGATTGGACTACTTTTACTCAAAATAAAAATCAAGATTATATGAACATGGGAAGAATTTTATCAACAGTTGATGGAAATGGTAATGATAATGGCAACAATTTAGTAAATTTTGGAGATTTTATTAAAAAAGATGGAACGTTTGATTTCAATAAAGCTTCGCAATTTTATAATGGAGATGTTAATAAAGTTAAAGAATTATATAAAACATTTATCGATGCCGCTGATACTGACGCAGGCGATACGTTTTCAGGAGACAATATTAAAAATAAAAATCCTTACCCAAATCCGAATGGATTTTTTGATCATATTTCAAATTATTTTTCAAAAGGTAATATGCCTTTTAATAAAATTAATTCCATTGATGATTTAAAAGCTTGGAATGAAAAACTTTTAGAGACACAACCAAATGCTGCAAAAATATCAAATTATGATGCTGTTTATAGTGGATTTTTTAATCCTGATACTATGCATCCAGCTGGAACATTAAACAGTTCTCAAGGGACTGATCTTGATTCTAATTTAGATTTTTCAAAATTAACTTTAAAAAGCGATACTACGACACCGTCACCTGTAAAAACAGATTTTGATCAATTCAATAAAAAATATGAATCCTATAAACCATACGGAGACCAGGCAAATATTTTTATAAAAAACTGGAGTAATTCTACTGTCTTTGATGGACAAGGTAATGTAAAAGATACAGATTCTGTAGTTAATCCAAATGAAAAGTGGAGAGAATTTGATTATGATAAAAATGGTAAGATAGATGAAAAAGATTTTGAAGCTTTTAAAAAGTCGGACGAATATCATAAAAAATTAGAAGAATACAGAAACAAACATCATTCTGAATACGAAAAAAAATTTTTAGAAAATTATAAAGGCAAAATTCCCGAAAAATATAATCCGGGGCATGATGAAATAATCAAAGAAAAGAAAGAAGTAAAAGGTATTACTACTAAACCGATGGCTGGTCTTGTAGGAGCTGGAGCTGGACTTGCTGCAGCAGGTATAAGTTCTGCAATCGCTAACGCAGCAAAAAAACCTAATCATTCGCAGTTCCCAGCTCATCCAACGTATTCGCCGTATCCAGCATATCCTCATAGATAAAAGGAGGATTTAATGTTAAATTATTTACAAGAGCAATCTATAGGGCTTCAAGTTCTAAAATCAAAATTGGTTCCAGAAGAATCAAAAGAAGAATCTAAAAAAGATTCGAAAGAATCTTCTGGTCTTTTTAAGAAAACAGGTATCTTTACTGGATTAAGAGCTAGCGATAATTTTAGTAAAAATAAAGTAAAAGATGCGATAGATAAAACTTCAGAAGCCGCTTTCGATTCAATTGGAATGACCGAAAATAAACCTAAAAAAGATAATGAAAAATCTTTTGGTTACATTGCTGACAGCGCGTATCAAAAACTTCAAAAGATCGATGAAGTAATTAATATTTTTGAAACAACATTTCGCAATAACGTATTGACCGTCAAAGGAACTCATAAAAGAGGTTTACCGTATGTTTCTCTCACTAAAGAAAAAATGGCTAAAACTTACAAAAAACCTCGAGCGCATGCTACTGATCCTCTTGGGAAAGATCCAAAACAAGCTGCGATAGATTTAAGAAAAAATACAAGAGTTCTTCAAAAGATCAAACAAGGAACACAAAATGGCTAGTATTCTTGTTGGTGATATTGATACGACAATGATCAACGGAATTCCAAATGAATTAATTTTTAAAAATATATTAAATAATAATATTCAATTTTTTCAAGAAAACGAATTGAAAGCGTTAGATACTTTTAAGATCGATGAATCTTATAAATACCGTCCAGATAAAGTAGCTTTCGAATACTACGGAGAAGACGGCTATTATCCTCTCGTGCTTTACGCAAATAATATTGGATCAATTTTACAATTTAATCCAGAGATTATTGGAGATGAGATAAAATTATTAAAACCAGAATATGCATTAAAATTAATAATTGATTATAGGCATAAATAATATAATAAATAATATAATAAATAATATAATAAATAATATAATAAATAATATAATAAATAATATAATAAATAATATAATAAATAATATAATACATATATGCGAACAGACGCAGTCAATTAACTGACCTTACTGACCTTACTGACTACGTCAAAACGATTAAAAGGAGATTTAAATGTTATATCGAGAAATTAAAAGATTTCATCTCGAGAAAGTCCCGTTAAATCAAGAAACATTTGACGAATTAAAAAGAAGACTTTTTTTAGCTTTATCCAAATATAAAAGTTCTAAAAAAACAAGAATCGTTCATAAAATTATAGAAAATAATCTTTTTCAACTTTATTTTTTCAATAAAGATATTTCTGACGAAGTGATATTAATTTTTTCAGAGAATAATAAAATTACATTATTTCCTATAAATATTGATTTAATTGCAGATTACTCGCCTGATGATATAGTTCATATCGCGGACCAAATTATTTTAACTCATAGAAAATTAAAAGAAGAAAAAGAAGTTTTAAGCGCGCACCAAATATACAATATTGAAAAATTAAATAAAAAATTAGAAGATTTATATGAAAGATATTTAGACGCTTTTGATTATTTTAAAATAATTGATATTCTTTATTATGGATTTTTAAAATTCTTAGCGGGAAGAATATTCCTTACGAATCAAAAGTTATCGAAAGAAGTCCTTGAAGAACTATCAAGCATCATCTTTGAAATTATTTCAAAAATCTATACAAAAAGTGTTAAAAAATATTTAAATTCATATGAAGAAAAGATAGTTAAAGCTATCGCAGGTATCTATGTTTTAAGTGCTTTTAAAGAAGAAAATTCTTCAATGATTCTAAAAAAGATTCAAAAAATTTATGACGAAGAAGTTTTTTCAGCAATTAAAAAAATTAGAAAAGTAAGTATGAAATCTTTAGATGATCTTATTGAAGCTTTATTCGATACAGAAGTTTTTAAAGTTTCAAAAAATATTTTCAAAATCAATCTTAGACAAATCCTTGGTGACAAAGCAGAATATTTTATACAAGGTCCAGCAAATGAATTCATTGCATTCTTGTGTTCTTTGAATCATAAAAATCAATTATTTAATGCTTTATCTCCGAATGAAAAGAAAACTGTTAGATTAGAAGAACTTGTTTTTAATGAAAAAGGAAATGTGATCTTAAATAAATTAAGGCCAATGCTATGACGCCTACTATTATAAGAAAAGGATCTAAAAAAGATTCAGAAAAGAAAAAATTTTCTTTTCTATTTGAATATACGCCAGATGGCGAAATGTATCTTACAAAGATCACTCGACCTGTAAGCTATTTTATTATGCTTTTTATTTTTATATTTTTATTAATTCTCAATAGTTTCAATGTAATTCATACTGACGAATTATATATTGAAACATTAAAACAAGTTCTGCTTTTAATGACAGGATTTTATTTTACTGCGCGCACGCTCGAAAAAATTCAAAAAGGATCTAAAAAAGATCCTTTGGATGAGAAATAAAAAATAATTTTTTAAATTAATTTTTTAAAACGATTTTCCCTAAAAGGATCCTAAAAGGATCCTTTTAGGATTTTTGTCGTTAAACGAAAACCAAATTAATTTAATATTTTAAGGAGACCTAATGGGTGCTTTAGGTAATGAATATTTATATAAAAAATTGGTCGAAGAACAACAAGCGCAAGAAATGCGTAATAAAATGGCTTCGAAAAATAGTTTTTTTAATAAAAATATAATCGGAGGAACTCAGCGTATGACTGGTAGTCCATTGATTGGAGCTCTTGCTCCTACAATGGCTGCTGGAATGGGTAAAACGATGGTGACTGCTCACACAACTGACGCAGCTCTTCAAATGGCAGGATCTATTCCTTATTTATTTTTAAAAGCTGGTCAAGGAGCAAATTATTTAAATAAATATAAACAATTAGATCTTAAATTTCAAAGCGGTTTGATGGATAATTATAGTGGCTTTAGTCATACGATGCATAATGCTATGAAAGTTCAAACTGCTTCTGCGGGAGCTAGTGCGGCTGCCGCTGCGCTTGGTCATACTGGAGCAGCTCAATGGATAGCTGCTCATAACCCAATGCTTATGGCTTTTCATGGATTAGGACCAAGTAGTGGGCTGGGATCTTTAACAGGAGCAATTGGAAAAGGAACCGCAGGACTTTTAGGTTTAAAAGGTGGTGCTGCGACAGCTCTTGGAACTCTTGGATCTTTCGCTCCTATGGCGTTAGCCCTTGGTGGGTTAATGTATGGTGCTCATAAATTTAATAAAATGGGTGGAAGCGATACAACCATCCAAAATAAAAAAATTAGAAACGAGACTCCAAAAGTCAATGGTATTCAAAAGTTGATCTCCGAAGGATCATATAAGACACATGCGAATACTATTCAAATGCTTCAGGCTCAAAATTTATTAGATCCTTTTCAGACTTTACAATTAACTATCTTAAATGATATTAATCTTAATACCACAGCTAATAAATTAAGTTATATTGAAAAACACACGAAATCAACAGATAATGCTAGAGTAAGTAATGAATTAGCTAATAGATTTTATCAAGATGAATTTCGATCGAGCTCGTTGAGTGGTTCAAAAAATTTAAATAAAAATATTTGGTATAATGTAAACCAAGGGATCTCTTTAGGATCATTTAGATTATTTGCAAACTTAATGGGTCCTTTATCTCGAGTTATGTTTGGTCAACATGTTGGAGAAATTAATTCTCAAATCGATAGCATGCTGACTTCAGACAGCAGAAATTCTTTTCATAATGCTTTAACGAAAAGCGCAAATAAATTAAACATTCCTCATAATTTACTTTCATCAGTTCACGCGAGCGCAAATGATTTTCTTAAGTATGAATCTTTTGAAGATCAATTATTAGGTTTAACTGCAAACATTCATGAAATATCAAGAACAAGTGCGTTAGCCCTTTTAGATATACGAACTGGTATGGGTTATAATCAAAGCACTTCTCTTGGTGATGGAGCAAAAACATCTGCTTTTAGTATCATCGGAGACACCAAAGATTATCTAAAAAGAACAGCAGGAGTAAAATCATTTGAAGATAAATCTTTTGCTCAAAAATATTTTGGAAGCTTTTGGGGAACCTTACTTGAAGGTGGATTAAGTTTTGCTCACGGATTAAGCACAAATGTATTAAAAGAAACAGCAAAACTCGGTGGTAAGCAATTAGATAAAGGATTAGTAAAATTATTTGGAGCAGGATTCTCTGACGATCTTAATTACAAAGAAGCGGTTAAACAGAAAAAGATAAATAACTTACTTAAGTTAGCTGCTAAAAAAGGCGACATCAACGAAGCATTTAATTCAATGACTAATTCTGATTATGATTTAAGTCAGTCGCTTCATATAGCGACCATCTTACATAAAGAAAGAAAAAAAGAACATTTCACTGGAAATTATTCTGACGACATTGAAAAAGCTTTAAATGGTTTAGATCTTGAAACAGAGATAAATGAAAGTAATATCACAAAAGAACACGTTAAAAACGCTGAAAAAGTTCTAGATAAAATTAATAATACAATCAGAAAACTTAACGATGAAAAGAAAAGAATTACTAATCCAGATAGATTAGAAGAAATTAATAAAAAGATTAAATCATTCAGAAGAATAAAAACAATTGTAGAATCTCGATATTCTAAATTGAATCTTTTATGGATCGCTAAAAAGAATGGTGGAATTGAAAAAGCAATCCAATCTGGTAAATTAAATTCTGATAAAGATGCTTTTTTAGCTTATAAAGAATTTGATCCTACTCAATCCGGAGGAAGCAATAGTTACGTTCAGAATTTATTAAATCCATTTTTAGATCCATTCAGACAAATGCGATCTTCTTTTATAAATTATAAAGAAAATCTTGCTCGAAAATTAAGAAATTCATTCAATATTTATTCTCAAAAAGATATTGAAAAATTATACGACGACGCTAAAAGTAAACTTAGAAAAGTCGATTATGAAAAATCTGGTAGGGAATTTCTTGGTAAAAAATTCCCAGATATGATGATCCAAATTCTAAACGAACTTAAAACACAGAGTTCGTATTTAAAAGATCTCTTACGTTGTAATGGTTGTAGCGTTAAGCAAGTAAAAGGATTAATTTCAGGAAAATGGCGAGGTCAGTTTGGTGATATAATGACTGACTCAGAATACGATAGAAGACTTTCAACAGAAGCTTTATCCCAAGTGGAAGGACAATTAGAAACCGGTAAAAGCAAAAGATTAATTGGAGGTCTTACTAAACACATAGGAATTAATCTTTTAAAATTGATGACTCTTGGATCAATCAAAGCGGAAGAATTCAATACTGGATCATCCGTTATGAAAAAATTTAGAATGTATACAAGATTAAATGACGATCAGCTTCAAAGAATTCAGGAAAAAGAAAATAAAGAAAAAGAATTCGAAAAAGAATTAAAAGAAAAAGTAGAATCTGAGAAAAAAAGTTCTAAAACTTTAGAAGTAATTGAAACGACTGTTAAAAAATGGTTTTCTTTTGAAAAAGAATCTAAAAAAGATTCAGAGAAGAAAGAAGAATCAAAGAAAAAATGGTTGGAAAATTTATTAGTTGGAGGTTTAGGTTTATCTCTTGGAGGTTTATTATATAGTGGGTTCGGTTATCTTGCAGAACATTTAGATCATATGATAGATAGCGCATATGAATGGATGCAAGATAACTCTTCAACATTAAAAAGTGTAGCTGCTACACTTGGTGGAATAGGAGCTGCATACGGTATTAAAAAAGCGAAAGACGCCGTTTTCGGAAAGAAACAGAAACCTAAAACAGATACTTCTGAAAAACCTAAAAACGATAAATCCAAAAATAAAAAAACTAATAAAACTAATAAACCTAAAAACAATAAACCTAATAAAATTAAGAAAATCGTAAAAAATACGAAACGATCATTAAAAGGTTTCTGGGGAATTTTCCTTGAAAAGCTTAAGAATGTTTGGGATCGAGCGCTTGATTTATTCAAGAAAAAGAATCCAGGCAAAGTCGATAAAAAATCTTATAATTTTATCAAAACTATTAAAAATTTTATATCTAAGGCTCCAGAAGCTTTCGTAAAATTATTTAAGAGTTTTAGATCTGTAAGCGGATTTTTAAAAGCTACTAAAATAGTAAGAGCTTTCTTTTCAATGTTAGCAGTTGGTGGAGCTGTTGTTTTAGGTTCCGCTGGAATTGGATCAGCAATGATCGCAATATTCACTTCATTTATTATTTTCTTAGTAACTGATTTCTTAATCGATATTGTAATTGATTTAATTAATTCTACAGGTGAAGCTGAAAACTACGAAGCTCAAATTGTTTTAGAATCATTGAATAATATTAAAGATTTATCAAATGATGTAGAATACTATAAATTTTTATCTTCGCTTGATTCATTAGGTAATATTGATGCGGCGAACACGTTAGTAAAACATTATACACGGACTGGAGATCTTAAACATAATTTATCAGCACTGATTGGAGGCGTTGAAGATAATTATTTTGAGAACGATGGAATAATATTTAACTTCAAAGAAAAAAATAAAAATGGCGCTAAAATAAGTAAAGATTTTATAAAAAATACATTATACAATCATCTTCGATTTAATGATACTAGTAATGTTATTAGAGAGATGAATGCATTTGAATTATATGCAAAAGATAAAGATGATATAAAAAATATGCAAGCAATTGCTAACTTTAAAGTAATAGTAGAAATGCTTGATGAAAAGAAAAAACAAGAAATCTTTAGTTCTCCAGAAGTCTTTATGAGAAACTTCAATGACTTCCTTAAACAGCCAGATAACTGGATCAACTCTCACGGTTTAACTGGTAGAGTAAAAAAGAAAAATATTGAATTCACTAATAAATTTGGAGAAGATTTTAATAAAGCTATTTATTATGAAAACGAAATTACTCCGAAATATAAAGCTGGTGCATCAGCAATATCGGAAGTTGATTTCAAAAAACCATTAGAAGAAGCAGTACAACAAATTACATTAAGTATATCAGAAGCAGCATCAATAATCACTTCAGCAATTAATAATCAGACGGTTAGTCTTTCAGGAACTTTAGCAGCAACAAAAGTTGAAAGTATTTCGTCTATATCCGAAAAATAATTTTTAAGGAGCTTTTATGGGTAAAAATAACACCGGTAACTCTAGTCCACAAATTCCAGGAATGGAAATTGAAGAACTTGATATAAAAACTTTAGCAAATTCCGGATCAGGTATTAAAGCAAATAAAATTCATTTAGTTGTTTTGGGTCAATTACCTGGATTCAATTCCGAAATTGATCCAAATTTTGCTTTAGAAAAATTAAATTTAAGAAACATTCCATTGATTGATTTTATTCCAGTTTCTTATAGTATACCTTTAATTAATAAAATGATGTCAGGAGCTTCAGAAGGATTATCTAAATTTAGCGCGATGTTAGCTGAAGGTGAATTTGGAACTATGGGATTATATTTAAAAAATGGATTAAGTTCAAGTTATAACTCTTTTAAATCTCTTCTTTCATCGGCAGCAAATTCTGTCAATCAAAAAGGATTCGTAGGCGCTTCGACATCTGCTCTTGCTGATGGAGTTCAGAATTTGACAAAGTTAGCAGATTCTACTTCATTGTATAACTATGAAGCTTCTCCAGAAAACGAATGTAATTTTTTATTTAATTTACTTTTAATGAGATACGTGAATTTGAATTGGGGGGTAGACGCCAAATCGCATATTTCTTCTTACCTTAAAGAAGATAAAAAAAATAAACAAGATGAAGCTAAAATAAAACAAGGATCGGAAGAATACTTAGGAGTAAGATTAATTGCTGCAAATGATGCTATGTATAATGAATCAATTAGTAATTCATTTGGACAAAATGAAGCTTTAAATGTCTTATCAAATAACCCGTTAGTTAACGCATTTTCTGGAGCGGCGACGTCTCTTTTCAATAAAGGAGCAAACGCAATTACAAACGCTACAAAAATTAATGCTCTGAATACAGTACAGAATCTCCCTAAACTAAGTTATGGAGATGCATTGAAAGTCTTTGAAGGATCTAGTACTGGTAATATAATTACTCAAATTGCTCAAAGTAAATTTCTTGGAATGAATATAGCTTTACCAAAAGCTTTTAATAGTTCAAATTTTTCGGATAATTTTAGTATAACAGTGAAGTTATCTTCTCCGAGTGGACATCCAATTGATATTCAAAATTATATTATAAATCCTTTAAAAATTTTCTTATCTATGGCAGCTCCAATTACGCAAAATCTTGAAACATATTATTTACCATTATTATGGAAAGTACAAGGTTATGGTATTCATAATGATTTAGTAGCTTATATAAATAATATAACTATAATGAAAGGCGGAATGGAAAATTCAGTCAATGATTATCTTCAACCAACAATGATTGAAGTAAGATTAACTTTAAGTACGATTTCTGAAACAATGGCTGCTGTAGCTGCTCCAGATGTGCTTGTTTCAGATACAAACGAACGAAACGCGATTGGTATGACTACTCCTTTAAGATCAGCTGAATCTATGGACCAATCCAAATATAAAAGAGAAAAATACACTGTGAAATTATAATAAAAATACAATAAATTATAAAATTTTTTACAAAGGATTCAAATGAAAAAAACAGAAAATGATAAAAATGATAAAAAAATTTTAGAAATAAAAGATCCTTTATCTAAAAAAGATTTAGAAATAGAAACAATCGTTTGCGATGAATTCTTAGAAGAAGGATCTTTTATAGAAATCGATTTAGACGTTATCGATTTCGTAGAAAAACTTAAAAAATAAAAAAGGATCTTTTTTAGATCCTTTTTAAAAATTAAAAATATAAAGGGAGATTAATAATGTTAGATGATATTCAAAAACCACTTACAACGCTTATAAATATTTTTAATATTAATTTTATAGTAGGAATTATTTTATTTTCAATCGTTTTTACTATTGGAATGATTTTATTCAAAGATCAAATTAAATATTTATTTTATTCATTTATGGATTTTATGAGATCTTTTATAGATCGCAAGTCTACTCAAAAATCTATAAAAGATCAACAGAAGCAATCTTCTTCGTCTTCTCCGCGCGCTCAGCTTTCTATACAAGAAGCGCAAGAAGTTAGACGATTATTAAACGATATCATTAAAGAAAAATTTAATTTTTATTTAATCAATGAATTATTACCTATGTACTATGGTAATAAAAAACCAGATAAAAATGATATTAATGAATTGCAAGAAAGATTTTTCACTGATGTATCGTTATTGATCACAAAGGATCTAAAAAAGATCTTTTTAAAATATTATACTACAGAAGGTATAAAAATATACATTAATGAACAATTTTTGTATTACGTGAATAAAATTGATAAAGCTTTCTATACTGATCAGACTTCGATAGTTTCCGACGATTTATATAAATCGATATAACAACGTAATAAACGTAAAACGTAATAAAACGTAACAACACGCAACAACGTAAAGGAGAATAAATGCCTACAAACACAAACAATATAAATCATAAAAATTATAAATTAAAAATTCTTCAAGAGGCATCTTGGGAAGATGCTTTTGAAGATGAAGATCCAGTTGATGATGTTGTGGATAGTGCGTCAGCGCTAAACTCTCACGAACAGTCGCTTAAAGCAATATCATCTTTAGAAGATCTCGAAAAGATCGATAAACAGTTTGATTCATTATATAAAAATTTTCTTGATAAAAATGATGATATTAATCTTTTTTCAGCGAAAGTTCAACGAATTGAATTGAGTAAAACATCTCAATTATATAAAAGAGAAAAAGAAAAAGAAGAGCCTGATGATCCTTTCGATGATCATAAACAAGCTCAGGAAGAATTAAATAAACTTTTCAATAATGAATCTAATGATATTCTTAAGATTTTCCAATCTCAAACTATTCATAATAATAGAAAAGATCTTTATGAGATGTACGATGAAATCGCTGATATAAATTATATTGCGTATAAAATGCTAAGAGTGTATCTTGATAATATTTTAATTAAGAATGCTCAAACTAAAACATTCATTAATATCAAAGAAAATGAAGATAATAAAAATTTAGCTAAAATCGATGATACTAAATTAGATTTTATTAAAAAGATGCTTGATATGTTTTTAGTATTTTTTGATATTCAAAATAAGTTAAAAAACCAAATTGTTCCAAAGACTTTAAAGTACGGAGATTTTTATATTGAAGTTGTTGATCTTTCAAAGATCGATAATATTCTTTATAGACAACCTCAATTATTAACTGAAAATTTCGTAATTGAAAATAATGGAAGGAAAAAAACTTATAAAAATGTTTCTTACGCTTATCTTGAATTACCGTATAAAGAAAATTTTATGGAGTCTATGGATGCTGAAAACATTAATGAATCTAAATTCGGATCTAAAAAAGATTCGATTCATGATTTAAATAATTTAGCTCCAGCAGGCAATAATTTTGAAAATTTGGAAGAATCCTTTCAATACAAACTTGAAAAATTACGAGATAAATTATCGGCGAGAGTTCTTGAAGAAAGCGATATTCCTTTTTTAAAAAGAAATGATAATGAAGAATTTGATATTGAAAATTTATTTAAAATGGATCTTGATAAGATCGAAAATATTTATTTAAGATTACAAGACCCAAGTAAAGTTCTTAAAGTAGAGCAAGATGGAGTACTTTATGGGTATTTAGTAATCGAAGATGTCGATAGAGAAAAAAATGGGGATGAAGAAGAGATAAACATATACAAACGATTTTTATCGGATAATGAAAGTGGATCAAATGATGATGTAAATAAAAATGTTACAAAAAATATTGCTGGAGAAATTTCAGAGAAAATCTCAGAAAGACTTGCGGAATTTATTAATCAGAAAGGTGATTTTGAAGCTATTCCAGATGAACTTAAAGCATCATTAAGAGTAATTATTTATCAAAAATTACTTAAGAAATCTAAGATAAAATTTAGATTTTTAGAAACTTCTGATATGGTAAATTTTCATACAGTGATTGATAAATTTGCTCCATATGGAACGTCAATTTTCGATCCAATTATTCAACCAGTAAAAATGTATACTATTGGATTAATGACTTCGATAGTATCAAGACTTAGTAGAGCTGCAGTGATTCGAAAATGGAATATTGAAGTAGGTAATAAAAGAAACTATCAAGCTGTAATCGAGCAAGTTAAAAAAGATCTTCGTAATAAATCAGTAACATACGATAGTCTTACTAGTATTAAAAATATATCAAAAATGATTACCGATTTTAAAGATATTGCGACAGTTACTAGAGATGGTCAAAGATTTATCGATCTTGAAGTGATGCCAATGCATGATCGATCTTTACCTATTCAAGAATTACAAGATCTAAAAACAGAATTAATTGCTGCGACTGGAATTCCTGCGACTTATTTAAATATGCCAGATGCAGTTGATCTTAGAGAGACTCTTGTAAATATTAATATCAATTTTGCAAATACTATTATTAGTCAGCAAAGTTATATCGAAGATGGTCTGAATATTTTATTTAATATTATTATTAAAAAATTATTAAATTTAAATGGAATACCAGATAAAGGTTTCAATATATCTAGTATTTTTAAATTAACTTTAAACACTCCATTAGTACTTCAATTACAACAGAGTGAAGCTCTTGTTGGAAGTATAATTAATATTATTGGAGCATTGAATCAAGCTCAGCTTCAGATAGATCCATTAAAATTATTAGAAATGTATATACCTCAAATGAATTGGGAAGCATTGAAAAAATCTGGAGAAGAATTAACTCGAGACGAAATCAAAAAGCAAATTATGATGCAACAAGACGGTCAGCAAGCTGGAGGATTTTAAAATCCTCCAGCTTTTTTTGTCGTTAGAAAAAACTTTGAAAACTCGTGATCCTAAAACGTTAAGCAACGATAGATATCTAAAGATATATAGCAGTTCTAAAATTTTTAGAACTGCTTTTATATCGCTTGTATCTAAAAAAGATGCTACGTGGAAAATCAAAGTTTTTCAATATAATTTTAAATAATTTTTATTGAAAACTCGTGATCTTAAAACGTTGAGCAACGATAGATATCTAAAGATATATACGAGTTCTAAAACCACTTTAGAAATTTTAGAACTGCTTTTATATCGCTTGTATCTAAAATAGATGCTACTTTAAAAAACAAGTTTTTCAAAAGTTTTTTTTGCCCTCTTAATTATTTTTAATTAAAAAATACAAAGAAAAAATTAAACGAAGTTTTAAACGAAGTTAAAGAAGATAAAAAGGAGATAAAATGTCAAAATTCGAAAACTTTTTTGGAGCGCTTCCTATTTTAAAACATATGAAATCTGAAGATTTTAAAGCTTTAAAATTACTAACAGAAAATGAAAAATATTCAGAAGATCTTCAAAAACTTGAAAATATTAATTCTAAATTAATCAATATTATCAATAACCCTTATTTAAAATATCCTAATTATTTAAAAGAACAAGATGAATCTTTTATAGATACATTTTATAATAATAAAGAAGGTAAAGAAAAATTAAAAAAAACATTAAGTGATAGATATCGATCTTCAATAGATACATTAGAAGAATATTCTAAAAATTTAGATAAAATAGATTATACTTTTGAAATTCTTTTTGAAGCTCAAGAAGAAGTAAATTCCGAAAGCCAATCAGATCCTTCTCAATCTCAAAATGGCGAAAATAGAAAATTATCTGACGAACAGATTCAGCAGATAGCTCAAGGTATCCAAGATGGATCAATATCCGAAGAAGAGATTCAATCTGCGATACAGCAAGGTCAAATTGGAGAAGGAGATGTTGAATTAATTCAACAAGCGATGGGTCAGCAATCTGAAGAATCTGCTCAACAAAAAGAGGAAATTTCTAAACAACAAGTTGATCAAATTACTGATTCTTTTATTCGATTAAATTTATTTGATAAAATTAATGATCTTGAAGAAAAATTTGAAAGTTTTATCAATACTTCAAATGATGCTGAAATGGTCGAAAAAATTAAACAATTAAAAAATTATTTAGATATAATTCTTTCTTTAGTGTATAATATGGATGTAAATTTGCTTTACCAATTATACGCTACTATCGAATTAAAAGCAATTACATTATTTAAAGAAAAAATGGGAATAAAAACTATAGATGATGATGACGAATACTTAATTAATCTTCAACGTCAAGCATATGCTCAAGAATTAAAAAGTAAATTTCCAAAAGAAATTCTTATGGAAAAATTAGCTTCTGGCGAATTAGAAGGTACTACGATTCTTGAAGATTTAGTAAAATATCAAATATATTCAGAAGAAGAAATTCAACAGATGATGCAAGAGGCACAGCAGCAACAGGAACAACAACAGGCGCAAGAACAAGGGCAACCAGAACAAGGATCCCCAGCAGATCAACAACCTGGAACACCTGATCCAGCAGCAGCTCAAGCGCAACCTCAGCCAGATCAACCTGCTCAGCAAGCTAATCCTCAACAAGTTGATCCAGCGCAAGCGGGACAAGCTCAAGCTCAACCTCAACCAACACAAGGATCTCCAGCAGATCAACAAGCTCAAGCGGGACAAGCTCAAGCACAACCTCAAAATAATCAAGAACAATTAGCTCAGCAGATGATGCAATCTGCTGAAGAATTAAAACAAGCTGCTCAAGTAATGTTAAATAATTCAGAACAAGATGAAATTACGCAAATCGCTAACGCAATCGTATCTGGGCAAATGTCAGCTGATGAATTAATTCAACAATTTATGAATAATCAGATTTCGAAAGAAGATTTTAAAAAGATTATTTCAAAAATCGATGAAATTAAAAAAGCTGGTGGAGAAGGATCTTCTGGAGATCAAGCTCAAAGCCAAGCTCAAAGTCAAGGCGAACAGCAAATTACAGATGATGAATCTAAAGATTTAAAAGCAAAAGAATCGAAAGAACCTAAAAAGAAAAAGAATGTTGACGTTAGTAGCGACGCAGTTGATGTATAAGAATTATTAAAAATCATTAAGAATTATTAAGAATTATTAAGAATTATTAAAAATTATTAAGAATTATTAAAAATATATAGAATTATAAAAAATTATAAAAAGGATTACGATGGCTACTGAAATAGTAACGAATGAAGATTATAAAAAAGTAGAAATTCTTGGATTATTGCCAACCGCTAGAGATCCATCCGATTGGCTTCGAATGGTCGCAAGAATTTTTGGGGCTTATAAACAAGTCGATTTAAATAAATCCATCGCAGCTTATATCGATGGATTCGATATTAAAGTTACCGAAGAAGGTGATCGATATAAATTCGAGATCTCTGCTGGATCATGTTTTATTGATGATCAATTTATTGGATTTAAAGATGACGTCGTATGGTATCTTTATAAAAATACCATAGTACCAAACTCTGATAAAATTTTAGTCCTTTATTATCAATGGTCTTTAGAATTTAATTATAATCTCGCTGAGTTTAAAGTAATTGATGAATCTGAGTTCGTTCCTCAAAATATGATTAGAATTCGAAGATTTAAAATTAATGCTGATTATAGTATTACATTAGAACCATCTGATTTAGATCAACAATTCGCAGATAACTTTAAAAAATTATTTGAAATTGCTTCAGATAAAGTTGTATCTTCAATGGATTCATTAAAGTATCATTTTGAATCGTATGATGTTGAAGAAAATAAAATTGCTCCAGAAACTAAGTCAGGTGACTTTGTATATTTAGATTATATTACTGGACAATATCGCCCTGCTAGATCATGTACTAAAAAATACGATAAAGCAGTAGGAATTTATTTAAAAAATATTAATAATAATAAACAATATGTAATTTTTTCTGGGATAGTGAATTTCGATGAATCTCAATGGTACATCGATGATGAAAGAAGTTATCTAAAAAATTTAGAAAAAGGTACTAGTTATTACTTAGCGGACAATTGTCTGGAAACCAACGTTTATACTGGAGAAGTGAAAGTAATCAATCCAGGAGCTATAAGTTCAAAATTTTATCCAGGGCTGGTTAGAGTAGGATTTTCAATCGATGAAAATTCTTTATTTATTCAATTAGATTATTCTTCTGAAATGAACGTGAATAATATATTAGAATTATTTGGAGATAAAGAAAGATTCTCTTTAAGATACACTCAGTTTTATGATTATTTTTCTATAGTAAATCAATTAAATAAATATAATGAATACACTGCGGGAGATTATTTATCTCATAAAGATTTAATTGATTCAAATATAGATGAAATTGATTCTCGTATAAATACGGATCTTTCAGATCTTAATACAGCTTATTCAAATTGGAGCACTGCTAAATCTAATTTAGAAAATCATGTTTCATCTACATCAAGTTCATCAGATTACAAAACGAATTTTGAATCTATATTTAATCAGTATCATAAAAAGATCTATAATCAATTGAAAGCAATTTATAATGGAGACCAAATCAAAAACGTTCGTGATAATATTAAATTTATTTTAGATTTAATTAAAGCAAATATTGATGCTAGTCAAAGTGCTTATGATGATATTGCTACTGCAAATACATCATTTGAGACAAAAACGATTGGTAAAAAATGGCAAGCATTAATAGATGATATGAATGATATTTACGACATGATTAATTATTGGTATCAATTATTAGGAACTGGCACTGACGATAAAACCTTACTAGCAAATTCTGAAAAAAGAATTCAGGATATTATAATAAATTATTTTAATAAAACTAACGATCTATCAACGACTATTAATAATTCAAATACATATTTGGATATTACTACTGAAAATGACGATGGTAGTACAACAACCACTACTGGTTATATTTCAAAAATTATTAATAGTATTCAAGATTCATTAAATTCTTTCAGTTCAAATCATTTAACAGTTATGTCTGTAGCTCAAGATCCAAATAATTATAGATTTGATGATACATTCTTTACTTTAGACTATCAAAAAATTACTGATTATTATCAATTATCAAAAACTTTAACTTGGGATGATGTAAGATATTATAAGGATTCTGATTTAACGGTTGATAATGTGGATGAAGAAACTGGAGAAGGAACTTATAGTTATTCGACTGAAACTGACGCTGATGGTATTGCAAATATTCAAACCAATGACGTATTATTTAATACGACTACTGAAGTAAACGATACTTACGTAAATATTTATGATAATACTAGTCCAGATTCGGATAATTACAAAGATGAAACTTTATATACTGAAATGAAATTAGGTCTAGCTTTATTAAGCAATAATCTTTTATATATAAATAAAGTTCATGATAGTTTATTATACATGCGTGGATATATTATTGAATTCCAAAAATTAATTACTTATTTTGATAATTATTTTAGTGCTGTTAGTATCTCAACAGAAACCTCAAATATAGAAACAATCAATACTAATTTTAATACATTAGCAGTAACTTTAATGAATAAAAAAGATCTTTTAAATAATCATCAAATCGAAACATATACTGATAAAATGATTAAAGATAAATTAAATATCCATTTAAATGAATTAAATTCTATCAAAGCTGATAATGAAAATACGGTAATTGATTTAAGTACTAAAATGACAACAGTGAAAGAAAATCTTGGAGTAGATTTAGATCAAAATAATCCTGTTTTAAGTATCTTTAGTATAAATAATTATCAGCGAATAATTTATAATTACACTTACATCGTTCAACGTTTAAGAATCAAATTTACTGATAAAAAAGTTATCGAAGATCGAATTCAGATCATTGATAATAAAATTGCTTTTGTGACTAGTCAACCAGTAATTGATCAAGCTTTATTAACTCAATTGCAAGATCTTAAAGCATCATATGTTAATACATTAAATCAAGTGAATTTTGAAATTGAAACTTTAGCTACTGAATTTAATAGATTAAGAACAGAGCATTTAGGTTTACCAGCGACAGCTGTTGAATCCGCAGATTTCGATGATGGAGGATTAGCTGTTAGTAATTTAGATTGCTTAGATACCTCAGAGTGATCTTTTTTAGATCACTTCTACGGGAGTGATCTTTTTTAGATCACTTTCAAAATTGAATTAAAAATAATTAAAAATAATTAAAAATAATTAAAAATAAAAAACTTAAAGGATTCAAAATGGGATTAAAAAGATACATCACGATAATGAACGAAGATAATCAAACGAAAACCGTCGGGACAGATGTTACTGGTTTACTATTTGAAGTTTTCGTGTATAACGATCACGACACAAATGATTCTCGACAACCAACAATAAAATTTTATTTTCAAACAGATGACGATTTAGAGATTACTGTTTTTAAAAAGAAATTAGAAGTGAATGAAACTTTTATTTTAAAGCCAGAGATATCGTTAATATCAGATGATTTAAAAATCTACTGCGATTTAAAAGGAGTTCAAGTAGTAACTCAAGTTCTTCAAAATTAAAGGATCGAAAAATGGGAATAGTAGTAAAGACTAAAGAAATATATCCAATTTACGAAGAAAATTGTAAAGCGAATCAAGAGATTGCTCTTGTCGAAGCAGCTCGAGATGATAATAATGAAAATAATATACATTATAAAGCTAAAGATAGCACTCAAGTATATTCATATATTCATATAAATGGAGATACTGGAGAAATCACTTTAACCACTCAAGGGGTCGAAGCAGTAAATACAGATTACGATGATAAATCATTAGAATTATGGTCTCTTGATTTTACGGTGATAGCTGAAGATACTGAACTTGGAGATTCAATAGAGATTGATCTTAGTGTTCCAGTTGTAAGAGTTAACGACAGCGCTCCTGTTGTAACAGATGAAATTAAATATCCTATTTATAGTAAAGATGTTAAAGAAGGTCAAAGAGTTCTAGATGTAAGAACTATGTATCCAAGTTATTATAGAGTAATTAATACATCTTCAAAATATTTTACATTTAATGATTCTCAATTTGGTGCTTGTACATTAACTGCTGATGGAGTAGAACAAGCACAAAAAATCTTTGAAAACGGCGGAAATCAAATGAGATTAGATGTCGAATTCGAAGATCAATATTGTGGATTAAAAACCACTCGTACTTATTATATTGATTTAATTGAAGGTTCTGCGGTTGAATACGTTCCTAAGAAATCAATTCTTGAGAATATCGGAGTTGTTCTTGGAATAGATATTTCTTCAAAATTTGAAACTTTTAAAACCGATGCTGAAATAAAAAATAAATATTTATTAAATCAATATTTTGATTCTTTAAGTATAGATGATTTAGGTTTACTTGAAAATATTTTCAAAGGTGTAGCTTATTTTGAAACTGAAATGGGCAATAAATATAATGACACTAATCAATCAAATGAAATCATTAATGAATATAAATTAATGAAATCAATCGAAACTAACAGAACTTCTTTAATCAATAAAGGTATAAAACATTATTTACAAGCGCTTGATAAAGATTATACTTTAAATTATAATTTTCAAGGGAAGATTAGCAATTCCAATTTTAATCTTGGGACAAATTTATTTAATTATCAGGATGATCAATCAATTAAAAATATTTTTTATAATGTAATGTATTTAAAAGATCAAATTGAGAATCTTGTTGATAAAAAAATTCAATCGAACAATGAATCAATTTCATCAGTTGTTGGTCAAGCTTTTAAAGCAGTACATGATGAATTCAATTATGTGAATAAAAGTATTCTGATGAATCATTTTACAAAACTTGGTAAATATATTTGGAATACAAATAAACGGGTTTATAAAATCTTGACTAATCAAAATAAATTAACTAATGAAGTTTCTGTGGATTCATCAAGAATTCAAGATATAATAAATTTATTATTTATTGATGATACTAGTACTTTACCTACGTCAGCGGCAGCTAATTATGATACATATAAAGGTGATCATACTACGGAAACTCTTACTGGAACATCAAAAGGATTTTTTGGATGGATCAAAGCGATCGATGATAGATACTTAGAAGACTGGGGAGTTAATGATAACGATCGTTGGCAATTCACGAATAGCACTGATGGTGATGGTGAATTAAAATATGATAAATTAACTAGATTAATTGCTGCTACAGCTGGTGATGCAGACGAAGTTGCTCGAATACTAATGGAAACAGATGATATTACTTTTGAGCAAGGTAAATCAAAATTTTATTTTATCGGTGGAGATAGTAATTGTAAATTACAATTATCCGCAGATGCAGGTGTTACGACTATAGTTGAAGCTGATGAATTCGATGGAACTGCATCTTCTGCGAAATACGCGGATATCGCCGAATATTATTTAGCAGATAAAAATTATGAAAAAGGAACTGTATTAGTATTTGATTCTTCAGATTCCGATTTTGAAATTACCCTTGGATCTTCTAAAGATCAATATCCGATAGGGATCGTTTCTTCAAGACCAGGATATATATTAAATTCATCTAAAGCAGAAATTCCAAATTGGAATTTAATTGCGTTAAAAGGAAGAGTTCCTGTAAAAATTAATTCAAAAATAAAAGAGATCAAAAAAGGATCTTTATTGTATGCTAGTGTATCTGAGCCAGGAACTGCTACGCCAGAAAAAGATGATTCTATAGGAAACAAACCTATCGCAATTATCATTCAAAGATATAATAAAACTGATGATGAAAACATACTCGTTAATTGCTACGTTATTTAAATTTATTTAAACGTAGATCAAACGTCATTTAAAAGTGATCTTTTTAAGATCACTTTTTTTGTCGTTAGAAAAAATCCATAGAAAAGATTATAAAAATTAAGAAAAAACAGCGATCCTAAAACGTTGCGCTTCTATGGATACACAAAGATATATACGAGTTCTAAAGTTTTATAGTTTTAGAACTCGTATATATCCTTAGTATCGAAAAAAGATGCTACTTAGAAAATCAAAATTTTTCAAGAAAAAAATAAAAAAATAAAGGAAAATAAATGCTAAATGAAATTACTTTATTTATCACAAAAGAATGCAATATGAACTGCGATTATTGTACTCAAGAAAATAATAAAGATTCGATAGATGATAATGAATCGCTAGAGTTAACAATCAAAACAATTGAAAGTTTAATCAAAGATAAAAAATTAAGTTCAAAAACTTCGTGGCATTTTTTTGGAGGAGAACCTACTTTAAAATTCGATAAAATGTTAAAATTATATAAGTATTTAAAAACTCAAGGCTTTAAAAATTTTAAATTATTTACTAATGGATTAATAAAAGAATCTTTTTTAGATCACATTCCAAATGATATAATGATTTCGATATCCTACGATGGATTGTCTCAGAAAAATCGATCTTCAAAAGATCGTGATAAAATTATTAATAATATTAAATATTTAATTACTAAAAATAATTTTGAAAAAATAAATTTCATTTATGATGAATTTTTATTAAAAAATTATTTTTTTATTAGTGATCTTTTAAAGATCCCTGAGTGGAAAATTACACATAGTTTAAATAGAAATTTTTATTGGTGGACTCCAGAAAGAATTGAAAAATATTTAACCGAATTTAATGCTTTAGCAGAATATAATTTTTTTGCAAATATATATAGAAAAAATAAAGATATCGAAGATATATATTTTATGTATTTTCAAAATATATTTAATCAATCAAAAAGATCGATTTTAGGATGTGGGCTTAAAGATTCTCGAATAAGTATATATCCAGATGGATCTATCAAAAATTGCGGAATTAGATCATTTAATGAAGATGATTATGTTTCTCAAAAAGAGATTGAATCTTTTTGTAAAAATTGTGAAGCTTATAAATTCTGCGATAAAAAATGCCCTATCGAAATGAAAAAATTTCCAGAGCTTTTTCAATATTCTTTTTGTGAAATAAAAATAAATGAAATTAAAACGCTTGAAAAATATTTTAAAAAGGAACTTAAATGAATTCAGAACTTATCTTATACAAGTATCTTATTACAGATAAAATACGATCTTTAAAAGATCTTTTTAATCTTAATCCAGATGAAAAATTAATTTATGCAATAGATAATTTATTAGAGAGCGCTATTCTTTTTGAATCTTTAAATGATTCAAAACTAGAAAAAATTTCAGAAGAATTATTTAATCTTCATGAAAGATTATATTCGGAAATAGAAAATATAGTTCATAAAAAATTCCAAAATGAATTATTAAATGAAAAAATTATTAAAGAAAAGCAAGAGTACTACGAAGAGATCTTAAAAAGATCACAAACTGATTTAGACAAAAAAGAATATGAAGATATCGAATCTCTCGAATTTCAATTGAAAAAGGATATAAGAAAGGATACAAGAAAGGATACTAAAAAATGAAAGAAGCATCAAAAAATACAATAGAAAACACGGTAGTGATCGATTTAATTACTAATAAAGATTGCAATATGAATTGCAAGTATTGCTTTGAGCAAGGACATTTTAAGAATACTCAGCTAACCGAAGAAACAATAAATAATATTTTTAATTATATTAAATTATTAAAAGAAAAAGATCCTTCGGTAAATTTTGAATTTATTTTAATTGGTGGAGAACCGAGCATCGCAAAAAATTTAAATTTATTTTTAGAAAAATTGAAAACCTTAGACGAAAAGGATCTAAAAAAGATCACTTATATGACAAATGGATTATCAAAAGAAAAAATTGAAAATCATTTAAATCAAATAAATAATCTAATTGATCCTAAAAAGATCGAACTTCAAATTTCTTATGATGGAAAAGGTTTTCATGATAAAAATAGATTATTTAAACAACAAGGGAATTTAATTCCTACAAGTGCTATTATAAAAGAGAATATCGATTATTTTTATAATTCTGGTAAATGTTATGTTACTATAAAAAGTACAATAACTTATCAAGATTTATTAGATAAAGGATCTTTATTAGATACATTAAACGATTTTGAAGAATTAAATGAAAAATACCATATATTATATTCCGTTTCAGAAGACAAAACATCGTTCGAAATTCCTGAGAATTTATTTAAAAATAATTTAAATAAATTATTAGAATCGTTATTGATCTTAGAAAGATTCGAAAAAGATTTCTTTAAAAAGAAAGGATATTTTTTGACTAAATGGTTTAATGGTGCTAGTTATAGAGCAGATAATAAAACTTGTGGTATGGGAAATAAAATTATTAGTTTTTCTCCAACGGGAGATGCAATGGCTTGCCATGCAATTGAATACTACGACACTAATGAATCTAAAAAAGATCTTTTATACGGAAATATCAATCAAGACTCTTTAGATAGCATTTATGAAAATTTTGAAAGAATTAAAAAAGAAATCAATAATAATAAATACAACCAATGCATAGATTGCAAAACTTTATATTGTAGCAAATGTCCAGCATACACTTTCGAATCTTTAAAAGATCTAAAAAAGATCTATACTGGATCTAAATTAAATAATCAAAATTTATGCAACTTTTTTAATTTATTAAGCATAAATATTTATAGAGTTTATAAAGAATTAAATATTCTTGATAAGCTGAAAAAATAAAAAGGAGAAATTATGGCTAAGTGTACGTGCGAAGTGATTAGTGCGTGTTCTTCCACTTGGAACTCAAAGTATTGTAGTACAGTTTGTGCATGTAATGACGTTACATCTTGTTATGACGATTGTAGCGCTTATCTTTCGACATCTCAAGCTAGAGACGATTTTGATAGCACTAAAGAAGATGAGGTTAATACTGCTAGAGATAATTTTAAAGGTAAAAAAGTAATTAAAATTTCCGATTTAAAAGCAATTCGAAAATATTTGAATGATATTGCTAAAAGTAAAAAAGATAGTTCTATCACAATAGATGAATTAGATAAAAGTAAAGGAGATACCGTTGAAGCAGCTGACGCAGATGATCCAAGAAAAACTAGTTTAAAAATTGGCCTTTTATCTGGAGTAAACGCTGCGAGCGCAACATATGATCTTGGAAATATGGGAGAAATTGAATCAGAAGACATCATTGATGGATCGCAATTAAAAACTATAGCCGAATCAATTGTTGATATAGCTTTATCATGCAGATGTGTTGGTTATTCAGCACAAACTTGTAATGATCAATGTGTTTGCGATTGTAATTATTAAAAAATTATTAAAATTATTAAATTTAAATTTATTAAAAAGGAGAAAATATGTATTATACTTATGTATTTATGAAAAAAGTTTCAGACAATTATTATCAACCGATATCAATAGATAGAGTTTTTCAAACAGTAGCACCATTCTTAAAATTAGATAATTTTGATTTAGCAGCAAGAATTGATGATCAAGCAATTCGATTAATAGAATATGCGTGGAAGAATAAAGAATTTCCTTTAATAAAAGCAGATTATGGAGATATGGTTAGCGTCGACAAAATCATTGTTTTTTCAATGGAAGAATTCAGAAAAGAAATTCTCGCGACTAGAAATCCTAATAAATTAAAAGGTAAAACAATTGAAGAGCTATTCGACGATGAAGATTTAAAAAATGAATATCTTTTTGAAAAAAGAAAAGAAGAAATTCTTAAAGAGATTCTTAATCAATTCTTCCCAATGTTTAACGTTTGGGATTTAATGAATATGATTAAATATTTAGAATACTGGGGAATTTTATTTAATGAAGGAATTGTAATTTCTGAAAAAAATAAAGAAGACAAATTCATCGAAATCATTGAAAAAGACGATGATTATCTTTTAGAGATCCTTGAAAAATTCTTAGAAGCAAAAGAAAGATTTGATAAATTCAATAAAAGTTATTCAGTATATAATAATTTAATTCAAGAGATGGATGAAGTTATGTATTGGGATTTTGATACTTTCGAAGAAGCTATAGGCACTCTTGATAAAATAAGAAATACATATGTAGCACCAGAAAATTATACTTGGGATAGCGATCTTTATTTATTTAGAAAAATAAGAAAGGAATATCTTGATAAAAAATAAAAAGGATCGTAAGACTCATTATCATATAATCCTTTCGGATTATTGTGATCGAAGCTGTCCTTATTGTATAAATTCTTCGGATCAAAATGAGATCATATCAAAAGACGATTACGATTTAATTTTAAAAGAATTAAAAAAAGTTATTACAACAGATGATCTGCAAAAGATCGTTATCGAATTTAATGGAGGGGAATTTACTTTAATAAAAAATATTGAATGGTATTTTGAAAGATTATCTTTTATTTTTCAAGATCTATCTAAAAGTGATCTAAAAAAGATACAAATAATACTTACTACGAATTTCATAGCAGAAAATATTATTTATAATAATATTTATGATCACTTGAGATCTTTTTTAGATCATGATCAAATATGGTTTTGGGTAAGCACGCACTATGATTATACTGAAGAAAATTATATTCAAAAATTAAAAGATTTTTTAAGTTATCATAAAATTAAAAATAATAAAATAAATTACTGGTTTAACACATTAACCGTTTCGAAAAAACATAATAAATACATTAATGATCTTAGAAAGATCGCAAAAGAAAAATTAAAAGAATTATTTGATTTTCATAACATTATTTTTAGTACTTCCAATTTAATTCCAGTTTCTTCGCTGAAAAAGAATATATATTGGTATGACACCAAACCTAAATTATGCTCGGGAAATATTTATTTAATTATGTATAAAGGAGTGAGCAATTATTGTAAAGAAGAATTTTTTTCTTTCAATGAGATCTTTAAAAGATACGAACAGGATAATCAAGGTAATCGAAGTATACTTTGTAAGAAATCCTGCACCGATCAAAAATTTGATGAAGAATTATTTAAGCCTAAATATTTAAAAAAATAATTAAAATAATTAAAATAATAAAAATAATAAAAAGCAAGGGAAATTAATGCAATATGTATATTATAGACTCGACCCTAAATATTTACAAGAAAAATATAAATTAGAAAGTACTCTTCAAGATTTTTTTTATGGATATCAAACGTTTATAAATCCAGAAAAGAAATACATAATTAAAAACATTCCTCCATTAATCAATCAAGATAAAGACGGCTATTTTTATTTTTGGAATAAATTTTTATCGTTATTTTCATATGCTAGCGATCATCATCGATTTACTTCGCAAGATATATATATTGATCACGATGTTTTTTTATTTAATTTGCCTTCCAAAGATACCGAGAATTCCAATAATTTTTATTATACTTATGGGATTTATAATAGCACTAATAAAGTTAGTGCAGCTTGTTTTTCTTTAAAAAAATTTGAAGATTTTAAATATTATTTTAAAGTTTTTTTTAGTTGTAATGATTATATTAGAAAGAAGCCAGAAAAATTCGAAGAATTTTTATTAACAGAGTGGATAAAATCATTCATGTCCGACAAAAATTCTGAAAAATTAAAGAAAAAAATCATAAAGTTTTCAGAAAATAAGATAACGTTAGAAAAGCAAAAAACCTTTAAAAATTTTATACTACATTATCAGACAAATTTTTTATATCAATTTATTATAAAAAATAAAGATAGTATTAAAATATTTTTAAAAGAAAAATTTTATATTAAAACATTACATGATCTTTTAAAGATCCTTAAAGATCTTGAAAAGATTTATAAGGATTTAAAAAATGAAAAAATATCAAAAAGTTATTTTTTATAAATTAAATTTTTTCAATGGTAATCTTTTTTACGCATTTGAATATTTTGAATATCTACGAAAAAATAATTGGAAATTAATAATAGATTTAAATGGATCTTTAAAAGATCCATTTAAACTTCCAATAAATAAAAAAATTTTATTTGAAGCGTTTCGAGAAAAATACAGTAAAAAATATCATAATTTATTTACTGAAATTATTTTCTTGAAACCTTCAACTTTTTTTGTCGCCGATAAAATCCTTGTATTAGATCAAACCAGCATAAAATATTTAAATAAAACATTCGTGTCTAAAAAGATTATTTATAATTATGGAGACGATGAGCGATCTTTAAAAGATCCTTTGAATAATAAAAATAATAAAAATAATAAAAATATTATTACGATAGGAGATAAAGATATCGGTTGTAAAATTCAATATCATTATCCATTAAAATTAAATTTTAAAATCTTAAAACGTTTAAATTATAAAAGGATCCAAAAAAGATCCTTTTTGGAAAATAAAACAAAAAACATCTATGAAAGAAAAAGAAATGTTAAAGATTTTCATTATACTTTCGATACTTTAATTTATAAAAAAGAAAATTTCTGGGAAAGAGCAAATCGATTAATTCCAGAATGTAAATTTTATAATAAAGAAATAATATTTGAAAATAAAGATAAAAGAATTGATAGCGCAAATCTTCGCTATCAATCGTCGTGGAAAGATTATAGTTTATATCATAGTGATTTTAAAGATTTCGTGGAAAATCTTTGATTTTTAAAGTAGCATCTATTTTCGATACAAGCGATATAAAAGCAGTTCTAAAAAATTTAGAACTGCTTTAGAACTCGTATATATCTTTGGGTATCTAATGAAGCGCAACGTTTTAGGATCACGAGTTTTCAAAGGAAAAAATGAAAGTATAAATAAATTTATAAATAAATCAAAGTCAAGGAATTATTTATGGACGATTTAAAATTTATTAGAATAGATCCAAAATATATGGAGGATAAATATAAATACGAAGACGAAATAACTTATATTATTTTTAAAGATCTTTTTAATATAGAAATAAAATACATTGAACCGATTTATAAAAATTTTTATAAAGAAAGAAAATATATAGATAAAAAATGGGAAAAGATTTTGACACTGATACATTATTCTTTTTCAGATTCATCTAAAAAATATTATATAGATCATGATATAATTATTAACCCTCGTGTATTATCAATGAATAAAATAAACGCGACTTTTGGAGCATATTGCAAGACAGGTAATAAGCTAATGGCTAGTTTTATAGATATGAAAATTATTCAAAATTATAAAAATATTTTATCTGAAAATATTTTTTTATTAAAAGATATAAATAATGAAGAAATATTATTTAAAGAAATTATTTCAAAATTTAATAAATTTAACAATGTAAATTATTTCGATTTACCATTTAATACTATAGAAAATTTAACTTTTCAAATGCATTATAATATTAATTTTATACAACCTTTAATTATAAAAAATAAAAAAATAAAAAATAAAAAATATTTAATAAATTTGACAAAAAAACTTAGGAGAATTTATGAAAAATAAAAATGATAGATTAAATAAATTTAATAAATTTAATAAATTTAATAAATTTAATAAATTTAACTCTATAGAAGATCTTTATAATAACTCATGTTTAAAATATGATCATTCGATAATAGATATCAAAAATGAATTTATTAAATTAAATAAAATTTTAAAATTAAATGATGAGAGAATTAAAATTGATACGGGATTTGCTTGTAATGCTAAATGTTATTTTTGCTATTATCGATCTCATTTAAAAGATCCATTTCTTGAATTATCAGAAATTAAAAAACAGATCTTTCATGCAAAACAAATGAATTTTAAACAGGTGGAATTTAGTGGAGGAGAAAGTACTTATCATCCTAAATGGTTTGATATGCTTGAAATTGCTCAAAAGTTAAATTTAAAATCCAGTTTGGTTTCAAATGGATTATTATTATCAAACTATGATTTTATTAAAAAAAGTTATAATTTAGGACTTAAAGAAGTTTTATTTAGTGTTCATGGTTATAAAGAAAATCATGATAAAATGATTGGGGTTGAAGGAGCGTTCGAGAAGATAATCCAAGCTATAAAATATTCTAAAGAACTGGGTATTCTACCAAGGATAAATATAACAGTCAATCTCATGAATATCAAAGTAATTCCTAATATAGTAAATTATTTATTGAATATAGGAGTGTATCAATTTAATTTTATAGAAATAAATAATTCTCATGAAGCTTTTAAAACAGCAAGAAAACAGCATTCGGAAATATATAATTCTTTTAAAGAGCTTGAACCGATTTTTGATAAAATAATTGAAACTTATAAAAGAGATGATTGTTTAAATATTAGATATTTACCGTATTGTAAAATCAATGAAAAGTATCATAAATACATGAAAAATTATATCCATCACTGGTTCGATCATTTTGATTGGAATCCATTGTTTGTGCATAGAACCGATTTTACCACGGATAAAATTAAAACTTGGAAAAAAAGAGATTTATCTGTTTTCATAAAACAATTAAAAGCAACAAGAGATTATTGGTATTATAAAGATGAAGATTGCGAAAGTTGTAAATTTAATGGAGTATGCGATGGATATAAAAAACAATAAAAAATTTAAGGATTAATTTTATGCGAAATACAGATGAAATACAAAATTTTTATTTAAAATCAATGGCTCAGACTCCACTTTACAATACATTATATTTAAATACAGTTTTTACTAAAAAATGCAATTTTAATTGCAGTTATTGTTTCCAAGATAAAACAGATGAAATTCTCGATTTGAACGTATTTGAAAATATTTTAAAAAAATTATTAAAATTTAAAAATATTGATAAATATATTTTTTCCATAATGGGAGGGGAATTATCTTTATTAGATGCTAAGTATATAAATAATATTTTTAATATATTTAATAAAGAATTTAAAGAATTAAAAAAATTAAAAAAAGATATCAAAATAGTCTTCGTTACTAATTTTTCTACGGATTTTAAAAATATTTATGAATTATATTTTTCAAAAGATTTTCTTAGTAAAAACGTTTTATTAGATTTAGCTATATCTCATCATCATCAAAATGAAAATCAATTATTCAATAAAGCAATAAATGATTTTATTGATCATAAATTATTGCTTCAAGAAAATATATTATTTACTATCAAGACATTTAATATTAATTCATACGAAAAATTTATCAATTTAAAAAACGAATTCTTTAAAAAACATAAAAAATATCAAAATGATTTTTTAATCGAATTCGGTGATAAAAATTGGAAAATTCAAAAAAGAATTTTTGCAAAAATAAAAAAATTTACAAGACCAGTAATATGTAATTCTTGGAATTATAATTTAGATTCAAATGGAAAATTATATCATTTATGTAATTTAAAAGAAATCGATATAAATGAAATAAAACAGATCCCTATTTTTTGCAATAAAAGGTGTAGCAATTATGAAATCGAACAAGACACTTATAAAAGACATATACAAAAATAAATTGATAAGATTTTCTGATCATTTAGCTCAGCCAATAAAACCCAAAATAAATATCAGCACCGTTGTTACATATCAATGTTCTCTTAATTGTCCGTATTGTAATCAAAAAATAGATAGAAATAATATTTTAAAATCAAAAAAAGATTTTAAATTAATTAATTTAATTCTTTATGAAAAAGTATTACAAAAAATGTTTGATGAATTTTTAAGAAATAAAAATATCAATTTAAACGATTTTAATGTTGCTTTTAATATTTTAGGAGGAGAATTATCAGAATTGCCTTTAAATTATAATATCGAATTAATTAACATTCATCAGAGAATTATTAAAAAATATAATCTAAACGTCGAAATAACATGGTTATCAAATTTTACTCAAAATAATAATTATTTTAAAAAGATATTCGATGAGTTAAATAATTTTAATCATAAAGAAAATGATAAAATATATAATTTTGAATTATTATTTAGCATTCATGGGGAATATTTAAAAAATCATTCAAAAGAAAAAATAAAAGATAAATTTATTGATTTATTTAAATACAAGAATATTAACGAACATACATGTATTAAAATATTTGGAAAACATCTCAGCAAATACTTTATAAATGAACTTCATAAAAATCATAATTTTAATAATTCTTTTGAAATTGGAGATTTAAATTTTCTATCTTACTCAAGACAATTTAAAAATAATTATGATTTAATTAGACCGGTTAAATGTTATAATTTTAATTATGATATAACGCCTGACTTATCAATTATTAATCAATGTAATAAAGATCCCGAAGGGAAAACTATAAGAATGAATTATTTTAATTTTAAATGCAATGATATTAAAAAATGTAATAAAAAATGCCCGATAGGGGATTTTGAATTCAATGTTTATAAAAAGGTTATGAAAAAGGATAATGAAAATGAATAAAATTAATTTGAGCAAAAATGATAAAATATTTAATTTTATTGATAATAAAAATACTATTTATTTAACATATTCCCCCGCTAAAGATGAATACGAAAGAATTTGTGGACATACTTTCGAAGTAATGGATTATTATCTTTTATTAAAAGATAATGGTTACAATGCAAAAATATTGATTTTTGATAAATTTAAAAATAAAAATAAATTATTTAACGCATGGGAAGATAAATACGTTTTGGATGATTATCCAAATTATAAAAAAGATGTAATATTTAAAAATATTAATTTTAATTCTATAAATAGATTATATATTCCTGGATATTTAATTATTACTTCTGGAATTGATATTTTTTGGGACCAAATATTTAAAACATTGACTAAAAAAATAATTTCTTTTCAATGCGAAGAATTTGATTATTCTGAGTATTTAAAATTTAAAAATTTTTATTTGCTTAGAGATGAAAGAATTTATCAAAATAAAAATTCTTCAGAAAAGACATTTAATTATCTTAAAAAAATATATTTTAAAAGATATAAAAAAATAAATAATATAAAAACCAAAAAAACACTTGTATATGTAAATTCAAAATTAAAAGATTTATCAGAGGATCAAATACGATTTTTCATTAAAAACTACAAAATCGAAAATATATTATTTATATCTGGAACTATACTTACCAAAGAACAAGAGCAAAAATATTTAAAATATGGTGAATTAAAATATGCTCCAGTTGAAAATTTATTTGATCAATTCGATAATTATTTAGTAACTCCTAATACAAGGAACTTCGATTGTAGTCCAAGATTCGTAGCGGAATGTAAATTTTATAATAAAGAAATATTCGTTCCTTTTAATCCAAAAGAAGATTTAGGTTTTTATTGGAGATGGTATGATATAAAAATTGATCGAAAAATTTTATTTTAAAAATAATTTTTTTTACTAGAATTATCAAAAGGAATAATATGGATAAAATTTTAACTTTAGAAAATATTAAAGCATTAGAAATCGGTTTAAATAATACATGCAATCTTGCTTGCCCAATGTGCACGAGACAAGAATTGAAATCAAAAGTAAAAAATTTATTAAATAACTGTGAACTCAATTTAGATATTCTGAAAAAAAGGATAAATGAATTAAATATTGAAAGAATAGAGATCGTTGGTTCAATAGGAGAACCATTATTTTATTCTTCTATTTTTAATTTAATTGAATTTTTAAATGAAAAGAATATAAGAATAATTATTAGTACTAATGGTTCTATTAAAAATTTTAATTTTGAAAAGCTTGGAAGATTATTAAAAGAAAATGATATAATTAGATTTCCTATGGATGGAACTTTTGAAACTCATTCAATTTATAGAAAAAATAGTGACTTAAACTTAGTATTAAATAATATAAAAAAATTAAAAAAAGAAACTAAAGCTACAATAATTCTTCAAACTATTATATTTAAATATAATGAAAATCAATTAGATGAAATTTTTAAAATATTTAAAGAATCAGAAGCTGATTTATTTGAACTTACTCATACAGGGTATTCCGAATATTTAGATGATCAAGTTAGACCAGTTGATGAATTATTAAAATTATATAAAAAAAACGATAAGATCGCCAATGAGAAAAAAAATATTATAAACTGCGAAGCGATAAAAGATAAAAAAATTTATCTTAATTGTTTTGGATATTTTTTACCATGCGAAAATCTTGATGAATATGTATTTTTGCATAAAGATGATATTCATTCTTGCTCGGAAGCTAATCTTAATAAATTATTTTATCAAAATAATATGCAAGAAATAATTAAAGAAATTAATTCTATAATAAAAAATAAACAGAATTTCGTAGAATGCCATCAATCTTGCGGATTATTTAATAATATAATTAGAAAAAAATTTGATGTTTTCCAATTTACAAAAAACGGTGAAAAATATAAATTAAAAAAATATAGATTATTATATAATGATTAATAAATAATTATAAATAATTATAAATAATTATAAATAATTATAAATAATTATAAATAATTATAAATAATTAATGGGAGATATTATGGTAATTAATGAATTTGGTAAACTTAAAGAAGTAATAGTTGGTCGCGAATTAAAAGTATCTAAACGCGCTCTAGATTTATCTTTTAAAGTTCTTTATAGTAAAATTATGAAAGATAAAGAATGGGATGAATTTGAAGAATATAAAATTTCTCAAAAATTTATCGATGAAAGAAATGAAGATTTAGATAATTTTGCTAAACTTTTAGAAAATATGGGGGTTAATGTTATTCGTCCAGAAAAACAAACCGATATGAAAAAAATAAAAACCCCTTATTTTGAATCTTTAGATCTAACATCCTCTAATGTAAGAGATTTGACTTTAGTGTATAAAGATGCTATTTTTGAATTTCCCCCTATTTATAGAGGAAGATATTTTGAACATCATTATCTTTATAATTATTTTAAAAAGAAAATGTATAAAGATAATTATTTATGGATTAAAGCACCATTAAATAGATTAATGGATGATAGTATCGATTATCTTGATTGGGATGAAAAAAGAAATTTTGAAAATTTTAATATAGATAAATATGATATAGCAATTGATGCTGCTCAATATTTAAAAATTAATGATATTTTATTATGCAATTATAGTCTTTATAATCATAAATTAGGAACTAAATGGTTTGAATTAAATTTTAAAAGATTATTTCCTGATACAAAAATAATTTATACTAAAGCATTAATTGATAATCATTTAGATGGAAATATTATACCTTTAAGAGAAGGTGTTTTGCTTATAAATGATTATAATTTATATAAACCTATAGAATATTATTTACCTAATGAATTTAAAAAATGGAAATTAATAAAAATTAATAATGATAGAATGTCTTCTGATCAAATAAAAAAATATTTAGATTATTATACAAGTATTCCTCAAATAGCTTCCTTGAGAGGAATGGATATTAACGTTCTTAGTTATGATAGAAATACTGTATTCGTGAATAAAGATAGCATGAATGTTATTAAAGCTTTGGAAAAAGAAAAGTTCGATGTTATTCCAGTACAACTTAGGCATTCTGAGATATTTGGTGGAGGTTTACATTGCGTAACATTAGATGTCAATCGTGAAGAGTAAAAGAGTAAAAAGAGTAAAGAAAAGCAAATATAAAAAAATATAAAAAAAATAAAAATAAAAGGATTATTATGCTAAATATAGAAAAAAAATTAAATGATTTAAAAGAAAGTTATTATGATAAAATAATTTTAAAAAATTCTGAAATCTTTAAAAAAAATAATTTAAATCCTCATGATATAAAGATAACCAATAAAGTTATTTATATTCCTTTTACCTACTGCGAATTTTTTCCAGTATATGAAATTAAAAACACGAAAGAAAAATTTGTTTTAAAATACGAATTTGAAGAATATAAAGAAATTTTAAAACAAGAACTTGAAATATACATAAAGATTTTTGAAAAATTTAAAAACGATTTAAAAGAATCAAATATTAATATAAAAACGGAATTTTATAATATTGATTATTATAAAGATTATTTAGAAAATTATAAAATTTTTAAAAAAAATGATAAAGATTTATTATATATTCCATCGATAAAAAAAGATGAAAAAATAAAATATCTTAAAATTTTTAATTTTAAAAATCTAAATTTATTATATAAAGAATATGTTGGAACGAATTTTATTTATTTAGATTGGTACGATCTTGATCAAAAATTTACTTTAAAAACTATTAATTTATTTGATCTTCTTAGTTTTGAATTTATTTATCCTCTTAAAAAATTAAATATTGATTTATTTTTATTTTATTACTATCTAGTAATTATTAGAAAATTCAATATATTTGAAGATAAAAATTTATCAAGTGAAAAATTTTGTAAAAGAATAATAGAATTTGAAAATTTTTTTACCGATATTAATGATTTTATATTCAAAACACCTCAATTCAAAATATTTTTATCAAAAATAAAAAAATTTAAAGAGGAAAACGATGATTTATAATATTAAATTTGAAGATATAAAAACATTTGAAATAAATTTAGTCAATGCATGTAATCTTAAATGTCCTCTTTGTCTTAGACAATCTAATGATTTTAAAAACAGCTTATATAATAATAAAAGAAATGAAATAGATTTTAATGATTTAATAACTTTTTTAGATAAACTTCCTAATTTAAAAAGAGCGATTCTGATGGGAGCTACATCAGAACCAACTCTTTATTCCAAGTTTTTTGATTTTATTAAATACTTAAAATCAAGAGATATTGTTCTGAGAATTAGTACTAATGGTAGTACTCATAATCCTAAATGGTGGACTGAGTTAGGTCAAT